GACAGTTTATAAGACTGAGGAGATACACCCCAAAAAATTACAAGGTTCTTAAACACAATTAACAATTTTGATTTGTTTGATATTATTGCTGTATGAACCTTTACCAAAGAGCCGGCGGGAGGACTCGAACCTTCGACTTGCGAATTACGAATCCGCCGCTCTACCAACTGAGCTACGCCGGCATTTACCATCGTTTTGGTACGATGGAGAGAACCTGTACTTGAAACCACTACAACCTAGGCAGCGGCGTACATCACCTGTTCGGTGTTTCTATTAAAGTTGCCATTTAACTGACCTATGAACCTCTCCGTTTCCCATACTCATACAGCATCAATTCCAATGTCATCCCCATTAGTTTCTTTTTTTAATTGTGGAGATGCCGAGACTCGAACTCGGGTCTACCATACTTTCCTAAAAACATCAACGAAATCCATTTGTGAGTACTACAAGACTCGAACTTGTACCTTTCTCCGTCCGGAGAACGCTCTTCTCCTATTCACACCATACCGAATCACACGGATTGGTTTATCGCTAAGCACTCAACTCTTATTTATGAAAATTTTTTTTCGAAAAATACAAACTGTTTGCTGATATAAAGGTGGGATTGGAAACCCCACCTTTTATATTCCATTAGTCTTCTTCAAACACATCGCTTCTAAAAATGACATTAACCGTGTCATCGTTGCAGTCAAGAACGAAATCGTCGTTCTCATAACCGTCAAATACCGGATTCTTATCGGTAACATCACCGGTTATACAGTCAACATACACCTGACGGGTCTTGTTTCCAAAAATATACTGCGGATTGCAGTTCTTCGGACCAACTTCCTTACGGAGTACGCAGTGTCTTGAGTGTGGTTTTACACAGTTTGTTTCCATCATTCTGTTCCAAGCGGTCGGAAAATCAACATCAAGCGGAACAAATTCACGCATATCGTTGTCACCAACCCATAAACCTTCCTTTACTTCATATGCTGTTGTATCTGCTGTATGTGCTATAAGAACTGCAATAGGTCTAAATCCGCCGGTAATACTATCCACATATATTACCTTAAAGACATTGGCGACACCCGAAACATTGAAAGTATCGGCTTCGTCGATAAAATCGACCATATCGATGCAACTTTCCATCCACTCGTAGTTCTCATAGTGCATACCCATATAAGAAAAGTCGTTCAACTGGGTTTCTGTAACATCGATACAAGCAAATTCGGTATTTTCCGGTTCCAAATCCTTTGGTTTCGAACAGCTGTTGCAAGAAACCATAAACATTGCCAAGGCAATTGTTGCCAAAATAAAAATTCTCTTTACCATTTTTTTAGTTTTTTTTGTTAGTTATAGTGCCAAAGGTGGGACTCGAACCCACACCCATCTTACGATGGACCAGATTTTGAGTCTGGCGCGTCTACCAATTCCGCCACTTTGGCATTTTCGGGGGACAACCAAAGGAAGTCCCCCTACCAAACTTATGCAAAATATACCAACTTGTCCAACATGTCAAAGAACCTTTTTTCGTTCAAATTAAATATAACAAAAAATAAATCCTTGTGTAAAAAAATTTGAACTTTTTTTCAACCCTCTTGAGAATGGAACTCAAACCAAAATTCTGAAAGAAATTCCGAACTTTTTAAGGTCGTTTTCTGTATCTCAAAGAGCGTTTGTTTTTACATTGCAAAGATACTATCTTTTTTTAAAAAACAACAAAAAAATTTAATTTTTTTTTCAATGTTGATTTTCAATCACTTATAAGTACCTTTTATACTCTTCCGGTGAAACTACACCCACATTTTGATGGAACAGACTTATCAATTCCTTCGTGTTTTCGTCATTTTTTATTAAATTCCGAAAAGTTTCCTTCGCTATCTTCAAGCAGGTCTGGCGGGTGATTTCCGGATTCGAGCAAGCGTTACTTATAAGTACATCCAGTATCTGCTTCACAATACGACCCGGCTTTATGTTAAGGGCATCCATTATGTCGTTACCGTCCACAGGGAGCTTGTATCCGAACATTTTCGAAACGGACGCACATTCCATAAATTTCCTGTACTGTCCCGTTATGCAATGTGACTTCTCGTGTGCAAGGTTGTCGTCCTCTATCACACGGCAGGTTCTCTCGAACCTCTCCATAGTCCCGCAGATGTACATAAACCTGTTCACGTGCTTGTTCTTCATCTTGCGGCAGTCGTTCTCGAACCCCTTCGTCCTCATATGGTTCCTGATTATGAAGCAGACCTCATCTATCGTATGGTTGTCGAACTTCAGTCTCATCAGGATTCCCTTCGCCACATCCGAACCGATATATTCGTGGTCGTAGAAATGAACCTTTCCGTTCTTCACGGTCCTGCACATTATCTTCCCTATGTCGTGGAGGAGGGCGGCGAGACGGCAAATCAAGTCCGGTTCGAAAAGTTTGCAGTCGTTTTCAAGAACCGCCATCGTATGAACCCATACGTCACCGAAATGGTATGCGTTCTGTTCAAGACCCTTGCAGAGGTCGAGTTCGGGGATGACATAGTTCATCGCCCCAATCTCACTTATGGTTTCGATACCGTCCTTTGCATACCTTGACATAAGGATTTTGCAAAGTTCCGTGTTGATTCTCTCCGCCTTTATGATTCTGAGCCTGTTCACATTCCTCTTCATCGCCTCGAATGTCTTGTCGGAAATCTTGAAGCCGAGCTTGCAGGAAAACCTGATGACACGCAAAATCCTCAAAGGGTCGTCTATGAACGTCTGGTCAACCATCTGGTCCGAAACCACCTCCATAGGAACTCTCAGAATACTGTCGTGAATGTCCTGTATCCCGTAACCAGTGAAATCCTCGACCTTCTTCTCGCTTATATTATAGTAGAGGGCGTTTATGGTGAGGTCTCTTCTGGTAGCATCCTCCTTGATGCCGGCAAACTCGGTGACGGGGTTGCGTGAACCCAAGTCGGTGTATTTCTCACCACGGGTCATAACACACTCTATCTCCTCTTCGGGGAACTTCTTGAAATGGAACATAGCGGTACCGTAGGTCTCGTATATGACAACCTTTCCGGTAAGACCTTTCGTCTCACAGAAATCTGCAAATCTGATACCACCTTGAGGGAGGTCTATAACAAGGTCTATGTCCTTGATTTCCAATTCCATAACCAAGTCACGAACAGAACCGCCCACAGCGAATATGTGTCCCTCGAACTCACTTCCCTTTGTGATTTCATCAATATATGATGTTATTTCTAAAAACTTTTCTTTCTTCATTTCCTATCTCCTTAAACTAATTGTGCTTTCTTCCAGTTCTTCGTCCAGTGTTCATCCGTCTGAACGTGATTTGCACGGACATATTTACAGACACATCGAGGAAACTCGTTGATTGGGAACGAATCCACCAGTCTCATAACGATACCCTCTCTGCCACACCAACCATAGTATGAAGTGTGTTCCATCAACTCATCGATGATTTCCTTCACTTCAGACTCTTCCCTCAACACTGTACGGTGAAGTTCCGGTACATTTGGTACATCAAGTATCTTGGCAAACTCTTTCACTTCATCCCAACCATACCACAGATTTCCGTCATTCACGGCGAAAAGATGCCAATATGAAGTCAGACAGTCGTAGTGGATTGAGTGTTCACCATACAAGTTCTCACCGTATATCGTTTCGTTTGGCCCGATAAGATTCTTAATCTTCCAATATAAACCGTCGGATGAATCCCAAAGGTTTCTCGACCAAGGTGAACGAGTTGGAGCACCGTGAGACCTTGCATAGACATCCACACAGTTCATTGCAGTGTTTTCGCCATCGAGTTTCTCGGTGAATACGACTTCCTTTCCTTTGTAGAAGTCGAACCATCCGTCTTGCAACCTTTTGTCGTCACTTGTTGCTCCTGGTGAAAACGGGAGATGATATGTTCTTGGGTATTTCATTATCCTATTTCTTTCATTGCATTTTCAACACAACCGTATTTTTCTTTTATTTCGTCACTGAACATATATGTCATTGTTGTGAAATCATCCACAATCTCGTTTAAATACCACATTTTGAGACATTCTTTGAAATGGGGTATCATAAGTGTCATAACCACCCTGTTATACAAATACACACGCTTTAAACCTTCGTTGTATCCAACGATATGCATTGTAAACGAAACGTCTTTGTTGAAACCGATAAGAACCGCCATTTCATTTTCATTTTCTTTCTGACGGTTTTTCAGTCTCTCCTCCAATTCGGACATAAACTTCTCTTTACGAGCCAATTCCTCCAACATTCTTTTGTCTGCCATTTTATTTTTTTACAAAGATACTATTTATTTTCCATAAATTATCACTTTTGTGAACTCCGGACGGTAGTTTCCTTCAACTATGTCCCAGTAGTTCTCGACCTCAACGCAAGATACGTGAGTATCCGTGCAGTAATACACATAACCGTCACAGTCGTCGAAAGTCCCGTCTTCGAGCATTTTCTTCGCCTCCTCCATAGTGAGGATGTAGTCACGCCTGTTAATCTTTCTTTCGAGAACTTTGTCTATATCAATGGTCCTGTTCTTGTTCTCTGTTCCGTCACCCTCTTTTTCGAAATGATGGAGGAAAGTCTTGAATACATTGGAACAAATATCCAACGACAGACCTATCTTTTTACATTCACGGAAAAGCGAACACCCTTCCGGATTGCACACATCATTGTAACCTTTGACAAGGATGTGCTTGACACCATCTATTACTATAAAGTTATCTTCCATACCTAAATTCTTTCTTCAAGATTTTTGATAGCAACAACAGATGTGCGAATGTCTATAAAACAACAAGTTGTACCACCTATTTCAACGGGTTCGCTTGTTATGAACGCTTCTTCTCTTTCCTCAAATCCCAAAATCGGATAATACCATACTTTCTTTCCAACTATTATATCTTTCTTTTTCATAATATTAAATTATTTTACTTCATTATCACAGCATTCATAGTCACAACAACCGGTGCCATCGCAAGTCAAATAAGACAACTCACAGGTATACTCTGTTGTACAATGAATACACATATCGTTAATGTAACTCATATCTCAATTATGTTTAGTATAAATCTTCACTGAATAACTCTCTATCATAACCACCGTTGTCATCTATCTGACCTGCGGCTTTCGCTATTTTCCACGCCTCTTTACGGTTGACAAACCTGCCGGTGGTTGTGATGAAACCCTGTACAGTCTTGCAGCGGGTAAGTGAACCTTCCTGCCATCCGTACTTGTACTTCAGCTCCTCGTACTTCTGGATTTCTTCCTTATTACCTTCGGCGAACATTCCCTTCAACCAATATGGATTCGTTGGAAGTACATCAAGAATGAATGGGTGACGGTAGCCACACAAAACAAATCCGGTCTCTACTCCATAAGTAGAGGTCTGGAACCTGTATTTCAAACCGTTGTCATAGTGGATTGCCGCACACAATATTCTTTCATCCATTTTTTGCATCATCTCTCACTAAGTTAATTTAAACGTTAAGTTGTGTCATATCATTTTCATCGGTAAAATTCACTTCATCGTATAGTGTTAACATCCTTTGTGCAATGGCATTATAAATGTAATCAAAGTTTCCTTTTTTACATGTATCGCAATATCAATATATTTCTTATCCATAATATATTGTTTTATTTGCTTCTTTACTTTATTTTTTTTCAGATTCATCATCTATTGGTTTATATTCAACATTAATTTTATCTATATTATTGTCCTTTACGAATTTTCTCATTTCATCATCCTGATTTAATGTTCCTTGTGCAATGATACCATTAACATAATAAAGATATTCTCGTTTAACATTCACTACAATATCAATATCTTTTTTGTCCATAATATATTATTTATTTTGTTTATGTTATTCGTTATTGATTTTTATTTTGTTCTTTTCACACCACTTTTCGTAAGTTGTGGTTCTTGCACCGTTACGCTTCAAGATGAGCATCTCATATGAATAGGCCGCATAATTCTTGTCCGTATTGATGCGTTCTATTCTCTTTCTGTGGTTCTCATCACATTTGTCCATAACTTCCTCCAGATGGTCATAATATTCCTTCCAGTTTTCAATTCTTGCGGCGGACTCCAGTTCGGTCTCCTCACGCTCTATCTCCTGTGTCAGAAAAATCTTATATTCTCCACCCCCTTCTTCGTCATACTCCTGTTCAACCACATTATAACCTATCTTATGGTCAACGACTTTGAAACCGTCGGCCTTCATTCTTTCAATGTGGTTCTTACACCTTTCGATAAACTCCTCCATTTCCTCGATGGTGCGTTCTCCTGCGTCCGCTATACAATCTTGCACTCCGGTAACTTCAACGGTTACCTTATCTTCGATTTCGTTTCCTTTGTATTTCATCTTTATTCCTTTTTAAAACTTCTTATTAATGATAATATCGCCAGTTTCTGCTCTTCATCCAAGTCTTTCCAGAGAGTTTGAATATCATCTTCCATCTTCGATGTGGTGTTTTCGTGCTGAACTCTCCTTTTGACCATATTGGCCGAAATCATATCGTCCTCACTCAGAATATCCATATGTGATTCGAGGACACTCATAAGACACTTCGTCTCCCCAAGTGTCGCCGACCTCATACTGTCGTAGTCGTTGGGACAGAACCAACCCTTTGTATTGTAGTCGTCCACTTCACCGTTCTCGTTTACGTGGATGCAGAACCTGCTCTTGATTTCGTCCGACTTGTCCTTCTCATATTCACAGACATAATCGACTATGGCCACCCATCTCCAGTTCTTCTTTTCGTTCACGAATGTGACAACCTCGTCCCGACTATAATTCGGACGCCAGTTGATACAAGTGTTTTCATCGTCATCGAACTTATTTCCGCTTTCAAGCAATATGGTTTTTCCCTCATATCCCTTGACCGTTTCAACTCTGCGGTATCCGTCTATGAGACTCTCACCCTTTACATAACTACGACAGATGTGGACTATACTGGAACCGTCCCATTCGAGACCGTTATTTGCAAGGATTTTCAAGAAGGCCTCTCTCTGATTGTTATTGGCAAAGGTCCAGTCCGAAACATCCGCACACCCAACCACATCACCGTTTTCGATATAATAGTTGATGCAGTTGTCGCTATACACACTCTTCACCATACCCAGTTGATTGGTCTTCTCGTTATAGATTACGGTTCCTTCCTGAAACCAAATCGTCTTCCAGTTCTTCCAATTTCCACAGGGACAATGATGTTTCTTGTCGCCAGGAAAAATTACACACTCTCCATCGGAGCAAAGTCTTCCGAATTCGTCAAATCCCACCGATGTACCCCCTTTTCTCGAGAGAACGATTAAATTCTGGCCGTCATCACTGGTGGTAAACATCAAAAACTGCATATTACCGAACGCCGGTGAGAAAAATTCAAGGTTTTCAAGGATAACATCCCTTTCAGCAAGCGATTTGAGCAAACGATAAATATTAAACTGTTCCATAACTTATTCTTTTATATATTCCGATTTATTCCTCCTTCGTTATCTTATATCCGAGCGATTGAAGATGCATTATCTCGGAACGAATCCTTTCACATTCGAAATCCTTCTGGTACTCTTCTTTCTCTTTTACCATACCGTCGATTCTCTTCTTTTCACTTTCAATTCTCTTCTTCTTGTCGGACTCATTTTCGGGTTCAGACCATTGAAGTTCACATGTTACTTGAGCGTCATTATAATCAGTCTCTTCCATTCCGGTGATATTCACACCGATATTTCTTACTTTTATCCCCTTCTCCTTTAACTCCGCTTCCTTGTCTTCGATGACCTTAATCAGATTTTTCAGGTCTTCCTTTTCAGCATACCAATTTCGAGAACCGTCTTCACCGAACTGGGGTAAATCTTCGTAATAATAAGCGGGGTTCTCGTCCACTATAAAATATCCCTTGTAATTCATAACTATTTTTCTTTCACCTCCACATATTCAGATTTGTTCATATCAAAGATACGATTATCCGTTCCACTGATAAACTCTTTTGCCTTCTTGATGTCATTTTTACCACCCAAAATTCTATTCTTGTTGTCAACGATGACATATCTGGGTATAATCATATCCTATTCCTCCGCTTTGGTTTCACAATTTCTAAGTCTGCTCTCGTAGTCTTCCAATTCCGTATTGTACTTCGTGACCATCTTTTCATAATATTTGTTTCTCGTCGGTTTCTTTTCGAAATTGACATAATCCCATAATATACGGTCGAGTATGGAACATTTCCAGTTCTTGAATGTAGCGAATCTTCCGGACGGATACAAGGATAAGGTTTTTCTAATTCTCGGATGGTCCATCCCAAACAGATTATTATATTTCTTCGCCACATTCGATTCTCCGAAGTTGGATTCGAGTTTACAGCACGCCTTCAGTATTTCGGGATGCCACGCCACACCCATTTCGGCAAGGTAATCTATATATGCACAAATATTTTCCTCGTTGCACTCACCACAGTCCTTTTCAAGTGAAGCCTGACCGATTTCGGCATATAGTTCCAGTTCACTTTCCATATATTCCTTGCTGGAGATTTCCTCCCTCAATTCCTTTACCGTTTCAAAGTGCTTTTGTGCCGTAACCTCGTGTTCACCGACCTTTCTGATTTCAACACCAAGCAGCAATACGAGAAGACACACTATCGTGATGAGTAGTATCGTTGTCCTTGATATAAACCTTTCCTTCTTGTATACCAAGTTTTCATCATCGAAAGAATACTTTCTCTTTCTTTCGAAAAAAGTCTGGATGTTTTCTATAAGTCTTTTCATTTTCTAATTTTTTTACAAAGATACTATTTTATGCAAATATAACTAAAAAAATCGGTATGAATTTTGCATACTATATATTATACAATAACAAAAAATAATACGTATTATGAAAAAGATAGTTTTTACATTATTGATTCTCTTCTCTATGGCGTTCGCTTGTGTGGCACAGGAAGTATTGACTGCAACAAGAGTTGTGAAGTCAAGAGGTGCAGAGAGTGAATATGTTATTCCGGAAGGTGACTTTGCAATCGAAAGACCGGTTCTCTCAAGAGGCGGTTGCGTAGTAAAGCTCGACAACTGGACAGGTTATTATGTAGATATCTGGGTTGACAAGAACTACAAGGGAAGATTGAATCCTTGGGAAAACTCACAGATGATTATGCCTAGCGGTTTCAATGAAATCTACTGCCGCACAATGGGTGAAAGTTACCAGTGGATGGCCGGAGGGGAATGCAACGAACAGTTCGTACTGTCATTACCGGAAGATGACGAATAATAAAAAATGGGATGTGAATCACATCCCATTTTTTTAATTCTCTTCAGTTTCCTCCGTATAACCGAGTTGTGTCTCAACATCAACTTCACCGGCGTCAATCTGCTTCGCCTCTCTGAAACGGAAGGCGTTGGTCTTTAATTTAAACGCTTCGGGTTTGACATCGTTGTCTATACGGACAACAAGTCCTTCACGGGGAACCTTGGTCTTACACATTGTCTCGTCCATCTCCATTCCGAACTGCTTGTCTTCCTCAAGACGGCTAAGAACCTTCTGACTCCAATATTCTTCGGATGTGTCAATATCCGGATAAAGGTCTCCGAGACGACCGTGATATAAAGTCTTGATAGGTTTTATCTTCGTTTCGAGTTCGGGATGTTCGTCGAGAAGTTTCAATGTCCACCTATATACATCCTGCACATCCCATTCCTTATGATTTCCTTCCTCATCGGTTTCGGTAATCCTGTAAGGCATCAAGATATTCTCACCCTGTTTACACCCATAGTCGTATCCCTTCTGTATCCAGCTCGTTGTTCCGGTGACATATCCTGCAATCTCACCGTAGAGTGTCATTCCTTTATTCAGGAACGGATATATGAGTTTTCCGTATTCCGACCAGATGTCAAGTTTGTAGAATCCCTTTCCAACATCCTTGTTGATATACTTGTTCTTGATAACACCTCTCGATGAAGTGACCTCACCGTACTCAATCCGGTACTTCGGATAGACGTGTTCCCTTTTCTTGTGGTCTATCGAACTCAATACCCTTCTGAAAAGGTTCCTTACCCTCCTGATGAACTTCTCAAAGAAGTTTTCCTCACAATATTTCTTCGTGAGGATATTACCGCAGATAAAACTTGTACCGTGTACCTTGACACTTATATTGACAACAGTGTCCGGTGTGAATCTCCAGATGTTATCCTTCAACTGGTTCGTGTCATAGTGGAAGGTGAACTGACCTTCAATCATACGGTCCAACTTCTCAATCCTCTTTTTTCTCTTTCTCTCCCTTCTCGTAGTTCCGTCACCGATGTTTCTCGGCTGTTTCACCTCCGGAACGAAGGCCTTGACGAACAATTCGCCGTCAATGGTGTCGAACTCGAAAGGAACTACAACACCGTCCTCGTTGGGTTTGAAGCAGTTTTCGAAATCGTACTTCCGTACATCCGGTTTCCACTTCGCTAGCGAACTTATCGGGAACAAACATCCCTCCGAAGCACACCCACGAAGTTTTACGATACGGACACGACCATGCTTGTTGAAGTATCCGACCTTCTTCTTCGCTTCATCCTCCTTTCCGTCATCAATGAGTTTCTGCACCTCCTCGTAGTTCTTGTTAAGATGTCTTTCACCAATCTCGAACTGGTTGTTGGTGGACAGAAAGTCCTTGTTGATGGCGGTTTCAAGCTTACAGTACACCATAATGTCTCCGGTCTTGACATCATTCTTGCCGACAACCACCTGGTATACCCCTCCGATGTTCGTCTTTGCAAGAAAATCGGAACCCTCTATCGGGATGAGTTCGCCAATCCTTACAATCTGGGCACAGTATTCAGATTTAATCCCATCACTTTTTGTAAACATATCTACTTTTCTTTTAATATAACTTCTTTTTTAATTCCATTTTCACCATTGGTGGTGTATTTTCCACCCGTACACCTCCCGATGGTCTCCTTTATCTTGTCCCCCATCTTTTCAGCATCTAAAGGTTCTATTTCAATACCTAATGTCTTGCTGACGATATCGAGTGCAAGCGCACCATAACTTTCTTCCAATTCTTTCTTTTTGTCCATTTCCTTATTTTTATTTTCTATTATCTCCTTTTCCATTTTTATAATTTTCCGTTTCAACGATACCACACGAATACATCCAAGTCTGGCGAGATAAAGTCTCTGTTCGATGGTAAGTTTAATACATCTTTTGTTCTCGACCGGACATTTGGCCACATCTATCCAGTCATTGTCCTCATAGAAAACCACCACACCCGCCTTGACTCTCCAATCCTCCTTATTTTCGAAAGAATCCAGAAAATTCAGCACCTTGTCCTTTATCGAAGACGGGACACAATAGTAGAAATTCTTGATATAGTCGGACTGATGGTCGTGTTTTTTCTTGAAATCCGCCAAGAAATCTGAAAATGAACGCTTTATCTCTATTTCCGTAAGATAACCGGAATTTGTGCAGACAAGCACGTCACATTCGTGCCATATCGGTAGAGCGCCTCCTTGACAGATGGCGTTGAATACCACGATTTTTTCAAGAAAATTGAAATGACTCGACTTTACAAGGGCGACTTCTATCTCATACAAACTTCGTTTCGTATCCATACCTACATCTTTCCACAAGCCTTGTTACGGAATATGTCACACAATTCCCAATATGAAATCGGTCTGTAATTGTTCTGGTCAACTCCGACATCATACTGGTTCTTTCTCAATTTTGCCGGTACATCACCGTCTATCCCGTAACAGGTACCGTCATTCAAAGTGTGGATATGACCGAATACCTGATAGTCCCCGTTAAAGGCACAGCAGGGATAATGTTCTGCATATATTTTCACACCATCCACTTCTATGAAAGCCTTGTCGACCACTGCAATAAGTTTTTCATTCGGACTTTCGTTAAGTGGAATACGGTCGTGGTTGCCTCTGATGAGAAGAATATTTCCGTTAAGTTTCCTCATAAACTTCAGATACGCCTCCGTATTCGGCTTGTGGATTAGCATAAAGTCACCACAGCAAACCACTATTCCGTCTTCCGGAACAACCGAGTTCCAATTCTCTATAAGCGTATTGTCCATATCGCTTCTCGATGTGAACGGTCTGTGACAATACTTGCAGATATTAAAATGACCGAAGTGAGTCAAGTGTCCGAGGTGAAGTACAACTTATCTGGATTGAAAACATCCAGTGTGTACATCCCTCGGACAGTATCTCCTTTATACATTATTTCTTTCATTTTCTTTTATTTTACGAATATCTTTATATACTAACCCTTCTTTTAAATTTAATTTTTCACAAATTTGTTTTGCAGAATAACCACAATTATACAGATAACTTACATTTTCAAAATCTTCTTTTGATTTTTCATTTCTACCAACATAGTTTAAGTCAATAATGTCCCATTTTCTTTTAAGTGGTTCAAAACATATTCCTTCTATATATTTTTTCTTAAATCTCTTTAATAATTGTGTATCTCCTATTATTAATCGAGCATAACCTTGTTTGTTTATTTTTGTATGATTGTCTAAACCAAATAATCTTTTTTCAAAAATCTTTAAAATATCATACCATGATGAATGTACCTTTATTTGTAAATTAAAATCTTTTCTTTTATGTAAATTTCCAATGTGACCATCTCCATCTACAAAACCAATAAACAAATACGCCAACATATCAATATCCATATTTTCAAAAATTGTTTTTTGTGGTGGATTATATGTTTTATCACTTTTTATGTCAAATTTTTCTTCAATTTGTTTTATCACATCAACATTCATAATGGAAAATTCGGCACAATCAATATCTGTTCTATATTTTACTTGAGTTTCTGCTTCAATATATTTTTTAAATTTTTCAACAGACACTTTATCTTCTCCATTTTGTGTAAATCTAACTCTATAATTTTTATAAAAATGTCCATCTGCCAACAAATATCCAATCCAATAATATGATTCAGCGGTTTCATTTAAAAGTTTTTCAATTTTACTAGGGTAATTTTTCTTATGTATCTTTTTTCTCGCACAACTTCTACATAAAAAACTATTTTTGTTTGCAGTAAAACTCTCAAGATTTTTATAAATCTTTTCTTTTCCACACTCAATACAATATCTTTTATATTCCATATCCTTACTTATATTATACTATATTTATGTGTGTATCATTTGTAAAGTTATTTTCTGGATTATTAACCTCCAATGTGTACATAATTATTTCTTTTTCTTTTCATAAACTTCCACAATCGGATTCTTGTCTATCCTTGAATATGTTACATATCTACCTTTGGCAACAAAATTCTCATCCTCAAGTTCACAAGTTTCATCTCCACAGATACCTTGCTGGAAGTTGTATACCAAATTCATACCACTATAAACAAAACACCCCTTTACATAGTCTTTCTCGATGCTTGAATGTACCGGTTCAATCTTACCGTCACACACAAACGACACAGGATTCTCATTTTTAAAAACCGTAAATTTCATAATCTTATATCTTTTCTGAGTTATGAGACTCAATTAAATCCTTGTACCTCTCATATGTGTTCCTTATGACACTTTCACCAACGGGATTTGGTCTCTTCGAGTCACGCTCTATACACACTTCCAGCGGTGCATATATGAAACGGTATTCTATCTTATACCCAAAGAGTTCTGCCAGCGTCTTGTAGTTCTCCAAAGTCGTCGGGTTCATATTCATATTGTCGGAAACCACATCCTTTCCGGTATCCATCGCCGCCATCAGGGCCGCAGTTTCAATTTTGGTGACCACCTTTTCGAGTTTAGGGTTGAAAGGAAGTCCCATCATCAGTCTTATGTCGTCACGATTGACTCTTATACGGTTGTCCGGGTCTTCGAGTACAAACTTTCTCGCCAAAGTACTCTTTCCACTGCCCTGCAAACCTTGATATACATAAAGTGTCTTCATTTTTAGTACAAAATTTGTTCGTCTATAAATAAAATATAACAAAATATTACGAATAAGATGGAGAATTTCTTAAATAAACTCAATATCGTGAAAGATTATGTCATAAAATTCGGAAACATCATCCTGATAGCGGCCGTCATAGTCCTTTCTATCATACTCTGTGGAAAATGTTCGTCAAACGACAAACTAAAAGAGGAACTCAAAAGACAGTATAACAACGAACTCGCTATGAAGGACACTCTTTCATCATATGTCGATGAACTCGGAAGGGTGAATGCAGAAAAACACGCATACCGGCTCACACAGAAGGAACTCGAGGACTCGATAGACTACATAAAGAAGAAAAATTCCGAGTATATCTCATATTTAAAGACACAAATCGGTTTGAAAGACACCGTTGAACTCCTCTGTTACATAGACAGACCATACAAGGACAGTACCAAACTCGACAACGGCATAATAAAGGTCGATAGTACCGATGTTTACGGAAAATCAAGCCGACATCTGTCGCTTTCCATACCTTACGACATAGACACTTCACTGAATATTGGAGGTTGCACCTTCACTCTTGAACAAAATATATTCTTCGAGGGGTGGCTGGAGAGAAACAAGAAGACCGGTGAGACTTTTGTCCATCTCCGTTCCGACTATCCCGGTATTTCGTTCAATTCAGGCGAAGGTTTTGTGGCCGAACCGTCTGCAAAATATGAAAGGAGTATGAGAAAGACTATGGGAGTCGGTGTTTTTGTCGGTCCGACTGTCGGTTTCGGATACACCCCGCAGAAATGGCAGCCATATGTCGGAATATCGCTCGGAATAGGTTTGACATATACTCCAAGAGTATTGCAATGGTAGAAAAAATGGCGGACTATTGAAGTTCGTCATTTTTTATAACCCGTTCTATAAGTTCAACCGCCGTCTTATACCCTTCTTCGTTCCCGTCTATGAGTTCAAAGGGGATATCGTGCAGTTGAAGCCACGACTTCATTCTTTCGTCTATCTCCTTGGCTTCATCTTCCGTCTGGTTTCTTCCATTCGGGTTGTATTTCTTCACCCTGTTGATGAACAAGTTCAAGTTGTTGTACTTACCAAACTCTTCAAGTATGGCGTGACCGAGCATAACCTCGTTGTCCTTCAGATACTGTGCCCCGATTGCAATCGGACTGTCGGTGACTATTATATCGACCTTCCCGCAACACCTTTTTATCTTGAAGACCTGTTTTCCGGTAATGTAGAACTGAGACTTGAACACCTCGCCGTTGTTCTCCCACACCTTGTCCTTTGCAAACTCCGATACATACTCGCAGTCATATCCGTCCATCTTCAGTTTCGAAAATATATAAGCAGCACCTGTGCTTTTTCCGGCACCGGGTCCTGCAAAGAGATTGACAACCAATGTTCTTTTACTCATCTTTATTCTCTTTTATTCTCTTTTATTCTTCTTTTTTCATATTATTCTTTTATAATAGTGTTTAATTCAAGATATTCCTCCGTTACCTTTATGAGGTATTTGGGTTTATATCTCTCACAGTCTTTATCGTTTCTTTCTTTAAGAGACTCGTAAAACTCGTTCATCCGTTTCAGTTCGTCTTCCAATTCTCCTTCGTTGCAGACGTTATATCCATTTCCGGTGACTATACGATATTTTACAATCGGATAATCTTCTTTTTTGTGTTTTTTCATTATTATGATTTTAAAATTTCGTTTATAGGAACTTTTTCTTCCACATATCTACTGTTTTCACCACAACCTATCGTAAAACAGACTCTGATATACTGATTTTCCGGATTATCGGGATTATCTACAATACTATTTAGTATAGCACCATACTCAAACAAGATTGAAGGTAAGTAGTCATTCTCATCAGTATGTTTTTTCAGAAGTTCCTCCTCGTGTTCATTGAACCACTTTCTGGATAAACCGTTAATCTCATTCCAGATTTTCCTATAATCCCTTATGTTTTTAATATAGGCATCTACTATTTTCATTTACTTTTATTATCTCTGTTCTTTCCAATATGATAACCGTCACAGAAAAGGCACTTGTAGGTACTGAAATGGACACCGTGCTTCTTTGACATCGCTTCTGCACTCTTCAAGGCGGTTTTGAAGGTATTGTATGTAACCTTCGGTTTACCGGTCGTCTGATTTATGTGAGAGTTTATCGAGAAAGCACCCCAAGCGTTCCTTGAAATGAAGAAATTATAGAAAAACCTCTTCCTTTTCCACTGGTCCTTGAACCATATCCAGAAATTCTTAAATTTTATCCTGTTTTTCATCATTGTTTATAGTTTTAATAAGAGCCTGTGCAACAACCCATCCCATAACAGGCGGAACAGCGTTTCCGATAACCTTGTATCTGGATTGAAGCGGTATGGATGAAAAGAAGAAATCGTCCGGAAAAGACTGTATTCTTGCAATTTCCCTCACCGAATACCTTCTGTTTTTCACCGGATGTGTAATTCCACATTTCTCCGGCTGGGCGGAAGCCGTAATTGTTCCATTTATCTCACCGAAGGCGAACCTTCTGAAAAAATTCGGTGCGTGATATTTCTTCGGGTCATCGTAGATTTTCCTGAATCTGGTCGTCAGTTTGTCGGGGTCGATGTTTTTCCAAGACCTTCCTTTAAACACTATCGAAGGAAGTGTATCCTTGTTAAAATCTCCCTTGAACAGTTCAAGCGCCTTTTCACCGTGTTCACAACCGCTAATCAGTTCAACCATATTCTGTGTCGCCGTACTGTAAGGCCAGTATTCAGAATCCGGTTTATCGTCCAAGTCTTGAAGTACAGACCCGACCATCAGACTTTCATAATTCCCGTTTTGTAAGGACGGTATCTTATATTCCTCGACAACATCATCCATCGTCTTGAAGTCGAAAGTTCCAATCTCCTTGTCGATACCGACAATAAGAACCCTGTATCTGTTTTGGGGAACACCGTAGTCACTGGAACAAACGAGTTTGATACTGACATTGTAACCCATACCCTCCATCCTTGACTTAATTTCATCAGGTACCGTCGTACCGTCCGGCATTTTGGATGACAAAATACCTCTTACATTTTCAAATACAAAACCCAGAGGCCTTTTTCCACTGTCAATCTTCCCTTGTAAAATTCTCTGGCATTCCTCGAACAGAGTACCTCTTCCGTCATCTACACCCTTTCTCTTTCCTGCGTTTGAAAACGGTTGGCAAGGAAACCCCGCTATCAGTATGTCGAAGTCGGGGATACTGTCAACGGAGACATCACGAATGTCTTTCATAAGACAATTCTCCACAAAGTTGTTGTTGTAACAGGTTACTGCGTCCTTATCGAAATCATTGGCGAACACGATTCCGGTAGGAAGTTTCGGATATGACCTGCCCATAAATTCGAAACCACCGCTAAACCCCAAATCAAGTCCACCACAACCCGAGAACAATGATGCAATTCTTAACATTTGCTGTACTTTTCTATTTCAGATTCTATGAGTTCGATTGACGCATTCACCTTCTTGAGTATGACATTCTTCTTTGTAACATCTATGTCGTTCATTTCTTCAAGAGTGGTCTTGATATCAACAAGCTGTTCGTGGGATTTCTTCGCCGTACCCAAGTTATATACGGTATCCGAAGATATGAGAGAACCGATTACGAACCATTCGAGTTCGTTTTCAATCAACCCCTTCATCATAGAATGGAGAAGTTTCTTCTTGCTCTCCTTCTTGTAGTCTTCAATTACTTCACTGACAAGGGATGTTTCCGTCTCGTTACCCGAGTATTTAAACGGTACGACTGACATTATCTCACCGATTATGTTCTTCCATTCGTGTCCGACAAGACCGAGTTCGGTGATACAAGTTTCGTCATCGTTCATATCGAAGAACGGAATACTGCGTCCGTCCTTCATTATACATCCGAGACAAGAGTGTTCGGAATGACGATGGTCCATATCGTAGTCAACCTTTACTGTGAACCCCTTTGATATGAGTTCATCTATCTTCAATTCGCTGATAATATGTATCGACTTTATCATAATTAAATCTTTTTAGTGTATATTTTATCTATTAAACCGTATTCCAACGCCTCATTGGCGGTCAACCAGTGGTCACGGTCACAATCCTCGATGACCTTTTCATATGGTTGACCCGACCTTTCGGCGAGCATCCTGCACAATTCCTCCTTGACGAGCTTTATCTGTTCGGCCTCAATGAGAATGTCGGAGGCCTGACCCCTTGCTCCACCAAGCGGCTGGTGTATCATCACTCTGGAGTGTGGTAAAGCACCTCTCTTGCCCTTTTCACCGGAAGAGAGTATGACAGCACCCATACTTGCCGCCATTCCCATACAAACCGTCTGAATGTCGTTCTGGATGTAGTTCATAGTGTCTATTATCGCCATACCCGAATACACCTCTCCACCCGGTGAATTGATATTGAAGCATATCTCATCGTCTCCGAGTGACGACAGATACAGCATCTGTGCGTTCACTATGTTCGCCACATCGGCGTTTATTTCAGTACCGAGAAATATTATCTTCTCCATCATCAGACGGGAGAATACATCCATCTGGGTCACATTGAGCTGTCTTTCCTCGAGTATTGTGGGGTTGATGTACCCAGCGTTTATTGAACTCGTGTAGTCGTCGAGAGTATGTCCGTTCACACCTCTGCCTCTTGCAAAATTCCTGAAATCGTTATTATTTTTAGTCATACTTTTTCAAATTAAACATTTAAAACCAAATATTCCGGGTCTCCACCGTTGTCTGTGAACCAAAGATACTTTCCGTTTATCATCTTTGTCTTGTAGAAGTTACCCGACTTTTCGAACTCACCGCCACAGTCAAGTCTGTTATCCTCGTAGAACATCATAGTGTGTCCGACAACTTGATGATACTCGCCATATGGGTTGAAAGAAAGTGCGTGAGGCCTAATCCAGGTCGGACCTTGAAACGGACTGTCTCCGTATCCGCTGTAATCGTGTGATGAGAAACCGACGAGTGACGAAAGTTCCACAGCCGTCCATCCGACTTTCTTCAATTTTTCAAAAGTGTATCCTTTGTATTCGGCGGTGTTCTTGAACCACACATCACTCAATCCGGCGTGACTGAAAAGAAAGTTCCCATATTCGAAAACAAGTCTCGATTTGTCAAGGTTTCTAGCGATGAGGTCTCCTATCTTTCCAACTTTTCTCAGGTCCCTGCAAGTCCTGTTCGTACAATCCCACTCGATGATGTATGTGGCGAGGTCGTGGTTTCCGAGAAGGGATATTATCCTGTCGTCGTTCTTCATACAATCGGTGAAGTCGTTGTATCTTCCAACCATAGTGTCGAAAGATATGCCGTCATACGGGTCAAAATGGTCTCCCATCACGACAATCTTCTCGACCTGGTTGTTATATTTCAGGATATGTTCGTATCCCTTTATGAACTTGTCCGTACCGTGTATGTCACCTATTACCGCTATGTTGTTCAAATCATCCATTATAACAATGTTTTTGTATGTGGATTATACCTTCTTACGGTGTAGTACAAGATAAGATACCTCTTGCCATCCACAACCTTGTATGCACACTTGCTTCTCCAAATGAACACATAGTTTCCTAAGAGCATCCTTTTGAGGAACTGCGTAAGTTGTGAGATGAACTCGTCGTCACTCATATCATAAGTGTGGTAGAACTTCTGCTTCTCTATATCCACATAGAAGGCCACGTCGTTTTCAATCGGAAGTTTTGTGTTCAGTCCGAACAACACACCCTGCGGTCTTACATTTACCCTTGGTGCATTTACCTTGATGACTTTTGAACTTTTGCAGAAGTTATCGAGGGTTTCATCCACCCTCTTCTTCATATCAGATACCTCTACACCCTTTTCGTAAAGTATGTCGACTACTTCCTTTTCAAAGTCCTTGGTCGCTTCCGACATTTCCTCTTCCAGATGTTCATTTACGATAGTTTCGGCATCCTTTTCCTCCTCCGGTTCTTTTGTGCAGTCCGTGTCTGCACAGATGTCTGTTTCGTTCTCTTCGTCACAACTGTCACAACTCGGAATAACATTTTCAACCTTGAAGACGATTTTATCGTCACGGATAAACATATCATTCAAAAAGAAAGTCGAGTTGTCGGAAGAGAATACACGGGATACATACAGTTTGTCGAATTTCTTCAGCAAAGTGTTGTCCGACATCAACTCGTTAAATGTACGATTGCCGTTGTCGGAAACCCTCTTGGCGAGATTTTCAGTCAAGTCGAGAACGAGTTCATCGGTCTTTCCCGACACGAGGTCTTCGTAGGCGGTCTTTTTCGCCTGTACTTTTATCAATTCCATTTCTCTTATTTTTTATTTTGTCATTTCTTCTATTGTCTCATCGAACCATTTTCCAAAATCGTCCGTTTCGGGTGCAAATTCAGGTTCATTCACCTTCAACCACTCACACTGTCTGATGAACTCGTTTCTTACATCAGTCAAGTCGTAGTTGCTGTACTTCTTTATATAACCGAGACACTTGAATATTTCATTGCCGAAAACCATAGCGCCGACATTGGTGTAGTCCGTGAAGACGCTCGTAACAATCTTGTCACCGACCTTGAAGTTGTCGTGGTACTCCTCTATCTTTCCGGTATATGAAATCCTTAACACCGAATCCTTCATAAAATGGTTCTCCTCTATCCACGAATAGTGCAAGTCTACGACACCTTTCGTGTTTATGAGATTTCTCGTGTACCAGAACCTGTGTACATCACAGTAGTGTTCCGGAAACTCGGACGGTTTCATCTTGGTCTTGTAACTTCTCTTTTCCCTTACGGCGAACACTTCGTTTGATTTCGAGGGGTCGCTATCGTAGTAGTATTCATTCGCTAAATTCTTCATATTCTAAAAATTTGAGTTTTGTATTCTTAAATCATAATCGACATAATCCTTAAATTCAAGTTCATCGTCCAAAATCCTCTTTTCAACGATTTCAGGGGTACTGCCCTTTCTTTCAAAAAGTCTCTGTCTTCTTACATCACAGTCGATGTCCACATATATTATGAAACAGCTCTTCCTGACACCAAGTCTGTTTATGTTCCTTACACCTTCCGGTGCAAGAATCATCACATCCGACATTTCCCACTCCTTCCTTGATGTCCCGTAATAGTTCTCTCCGAACTTCTGGTATTCGAGGAACTCGTCGTTTTCAACCATTCTTTCAAACTCATCCTTTGAAACGAAATGATATTCGACACCATCCTTCTCTCCGGTTCTCATAGGTCTCGTAGTATGTGATACGAGATGTCTGAAACCCCTTTCTTCCAGTCGTTTGAGAAGATGGTTCTTACCGGAAGCACCTTTACCTACAAGTACAATTTTCTTCATTGCAGTTACATTTTGGTCTCAGTGTCCTTAAATTTATTTCCTTCTCTATCGATTCACAGAAACGCTTGTCGAAGTCTATCAGAAGCAAAGCCGTTTCCTTGTTTCTAATTTCATCGTAGAAACGCATTCCGAATGTCAACTTGTCTTCCATTATTTCTTCTCCATATACTGTGACGGAACATCGGTTCCACGGCGGCAACATACCTTGCAGGATTCAGTCTCCTTACTCAGACACACTTCACAATATTCCTCGAGACTGTTCAAGCTCCTTTTCTTACGGAGTATTCCGGTAAGTCTGTCCACAAATAAATTCCATTCATCCTCATTGCTCTCCTTGAAACGGTACGAATGGTGGTTTTCAAGGTCACCCATAGAAATTATACCATCCTCATAGGCGGCAATCCTCACGTTCTTTTCACCGGTCTTCTTGTTTATGTCGGTGCAAATGGAAATAACCGTACAGATGAAGCGTACACCGGCAGTACCGTCTCCAAGGGATTCCACACCATCCACCCTGTAAATCTGACTGGTCTTTACATATGTCTTCTCGAAATCGAGTTCATAAAGATTAGTGTAATACAGACCGCAATACTTACTTTTTAATTCTTCTATTTTCATTTTCCTTGAGTTTTGCAAGAATGAATATATGATAATATTTGATTTGTTTTATTCTTTCGTTAAGTTTCTTTTCAAGGGATTTTCTAATTCTACCGAATGTAACGATACTTATGAACCTATGTCCTTTCAGAACCTTGTCCATACGGTTTTTTGTCAAGTTCTTCACCGAACTGATAAGATTTGAACAGTTCAGACACTGTTCATATGTCTTGCATCCCTTGATTGTCTTCTTGATATAATATTCATTTTTTCCAAGATTTTCGAAAATCCGGAAAACATCCGATATAAAATTCTCAATCTTTATCATAACACACTTTTTTAACCATTGAACCGTCATTCATTTCCTCATATCCCATATGTTCCCAGAAACTGTGGGCGGAACTGTCAAAGGACTTCAATGTAACACCATCCATACCGTTGTCAAAGGCGTATCTTTCTATCGCCTCCACGATAACCTTTCCGAAACCCATTCCCTTGTATGACTCACTTACCTCCATAGCGGGGATTTCCAAGTTGTTACCCTTGTTTTTAACACAGAATACGACAACATAGTCTCCGTAACTGCACATTATCCATCCGTCCTTATACAGTTCGTCGTTAAGGAACTTCGACTCGTCGGGTGTCACCGAAAACGAAGTGTCACTGTTTATCTCACAAGTGAGCATCTTGAAGTTATCGTCATATTCTATCCTTTCCTTGACTTCCCGCTGTGTGAGCGGTTCGACAAAGAAAACGATACTTTTCTCATCCATACAGAATTCCTCTATACTCTGTGCCAAATCATATGTGTCCAATATCGTCTCCATATCCATAAGTTTACTCGTCAAGACCACAAGGAGTATAAACATCCACCCGTGTGGAGTGTGAAGCGAACACACTGTCGCCCCAGAATAACTCGGTGGTCAGCGTACCATCGTCACATTCATTCTCGACGGTCAGTTTTTCACGGACAATGTTCGTGACAACCGGTCCTATAATCTGCATCAACGCCTTGCCTGTCCTCGTTATCTCGTTGGACTTGCAGTTACTGGACATCTCGATTTCCTTGATAGTCTCCTTGAGTTTCTTTATCTCATCCATCAGAGAAGCGTTCTCTTTTTTCAGAGAGTTACACTGTTCCTCCAATTCTTTCTTCGTTATCATAGTTTCTCCTTTTTGCAAAGATACTATTTTTATTTAAAATATAACAAAAAAGGTGACTATATAAATAATCACCTTTTCAGATAAGAATGTAATCTTTTAGTTTTCCTCTATGACATCGAATGACGAAGCGAACATACGGGTTCCATCGAGAAGGATGTATCGGTTGTGGTCGTCATTTTCGAAAAAGTCTTGTATCCCGTTCATATCTCCGAGATTGAAAGTCCTGTATCCTCTTTCGGAAAGACAGTTTGTGATTTCCTCTTCACCGGAATATTCCGAAACAGTTTCACTGTTCAAGTCGAGAATGAAAAGACGCATGCCGTATTCTTCGTTGTTTTCGAACATAAACGGACAACCGTAAGGTTTTTCATCGCTTCCGTATACTATGTCGTCATCGGCATTGTAGTAATACCAGTTTCTGGTCAAGTAACACTCGTCATCGGAAACTCTCTTCAAGTTGAGTTCCTCATTGACAAAATTATCGAAGTTCTCTATATACCCAAGCATTATTTCAATATTTCGTTAAACTCTTCTTCGGTTATTTTTCCTGAAAGGAACAAGTTGAGGTTCAAGTTTTCCTCGTTTACCCTGTCTATATCCCTTATGATATTACGAAGTGTGTCTCTTGTCTCTTCGGTAATGTTGACAGCAACCTCGAAGTTTCCACAGGAATATTCCTCCGTTGTCATCTTTCCGTTATTGAAACGATAACCTTTACCGTTTCTTTCGTTTACACAGCCGAATGTGCAGATACCTTCGTTGTAGCTCTTACAGTTCCTGCAAGCAGGTTTGTCGTTTGACTTTTCAATAATACCATTGATTTTTTCCTTTAATTCAACAAATTCTTTCATAACCATTTCTATTTATACAATATTTATGAACACTCGAATCATAAATACATCAAATGATTTTATATGGGTGTTCTTTTGAATTTGACGGATGAATATTTCAAGGTAATTGAAAGAGATGAGGATAGGATAAGTCTGCCCTCTGTAAAAGAAAGGAGTTTCACCGACAAGAACGGTAAATTTCACAAAAAAGGCTATTATATAGATGAGAATGATAGCAAAAAAGCGAGAACCATACTTCAAAATTTAATCGAGAAAGCGGTTGATATTAGAGGTTTCGAATGTGACTTGAACGATATTGACGTTTCAAACCTGAAGGATATAAGTTATGCTTTCGGTTATATAAACGACAACAAGTTCAACGCCGATGTTTCTGGATGGGATACTTCCAATGTCGAGAATATGGAAGGATGCTTTTATATAAGTAAAAAATTCGACGGGGATTTATCCAAATGGAATGTAAGCAAAGTCACCAATATGAGGAATATGTTTTATGGATGCAGTTCATTTAAAGGAAAAGGTCTGGAAAAATGGAACATAAACACAGATGAGGACATTTCCATAAACATGGTTCAAATGTTTGGCCATTGTCTTGATTTCAATGCAGACATAAGCGAATGGGATGTATCAAGAGTAACCAAAATGTCCGCTATGTTCTTATGTTGTGGTAATTTCAACAAAGATTTAAGTAAATGGAAAGTCTCCAATGTGAATAATATGGCCTCTATGTTTGAAGGATGTACTTTGTTCAACTGCGATTTAAGTGGATGGGATGTTAAAAATGTAGAGAACCACTCGAATTTCCATCTCAATTCCGGAATATCAAAAAAATCATTCCTTCCAAAATTCACATCTATTTAAAATAAGCACGATTATGGGTATTTTATTAAATCTGACAAAGGAATATTTCGGCGAAACCGAAAGAGAAGAAGATAAAATAACACTGACTAAAGACATTCTTTTGGATTACGTCGTAAGACACGATTTCACCGATATGAACGGGAAACACCATCCACAAGGTTTTTTTATTCCATCGGGCAGCAGTGATATTTTGTCTCTTCTTCTGGATGAAATATTTGAACAGAAGGGTTTGAAATGTGATTTGAATATGATTGATGTGTCAAATATAAAGGACTTTGCCGGTTTATTCTCCAACATAGATTTCAACGGCGACATTTCCGGATGGGATGTTTCAAGTGTGGAAGATATGAGGAAAACGTTTTACCTTTCGAGTTTCAACGGTGACATTTCCAGATGGAAAGTGGAAAATGTATCCGATTTCGAGTCTATGTTCAAGCATTCCGCATTTGACGGTGACATTGAAGACTGGAAGGTGAATGATAAGGCGAATATAGATGATATGTTCTGGGGTGCCCCTATAGAAAAACATAGGCCTATATGGTGGTGGGAAAGAATGGGGGTCAAGCAACCCAAGAAAAAATCATAAATATGTTATAATCATTTAAAGTTATGAGAGATTTTTTACCAGATTTCAGTACTTTCGTAAGCGAAGGAGCTCTTACGAACTACAGGAAGGAAAAGGACGGACAGAAAATACACGGACAGGATATGGTCGGAACATTCGACGAGATTATCCATCACCTCATCAAGGAGAGGATACCGTTTTATTTCGACTGTGAGTTTGGAAATTACAACAGGATAGGTTATCTTATGCACGAATCCTTGAACGGACAGACCTTCGGAGGATATATCCTTGATTCCAACAAGTCGGAGGATGTTCTTTGCAAGGAATTTACGGAGAAAATATGCAAGATGGTCACGGTTGAGAAACCAGGTAAGCTCCATATAGGAAGATGTGATTTCTCCGACTTGCAGAAGGCGAACGACCTCGACACGATAATAGTTGTTGTGAAGGCATTCAAGAGTTACGCAAAGGACAAGGGTCTCAACTCCCGTGAAATAACCGGAAACAAGTATGAGGCGAAGGTAAACATCGACTTCCTCTGTGATACGAACACGAGGAACAACATAATCGAGTTTGTTTTCTAATATACAAAAAAGGAGGTCGATTGACCTCCTTTTTTATGACATATTACCTTTATTTCATCAAAAAGGATACTTCATAGTTATTTCAATATTTTTTCAGAACCGACTATATTTCCATCTTCATAGATATGAACCATATACGGTACTTTCAAGACAAGTTCCTCGTCATCGTGGGGAAGTAACTTTCCTTGCCATATAGTCCTTCCCAATAAGTCTGAACAGACGATGGTAAGTACCTTGTCATTTGAATGGACTTGAACAAGGTTGTCGTATCTTGTGAAGTACTCCCAATTGGACATCTTCTCAGAAGTCCTTATGCAGGACACTATCTCGGAGGTCGTTTTAGAGCCGTCGTAGTCAACTTGTGTAAGTCTATAATAAGTTATATCAGGAACCGGACAATAGTCTCTAAATTCATAGTCTAACGGTTCCAGAGAGCTTCCTGCACCACTGACATTATAGACCTCATCGAATACTACTGCATCCTCGGAACGCTCGAGTATGAATAAGTCATTATTCTTTTCAGTTGCTGTGGACCACTGAACGAGGTTGTATTCAGGCTGTGGAGAAGCTGTGAAAGAGAGGAGGGAGATTGGGAGTGGAAAATCCTTCGTGTATAATTTGATATTATTTTGCTGTTCGTCGCTGGTTACACACATGTGTGGTCCAGTATATGACCCAGTATAATTCGTAGATGTAAGATAATAATATTGCATATATCTTTTGGTATTACCAACAGTTCTATAAAACGCATGGTTTTGATATATCCATTTCGTTGCATTTGAAGAGTATGATGCTGGATATAAATCTTTATAACTGGTACTACTCCACGATGCCAAATAATAATTTTCTCGTCCAGAATGTATAATATACCCATCTTGAATATTTCCCTCAAATATCCAAGTACAATATTTTAAATCACTAATACCATATTTTTCTTCAATATCCTCTAAATTTGTACCATTGATACAGGCTTTTACTGTGTAACCGTACCAATTTGCACCCTCTGCACTTGTATAATAATTAGAAGGACCTGGTGCATAATTTACTGCCAAATACACATTACCACCATCAACTAACCCTATAAGATATTCCTCGCCTGGTATTATTATGTCTGTTTCATACCAAATTTGCTGTCCTACACTCACAAAGCTCATCAGAAGCATTCCGACGAGCAGTGCAATATGTTTAAGTGTTTTTAATATTTTCATAATTAAGAATTTTCAGGCATTTTTTAATAATCTTATATGTTCTATAAATTGGAAAACTGAATCATCTAATGTGAAGATACGTCCAGATTCATCTTTATAAAATAAGAAATTATCGGTTACTGTTATTTTTATAGGATTTCCATTATTTATTGATAAAACAATAGCATTATTTTCAATAGCATAGTCTATAATACTATTAAGTTTAATTTCGTGTGTTTTACCATTTGGATTTTTAAAAATAATTCTTTTATTTGTTAAATACGTTGTTCCTATTGGTTCAACAACAACCATTTGTTGATTTGGCCAAGCTGATACATTTCCAACAAATGAGCGAATACCATTTTTAGAATATCTACTACCAACACCAGTTATCATTGTTGATACTGTTTTAATTTTTGATAGAGCAGTACTTTTATGCTTATAAACAAGCTCTTCATTTTTATTTAAAAGTATATCAAGTTCCCCACCCTTTATTATTAAATTTTTTCTAAAAAATAAAGCTTGATGGACGGCATCTAATACATCTTTATCATTTTCATTTGTAACTTTTTCAATTTTATCACTAAATTCCTTAAGTTCTTCATTAGATGGAATCTCATAATTGTGAAGAAAATTAAGCATATCATTATATAATTGCAAATTCTCTCCAGATACTGTTTGAGGTTTAATAGTATTAGTACTTCCACTTAATTTATAAGCTATTACTATAATACACACTAAAAGTGCAAAAACACAAATTATTATATTTGTTGTCATATCTCTTTATATTATTTATTTTTTAATTTTTTTCTTTAAGAATTGTTTTCTATTTTTATATTAAATATATCAATATCCGGGTTATTTCCGATTTTCGAAATTCTCAACAGTATCTTTACAATATCATTCACAATGGTTTCCTTGTCCACCTTCACATACAGGTTCCGAACGTAAAATACATCACCTTTGTGAATATAATAATTATTAATTCTTAACTGTATGTTGACATAATCGGGTTCATAGTATTTTGCAAGTTTACCCATAGTGAAATTCAATGAGTTTTCTTTGTTATTATGGGTAAAATCTATAATAATGACACTGTTGAATTTTAATTCTACCTTATCAATATTTTCCTTTATGGTTTTTATTATTTCATCTTCGGTCATATTCTATGTCTTAATAATCTTAATTTAATTTTTTCATTTATTTGTTTCTTTTTTATATATTTATAAAATGCTTACCGGAACACTCCGATAAGCATTGTACTTCATTTCCAATAGTTACCATCTTCCGGAAGATAACCGTCACAGTGCAGGAATGATGCGTTGTGCCACGGGTCATACCAGTTCTGTATGTCCTCCGTCCTGAACACCGAGTTCTTATGGTTACGCTTGCAGTCCGAACACTTCCATGCTATGCCTCCCCATCTGCAATAGAAGAATGGCTCGGGTTCCTCCGAAGGTTTTGGTTTCTGTGCGTTAACCTCACGCATCATCTCGATATACTCCTCTATCGTCAAAGGTCTGTATTTTTCCGGTTTCTTACCCATACTATTTCAATTTGTCCTTGATTCCCTTGATGACCGTCTCCCTGTTCAATCCGTTTGTGAAACCGTCTTTGTACCGGTCGAGTTCGGAATAGATTGTGGATAATATCTTATCTACAACCTTGTCCTCGTCCGTAACACTCGTACAGAAATATCCTCCTATATCCTCCTTTATCTCATACCTTTCCATATCAAGCGGCTGGTCACAGATTGTTCCGACAGTTATGACCTCGATTTCCTTTCCGTCCTTGTACAGAGGTTCACCGTATTTCTCCTCAAACTCGGCCATATAATACTTTACCGTCTTCTTCGTAAGGTTCTCCTGAAGTATTTTCAACAGTTCCACCGGTTCAAAGCTATAGAGTTCACACATTACACGGAAGGTGTCCGTCCTGTGCTTATCGTACTCCATACTGTAATCGTATGATTTCATATTCTTCAGTTTGGCGGTCTCGTTGTCGATTCTCTCAATCGTTTCCTTTCTCGCCTTTTCGATTGTGTTCTCCATATTCCTTATCTTTTCGAGTACACTCATAAGTTTCCTTACCTCCTCGTTGTCCTTGCCTATGAGTTCCTTGTTGCAAAACCTGATTTCACAGGCTTTCTTGATGTAATCCATTTCTCCTCTTGTAAATTCAATCATAATTATTCCTCCCACTCTATATCTTTTGTAGTAATATATCCCGTATAATCGTCTTTGTGTTTTAGAGCTTCTTCCTCCGTCCCGTATATCTCTGCGGTCAACCGCTCCGGGTTTCTCACCCCGCCTATCCTGTATATGTTCATCCACTTCTTATACTTTACCGGAGCCATCATCAGGTCACAGTCGCACATATCATTGCTGTCACAGCAACTATTACCATTGGAATAGTATTCTTCAACATATTCCCCGTTGTTTTCGCTATTTTTTACCAATGCAACAATCGTTCTGTGGTTACGGGCGTTTGTGGCTTTATCATAGCATATGATTCTCACCGGTCTGCCGTCCCTCGTGCATACCGGTGCCCCATTCTTGGCGGCTTCCAAATCGAAAGGTTTCATATTCATAACATTAAATTATTTTTATTTCTATTTTTATTCTCTTTGTCTTCTTATGTAGTTTGGAATTTTATATATGACATACACGGTGAGAACCAAGTATACCGGACAGAAGAGCCAAGGAGTGAATTTCACGGTATCGTCCATAATGACATATATAACCAACATCAGTTGCAATATGCCATACACGAAGAATATGGAAAACCACCCCACTCTGTTGATGTCTTCAAAAATCCAATCTAAAAATCTGTTGAACATCTTCATATCTTTTTTGACAAAGATACTATTTTATTCAGAAACTTTCGTAACATCGTATCCGTATTTTTTCAGATACTCCGCCGCCGCCGAACATTTTGCAAAGGAATATCCGTCATCCTTCGTGAAGTCGGTCGCTTCGATGTATTCGTCTATCTTCCTCTTTTCACGCTCTATTCTCTCGTCACGCTCACCGTTGGTTTCCAGCTGTTCCCAGTGCCATCCGACCCAAGCCTCGTACTCGTCCTTGTCATCCTCGCTGTGTGAGACCTCAAACCCAATCGAAAGGTTCCTGAACTCAATGCCTTTCTTTACAAACTCCATTGACATATCGACCAGTCTTTGCTGCCACTTTTCGAGTTTGTCGTAGTCGGCCATAAAGTAGTCATCCTTTACCGTTACCGATTCGATGTACACGAACCGTGCGTTCCAGAGATTGTTCTCATCAATATGTTTTCCTTTGTATTCCATGAGTTATTTCTCTTTGATTCCGAATTCCATATTGAACACATCGTCGAGACAGTCGTTCTGTCCATTTATGAACCAGCAGTCGATGTTCCTGTTCATAAGTTCGGTCATAACATTCGACAAATTCGAAAGATACGATGACCAGTTTCCGCTTCCGTTCCTTCCGCCGGCAACCGAAATCACCATAGTTCCGTAACCGTCTATGTATTTGTCGGCCACATAAATCCTGTCGTCGTTCTTCATTTCATTGAATACATCCTCCACCTTTGCGAACAATGTCTCTTGTTCGAGACTGAAATCCCTTTTTCTAATTAATATTTTCATACTCATTCTGTTTATTTTTCTTCTCGTTTAAAAGATGTCTCACATCACCGATGACTTCCACATTCACATTGCTGTTCAAGCCGTCCTTCTCAATCATCTCACCCATATTCTTCACGAACATAAGTGTGTCTTCCATCGACTTGAATGCGTACACAATCCGTTTAATCTCGCTTCCGATGATATGGAACTCCGTATATGGATTGTTCTTCATACCCGAAAGATACCTCATATCGTCTCTCGGAAACGCAGTCACCATATATTTCTTGTGCTTCTTGTTGAAGAGTGCGTATATGTCCACATACGAAATACTTCCTATCTCCTCCGCCTTGATGTGTTCTGTCTTCAACATTTCAGCGACCTTCGGACCCGGTCCTTTCAGGTTTATAATCTCGGAATTGGTGTAGTCATCGAATGTCGGAAATATCACCGTATCCTTCTCTTTCTTCTCTTTCCTCTCATCACTTTTCTTCATTATGAAAGTGACGAGTGACACAAGCGCCAATATGACAAAAACCACAAGAACAATCGCACCAATCATTGATACCGCCTTAATAAAGGCGTTGAACAATACTTCATTCGTATCCAATAACATAATTCCCATATTTAATCTATTATTTTAAATTCACCACAGTCAAAGAAAACCCTGAAGTTTATGGACGAAGTGTCCCCGTTCTCCTTTATGTACAGTATATAGTCGCCGTTGCGGTCTATTATCGTCCCTTCATAGATTTCACTCTCCTTGTATGGATTTTTGTCCGGAGATTCTATACGGAACTTCTTTCCCGCTTGAATTTCATTGAGTCTTCTGTTAAAATCCACCGCATAATTTACCAAGAAACCCATACCACAAAGGAATATGATAACCACACATATTTCACATATGTTCCACTTAATCCAACCCAACATGACACGGGCGATTTTCGAAATCTTTTTAAACACTTCCATCTATTTTTCTTCCCTGACTTTTTTAAGAAGTTCCGTCTGTCTGCTGTTCAGACGCTTCGGCATCTTCACTATGAAATTAACCTTTATGTTTCCAAGTTCTCCACCCTTGAATTTCGGGAAACCCTGTTCTGGAACGATTATGAAGCCTCCGTTCTGTGTATATTTCGGAACTTTAACGGTGATTTTCTTGTCGAACATCTTCACTTCCATTACTGTTCCGAGTATGGCGTCAAGCCAGTCAACACAGACCATCATCTCCAGTGTACCGTCCTTGTCGAGATAGTACTTGTCGGAGTTGGTGACCTCCACGAAGACAAGCACGTCGCTTCTGACATAGTTACCGTATATATCATATCCGTCCTGTCCGAGTCCGGAGAGCTTCAGTATCTTTCCACTCGTTGTTCCCACGGGTATATCGACATTGTATGACTTCCCCATAAGGGAAATTGTCTTCTTGCATCCGTGATACGCCTCCTCTATCGTAATCGACAGCTTCACGTTGATGTCGGCGGGTCTTCTCATACCTCCGAAGAAACTGAACCTCCTTCCGCCGCCTCTTCTCATATCGTCGTATTCACGCCTCTTGTCGTTGTCACCGAGTATGGAATACGCCTCGTTTATCTCCTTGAACATAGTGTCGTCACCGTTGTTCTTGTCAGGATGGTATTTGAGACTGAGTTTCCTGAACGCCTTCTTTATTTCTTCGACCGAAGCCTTTTCATCGACCCCGAGTGTGGTATAGTAGTTTTTCATCTTTTACAAAGATACTATTAACTTTTCAAAAAGTTTAGTATTATTTCCGAAAGTTCCATAGCGTTACCGCTTTTCGAAATGAATACGGTCTCCGGTGTAAGCGCCGGTTCCTCTTCACCGTCATCATACTTTTCCCTTGAAACTCTTTCAAACCACTGGTGGAAACCACCGTCCTCGTCTATGATTTTGGAATTGGTCACACCGAAGTAGTCGAGACAGTCGTTTATACGGTCGTTCCATTCCTTTATATGTCCGTCCTTTTCAACCGACATCTGTATGTAGTCTCCGTAACCGTATCCTTCACCGATATACAGGAACTCGGGGACATACCCTTCCTTTTTACACACAAGGGTTTCACCGTAGTATAGTTCATATACTCCTTCATCACGCAGTTTGTCGAACATATCGACTTCCTCTCCGTTCCAGTTCATAACTGTTCCGTTCTCCAAGTCTATGTCCCAGACGACCTTTTCGAAATCGGGAGAGTATCCGGTCACCCTTTTCAATGTATCTTCGGTTTCACATCCTTCAATGGTGAACGGATGTTCATCTTCCGACCAGCAGGGTATATGTACTCTCAATGTCAAAACATTATTTTTCTCCATAACTTTAAATTTCTTTATAACATAAAAATAACAAAAAATCATAAATATAGTATGAAAACGGAACAAGAGGATTTTATATTGAAAAAAATCAGACACTTCCAAGGTACGGTGGAGGATTTCTCGACCTTCTGGAAAAAGAAGTGTGAGGAAGGCAAGTCTGAAGAAAGCGAGGGGACGAAGGCTCTCAGGAAGAGAAACGACGACCTCAACAAGGCATATACCATAATTCCTGTCAAAAGGGATGAGGATGAAGAATAAAACCGTAAGAGATGGCGAACACAGAGATTACATTCAAGAAATATAACACCCGTGACGAAATGATTAGCAGTCCGGAGGTGAATGAGGCTACATTTTCCGTCATAAGAACCACAGGTTGCAATGAAAACGAGAACAACAACAATTCGGGAAACATAAAGGACTTGTATCTTGGTGACACGAAGATGACGGATGTGTACAATTCAAGGAAGGAAGGCGAAGATGTAAGGACAACGGTGGAAGTCGGCGGCATACCCGCAGGAACGAAACTTTCGGACTTGACGAATATGTCTCTCGGAGAAGTGCTTGACAAGATGCTGTTCAAGACATTCTATCCGTCATACACGACACCAACCCTTACGATAACCGGACCGTCCGGCGACTATCTTGTCGGTTCGTCGTATCCCGAGATAAGCGGATACACTCCGAACAAGGGAAAATATACAAGCTACAACAACGACCTGAACTACGCCGGAGAACCGGTTGAAGGAAGTTTCGAAGGGATAAACACGACCGGTGGAACGGTCGGTACCGGAACCATAACGATAAAGGGTTCGATAACTTTCTCCGCCGGCCCGACACCGAAGGACAGCGATGGAAACAACTATACGAATGAAGGAAGCAACATCCCTTATACCGGAGGAACCGTCAATTCAAACGAGTTGAAGATTTATCCGTACTACGAATGGTTTGCAACCGGTGAAAGTGTATCGTCGGAAACCGCTCCGACAATAGACTACACATCGTATATTCCATTGAAAGGGTTGGGTGTCGTAAGAAGTATGGGTATCACCAAGAAGACGGTTATGTTAGACATAAGTGGTGGTGACATCGCACACAAACAGACGATAAAGGTTCCGGGTGTAATTGAAAACGTGAAGGTTCTGGTTCAAGGAAACTGGCAGAACTACAACTTTTCGGACTTGTATGATGACAGTGGAACCGAAACGATAAACAATAAAACTTATCACATATACACTATGAGGGATATCGCTTATCCGGATGGTGGAAGTTTTGGTGGAAGCCGTTTGAAATTCGATGTAATACCGTAATTAAAAACAAGATATATGAGCAAGATAAAAGGTGTATATAAAAGTGCAGACATCATAGAGGTGATAACATCCCACCCGTTAGACCCGAGAGTAAAATGGGACAGCTGGGATTCTCTCACAACACCGGTCGACTGGCCACAAAACAGTGAGGGGAAACCGTATCTTTACGCTGGTTTGATTGTGTCGGTAAACGAAGGAAACTCTTCGTCTCCGGACTGGGAGATGTATATTTTGAACGACAGTTCCAAATGGGACATACCTTTCGGAGAAGAAGGAAGCGGATGGAAAAAGATTGTCACCGGAGACAACAGTCTGTTCTGGGAGGATGAAACTTCCGATTCGGACTAAATATAATATAAAATGAGTATTATGAAATTTGTGGTTTTACTTGATAACGGACACGGTTCGGACACACCTGGCAAAAGAAGTCTCGTACTTCCGGACGGAAGGCAACTTTTCGAATACAAATGGTGCCGTGATACCGTAGCCGTACTCGCAAAGAAACTTGAAAATCTTGGAATAGAGTATAAGATAATAACACCCGAACTTACCGACACACCCCTTTCAACCCGTGTCAAGAGGGCAAACGACTTTGACACACAGGCGAAGAAGGAAGGAAAGACCACAGTATTCATCTCCATTCACGTAAACGCACTCGGAATGGGAGACAAGTGGATGAATGCACAAGGATGGTCAACCTGGACAACGAAGGGGCAGACAAAGGCGGACCCCTTTGCACAGTGCATCTGTGATGAGGCGAAACCATATCTCGAATCTCACGGTTTGAAGATGCGTGCAGACAAGTCGGACGGTGACAGTGACTATGAAGCAAACTACTATGTGTTGAAAAACACCAATATGCCCGCCACATTGAGCGAGAACTTCTTTATGGACAACGAGAAGGACTGCGAGTTCCTCCTTATGCCGGAAAGTAATGAAATCTGTGCCGAAATCCACGCCCGTGGTATAGTCAGATATATGAAGTCTCTCGGTCTTTGGGAAGAGGTGGCGGACAAAACCGCTGGAGGAGACTTCCACAAATGCAGTCTAGTCTAAAAACAAAAGGTTGGGAAAACTCTCAACCTTTTCATCTTTATATGGTCGGAAAAATTTCAAATTATTCCGACTTTTTTTATTTTTCTATGTCATTGGCCGACATCTGCTGTATTGAAACGCCTATGTTCGTACATTCCGTAAGAACCGATATGTCGTACTGATGGTTGTCTATAATCGTAGGAGTACTTCCGGCACCCGGTTTCACCACAACGATTGAATTTCCACCACCGAGTCCGTTCATAGAAGATTCGTCCAAATCCTCGTCGGTCCTTCTCCTGTTGAACACATTCACCTGAACCGGAGGATTGTCCGTAAAGATACTACCGAGTCTCTTTCCGTACTTGTGGACATACTCCTCGCCGAAAGTCCTGCTGCTCTTCTTGACGGTAGTCGTGTTATCCTCCGTGTTGATTATCCTCAATGTATCGACTATGGTGAAACTTACATCTAGATTGGCGTACATACAGACCGGTCTGTAAACTATACTCTCGTCTATCTCGTTGTCATCCTCGTTGTACGAAAGGTTAACAAGATGGTATTCGGAGTGTGTCTTCAGTATTCTGGGTTCTGTTTCGTTTGAGAACACACAGTTCTCGTACAGTTCTATCTCGTGCATTATGATGAAGTTCGTCGGATTGGCGTCCATACTGTAGATGAAATCGGAGAACGATATTGACTTTGCACCGCCGGCGTTGACGGAAGCGGATATGATAAAGTAGTCGTTGTTCATCTCCGCTGGTTCTATATTGATTGAAACCTTCTTGTATGTGTCATAGTACGGAACGGTTATGGTGTTCAACTGGATTGTGTTGAGGGTGAGGAAACCTCCGTTTATAAGGGATGATTTCACACCCAGTATGTCGAATGTCAACGGAGTGTCCTTTTCAAGTTTGCCGAATCTAGATATTTTCTTCAGGAATGTCTTTCCGTTCTGGTTGATTATGAAATTCGTACTCGGTATCTTGAACGACATATGTGTCGTATACAGCCTCTGGTTTATCAACATAGGCTTGTCGTTGAGGACAACATCGTCCGTTCTCTTGAAAATGATGTCGGCGAGATTGATTTTATATCCGTCCAAATCCTTTATTGAAACTTGAAACACAAGTGATTCGTAGTCTCCGAAATAATCGACCCCCGTGAAATGTATTATGCAAGTGTCGAAATAGACATCACCTGTATTGCTCCCCTCGAATTCAACCTCCGTTGTCTTGAACTGTTCGCTGTAAAGTGAATTGTACATCAAGTCCGGTGTGGTTTCATTCTGTATCTTGATGAGTTTCGTGTCATTCTTGTTCAAGCCAGCAACTGCATTGCTGTAGTTCACACCGGTCTTGTTGTCGTTTCTGCCGTCCCTGAACAGAAGATATTTCTGTCCGTTATAGTCGTCTTCCATAACGAACATCTTGTTTTTTCTCTGCAAATCAATGATTCTGTCGGTTGCATCACCGGTCGTGTCACTTTCCATATCCACATACACATACTCCAGAAGTATGTCGGGAGTAAGCTGGTAATATCTCGTCGAATTGGCCATTTGATTTAATTTTATAAAGATTATATATTATTTATGAATGACAAAACATAAATAACTTATAAATCAACAATGAGTAATGGCCAACACTTTTTATTACAACGCTTGTGAAATGGATGCAAAGATGTCTCCGGTTTCATATGTGGAACAAATCAATAAATCCGTCATAGACGAAGGTACCGACGGAAACGGATTGAGGTTCTACGGGAGTGCATCCGACAGAAAACTTTACGCCCCTTCGGCCATTATGAACGAAAATGTCGCCATAAACTACAGAAGCATATACAACTCGTATCCGTCCTATGCAAAGAACGTGGCGTTTACCGACTACGACGACTATCTGAAGTGCATACAGAAGGATGAAATGAACCTCAAATGGTTGAAGGCGAAGCAGAACCCGACATATAAGAATATCATATTGTGGTACGGAGACCCTCTGTTCGACCCTTATGGTCTGGCCGCATACAAGATGCAGGACTTCATCTACCTGAAATATTACAACCAGATACCGAACAACTATATGGTCACACTCCGCCGATACACGAGACCTTGTGTTGACAATATGTTCGGTCTCGACTACGATGCGGCCGTGTCAAACGCTATGAACGGAAACCCCGAAAGTTATTTCGCCCTCGCCACGGCTGTGACTTATATGGGTGACAAAGCCGGAAACAAACTCTCCGAAATATTGAAGTTCGACTACGGTATGAACTGGGAGGACAAAGAGGCGAAGGTGGAGACACTCAAAAATTCGGACGGTGGTCTTGCTCAACAGTTGCAACAGAACGGTGTACGACAAAGACCGAAGGCTACCGAAAGTATGATGTCCGCCACAACCGACAGAATGGGTATGAGAAGAAACGCCACCGACTCGATAAGGCAGGCTCTTGTATTCTCGGCGGCGGTACAAGGTAAGGGAAAAAGTGTGAATGATGCAAATGCAAGTATGCACGCATATGAAGGCGACGAGTTCGCCGCAAGATACGGTGAGGAGTTCTACGGCGATGTCAATGTCGTAAACAAGGTGAAGATGAGAAGCAGGGGTCTGACATTCACAAATTCATTCTCACTTAATTTCGAATATTCACTCAAATCGTTGAAATGTGTGAACCCGAGGGTCGCTATGCTTGACATTCTCGGAAACTTTATGATACTCACCGGTAACTACGGTAACTTCTGGGGTGGTGCAACATTGTTCTACGGACAGCACAGCATAGCACCACAGTACGGAGACCCCGAACTGTTAAGAAAAGGACAATACGGAAAATATCTGCATTCATTGTGGGATGACGTGAAAACCGGTTATGAAAGACTTGCTACAAAGGAAAACGGTGAAAAGGGAGGTTTTCTCACGGCATTGGGAAATATAGCGAAGGGAGGTTTTCAGGACTTAATCGGAAACCTGCTCGGCGGTAATGTCGGTGTCGCCGGTACAGCCCAAGCGCCACCGGCACTTTTGAGTGGTAATCCGTCAGGATACTGGCATGTCACTGTCGGAAACCCTCTCGACCCGATTGCAATGATGGGAAATATGTGTGTGACAAAGACTTCGGTACAGTTCAATGACATTTTAGGATATGACGATTTCCCGACGGAAATCAAGTTCACAGTCGAACTCGAACACGGAAGAGCGAGAGACAACGCCTTCATACAAAGTATGTTCAACGCCGGTAAAGGTAGAATCTACTCCTTCAACAACAAGGGTCTCGAAGACGCTATGCACAATGTGGATGTTCTGAATAACTTCCAGGTTAACGCCGACCAGAACAAACAGGAAATGAGTGTAACATACGATAAGAACGGAATACCTCAGAATGTAGGTGGAAGAATGGTCGGTCTCGACCAGATGAAAGTTATGGGTGGCAATTTATATAACTAATGTAATATGGACAAGATATTGGATAAAAAGAGAAGAACCACATCCGATGACGGGGATGAAATGTTGGAACTCGGAATACCTTGTGTGAATATAAACAAGATAACCGCCAACGGTGTAATCCGTGTATCACAGGACCAGAAGGGAAGAATAGACAGGTTCTCGCAGTTGAACGTGGGTGAGGACAGAATGTCCATAGACCTCGTTATGTACTACAACCATATATTCAATCCGTTTTCAATAGACGAGGGTGACATTATCTTCACGCCTCTGTACAGTGAAAATTGCTTGAAATCCACGGGTGAACCGGTACTTCCCGATGGAAGCAAACCGTCAACCAAGGCAAGTGGTGAGAAGGAACTGACATATGCAGAAAAGGTAGAAAGGGCGGCAAGAACCGGATTGGGAGTTAGATAATTATGGAATCAGGAATAGTTATTGACAATTTCGACCCGATATTCAAGGGGAGATGTAAGATAAGGGTGTATGGAAGACACACCGAAACTGTCGGTGGTGAATATGTGATACTTGATGATGACCTTCCGTGGGCAAAACCTGCCATCGCCGGTGGTTCATTCAAAGTACCCAAGATTGGACAAAGGGTTTCCGTCCAAGTGGTAGACCCCTATACCATCCTTTATTATGGACCGGTTACGACCGACTGTGGTGTACAAGACATTCTGTATGAAAACGCAGATGACTGTGAAAACGCACAGATACTTCTTGTGGATGGTGAAATCGGAGGGGACTATGTGAAGATATACTATATTCCGGAAGAAGGTCTCGACATAGAGTGTCACGGACACAAGATATGCCTTACCAAATACGACGGACTGAAGATAGAGGCGAAGAACGGGGCGAAGATAACAATAGACGAGAGTAGCAAGGATATAAACATAGACACTACAGGAAACATAAATCTGAACTGTGCCAATATAAACCTTTCAAACGAGGCTACAGAGAAACTGATACTCGGAAGCAGACTTATGGAGGTTTTCAACAACCATACACATTTCTGTCCCGGAGGAACCACCAACACACCTACGGAAAAACTTACCCCGAAGGATTTTTCGAAAAAGATAAAGATAGGATAAACATAAATACAATACATACAAAAAGAAAAGATTATGATTAAAAAATTTGAAGAATTTACATCACATCCAAGAAAATATGGAAAAAGGGTAGTATCCGAATCGAGAACGAGATTATCTATTGGTGATGCTTTTGACAAGATGGAAGTTGCTACAAAATGTTTGAGCACTCTCTATAATCTTTATCGGGAGGCCGAAAATTTTAGAATACAAGAAAAAATAGAGGACACTTTTGAGGATTTGGATGAAAACTGGTGTTGTTCAAACGGTGATATCTTATTATATTTGGCCGCCTGCTGGGCTGAATATGAACCAGATACAGAATGCACAATCCAAAACATAGACGAGGTTTCACAAAACGAGGAAATAAAGGAAGACTGTTTTGCTGGCAGTTGGTTTGAAACACTGTCAGACGAGGCGTATTATTTTATTTGGAATGAGATAAAAAATGACAATCATATTTTTGAAATTATGTCTCAACTTGTGGATATCTTGAAAAATGAAGAATTTTCCCACGATGGTCGTACAACAATTGCATGGACATTGCACCAGATTGACGAAAATGGGATGAAGGAAAATTTTATTGGCGAATTTGTGAAAGCGTTCTTAACAAATGACTGGGTAACATTTTCAGACAACATATAACAAAAAGGAGATGTTGAACATCTCCTTTTTTTATGAATACAATGTGTTTTTATTCCTGTAAAGACTTGCAAAAATATCCGTGTCCGAAGGACCGTACAGCGACCGCTGTTTATTATCATTCATATAATCATTGTTATCGTATACATTCGAGAACTTTTCATCGAGTTTCATCTCAAACAGCTTTGCGATTTCCTCGTTTCCTTCCTCGTACATAACCTCCTCCATCATAACATCCAGATAAGGATGGTCGTATATGGAAGTCAAGTTGACAGTAGACATCGCCAAATCATCGTTGTCCCTTGTCGCCTTCCAGGAGTTTCCGACCCTCGAGAACACTTCAAACTCACCGACAGTATCATCATCCGTCACTATAATTCCATCCGAAGCGACAAGTCCCTTGAGTTTTATACACATAATCGGCTTGTTGTCAACCCTTATCTTCAAACCGTATTTTCTTGTTGTGGCGTCATCCGAATGCTTGAACTTCAAGACGGTGGAAATATCAAATTCATTCTTGTCACCGAAGACATTCTGCAACCTCATTATGAACTCACCTCCGAAAGCGTTGTATTCACATATAATCCTTATCTTATCAGGATTTATGACTTTTGGTGTCAATATGTTGACCAGTTTGGCGAGTTTGGTTATGTCTATCGTATTGGACTTGAACCTTCCGACTTGTACAAACTGGAAGAAATCCGACTTTACATAGTCTTCCGACTTTACATCTATATGTGCTATAAGTTCCTTCGGTTTGGTCTGAAGTCTGAATATGTTCAGTATTGAACTGTCTCCACCACCACCTTCGGCAAGGTCTATCGACATAACCCAGCAGTATTTGGGGTTTTTAAGGTCTGATACGTCGAAGTCCGGATGCCATTTCAAGTTCGACCATTCCTCGTCCCAGTTCATTTCAAGTTCCGGTATGGTCCTGTATATGTATTTTACACGGTTTTTCTGCAATTTGGCAAGAGAATCCGGTGACAGAAGGGTATTACCGGTCGAGAGGAACGAGTTTCCATATTGTCTCATAAACTCGTCCTCGCCACCACAGTCGAATATCATCTTCTCCTTCCACTTTTCGTCACGACCCGGTACCTGCCACCAGTCCACCCTTATGGGGTGATATGAGTTCTTGCCGTCAACAGCACCCTGGTACAAGTCGAAGAACTTGTTGTATCCGTTTGGTGTGGAAGTCACTATTATCTTGGAGTCTTCCATTGAAGATACGGTAGGCATAATATTCTCATAGAACTCATCGAGTATGTGTGGTTCGACATGAGCGAACTCGTCAAGGTACAAAAGATGTATCGTATAACCGATAAACGAGCGTTTTGTCGTGGATTGTGCCTCTATACGGCAACCGTTTGCAAATGACATCTTACTGATGTTGTTGACTTTCACGCCGGGTTTCATAAAGAAAGGAAGATAATTCATCATTTCCTTTATCTTGTCCATAATTTCCGTAGCGGTTGCGTATTTGTTGGCGGCGATGGCCACGTGCCTGTCAAAGTTGAAAATAATGTAATGGAGTATGAATATGGCGGCAATAACCGTATTATGACTTAAAATATTGTTTCCGAAATACGAATGTTCTTCGGAATCTACAGTCACATCATACATCGAAACTTTAAATTTTGATTTTTCAACACTTTTTACCTTTGATAGACCATTTTTTGTTATTACAAAATCATCTTTTGTCAAATCCTTCACAAATTTCTGCACAAACCCTTCACAGAATACTATATGGTTGTCAGCACATTCAAGTTTGTCACCGGATTCAAGTGTTAATGTGTAAATACGATAAGGTTGTGTCTTGTGTATATGTGTTATCGGGTGATAACCATCGTGTGACAGAACTTTCAGATTATCATTTGATATATCTATGGTGTCAATGATTTTCTTGGAGATGTCATCCTCATCGAGAGACATATTCCTATACTCGTATTTTTCAATCAATTCTATTAAAAATAGAATTATATTCTTAATAATTTTTCTCATAATCAATCGTTTGTTAAGAAATCTATACATTTCTGTATCGTTCCTTCCTTGTCTTTATTGTATTCGGATTCCCATACAACCAATACGGAATATCCATATTTTTTGGCACATTGGATTTTAATTGCATCATATTCCCAAATTTCCAATGCTGTCATATTTTTTACTTTATTGTATGACTTTTCATTATATATATCCGGGTTCATATGCCAATAGTCACCATTAAACTCTATAATTTTATTACCTATTGTTAAATCATATGAATAATGATTATTGTTTTTATCCGATATATATTTTTGTTTTTCCGGAATATCTATTTTTAAATATTTACATATTCTTTCTTTACATTGTTTTTCAAAATTACTTATAGGTGTTCTAGAATCACCATCGTGTTCAAATGAGTTAAACAAAGATTTTTTCCATTTCTCTTGTCTTTCCTTCCATCTTTTATAACCGTCTTCCAATCCGTACTTTTCAATACATTTCTCCAATGTGAATGTCCTTTGTCTTTCAGAAACTTTCTCTTTTGCTTCCTCTTCCGAATATCCCTTTTTTATCCAATATTCAATCTGATTTGTTGATTTATCAGTTCTATCACATTGGAGGTGTTTCCTTATATTTTTCTCCTTTTCATTGTCCGACATTCCTTCATATCCTTTGAATGATTTTGAAAACGGAGAAATGGATTTCCTATGTTCTTCCGTAGTGTTGCATTTTGCGTTTGGATTCTTATCACCAGACATTTTTTCAGAGTACATTTTTTTCACTTCCGGTCTATTCATAAACTTCTTTGACTTTTCAGAAAGTGTTTTTGATGTCTTTTCACAAACAAGTTTTGCATCCGGAAACTCTTCCATATACTCCTCTATGGTTTTGTCCGGATGCCTTTCGTTAAACCATCTTCCAGTTATACGGGGTGTTGCAAGACCATTCCATCTGTCAATCACATAATCAACATTTTCAATTCCTTCAAGAAGTTTCTTCTGTTTAACTATGAAAGCGGAAGCCTTATTCCTTTTTAATTTTTCTTTCTTTACTATTTCGGAACATTCATTGCAGAAATGAACATAACCCGATTCGGCTTCAAATTCTTTACCACACCTTTCACAAACTTTTATACATTTCTTTTTACTCATATATTATAATTTTCGATAAATTTTCATTAAAAAATGTTTTATACGAGATAAAATTCCATCTTTTTTCTCATAATAAACATCCTCAATGTATTTATGAAAGTTATTTTCATTTTGTTGTAATTCTAACTCGTTGAAAATGTGGCATTTACCCGTTTGTCTCGATGTTAAAGAAATTGAAAATCTGTTATTTACATAAGATTCCAACATCTCCTCCTGATAATCTCTCAGTTTCAAGGGCTGATAACCCTTTGTTCCCTGCAAGCAATATCCGTAGTTGTTGGCGAAATAGAAAATGTCGTTTGCACATTTCGTCAACTCCTGTATTTCCTCCGGTGTATATTCGAAAATTATATTCGGGTCTCTGATACCTATCATACCGTCCAGCCAGGGACTATCCTTGTGTGCTATACCTTCTGCATAGTCTCTCATCCAGTCGTCAACCTTTTTGGTCGACCAGACGGTTTTCTTTTTCTGTGTCTTATTTGTCTTGACCACCTTCGGTGAGGTGGCGGTGTTATCATCTACTATTCTTCCCATAAAATTGTTTTATTATATAGAATTAAACCCCCTTTGGTAGAAACTCCGGTTTCATTTTGGGGCATTTTGTAAACATAAGACTTGATGTAACGAATTTGTCAGAAAATTTCCAGTTACTCAAATCCTTGCATAAACTATCACAACCGTAGAACATTTCGGCGGTATGAACCACATTGGACACATCCCATTTACTTATGTCCCTGTCAAAATCCTTACAATTCTGAAACATTCCGGTCATATATACTTCATTCTCCGTATTGAATTTCCAGTTGTCTACATTACCGTTAAATTTATGGCAGTCTTTGAACATCTCCGTAAAGATGATGACATTGGATACATCCCATTTGTCTAGATTGCAATTAAATTTATTACAGTTGTAGAACATTCTATATGTATTCTTGCAATTCGATGTGTTCCAACCGGACACATCCCCGCAAAAATCGGTAAATTGAAATATACCCCTCATATTCTCAACATTGGAAACATCGACATCGTTCAAATTACAATCATCACCCCTGAGGTCTACCAAATTTCCAATTAATCTGTTTAATATGGAATTAACCGAATCTTCATCATCATCTTCCTTTATAATGATATAATATCCGTTCTTATGTCTTTTTCCATTCATATCGGTGAAATCGTGTATTCCCACTCCTTCCGGAAGTTTGTCCAACATCGGAAGTTTATTCTCTGTTCTTTCAATTTCACCGAAATATTCTTCCGTTAAATTCTTTAAAATTCCCATAAATATACTATATATTCTTAATTATTTATGTTATGAAATTTGGATTTGACAAGAATACAGGTATTTACGGTCCGAAAAAGGATGAAAACATATATTTCGGAGGCAGTCAAGGCGGTGGTATTATCGTCGATGACAAAAAGAATAAAGTAAGATACATCATAGAAAAGGATGGAACTATAACTTGGTTGCTTTCAACGAGAAAAGACCTTCATCTGTACGATATGAGAGACGGAAGAATGATTGCCGACAGAGTTATGAGAAAATTCGGAAACGGACACAAATACTCCGATTTCAGATATTTCGTAAGGAATATGAGGGGGGCGGACGAAAGTTTTCTACCGACATTCGATGAGTTCATAAATGAAAACAAAATGCATTTTGAATGTACTTGTGCAGATGTGACACCCGAAGAATGGGATGAACGTATGAAAGGACGGAAAAAAATGGACTACAAAACACTTGTTGAAAAAATAAGAAAGGATTGTCCGGACATTTATAGAAAACTTCGTTTGGAACTTCATAATCCATACAAGGATGAATGTTATGAAACAGACACACACTATATTCTGACACATTCAGCAACAAATTATTTTTTTAAAAAAAGCAAGTAAAATGGGAATACTGAAAAATTTGACGAAAGAATACTTTGGAAAAATTGAAAGAACCGAAGACAAAATCGATTTACCGGAAGAAATAGCGGATGATGTAAAAAGAAAGAATTTCACCGATAAAAACGGTAATAAACACTATGGATTCTATGTTGTCGACGGGAGTTTGGGAGTTCTTAACGCCCTCGTCAATAAATTAATCGAAATAAGAGGAGACAACTGTGACCTGAACGACATATATACGGCGAACATAAAGGATATGGCGTTTCTTTTCAGACAGAACGACTGGATGGATAACTATAGTATAGACAACTCCTCCTTTAACGGGGACATATCCGGATGGGATGTTTCCCAAGTTGAAAGTATGGAAGGTATGTTCATTGATTCCCAGTTTAACGGAGATATTTCCAAATGGGATGTAGGACAAGTTACAAGTATGTATCAGATGTTTATGGGTTCGGATTTCAATAGGGATTTAAGCGCTTGGGAGGACAAGGTTTCGGAACTGAAGGAAGTCGGTGATATGTTCTGTGACTGTCCGGTTGAAAGTAATGACAAAATACCAAGCTGGTGGTATGAAGTATCGTCACGGGAGATTGATGGAGAATAAATAAATTATGGGAATATTATTGAATTTGACAAAAGAGTATTTCGGAGACATCGAAAGAGAAGAGGATATAATTATATCACCTGATGATTTGCCTTACGGTGTGGGCATTCACGAGTTTATCGACAACAACGGCAAGAAACATAAGACCGGATATTATTCCATAGACGGTTCAATAATAAGTTTAAAAACAATCGTCTATAAGATAATGTCCCTTAAAGGAAGGAAATGTGACTTGAATATGGTCGATGTTTCAAACATACAGGATATGACGGATTTATTTAGGGATTTGGAGGACTTTGACTGTGATGTTTCCGGATGGGATGTCTCCAATGTGAAATCTATGGAAGGAATGTTTTTTCGTTGTAAAGATTTTAAAGGAGACCTTTCCAGATGGAATACGAGAAATGTGACCGATATGGAAGGAATGTTTTACGGATGTTCAGACTTCAATAGTGCAATAGGGGGATGGAATGTGTCCAAATGTCTTTGTTTCAACTATATGTTTAGTGATTGCAAAAAATTCAATCAAGATATAAGCAACTGGCAACTAAATACGGACGAAAAGAAAAAGATAGAAATGAAAGCTATGTTTTATGGTGCAACCATTTTTGACCAGCCGATTGGAAAGTGGAATGTTTCAAGGGTAAAAAGAATGGAAAGCATGTTCAGAGACTGTGTAAATTTCAATCAGCCGCTCGGGGACTGGGACGTATCCAATGTCGGTGATATGTTTGCGATGTTCTCCGGATGTACAAATTTCAACCAGCCGATTGGAAAGTGGAATATGAAGAAAGTGGAAGATGTATCCGAAATGTTCAAGGACTGTATAAATTTCGAACAAGACATAAGTGAATGGAAAATCAGTCCAAAAATAAGAAAGCAAGCGGTTTTCGTCAACTGTCCTATATTAAAGAGAAATGTACCGGAAAATTTAAGGAAATAAGCAATGGGAATATTATTGAATTTAACAAAGGAATATTTCGGTGAAATTGAAAGAACAGAGGATGAACTTCCGATGTTGGAAAGAACACCGGATGGTGTTCAAATACATAAGTTCAGGGATGCAAACGGAAAAATACACAAGAACGGGTATTATATTCCAACTGGAAGAAAAGATGTTTTTTACCATTTAGTATCGGAACTTATACGCTTGAGAGGTGTGGGGGCAAACCTCAATGACATAGATGTTTCAAATATCAGAGATTTAAACAGTGTATTCGGATATGAAGACTTCCGTGGTGATGTGTCGGGTTGGGATACATCAAATGTCATAAGTATGTATCGTCTATTCAAGAGATGCAATAAATTCAACTGTGACTTAAACAACTGGGATGTTTCAAATGTGGAAAATTTTGAGGAGATGTTCGATGGTTGTGAAACGTTCAATGGAAACATAAGTAACTGGAAACTAAGTACCGAAAAGGATATACAAGCCGAATATATGTTTAGGAACTGTTATAAGTTTAATTGTGATATCAGCAAATGGAATGTTTCAAAAATAACCAATCCATATGGGATGTTCTGGGGTTGTCATGCCTTCAATAGAGATTTGAGCAATTGGGAAATGACCGATGGTAATGCGTTTATAAATTCCAAGGTGGATATGAAGAACCTGCCAAAAAAAATTAAAGTAAAATAATAAATATCTTATGGGAATATTATTGAATCTGACAAAGGAATATTTCGGTGAAACGGAGAGGGAAGAGGACAAACTCCCTATGTTGGATGAACTGCCAGGTGGAGTGGAAATACACGATTTCACCGATATGAACGGGAAAAGACACAAGGAAGGATATTATATTCCCAGTGGGAAAAAAGTACATCTGGCCCGTCTGATTGGTTCTCTAATAGATTTGAGAGGTTTTGACTGCAACTTGAACGATATTGATGTATCAAATATCAAAGATATGTCCGGATTATTTTCTCCATATGAAGACTTTCAAGGCGATGTGTCCGGTTGGAATACATCGAGTTGTACAAATATGAAAAGTTTGTTTAGTGGTTGTGTTCACTTTAACTGCAACTTGAACAAATGGAATGTATCAAAAGTAAAAAATTTCGAAAAAATGTTTTATCATTGCTACAATTTTAACGGAGATATAAGTGATTGGAAACTAAACACCAAAAAAGTACCCAAAGGTTCACCTTCATATAAACAATCAACCATAGTAACCGATAATATGTTTGAAGACTGTCATAGATTTAATTGTGATATCAGTAAATGGGATGTTTCAAATATCATATCGGCATATCATATGATTGCTTGGTGTATTGATTTTCACCAAGATTTAAGTGGTTGGAATTTAGCTTATAAAAATGAAGAGATAGTCTACGCTTGTGTCAAAATGACGGATGACTTGATGCCCAAACATTAGAATAGTCTCTTCTTTTCACACGGTTCAAGTGTTTCAAGAAAATCCACTATCGAATCAAACCTTTCAATCTTAACTTTCTTATCCTTCGTATAGACATATTCACCCGTATCCACACAAGGATACTGCTTCGTGTCCTTGTTGTATGAACGGTTTATCAGCACACATCTGTCTGCATTTATTTCCTGAAAATACTGTGGGTTGTCGTCCACCATCACATCGACATCGGGAAGATTTTTCGCCCTTTTGGTGCAGAATGTAACCGAATCATAAGGTATTCTTGCATCTTCAAGCCACATAAGGGTATGCAGTTTGTTCTTATATGAAGGCTGGTATGTGATGATGTGTATGGAGTGTCCGTTCTCCATTGCCTTGGTAATCGCCCCTATCACATCCGGAAAAGTGTCCGAGAACCTGTTCACGGTCTCACCGTTCTGATGTGAAAAGAAGAACTCGTGGGCGGCCATTTTAAGTCTTTTCTCCACAAGTGGAAACGCTTCATTCACAGCATAGAATTTAACATCTTCGGTCTTCATATTTTCACCGAAACTCGTATTGTATATATTTACCATAGTGTTCACACTGTCTCGAAGAACACCGTCAATATCAACTGCTATTCTCATTTTACCAAGTTATTATAGGAATATTCAAATTCTTGTTCTCATTCTTAAAATCATACCATAGGAATGCTCCTATCTTGCCCGTTGCCGCAACAACACCACGCAAATACCTCAAACTCAATTGTTCGGTTTCATACTGCAAAGTGTACTTTATTATTGCAAAATTGTCATAACCATCCACTGGAACATCTTTGAAGTTTCTTTCGGTTTCCTTCAGTCTCTCTTCACGTTTTTTGTTCAGTTCGTGCGGCGTAAGGTCACAACCACCGACTTGTTCATATATATATCTCTTGTATGCAGCTCTATTGACAAGTATGTCGTAAGTAAGTACTCCCAATGGAGCATCCATAGTATCCATTATTTCGGCCAATTTCCTTCGTGTCTGCCTTAAAAAATAACAATAGTGTTTTTCATTGACTTCGGAAATCATATATGCAGAATTGAATTGAAGCATCTGCTTCGCCATATCAAGAATCTCACATACAGTAAGATTGTCATACATATTATAATTACTCATTCTTATCCTCCATTTCCTTTGTCATTTCAATAATATCCTTAATCATCTCATCCGTAACATAGATGTCGTTGACACCAACAATTTTATATTCCACACCCGCTTCACTCGGAATCCACAAGCAAGATATGTCGTCAAAAATATCACTCCATACCTTTTCTCTAAAATACCAGTCACGATTTGATATACCCTCCGGTTTGTCGGTCTGGTCCTGATAGTGATAGTCAACCGCTATACCACGGTCGAACAACATCTCATAGTTATCACGACTCTGGTCGTAATATATTCCATAAAGTTTGTTCTTCCTTTCGAATATTGACACTCCAAATTCAAAATAGAAATCGTTGTATGGTCTTCTCAATTCATTACGAAGCAGCCTTTCAAAATCCCAACAGGAGATTTTCTCATTTTCATTCTTCGCCTTGTTGTAGAGAAACGACATATGGATGAAATTCAAGGATTCCTTGTCTTGAAAGGTTTTCATCACATTTTTCTTAGCCTCTTCCTTCAAACCGTGAAGCTGTCTTATTACTTCACTGAGTTTATTCGACTTGAATTTAATTCCATTGTAAAGTTTCGTACTCATAAATTTACATTTTATTCAAATTAAATATAACAAAAAATACATAAATAAAATATATAATCCAATATTTTCTATGAGTAAAGTAAGTACACTCGTTGATTGCAGTGAAGCGGAAGAAGTTGAATGCTTAAATGACTTTATCGAAAGTATTCAAGCCGAAATGTCTGTAAACTGTTCTCTTCCGTTCAGTATTCCGGCGGAATCAATAGCACAGTTGGCAAAAAACGCAAAGCAGTTATTCTACAAGATGTATGAGGATGCACACGAAGAAATGTTCATAGCAATCCCACACAAGGAGATTATGAAGAAACAGTTCGGTCACGGTGTTGCCCATATGGAAGGTGAAAGTGACAAGAAGGTTTTGAAAGACAGAAGAGGTACATATATGTTACCCGAAGGAGTGATTTCCGTCGTAGGAGTATACGAAATAGGCGGATGGTCCGGTGAAGCGGGCTGGAACTCGGGTCTTCTCGGTAAGACTTCCGGTGATATTTCCCTTCACAGGATGGTGTATCAGTCGGTATACGACAGGACGATGGCGATTTCTGCCGACAACACTATGTATTACATCTGTACGGAGGCTTTTCTCGATATGTCAAGACAGATATTCCAGAATATGATTTCGTTCAGATACAACCGTCTGACAAACAATTTGAGGTTTTTGGGTGAACTTCCGAAGGACGATGTTGTCATCGATGTTCTTGTCAGAGTTCCGGATTGTGACCTGTATAACGATGAAATGTACCGTAGATATGTCATAGCGAGCTGCAAACAGCAACTCGGTAGAATACTCAACTCGTTCACATACAATCTTCCTGGTAATGTTTCCATAAACTCGGAAGCGATAGCGGACGAAGGAAAACAGGAGATGGAGAACATAATGCAGGAGTTGAGAGATATGTCTGGTGCTTGGTATATAATGACTACATAATAGTTGTTATCATAACAAAAAAGAGAGTCGATTGACTCTCTTTTATATTAAAGGATAATTTGTTTCCTCCTTTGGTTTGTTTTTCTTATTCTTGTAGTAGTGTTTTTCTTTTTTCATCTCTTTTCTTTTGAATTTCATTTCTTCAAAAGAAAAATCTTGTTCCTTCATATCGTCACCAAAAAGATTTTCACCATATGTTTTTAATGACTCATTCTTTATTCTTCTTTCTGCAATCTTTTTATATTTTTCGGACAATTCAAATCCAATCCAATTACAACCGTATTTTTCAGCGGATATAGCAGTTGTACCACTACCTATGAACGGGTCTAATACAATTATATTTCCAAGTTCCTTTATCATTTCTTCTGTACCAAGAATACTTGGAATAATCCTATCGACAAGTTCTATCGGAAAAGATGCCGGATGTTCATTTTTTATATCAATATTAACAGGCCATATTTCATTAAGTACACTAATTTTACCACCGTTATTATATCTTTGACGACTAAATCTAACATTTTTGTTCCCCTTTGTCATCCAATAAATTAGTTCGGTATTTGGGAGATAGTGTGATAGATTTACATTAATAGAACGTTTTCTATCCCAAATTATAAGTTGTCTAAATACCAATTTACTTTTTAATAACCAAACAGAAGGAAGAATACCAATATTATTCCTTGAACGAACTTTATGATTATAAAACAAACTACCACCCTCTTTTAATACACGATGAATTTCATTAAGTATCTCTATCTGCCACTGCTGATATTCACTTTCTTCTTTATTGTCCGAATATGTATCATAATCAACTTTTGATGACCACATAGCAGTTTTACCCGATATTTTGTCTCCCATATTATATGGAGGCGAAGTGATAACCAAATCAATACTATTGTCATCAAGTTCTCTTAATCCATCAAGACAATCGCATAAGTGTATTTTATTTAGCTCCAACATATCTTATTTAATTTATAACATACTGTATTAAATATAACAAAAAAGGCGAACCATTGATTCGCCTTTTTTGAAAATTAACCATCTCATTATTCTTTCAATGCAGAAACTTTTGTAATTATAACATCTTTTATTCCCACAACTTCTTTCAAAAGTGAAATTTCCTTTGGAAGGTCACCCGTCCTAACATCCTCATCCTTTTCATAAAAAATAAAAGCACAAATATCTTTAATATGACGTGGACAAATTTCAACAAGTCTAGTTGGCGGGTTTGAGTTACCATAAAATGTCCAATATCCGTCACCAAATATGAATATTACTGCATCTTTATCTTTTGATTTTATTCTATTTATTTCATTACCAACATCACTGAAATTCTCGATGCCACCACCAATATAACCTCTTTGACTATTAAAATATTCCAATGTATTTGCCAACACTTTTTCATAACCGTCTTCTTCTAACATCTTATGATTAATAATTCTCGGTAACGATAAATTATCACCAAATACATAGGTGCAGATGTCGGTATATTCAAGTCTAAAACACAAATGTAATATTCTACCTAAAAATGCAACGATAAGACCAGGTTGTGAAGCGACAGAACCGGAATAGTCAACAAAGCAATAAATTGATTGTGTTTCAGCACCGCCCTTTTCATATTTTTTAAAATATCTCACATCTCTTCTCCACAAATGATTCTTATCACCCAATCTTACTTTTTTTACCTTCTCGTCTTCAATCTCACCCTTGTGTATAGATTTATCTTTAAGTATTTTTTCCACAAGTTTTTCCCAATCATCATCTTCTATTTTAGCGGCTTTCAAAGAATGATATAATATAGATGTTTTTAGTGATGAGTATCCTTTACATTTTTTATCCAGTTCAACCATCGCCTCCCTTCTTATGGAATCCAATTCTGAATCTGACGGTGGTTCTGCGGAAAGAGCACCTTCCACGGTTGATTCTTTCATTCTTTTTATTTCTTCAGGAGAAAGTTTTGCCGCTTCTATTTCTTTTTCAATTTCTTCTTTCGATGGTGCAGTTTCAAGTCTTCCAGCCAACGATTTTAATTTGTCAAATTTTTCCTTTTTTCTTGATTTATCACCGATAATTTCTTCTTCTTTCCTTTCTATATCATCAACAGTACTATTATCGTCTTTAAGTGCTTCAATAAGGTCTTTTAAATCTTCTTTTTCTATATCCGTTCTTTCTTTCAATTTTTCCAAAGCATCTCCGATGGAACGTTCAAGTTCACTTTTCTTTTTCTCACTATCGACATCATCTTCTCCACTACCCCATTCAGTTTCAGTATCTTCTTTTTTCATTTTTTTTCTTGATGATTTTTTTGATTCATCATCATCTGTTGAATCATCATCAATATCACTAGATTCGTCGTCTCCATCACCGTCACCAGAACCTTCTCCACCTTCCGAAGCACTACTAACACTTTTTTTTGATTTGTCTAAAAAGTCATCATAGTCATCACCGGTTTTATAGTCGGAATCACCATCATCTTCAATCTCATCTAGTGCTTCCGCCTCCAATTCGAGTCTTTTAATAAATTCATCCTCACCCCATTCAATTTCTTCACTTTCCCAATCTTTTTTTGCGTCTTTACTATCATCAAAAATTGGCAAACGTCTTCTTATGATAGGAGGAAGTGGTGGCTCTGGTGGTAAAATTCTTGGGTCTTCCGAATCTTCATCGGAATCATCATCACTCCCACCATTATCCAAAAGTTGTGACTTAACATAATTCCTAACATAAATTATCGCTTGTTCTGCGGTTTCCATATCTTTGGAAATAGGAACATCAGAATAAGAGACTTCGGTCTCTTTTGATTCCTGTATAGAATTTAACAATACATCTAATTCTTCAAATATATTCATATTAAAATATTTTTTATTTAATTATGTTTAATCTTCTGTCGGTAATTTGAATTCTCGTCTAAGACCTTTTTCACCTAATTCTTCATATATTTTGTATAATCTTTTATACTCTTCATAATATGCTTTTTTATACTCCTCTGAAGGTCTTACTTTCGCTTGTCTATGAAATTCTGTTCCGATTCTTCTTAAAGAAGAAAGTGCAATTTTAACAACACTTACATATTCTGTTTCCGTGTGTTCTTCTTTTAAAAAGTCAAACATATGTGTCGTATCCTCATAGAACGCATCAACCAAACCTGTAAAAAAACGGTCATCTCTGTCAATAAGTATCTTCTCTTCTCTCAATCTTTTCAAATTTTCAAAGAACGATTCTTTTAATTTTCCTATCACCACATAAATTTCAGTCAAATCACTTTCATTAATATCGTGTATTTCTTTTTCCAATAGAGGTTTTACCAAATCTGCATATTCATTACACAACTCAAATGACTTTTCATCCAACCTTTCGTGATAATAAATGGCCGCCATATCTTTTATTCTTAAATAGTAATTGTGAAGAATATGTTTTTTTCTTTTTTCTTCTCTAAGTTTTTCCGCTCTTTTTTTACGCCTCTCTTTCAATTCCTTCATCTTTCTCTCAAACTCTTCCTTTAACTTATCCTTTTTCAGATTATCGGCAATAAGTTTACTGATAGAATATATGATTTTTTCGGATATTTCATCCCTTTCGTCATAAGTTAATTTGGTTTCTCTATTCAAACGAACAACACCATCAACCAAAGTAGTCCAACATTCTTCATTGTCCTTTAAAAAGACATCTTCATCCAAAGTAAATTTCTCACTGATTTTTGTAACACATCTCTCCATTTCTTTTTTTAATGTGTCAACATCATCAATAAAACCATTAAGGTCACTACTTGTCATATTAACGGGACTTACATCAAGGTCATCTATAACTTTTTTCAAATACGGTCCAATTTCACCAATTTCTTTTATTCGTGTTTTTTGGAGCATTTTAAGTCTCTTTCTTATTGTCATTTTTGTTTTACTTTCACCAAAAAGTTTTTCAATAATGTCTCTAAGTTTTGTGGAGGCAATATCTTTATCTCTTTCTGTGGAATTTGGGTCACGAAGTACTTTTAATGCTTCAAAAATTGCCTTCAGCGCCTCTAAATATTCCGGTGGTAAAACTGTACCACCGTTAGATAAATATCTTTTTAATAGTTCATCACCATTTTCTCTATATATGTCCTCATACATTTTTCCAAAGTAATCTTTATCGAATACGCCTTTCATTTCTTTCCAGAAATCTGCTGTTACAACACCATCGGCAACCATATTGCAGTTTACTTCCATATCTGCACATATATTTTGTTTGGTTATTTCCAACTCATATAATTCTTCACTTGTCATTTTCAATTTTCGTCTATCTTCCATAGGTAAAATTTTTAGACCTATTGATAAATGATTCAGAAAATTATGCATCAACTCGTGGAATAAAATACCAAAGATTTTTTTTACATCACAATCCAAATTATTGTATATAAAATGTACATTTAACCACAAATTACCAAGATTATCCACAGACATTGTTTTATGAAAACAATTTTTATCTTCGGGATTCGCTAAAACATACATTGGTCTACAATGTTGAATATATGAATACATAAAACTATACTTACTTCCAATTAGTCCAAGCGCTTTATCCACAGACTGTATTATCGTTTTTAATTCAACATCAACAATTTTATCCAAAGACTCTACATACATTGGAATTTTACCAACCCTTAAAGTTGCCAATTTGTTTCCTGCCGATTTATCTGTTACCGATTCAATCAGTCTATATCCTTGCTTGTTTCTGATATTGTATCTATCATATATCAAATCATTATATACCATAAGATATTATTTTATATATATTTATTTGGGATTATCTACTTTTTGTTATTATACTGCAAAGATACTATTTTTTTGGAATTTTTGCAAGTTTAAGTAGATAATTCCATATTTATTTATGAAAAAAAAAAGTGTCAGATTACTGACACTTTTTTTTCATTTTTTAATTCATATCTGCATAATCAATATCATAAGTTTCACCAACAAAATTGATATAATCAGCCAAATTCTGTCTTATCGGTTCATCTTCGGGATATTCTTCACTTCTTATTTTAAGAATATTGGACACAATATCAGTATGAAGTTTTATCAAATGGTCCGAACTCAGTTCACCATATGCTTTGTCAAGGTTTTTCGCCATTTGTAAAAACATTTCACCTATTTCCGGTGTTCCTTTTGCAACAGTACTTCTTTTGTATTTTGACATAATGTAGTTTTCAACAGACTTCACTGCTTCCGTAACGTGATATACGGTCGTGTCTATATCTACCGGACCTTCAAATAAAGATTTTGTCGAAGGTCTAGATGAACCAAGTTTCCTGATTCTATCCATATAAGTACAATATTCATCGGCTATCGGTAATCCAATTGTTGCAATGGCTTGTTTTTTCAATAAACCTGGGTCAATTTCAAGAATACTATCCAAATCAAATTTGACAAGCATATCGTGAACCCAAGACATTAAATTTGACCAAGAACGTGGTGATGCAAAAATCATTTTATTTTCCGAACCAAGTTCGTGGAACTTTTCTGGGTCTAAATCGTGCCACCTTCTATATACTCTTGTTTTACTTAATCTACCTTTTTTACCGATTGTTTCTACATCTTCAAAATTGTCTGGTGAATCGAATGAAATAAATTGCAATGTATCTTCATCAAAATAACCACTTTCTCTTGCCCATTTAGACCAAACTGCAAAATCTGGAACAAAATTAAATGCACCACCAGATATTCTGTTACCAAACGCTGGAGCAAGTTTTGCAAAACGCTTTTTAACTTCATCGTCATCACAAGGTCTATTTGAACAAGCTATAATAGACCACTTTGAACCAATTCTATATCCACCAGAAGTTTGTCTTTTTGTTATTAACTGCATAATTGTTTTGAACAATTCGTCATCAGCACGTAAAAATTCATCAAACATTATTATACCGCCTTCATAAGTTGCTTCATCAACCGGTTCAAATTCTTCAAATGCATCATTCCAAACCATATCCTCAACATAATATGTATTGGCATATAAGTTTTTTGCTCTATTGACTTTTATATCGGTACTTGGTTTATAAACAGGAAGCCAAGTTTTTGGAGATTCTTCTGTTTGTAGAATACGAACTTTTTCCAAATTTGCAATGTCTGTACTATCAAAACCTAATTCCACCAATTTTTTAGCAAGACCACTTTTCTCTCCTATAACTTTATCCATAGTTGTATCATCTGGCATAGGAAGATAAAGACCACCTAATTCCAAATCACCACATTCAATAACAATAACCGATTTCTTTTTATTTGGATTCGACTTATTGTATTCTTTAATGATTTCTTGAGGTATTGTTGTCTTACCAATACCCGGTGCTCCAAAAATAAATGTTGCTCTTGAAGATTTTCTACCTGTTGTGGAAGGATTATCTTCCATAATGGATTTCACCATTGTTTCAAAATCTTCACTTGAAATATCTGGAATATTATCAAGAAAACTTCCCTTTGCCGAAAGAGGAACTCTTGCTTCTTCTACCGCACTAAGTTTATATCCATCATCAAACGCCAAATCTGGATTTGCCATCATATCAATCCATTTCAAAAAGTTTTTATATTCTTGTGATTTTTTGTCGATAAAATCATAAAAACCTTTTTTCTTATCGAGATATGCGGTTGATTCAACATTTTTATTAAGTAATGGTGAATCAATCTTTGTGAATGCACTAACACCTTTCACATTACCTCCGGCAAGATAATTAAGTGTCGTATAGACATTGGTCTCATCTTTCATTTCACCATCTTTTGTGAAAGTTGCAACATAGAAGTTATTGAGTTTTATCATAAAAGAATTTATCTTCTGTTTAATTTTCTTAACACCTCTCTTCACACCGCTTTTAATGGTGTCATATAGACCTTCGTTTACAAATTCGTCTATTGTTAAAACGTGTTTATTTTCTTTCATAGTTTTTGTTTTTGTTTTTTTATCCAATTCATCGAGTTCTTTTAATTTTTTTAAAATTCTTTCATTTTTTGTTGCGTTTATATCAACAAGACGAGCACCTATTTTTGGTAACTCTGCACTTTCCCATCTTTTGACAACTCTATGTCTTCCGGTCTCAACACCAGTTTTAGGGTCAATCTCGGGTTCTATTTTTGCATGTCCACGTTCGTCAAATACTGTTACGAGAACTTTACCGGGATTCCATCCGGAAATATCGTGTGAAAACCTAGATTCGGTAAACATATTTTTAAAATTTATACACGAACTAACATCCCAATTTTCTATTGATGGATTGTCGAATGTTGATTTATAAAACATACCTTCCATATTCTTGACATTAGAAACATCCCAACTAGATAAATCCAAATTAGGAATGTTTGCAAATGCAAACAATGCCGCCATATTCTCAACATTGGATGTATCAAGAAGACAAATCATAGGATTTGTTTGTTCGTTTTCTTTATTGTCTTCAGAAATACATCTATTATACCAGGCATTTACAACAACGAATATATTATGTTCATAATCCTTACCATTATTTACATAATATCTTCCCCTTATCTTGGAGACTATTTCCTTTTCTTCACTAGATGGAACAAGAGTAACTGGTTCTGGTTCAATTTCCAAATCGTCGTCTACTTCAAACCCTTCTCCCTCATCATCGTCATCGTCGATTTCATCACCGGTTTTATCGTCAATTTCATCTTTTACTTTTTCGATTCCTGGTTCTTTTTTAACGACTTTCATCCCCTCATCCAATTTACAATATTCACTTAAATCTATAGACTCATTTAATTCTATAAGATTTTCGTTTTTTTCGAACCATTCATCAAACATCAGAAGAAACTCTTTATTACTAAGGTTAGGATATTTTTTATTTGTTTCGTTAACCCAATTCCTAACATCTTTACTGAAAAATTGTTCTTTTGTCATATATTAAAATTTTTTATTTATCTCTTGTTGCATCAATCTTCATATTTCCGAGAATTTTTTCTCTCCATCTTTTTTGTCCAAAGAACAAATATTCCCTGATATTTTTAATGATACCCCAATTCATCAATCCATATATCTCGTATTCGGTATTATAGTTACCCTCTATAACATCATCAATCATATTCAAAACTTCTTCTAGATTATAATCTGGAATTGAAGATTCTGTTGGTAAAAGTTTTAAATCATTTGGTATACTTTCATCGTTCATATCACTAACGATTTTTCTTCTTAACCAATACCAGACAACTTTTCTTGTAGGACTGATGTCTATTGGTTCCATTCTCCTTTGTAAAGCACCCCAGTGGTCTTTTGCAGTTTTTATAAATGTTGTTAATGTCTGATTAGATATATATACGATAATACCATTAAAATAGAATCCGTCCGGTATCAAGACTTTTGCATTTTCTTCTTCAAATTTTTCAAAGTCTCTTAATGCAGTTTCTTTGACACTCTCGTCACTTATCATCGCTTCCCATTCTGGAGATGTTCTTGAAAGTTTTTCTTTTTTTCTATAATAATCACGAATTTCACTCTCTTTCTTTTTTAACCATCTTTCCTTTTCATATGGTGTAAATTTACCAACTTCTCTGAAATATGATTCTTGTCTTGTTACATCGGCCTTCTGTGCGGCATAATATATATCACTTTTTCCTCTAACTTCACCATCGGGTGATACAATCCAGCGTTTCTTTTCTTCTGCCTCCATTGCACCTTTCCACAAAGAAATTTTCGATTCTGTATTGAACATTTCTGGTGTATCATCATAAATCAGCAACATATTATTATTTTCGTACAATTCTTTATAGACCTCTCTTGCACTTGTAGTTGCATTACCCATCCTCTTATAATGAACACCGTTAATAAGACCCGTATCTACTATTGCCTTATCCAATGAATAAGATTTACCTATACCAGCGACACCTGTGATAAGTAAACCCCTATGTGTACCAATTTCTCTTCTAATCGAAATATCCCTACCACCACTCTTAATATATTTACAAATCGCTTCCGATGCATCATAAACAGAGTCCATTTTTTCTTGTAATTCATCAACTCTTTTTTCCACAATGCCTTTGGCTTCTTTGACGACGTGTCCTCGTCCAGCTATAACTTCAACCGCTATTTCACCAGATGCACCAGCACCCCAGAACCAAAGGTTAGGTAATTTTGATGCGATTGCCGCTGGCGCATCACCAACATTACCACATATAACAAAATGTATAAAGACAACAAATCTCATTGCCGATACATAGTCGATTGTTCCATCGTGTTTTTTACCAATAACCGCTCTTACCGTTTCAAGATATTCATCATCCTCTTCCAAATCTTGAATCTTTAAAACGATTTCATTATCCGTTTTATCATTATAATTTTTAATAAATTCTTCCATAAGGTCTTGGTTGAACTTATCGACAGAAGCAGAATCATCATAAAGATTTTTATAAATCTTTTGCCAAGCTATTGCTTTATATGGTACGGGTGCCGTAACCTCTTCATTTAAACCAGCATTCGTATTATCAAGAGTTAAAATGGAAATCAATGTACTCACAGCTTTTGTTATTCCGAACTTACTTGTTGAAACGGAAAATTCAGACTTTAAGTCTGGAAAATCTGCTGGATTTTTTGTAAAAAATGTAATAACTTTATTGATACCTTCTTTATATATAGCAAAATATTTAGTACCGCTTTCAGAAGAAATCAACGAACAGTCTTTACCGTCAATTTTGAAAACAAAAGGAGAAACCAAAAAATTATCATTTATATTTTTTCTTAAATTATTAAGTACAAGAAGTGTCATTTTTGAAAGAATTTTGTTATCATAAACCATTTCCAAATCTGGTTCACCATAAGTTTCCAATTCTTTCTGTTCCACTGAATCAAGAACAACATCGTTTCCAAAACTTTCGTTGCTCTCCATAATTCTGGAAGTTCCTCTATTCAAAAAACTGTTAAAACTTTCAATCATATTTTTATGTTTTATTTTATACATAATTATTTATGAAAACACTTTCAGCATTTATTCAAATGACTGAAAGTGTCTTTCTTCGTGGTTTCAAAAACATTGTCAAACATAATATTCTCCAATCTAGCGTGATGTATGAGGAATATGTTGAGTTTTAACTCTTCGCCCAGTTCCTTCAACAGTTGGAGCATATCCGACACACCGTCTATGTCTATGTTACTGAAAAGTTCGTCTATGAAAAGCAGGTTTAATTCACCATATTGTAATTTCAATAGTTTCACAAAACTTATTATGGTGGCGAAATCGACCCTTTTCTTCTCACCCATACTCAAAGTGTTGTATCCGACCTTCATACCGTTCTGCATAATCGTAGTGTTGAAACTATTGTCGAACACAACGGAATATGGGAGATTCATAAATTCTATCGTTGATGCTATTATACTATTAAGGTCTTTTATATAGGATTTTGCTATCCTCTGTTTTATTCCGTTTTCGTCACCGAGAAGTTTAAGGAGTATGGCGTATTCCGTCCTTTTCTCTGTAAGGGTGTTCTGTTCATCCGTAAGCTTTATTATGTCCTTTTCAATTTGTTCCTTTGTTCTCAAAAGGGGGTCTATCTTCTCCCCGTTTATCATCATCTTACTTTTGAGGTCGGACTTCAGTTCCAGTATTTCAGACCTTTTACTATTGTTCTTAAACTTCAATATATTGCTGTCAAGGAGTTTTATCTTCTTAACGGTATCCTCTATTATAGTGTTCACCTTCCAGATTGTGTCTTCACATTCACCCCTCTCTTCAACGAGGTTCTGTCTTTCCTTTACAAATTCCTCCGTTTCAAGGGAACTTCCACAAGTGGGACATCTTCCGGAATCAATAAGGGCTATCTTTTCGTCTATCTCTGAAATCCGTTTTCTGGCACTTTTTATGTCACCGTTGTTCTCGATGGCGTTTTTCTTCATCTCATCGAGTTTGGTCTGGAGTTTCTCGATATTTTTATCGTTAATCCTCTCACTCTCCTCGTTCTCGTTTATCTTTCTTGAAAGTTCATCAAGTTCATCCTGTGTCACGGAGTTGTTCTTCAACTCTTCAATCTGTTGTAGAATCCTCTCCTTTGAACTACTGTTTGTCTTCAACGAACCTGATTTCTCGGAAATCTCACCGTCGAGGTATTTGACATCCTCCTTCACCATCTTCAACATATCGTTGAAAATGGTGAACCCGAAAATACGGTCTATAATGTTCCTCTTGTCCGCTGCACTCAGATTGACAAGAGACTTGAAATCGTTTATCGAAAGGACGATTATGTTCTTGAATACGGAATAGGGGATACGGAAATAGTTCTCCTCCAACATAGACTGGACATTGTTCTTTCCGGCTGTGTCTATTTCATTTCCGTCTATCGTAACCTTGAACATCGACGGTGCAAGACCACGCTCTATTATTACTTCGTGTCCGTCACAGTCAAGTTCAAGTTTACCATAGAAGTTCTTGTTTGTCCTGTTGGGGATTTCAGATGAAGTGAACCCTTCAATCTTACCGTACATCAGATATGTTATACATTCTGAAATACTGGTCTTTCCGGTTCCGTTTGAACCCACTATCAAGTTCAGGCACGCTTCATCTGAAAAGTCAAGTTCTGTCATCGCATTGGAATACGACTTGAAATTTTTCCAGCACAGTTTCTTTAATTTCATAACACAATTCCCTCTTCTGATGTAATGAATGAAATCTTATCACCCATTATACTAGAATAATATTCATAAGTTTTAAGTTCCTCCTCATTCATACCAGGTGTAACAATAAACACCCTGTCTATATTGACGAGTGAAGTTATGACAATCTGCTCGTATACATCAAGAAGATTTTCGTCAATATCACCCGTAAGGAACTGAAGGACACATCCGTCATACACAACATTGTTCCTCTTGTTCTGTCCATATGTCTCCTTCGCCATATCGACTATGCCGTGTACTTCACCTATTTTCGGTTTCACCGCTTCCGTTTTAAGAAACCTGTTCAACCTCCTGATGACTCTTTCAACCACCTCTCTGTCCTTGCCAAATACTGCTACCTTCATAATCTTATTCCTTAAATTACCTTAATGTTATTTTATCGTTTTCAATTACCGCTTCAAGGATATCCTCCTTCTTTCCAAGTATCTTGGATTCATTGACCACAAGGTTGGCGACCTCTTCCTCTATCTCCTGTTCAAGAAGTCTTATAATCGGTCTTGCACCATTGTGTTCCTCCTCCACCTTGTTTAATATCCAGTTTTCCACTTCGTCACTCAATACAATATCCTTGTGGATTATATTTCTGATATTGACGTTCATTTCCTTCATTTCCTTCTGTAAGATTTTCTTCAAAACATCACGACCTAGATTATTGAAATAACATACGGAGTCAAGTCTGTTCAAAAATTCCGGAGAGAACCTCTTGGCGAGAGCCTTCCTCATAATACTCTCCTCCTTCTTGTTCTTCAATTCCTCGTAATTTTCGGTGAAACCCATAGGATTGGAGAGTTCCTTCGCCGACTTTACTCCGATATTCGATGTAAAGATTATGAGAGCCTTGCTTCCATCCACCTTCACGCCATCGGAACCGGTTATACTACCTTCATCGAGAAGCTGTAACAAGACATCGTAAATCTTCGGATGTGCCTTTTCAATCTCATCGAAAAGACATACACATTCGGGTTTTTTGGACAGACCCTTGACAAGAAGACCACTCTCCTTGTATCCGACATAACCGGGGGCGGAGCCGAGAAGTTTAGAAACATCGACTTCCGACTGAAATTCGGACATATCGAACCTTATTATATTCTCTTCACTGCCAAAAAGGTTCTTGGCGAGAGACTTTGCAAAGGCCGTCTTTCCGACACCGGTAGAGCCTATGAACATATAGTTGCCGGCCGAATGTGCCTTCTTTCTCAATCCGAGACGGTTTCTCCTTATGTTCTTCACAATCTTGTCGATAGTTTCATCCTGTCCTATGATATCCTTCCTTATTTCATCCGGAAGGTTTCTCAAAAATTCGGTCTTGTCTTTCGAAAGTTTTGTCATAGGAACATTTACTATGAATCCTATCGCTTCAAGAACATCATTTTCCGTAACCTTGACTTTCCTTTTGTTCCTGTTCAACTGCTTTATTTTATCTTCTATAACTTCCGATTGATTATTAAGTTCCTTAAACTTGTGATAATCACCTTTTTGAGCATAAACACTCATTTCATTCCTCAATTTGGAGTTTTCCATTGCCAGTTCTTCCGCCTTTCTGCTCCCCGCTCTTTTGTTACGGTACAGATATGAACAAACCTCTTCGAGAAGGTCTTCCCCTTTCTTCGGGAACGGGAATCTCTTTATGTACTTGTCTGCGTTTTCACACACCATTTCACAGACTCCTTCCGGAAATATTATCTTGTACTCGTCTTCGAAATACGGGATTAAATCCGTGAGGATTTCACAAGTCTGCTCTTTATTGAGTTCAACTGGTCTTATTATGGTGAAATAGTCGAGAACTTTCTTGAAATGCTTGTCAAGTTCGTTGTACTCGTCGTTAGTGGCCGTTGAAATAACCCTCAAACCTTCATATTCTATGTGTTTCAAGAACTCGTTCAAGAAAATATACCCTCCGTTTTCAAAACAGTTGGTGTTTATCACGTGTCCGAGATTTTCCACGAATATTATATTGTCCCATCTCTCGTCCGTCTGAACATACCTGAACACTTCCTTCAAACCCTCAACATAGTCCTTCTTGCTGTTGACATAGTTCATAATGGTCGTGAAGTCAAAATGTATCACCCTGAAAGACGGATTTTTCTCAACGAAAGCCTCGATTATGCTTCTTTTTCCACAACCGTAGTCACCCACGAGAAGCACGGACTTGTTGTTGCACTTGTCCATTATGTTACGGATTCTCTCTATTTCATTGTCCCTGAATTTCACTTCAAAATCCGACCTCTGGACAATATCACCTATATAAAGTTCAATCTTTTGATTTTCACCTTCTTTTGAATTCGGTTTTATTTCCCTATAAATTTCACCCATCTTGAATATTTAAGATTAAAAATTACTTCTGAATTTCCTGCTGAAGTTCGTATATGTTGGCGAGAAGCACAATGACCGGGTCTATGCACTGCTTCAAGTTCATCTGATACTTTGCGTTAAGTATGGCGATGACAGGTATCCTTCCGACCACATTCGGTCTGTTTTTCAAGATATACTGTACAAACGGATTACCAAGAGCCGATATGGCGTCATCCACACAGTTGGAATAGTTCTTCATAACGAACTTGTAGTTTTCAACGGGGTTGTCCTTTGTAAGTACCATATCGTAGAGTTCTGCATATTCACTTACATTATCCTTTACATCATCAACGTCAATGGTCTCCTTACCTTCCAGCTTGTATCTCTGCAAATGGTTGACTATCGAGCGGAAATCCGGAAAATATGTCTGAACCATCTTCAATGCGGCCTCCTTTGTGATTTTGAGACCTTCCTTCGAGCATATTTCACACACTCTCTTGAACTGTCCGATTTTTATCTCCTTCATCTCCTCGTTGGTGAAATTGAAGTCGATAACTTGGAAACGAGACTGTATGGGGTCCGGAATCTTTTCGAGATAGTTACAAGTACCGATAAAACGAGTGTTCTTCGCACATTTCTCCATAGTGGCACGGAGGGCGTTGTACGCCTGCTGGCTCATACCGTCCATCTCATCCATAATGACAACCTTTATGGGATTGTCGTAATGGATTACTGAAGTGTTCATAGCGAAGTCCATAATCGTATCCCTGATGGTATCGACACCGGTTGTCTCCGACATATTAAGATAAAGGGTGTTGTGTTTGAACTCCTTTGTAATCGCCTTTGCCGCCGATGTTTTTCCGATACCCGCCGTACCGTGAAGAAGGATTGACTGAACCACTCCGTTTTTCAACATTTCACTCACCCGCTTCGGAACAATGAGTTCCTTTATGCAAGTTGGTCTGTACTTCTCTGTCCAGAGAATCGTATCAATATTGTTTACTGACATATATTATAATTTTTAAATCTTATAATCTAAATATAACAAAACAAAATCCCCATAAATACAATATGATAAAAAAGATTATGATTTTAAAAAGGGTGTCCGTCAAGACACCCTTTTTTAACATTTTATCATTTCCTTGAAAAAACTGCTCATAACATCCACGACAATCGAATTTCCAGCGAGTTTCAACATCTGTGCATCCGACAGACCCGTTTCCTTTATCCGGTCGGCTTCATCCCTTTCAAGCCCCATAAGGAGAAGACCTTCATAACCACTTAACTCCCTGACCTTGTATTCACCCTCGTCCGTTATCAGAATTTTAGGTGCCATACATAATGTGAGTGTAGTACAACACCCCTTGGCAGAATACACCCTTCCGTCCTGAGGATTTCGAAAATTCTTCCTGTTGATTCTCAAATTTCCGAGTTGAATAAGATGTGGGGTTTTGTCGATTTCAACATCATCAGTCTTTTCACCAAAAAGATTTTCATCCGCCATTATTTCCTCGTCTAACTGTTTGACGAGAGTGTTGACGTGTTTACTTTGTTTTCCCTTCTTTATTTTACTTACATCCATATCAAATTTTTAATTTCCGTTATGAAAATAGACACTCATTCTCCAACGCAAGAAACCGAATATGATTTCAGAACCGAAACCCCGTTCAAGATTCTTTTTACGGAAAGATATACACGGAAGAATAAGATAGTCTGCGTTTTTGAAAAAAATCAAATGAAAAGGCATCCGTTTCGGACAACCTTTTGTTAAAAATACTTCCTTCATAATAATCTGTTATTTTTGTTCCACTGCGAATTTAAGAAAATGTTTGTTGTAATGAATATAATTGTCAACGATTTCCTTATTGACACACAATTTATTGTACAAGTCTTCACCAAGTTCCTCCTTTGTAAGCATATAGTCCTCCATCGAAGTCTTTACGCCGGTCGGTTTCGGGAACTCGAACTCGTTCTCCGGATTCATAATGGAAACCATATAAACCCTCCTTCTGTCTTGTGGAATACCATATTCAAGACCACATAGAACTTTCCAGTAAGATGTATATCCTATCGAATCAAGGAAATTTACCCACTTCATAAAAGTTGGTATAAAGTTCCTTGAAACCAACATCTTCACATTCTCCAACATCAGATATTTCGGTTTCTTGATTTCAATCGCTTTCTTGCATTCCCACAAGAGAGAGGATTGTGTTCCCGAACCTTCCTCACCGCCCAACATCCTGCCGGCAATACTGAACGAAGTGCAAGGCGAACTGTAAGTAAAGAAATCAAAATCAGGTACTTGTGTCCAGTCAATCTTGCAGATGTCTCCGTAGTTTCTGTCCTTGTATTCGGGAAACAAGGCATCGTGTGCTATAATGGCTCTCTTTTCTATCTCACTCCATCCGACCAAATCAAATGGTATCCCCGCCTTCCGTAAAGCGAGACACTGACTGTCGTAACCGGAAAATGTAGTAAACACCCTCAAAGGGTTTTCTTCAGTGTATTTCATCATATAATTACAATCTTATACACTAAATATAACAAAATAAGAAGTTCTACTCCTCTATTTTTTCACCGAATTTAATTATGTATGCATCCATATTGTAATTCACAAGTCTCCCTTTTTTTATCCACTCGAACTTATATCTCACCGGTTTTATATTACTCTTGAATCTGTGGTAAAATTCAACTATGTCATATTCCTTGTCTTCAAGGCGTTTTGTCCAATATGGTTTTATTTCACGATAATCGTGTGTAAGTTGTCCGGAAACAATCAGATTGTACCAGTATTCGTTCACCGGAAGTCTCAAAATTCTCATATTCAATTTGTATTATATGATATTTATGACATAAATAAGATATAGTAATACACTTTATGGGAATATTAAAGAATTTAACGGACGAGTATTTCAAGAACACCGCCAGGGTCGAAGACGGAAGATACATAGACTTCTACGGTATTAGGATACTAGTACCGGCGGATTATGATACCTATGATTTTTTGAAAAAGGTCGAGAGCATATATACCGAGTCATTCAAGCACGGTATGGTGAGTTTGCCAGATGATGACACCGACCAGACAAAATTTAAAATCAAACTCAAATCAAAAAACAAGTATATGCTCATACCGGTTTTCGAAAAATTCAAGGAAATTTCCCAAGAAAATGAAGATGTCGACCAGAAACTGTATGATACATATGTTCTGGTTATGAGACATTTCCTCAAAGATGTGGAATTGATGAAAAATACGAACTGGCCGTGCATAGTGCTTCAAAACATAGACTTCATATACGACGAACTGTCAGACAACGGAGAGATAGACAACGGTTATGAATTAGAAGATATTATGCAAAAAACAATAAATGAATTTTTCAATGAGTTCAAGAAGAAAGCGGACATAATAAAGGATGAATTTCATATCACAATAACACACAGTTATAAATGTATCACCTTTATGGACCTGACCAACGAGTCAAGTTATTTTGAGTTCAAGACACTTATATATGCAAATGAGATGGTTGAGTGGTGGAAAAACAAGACCGATGAAATAAGAAAGAAAGGTGTTCTTAACTATTTTGGATTATAATTAAATGATGAATTATGGGAGTTTTAAAGAATTTGACAGACGAGTATTTCGGAAACGGGATAAGAACCGAAGACAATATGATATCTAATCTCATCAGAAGATGTGTGGATGAAAACAGAAGAGACATATTCGTAAGACTCAACAAAGAATGGGGTGAAGATGGCAAGGAGATTCTGGTTTATCACAAAGACGCCACAATAAGTGAAGCGAAACTTATGAGTGTCGATGAGGCATTGGGGTTCTTCAAGCACGATAACAATATATTTAGGACTGACTACCGGTGTCTTCACATAGAGAACTTTATGGCCACACCGGACACATACAAGGTAAGTACCTTCCATATGCTTCCGGAAAACATACAAGAATCTTTGACCGAAATGTTCGAGTTATACTGCAAATATCCCGAAACTATCAGTTTCTTTACACATATTATCTATAACCACAAGGAAGGCATAATAAACAATATTTTTCCTGGAGAACTCTGTAATTATAAAGGAGATGAATATTTTGAAGGTTTTGATGAATATGAGAATGGTGATGATGTTGTTGAATTTATAACGACTGACGGAGATTTCTTCTGTTATGATGACGAGAAGTATTCGTCCGAATGGGGAAATATCTTTAACAAGATATGCGAGGCGTTTGAGAACGAAGGATTCAAAGAGGCTTTGGATATGTGTGACATAACTTCAAGCGAAAAAAGATTTTTCTTCGGAAAGATAAAATAAAATACTGAAAATGGGAATATTAAAGAACTTGACAGACGAGTATTTCGGAGAAATCGCAAGAACCGAAGATGGAAAATACATCACTGTACATGGATGTAAGGTATTGGTTCCAGTGGACTATGATGAGGAAAAGTTTCTTTCATATGTGGATGAACTGCTTGACACTGAATATTATGACAGTTATCCGGCGGCATTGATTGTACCATCGAGTTATATAAGAGAGTATGATGATAAAACAATAGTGAATTGTGACGGAGCATATCTTGTACTGTATAATTTTTCCGACATCGACAGTGAATATATACCGGAAGGTACGGATGAAAAACTATATGACTCGTTTATAAAATTCATGAAACATATCGCCGATGGTGTTAGTCTTATGATATACAGTTCCACCGGTCACATCTGTCTTGTGGATGAAAGTACTATGTATAATGACTTTGATATGCTGTTTTATGAAGCAGGTGTCGATGGGGATGAAAGTTATTGGTGTTTCAATGACCTTGTGGATATGTTCATTGAAGAATTTGGCGGCAAGGTTGACATAGACAAGGACGACCTTGTGTTTATGTCATATAACAACTATGCATCAAATATTCTTTTACCGGTAGAAAGTTCGGATGATATCATCAATTTGAAAAGACTTATGTACGCAAAGGAAATGACGGAATGGTGGGAAAGAGAATTTAAAGCCATAAAGGACGAAGGTGTATCGGATTATTTCGGTATCGACCCGCCTGAAGACGAACCAGAAGACGAATAATCACATAAATAAATGTAGATAAAATATTTTGTTATATGGCAGCTGATAATATTAGAGAGATATTCAGAACCGACACTGTTGGTGAATTTATGGATAAGTGCAACTGGAACTTCGGTATCATTTCAAGACTCGGCGGACCGAGAGGTCTTCAGGGTGAACAAGGTGAGACCGGAGCGAGGGGAAGACGAGGAGCTATGATGCACGTCATAGACGGAGAGTCTATGTCCGGTATGGACTTTGACACGGATTCGGCCAATGAAATCCTTGAAAATCTCGACGAGGATTTGAGAAACGAGATTGAAGACGGTGATGTCGCCGTTTTCAGTAACGGATGGGTATGTGGTGTCAATGTCGAAAACGACTCCATAACCGTAAACGAACCCTTGTTCTCGATAGTGGGTCCACAAGGTGAAAGGGGAGCCACGGGTGCAAGTGGTGATACCTTGTTTACAGACACCGAAGATATGGCATCATTGAATGGCCGAAGACAACTGTTGATTGATAACACCATTTATTTACCATCAAATAATTCCAATAGTGGTGGTATTGTATTTTCCGAACTTGAAGAAGAAGGCGGTGTTTATAATGGAATGACTAATACAAAGGCACATATCAACTTTAAAAACGATGGGTTGAGTATAAATTCAAATAATAACATCAGAATAGGTACAAGTAGTTCAATCAATGAAATCAACTTTAATATTGGGAATGGTAATGATATAATGAAAGTTAACAATAACGGAGTTAATCTTTATAAGAGTTTGAATTTTAGTGCATCTACGGGTAAAATAACTAAAAGTGGTAATATAATAACTTTATACCAAGATAAGACACAATTTAACAAACCTATATGGTCTGATTCCATAATATCACAATATAATCAATTCAGACTTAATAATTCTGTGGTGGGTACTATTGGTGCATATAGTAATAACGGTTTACTTATTTATAATCAAGAAAATGCATTTGTTATAGGTCCGCAGGCTAATGCACCTTATAGTTCAATCGTTTTTTCAGAACGAAATGATAATACGATGAATGGTTTAATTTTTACTAGTAAAGATTTTTCGGAATTTATTTATGATTGGAGTCTCAATAATAGTAATTCTACAATAATATTTCAAGATAAAAATCTAAATAACCTTAACATAATAAAACATAATAGTAATAATCCCACCAATATCATAACCATACAAAATAATTTAACAAATTTCTCAACACCTGTCAAGGGTATAGTCAACGGTGAATCTGTTTTTCTCGGAGTACCGACATACACTATGATGACATATCCGGATACACTTCCTGCACCGCAGGGATGGGCAAGATTTGAAGATAACTTGATTCTGTTTACCGATGGTACAAGTTATAATACAACAAGTTTTGATATTAATGCATATAATGACAGTGACTCGAATTTTTACATATATTATAACGATGGTGAAACTACTGGTTATCAAAGAATAATAGCGGTAAATACATTACCTTCCGACTTTGATGTCCAACCATCAAATAGTCAAAAAATAAGTTATAATTCCACACCAAAAAATACTGCCAGTTCAAAGGAATCTATGAGTGAAGTTCTTAATATGTCAAGTAAATTAAATATCACCGAAAATAGTTTCGAAGCCATTCTTGCTTTTGCAAACACCAACGATAAAGGAACACCTGGTAGTGGAAATACTCCCTCGACAATTCCCGTATATGAAAATTTACTCAGAAAGATATTCAGAGACAGACATACTAATACTTACGAATTTGGTATGGGAAAAATAGTTTCCGACAATCAATTTGCATTCTATTTCCCAATGCCCGTTGCCCCGACCGGATTTACATATATCTTCAAGACGGCATAAAAAAAGAGGTGAAATTCACCTCTTTTTTTTCTAAATCTTCTTTATCGTGAAACTGAAACCGAAGTCCTCCTTACATCCTTTCTTCAGATTATATGTTATACATCTGTCGAACTGGTTCTCCGTCATCTTCTTTATCGAGAAAGTATTGACTTTCTTCATATCCTTCGTGACCTTCACACTGTTATCTATAAGTATGAATTTCTTGTAGTTGTTCTCTATACGACTGTCGTGGATACCGACCTTCTTCTCCTTCACCCACATTTCTATCTTGTCGAGGTAATAGAGTTTCATTATGTTCTTTTCTATGTATGAGGTTATGTCATCCGATATAGTGGTCTTGTCACCGTATGAATATTCCGGATTAACATATTCCTCGAAGACATACTTCAGACCACTCTCCCTTGCAAAATACCTCACTATTCTGTTATAGAGGAAAAGATAGAAACTTACAGATGTACCGTTGACCTCCTTACACATAATGTCGGACAACGATATTTTCGAACTCGTTATGAAGTCATCGTTCCAGTCTATGCATCTGTTGAATGTTTCTATGGTTATCTCCTCCGGTACATTCAGGTATTTGCTTCCGAACATAGACATCTTGTTGAGGGAACCGGATGTTCCAGCACACCTTTCCGTAGTCTTCTTGTCAACCTGTGTGGTGAAGTACTTGTCGTCCCAGTTGCTTTCAAAAATATTATAGTCCCTGTAGTCGAGTGCAAACTCACCTATCGCCGGATAGAGCGGGTTCATAAGTTTTATTATCTTGTCCGGATAATATTCGTTCACCTTATGGAACCAGAGGTTCTTAATGAGTGCAAACTGTCCGTAGAAATCCTTGTATCCCAAATCGAAGGATGTGTTTGAATATTTGTATGTCGGAAAATCGTTATCTTCGAAGACCTCTTTTTCCACGAGTTTATAATATTTTCTGATACAAAAATATGAACTACTATATTGATTCACTTCCGATGGTAGAAATGGTCCATATGCGGTATTCCCATAGTCAAAATCATCCTCATTTGTCAATTCATAACTATAACTTGTATATGTATCTGATTGAAGTTGATAATATTGCTCATTGAGATATATGTAGTCCTCATCTTCTGCGGTTACATTTTGAATATCCGCTCTATATGATGGAGAATATCCTTGCGGTATTTCTCCAAGTCCAATGGATTCATATGAATATTGAAGTCCATAAACACCCGTGACATAATAATATACAACCCCATCGGTGTAGTAATCGGAATCCGAATCACTTTCCGAACTCGGTCTTTCATATACCCTGACCAATTCCTGTCCATCAAGTTCATCTTCGTTTATTAGTATAAAACCATAATTTGTCTCATAGACAAGTTTATATAACTTATCTATATAAAGTAAATATTCATTTTCATATGAACTATGTGTAAAATAACCATTATGGTCGTTGTCTTCGGTGAGTGGTGTATATATCACAGATGCATTGTTGGGAAAATCATCGTTTATTTTTTGATATCTATATACCGCTCGATAAAATTGATTAACAATATATACAAACTCATCTGAATCTGAATTGGCGTCATAATAATCATCCGAATCACTCGAATCAATTAATGAATCCACTCTTACCGCTTCTGATGTGAACCCACACTGTTCATAATAATATGATATATGTCTTTTGTAAAATTTAGAACTGTTAATACAAATATATTCGGGAGGAGGAGGGGTAGTAGTTATACTAGTCCAACTATAATATGAAAGTAAATTATTATCATTCACTCCCAATTCAGCATATATACCACTATTCTCACTACTTGAAACTATTGTATATTCTTCACCTTCAATTTCTCCCTTTTCTATTTCAACATACCAATATTTAAGTTTACGTTCATAATAACTAGCATATGCTACATATTCATCAGAATTATCTTTTGGATTAGGTTTTTTATCTAAAAATGTAGGTTCTTCACTCGAATCAATATCACTTTCATCTATCTCTTCATAATCAACCACCACACGCTTATAATATACTCTTTCACAGTATATATAGTCCGGGTCTTCGGGTGTCGGGTCATTTGGAACATTCTCCATATATACATAATTGTCATTTTCTTCATTCGTTGGTACATAGTGATATGCCATATCACCACTTTCTTTACACAAATAAAGTTCTCTGGTATATACATATTCAGCGGGGTCTTCCGAAGATGATGTGGGGTCATCGGGCACAGTTACAACCGGTTCCATTACTTCTGCAATTTCAGTAGTTTCTTCCACCGTTTCATATGAAGATATTTTCTTATAAAAATCACTGATAATCGTCACATGGTCGGGACTACCCTCTGCCGCTACAGGCAATGTATAGTACTTATCACTGGTGTGACCTTCCGTATCAATTTCATCATACCAATAACTGGTCGTTGATGATTCCACAAGTTTATACAGTTCATCGGTATATATAAACGGACTGTCGTCAATAGAAGGTGATTCCGGTACAGAATCCCTTTTATCACAAAGCGATTCATTTACATCACTTTTGTCAACCGGAACATATTTATACTCCTTCCTGCTCATATATTCGGAATCGCTGTCAGAATCTTCTCCCGAGTCATCTTTCATACGATAGTCGTTATACATAAGTACCGGATTGAAAATAGGATTGTAGTACCCCGAGTATCTGTTTATTGTCTTCAACACTATGTCGTTGGTATTGTTCTTCAAAGTTATTTTCGAACTTGCCGGTACATTCTCGTTACTCTCCTGTACGATATACGGATTACCCATAAAAATATCATAGGTGTTGAATGAAATCGGGTCTTCTATCTCAATCTTGTATTTTCCATCGGTTGTGGAATAATAGTGTGTCATAGTCTCGTCTTCGAGTCTCTCCTTTATGGCACAAGTTGACAACGATTCATATATGCTGTAAAAATCCTTGAATACAAGTGAATCACCGGTTTCATCGGGTTTATCCTTGAATGTCAAGTCCACAACCAGTTTGGACAAATCCTCCGTCCTCATTGACTGGTTGTTCTCTGAATCGAATCCAATGGTATTATTTTCGACTTTTATACCGGTATATTCACGACCATATTCATAATCACTATTACGTATGACCATACTTGATATGCAATACTCATCGTCAAGATTGTCTATTATTCTTATAATGGACTGGTTTACAATAACAAGACCATTAATTTTAAACCAATTATATTCATCTCTTTCAATTTCTTCAAACAAGGATTCAATAGGAATATTCCTTAAAGTGATAAAATGATTATCACTTTCACTTTCACTGTCACTTTCACCTTCATCGAAATCGGGCAAAGTCAATAGTCCGTAACATCCCCCGTATATATACGCCTTACCGAAGTTATCTATGTTATATTTTGAACTGACATTGGAAGTATCCTTATCGAACATATTGACCAGTATGAAACCGACTATGAACTTGAATGTATCGTTCTTTACGAAGTAAATGTCATCACTGTTGAATATCGAATTGAGTGCCACGGGTATGTATATGAAGGAGAACTTATAGTCGTTGTAATCCGTTCCTTCCATTTCCATATCATCGTCATTGACCTTCTTTATGTTGAATTTGACACCTCTGAACAAAGTGGTGGCGAAATGGTTCTCGTCACCGAACTTCATCCTTGAATACTTCTTGTTGAACCTCTTGTCGTTGTCGGTCTTGTATGAGAAAAGTCTGTCGAAATTATCAACTTCGGTATCTTCAAAAAGTTCTATACATTTTTTCACACATTCATTATATACACCCCTTGAATCGTGTGTATAATTAATCATATCCAATATACCAATAGTGTCATTCACATACTGGTAGTCCATATTTTCCTCCGTACTTTCATCCTCCGATGTCTTTTTCTTCACAAGATAATAGGGCATAGAATGGGTGTGTTCATTGATTGAATACTGATTGGAGAAAGTGTTTGAGGACAGATTGCTCGTTCCGAAAATCTTACTCATATTCAAACGGTACGGATTCTCACAACTGTCCTTCTCGTCGTCATAATAACCCCATTTGGTTATATAAGGAACACATTTGCTTACCGTTGAGAGTTCGGGTATGAAATTCTCCATAAAGTATTCGTATTCCGTGTCTATCGGCCTTCCACCATAGTCTTTCATATAACCTTGTGCAAGTGTGGTGATTTTACCTCTGTTGTATTCACTACCACCATCATCGTTTTCCAACGAGTGTTCTTCAAGTTTCGCACATTCATTATAAAACGCTTGGTAGATACCGTATGAAGAGAATACGGTGTCGAAGTCGAAATCCATAACCGGGAAGAAACTCAACACACCGAACTTCGGATAGAACCTGTCTATGATTTCAACCATATTGGTGTTAGACACATTCACATTCACACCCTTTTTATCCGTTGTCAATTCAAAGTAGTCAGACTCGACCTCACCGTTTTCGTTCACATACGGAACACAGGAGAGTATCCTTGAATTTATCTTGTTCTCACCAATGGTCTTCAAATATCTGGTATCAAGGAATATGTCCTTGTCCTCCTTCTTGACCTTGAACACACAGTCTTTCTTCTGGAAATCCTCATCCACATTGATGTCACTCTCATATACAGTGACTCTTCCGTTGTTTACCAACGACTCGTCCAACTCGATAACAAGGTCGGTGTGGTTGTATCCGACATAACTTATACACCTTATCACGACCATATTCTTGTCATACAAGGCCTGATACAACGCAAAACCGTCTTCATATGATGTGTTTATACATTCACAGAGGGCTCTCACCATATCCTCGACCGAACCTTCGGCGGAAAACTTGGTACCCTCAAACTGTCCGACTGGCAGCGGATTCTCATCATCGTCAGTAACCGCCGTGAACTCCTTGTATATTCCGTCTCCGAACCACAGTCTTATCTGCTCGCCCTGCTTGAAATTCTTGTTGACTTCAAACGAGAACTTGCCGGACCTGTTAAAATTGTCAACCCTTTCACAGTATGAAGACACTCCGGTTTTTTCGAAACCACATACCGTTGACAAGTCAAAAATCTTGTCCACTATCTCTATGTCCAAAGTGTCGGTTTCACTGTCGCTTTCACCGACATAGTTCTTTATACTTGAAATCTGGTGCAAATCGTTGTTCTTGTCCTTTATGTAGAAGAAAGTCTTTTCCTTTTCATTACCTTCGATATCAAGTCCACACAGTTCCTCGTCATAGTCCACGGTAAGTTCCACGGGATTTCCGACCAGCAGAGGACTGACTATATTCTCGGGTTTGTCCACCAGGTCGTGACGGACTTCAAATTCATAGAGGTCTATGTCATTGCAGTACATACCGAAATATCTTGAAAACTCATAGTTTTCAGTATCATCGTCGTCAAACAGGAACTCCATATTGAAGATATACGGATATATAAGACCATTTCTCTTGTAACCGCTTGTAATCCACTCGTCGGAGTGCATTATCGTATTGTCGTTTTCAAGGAGTTCCCTCTTGAAATTCTCCTTCTTGGTGGTGAGTACGCCGTATATCTTGTCTATACCGTAGTACACTATCTCATTCGTGGTGAAATTCACATACACCGACTTGTCGTATTCGAAATTTGACTGCTCGACATATTTCTTGATATAGCTTCCTATCGGAGTACCCTCCCTCAAGTCGAAGGACTTTATAATCTTGGCGTTCTTGAAAACATCTTCATAGAGCTTGAACTCAAAGTCCTTGAACTCTTCCGAATTCTCCTTACGGGTAAGATTGTAGTTACTCGGTCCGTCAACCTTGAATATGACGAAATAGTTGGGAAGTTTCTTCCTTATATACAACGGAGCTATGAAACCGAGCTCCTGCGGGTACTGCTTCGAGTTTATACTCTCCACCCCGCACCAGTACATAGTCTCGAACTGCTTGTCGTAACTATCACAGATTGACATATCAGATTCCTTCTCAAACACATCGTATGCAGAATCACCGCTGTCCGTCAAGAAATTACGGATATCCATATTGAACGGAGATGTTCTCTTCACCCTGAAATTCTTATATCTCTGTGTGGTCAGAAGTGGATTTGCATCGTATGATTCAAGATACAAATTCTTGCCGTCATACATCAGTTTTGTATTCGTGGTTAAAATAGGATTTGTTCTGACAAGCTGGATACTGACATCATCGTCAAGTCTCGTATAGTTTCCGTTGAATATCTTACTCATAAAATTGTGTGTTTATGTATAGTTATTTATGGTATTAAATAAAAAACGGGGTTTGCAAACGCAAACCCCGTTTCGGTTTTTCAATTTGATAAGTTACTTTTTCAGTTTGTCGATAATTCTTTCTATGAAACTCTTTTCGTTCTCAAGTTTTTCCTTGTACTTGTTCAGAAAATCGGACAACATCACACCATACCTTCTGTCAATTTCATCGAAAGTATTCGTAAGGTTCGATGTTATAAGTTCCTTTTTCTTATACTCCTTGAACCTCAATATAAGACACTGCATAATAAGTATGAATTGAGTGTAGTCCATCATTCCGTTCATACCTCTGTAACGACATTCATACGACTTCAATGTCTTCAAGAAGGAATCTTCCGATATATAAGGTTCGTCGTCCAAGTTACACTCGACTTTCAGTTCGGACGTTTCCGGCAGATTTATGGTGTAACCGACGACAACATCCATTTTTCTATCGTTGATGATAAGTTTACCGATTCTTTTCAGATATTCACTTACTTCATACATATCACGTGAATAATCCGTTTTCCAGTCATCGGAAACTTTCTTTCCTTTGAAGATTTTCAGAAACTCACCTTCAAACGGAAAAGTCAATGTAAAGTCTTTTGGTGGTTCTTCACGAAAATACCTTCTTATACGAATGGTAATAGTAGATGAAGATTTTCCATTCAAATGTATCGACTTTATCCTTTCAAACTCCTTGTTATGCTCTTCTGTGGAATCAAATTCAACACGCTTATACTTTGCATACTTGTTCCATCCACCACCATCGGGGTTGCCGATATATGTACCACTATCCGCTTCCACGAAATTACCGTACTCGTCATAGATGTTGTGTGTGTCACAACTGTCATTTATCAGGTCGAACATTATCCGACCGTCAGTCTTTCTTCTTATTTTTTCAAAACTCCAACTCATATACTGTTATTTTTATTCCGTTTCGTTCTGCACAGCGGTCAAATCAGATATAACGCTGTTTATTTCACTCCTCTGTTTCCTATATGCTTCTTCAAGTTCATCTTTTGTGAAATCGTCCTTGTTCCATACTTCACGAATAGTCCAGCACCAACCAATTCCAAGAATCCATTCGACTTTTTCAACATAATCTTCTATGAACTTCAGTCCGTTACTCGATATTTCATTTCTTGTCATAAGTCGTATTTTTGAATTTATTACGCCAGAACTTATATACAAGACGATGATACGAAACCCAAGTGGTGTAGTCACAACATTTGCAGGTCCATCCTTCACCACCCTGTGAATCGGTGTCAAACTGCTTCATTTCCTTTCCACACACCGGACATATTCCGTTGTTCCACCTCTTGTATTCATAATAGGAAGCGATATATGAGATTGCTATCATAATCACAAGTACGATGAGTACCATCGCTAAAAAAATCAAAAATTTAACCATATTAACTATACTTTTCCAATGTTAAACTATAACAAAACCGTATATCCCATACTTGTAAGAAATTCAATGGATTCTTCTATCTTATCCATTTCTTTCTTTTCTCCCATTCTTTTCTCTCTTTCTATTTTTGAATCTATCTTTTTCTTCTCCGATTCTATTCTCCTTTCATGTTCTTCGTCGGATTCCATTTCATCCCACACCACATTGATGTCCATACATCCCGGTGTATTCTGCTCCGGATAGTCATCGTTATAGTACGGTTCACAAGAATCAAATTCTATGGCGAAATTCTTGCAGGAATCCTCCCTCCTGTAAAGTTTTTCCTGAAATTCCTTTTCATACACCTTTACTCTCTCACGAAGTTCATCCAAAAAGGATGTGGACATATATGTCGGGTTGTTTTCAAGATGAAAAAGATTTCTTCTTATGTTGTTAAATACAACATCCGGTATTACATTGCCTTTATACTCCATTGCTATCTTGTTTTTTACAAAGATACTATTTTTTTTCCAAAACATCTATATCAGTATAAAGAGGCATCTTTTTCATTTCATATTTTTCAATCACATCAGAATCCACAAACTCTATTTCATTCGTGGTAATCCTATCTACACTCATATTCGTCGGTCCCTTGTCAATAAGTCTTCCGAAATACAATGAATTTTCACAATCTGCATCAAAGCGGTTTCCCACTTTGACCTCTACCGTTCCGGAAAATTTCACATACCTCTGCAAGTCGATTGAAAAGTATGCCTTTTCCGGATTTAAGGAGTAACATTCTCCCGTCTTTATTTCTTTCCTGTCCATTATAAATTAAGTTTAGTTTCAAGTTCATCATACAAGGCGTTCTCCATCATCTTGAACATTTTCGTCCTTGAATCCAGAATACGTCTGTCCACAACCATATTGTTATTGTTATAAAGTTCCTTGCAGTCGTCACAGACGAAATTCTCAACATCGTTCCGTCTCTTGTCCGTAAATATCTTCTTACCGCAGATGGCACACTCCCATTCTATTATGCCTTTGTTCCTCTCATATGTAACACGGTCACATATACAGTTGAACAGAGGGTCAAGAACCAAGTCAAGTTCTTGGTTCTCAATCCTCTGTATTATAGTTTTCTTGAACTTGTTCAGTTCGAGGTCATCTATTATACCAGACATTTCAGAATTAAAGTTATAATTCCACCTATCAGTCCGAGTGTCAGGAACGACAATACCAATACACTCTTCACAGTTAGATACTGCTTGTCAAGTCTATACGCCGGTGTGAATACTATAAGATAACCGTGTTCGTAGGTTTCACCGTCATCTTCTTCAAGGGGCTTGAGTTCATAGGCGAGCAGGTCGATTATATTGTGCTTGACCAGCAACTCCTGTATTTCGTCAAGTTCCTTCCTCAACATAATCTCATCCTCAACAGTTCCGAGTTCTATATTCACATCCCTGTTTATCACCTTGTACATACGGCCAATCCAGTCCATCTTCAACCCAACCTTCTTGAAATCATCGGCGGTATTCTTATAGACCTTCTTTATCTCGTGCCATACTCTACACTCCCTTATAAAATTCACTATCCACATATTCAAGTCTTTTTTATTATTTATCCCAAGTCATCGAAGATTATTGGAATACGCCTCTTGAACTCACTTAAAAGGGGAACCGCTATTTCTCTCATCTGAGGATGGGCGGCCTGTGATGTCCTCATAGTGAAGAAATGTCTCCACTCTCTCAAGTTCATAGTTATAACGATTTCGGTCTTCAACGAATTTGGAAGCACGCTTCTCGCCTCCTGAGGCGTAGCACCGAGTTCAATCAGTCTGTTATAGCAGATTTCACTGTGCTTCATAGCACTTCTCCATACTTTGTACTTCTCATCATCCTTGTCCCAGAAGACTGGTTCTATCACTGTGATTTCATTTCCGAACTTACCTTTGGAGTAGTTACAGTATCTTGTCGATTCCTGTGTGTAGGCAGCGAGGCGGTGTCTAACTATCTCGTGCGATACACCCCTGTCACATATGATACGGACAGTCACCGACTGGTGTTCTATCACCGAAAGGTGTCCTCTTTTGAGTATCATACCAACAAAGTCCTTGCTCGAATCCTCCGTTATCTTGTCTTCACTCTTGTATGCCGTCCTTCCGGCAAGTTCAATCTGTTTCAGAATATAGTCCTCGTCTATATTCGACTCAATCACGAAATAAGGTTTTATTATATTCATATCTAAAAAATTAAATTACTTCTTTATCTTACTCAACCATTGTTCCCATATATTACTTGCGATATGTGCCATCATAACCGGAGGAACTGACATCCCGCAAACATAACATACACTTTGTCCAAGGAAGTTATAGTCAGAAGGGAATGTGGAAATCTTCTTCAGTTCACTGTCACTGTATAAACGAGGCTGCTCGTAATGCACATTGGTGTGAATCGCCGAAGTTATGGTCTTTGACACATTCTCCTTATGGTTCAACCTTTCCGAAAAATGTGCCCACTTTCCATTGAGACGGTGGTTTATTTCACCGAGACTGTTGTCACCGGCAGTCCTTTTCTCCCACAGTTCATATCTTGAAGTACCCTTTTTCAGTTCCTTCCCCGTATAGTCGGAAACTTCACCGAGTGTTATCGGCTTCTCCTTGAAATCCATATTCAGAATCGGTTCCTTTCCGAACATCATATCAATGTTCGAGACTTGTTCCACGAGGTCTTTCCTCAGACAAATGAAAAAGACACGCTTTCTTTTCTGGGGGACACCCATATTCTCACCGTTCAAAAGAAACTCCGAAACGGTATATCCGGCGTCATCGAATGAATTGTAAATCCGGTTGACATACTTGCTGGCCGAACCTATCAGAATACCTTCGACATTTTCGGCCACAACGACCTTCGGCTGAAGTCTCTTCGCTAGTGATATGAAGTCGAAGAACAAAGTGTCGAGGACTTGTTCCTTCTGTCCTTCCCTGAACTTCTTGCTCTTCCCCCAGTCCTTCTCCCTGTTTCCGAATATGGAAAACGAACTGCAAGGCGGACTTCCATCGAGAATATCCAATGAATACAAGTCTTCTGGAAGAGTGTCCATATTCACCATTTCACGGATATCACACATATAGTTGTATGCGGGATGATTGTTTTCGACATAGAGCCTGTTCATCCTCTCGTCTATCTCGTTACATCCTATCACATCGAATCCGGCGAGCTTGTAACCCATAGTGGAACCACCTCCACAGGCGAAACAGGAGAACACCTTTCCCTTGTCCTTTGTGAAGGAAGTACCGGAAAAACTCCAGTCGTAAGGAAATTTGTGAATGTCTTTTTTATTCTCCATATTCTAAATATAACAAAATATCATAAATAAGTTATAGTATTTTTCATATGATACAGAAATTCGACGAATATATCAAATCAAAGACTTGGAGGGATTTTGAAAAGGAACTTGTTTCAATATCCGTAAACTATATAGACTTTGACGGTAACGAGAAGACTGGTGAAATCATCTGCCACAAATCCATCAAGAACGATTTGACGGAGATTTTCGACAGACTTTATCGTGAAAAATACCAGATATTCAACATTTCTCCGATTTCAGAGTATGGCAACGACGATAAACTTTCAATGGCATCAAACAACACATACTGCTACTGCAAGAGGATAGTCGCAAACTCAAACAGACTTTCAAAGCACTCGATGGGTCTCGCCATCGACATAAACCCCGTCAACAACCCATGTCTCTATATAGGTGAGGATGGTAACATAGACCGTATTTGTCCGAACACAAGTGACGCCAAGAAAAACATAGAAAGGAAACAGAGTTCCGAACATCAGATAAACAAATCCAGCATAATATACAAACTCTTCATAGAACACGGATTCAGATGGGGAGGTGAGTTCAAGAACAAAAAGGACTACCATCATTTTGAAAAGATAACAGAAAACGAATAGAAATGAAAAACATATTAGATTTTGACGATTATACGAAATCAAATAATTGTGATTGCTGCAACTCCGGCGAAGACAAAATGTGTGACATAAACGAACTTGCCGACGGGATATACAAGGCGAGGTTCTACGACTGGATTTTCGAATTAGAGGACGGAAGAAAATACAAGACACACTATGGTGTGAGATGTAGTCGGAAATGTTCAAAACTCACTCGTTATGAAGTAAAGAACGGTGAATTTACGGAAATGGACGATGAGTTGAGTGAAGGCAAGGTGACAAACGGAAACGGAAGGAAAATGATATACAGATTCTGGAAACATTTCCAGAAAAAATGGGACGAATCAAAGTGTGAACTCATATCATATACGGACAAAACGGCGAGGGTAAGACTTCTTGGATTCGGACCACACAACGAGAAACCCGGAACAATATTGCAGAAAGTATCTCTAAATTCACTTAGACCCGTGGATTCGGAGGATAAAGAGGAGGCACAGAACACTCCTCCACAAGAGGAGACCGGTTACGGTCCAGCAAGGGATTTGACACCCGAAGAACTAGATGATTTATATAAAAAAGACGAGGATGACCACTGGTGGATATAATAAAAAAGGAGAGTTTCAAACTCTCCTTTCTTTTTATTCTATGAAATATTCTGAAAATTCATCCCAGTCCATCTTGATGTTTTTGTACTCCTTCATATCTTCATCGTAATATATGATAGTAAAACCCAAATCTTCATCCGTCTCACCGTTTATATTACTATATGAAAACACTCCGACAAATTGGGCTCTCTTTTCGGACAGTTTATCCTTTATGAGTTTTTTCACATCATACTGATGACCATCCTCCTTTTGCAGAGTGAAAACACCTTCGTCATCTGTATAACCTTCCTTTTCAATCGTAAGTGTTTTGAGATATTTGGACAAATTTTCCTTATAGTTGCTGTAATTCTCCCTTACAAATTCATTGAATTTCTTAACGCACATAGTTAAATATTTTTATATGATATATTTATGATTTTATTTTCCTTTTCAGTTCATAGAGGTCTTCTAGATACATTTCCTTCGTATCTTTCCTTGAATACTCGTCTATCTGCTCCTTTTTCACCTTCGTCTTGTTCAGCAGTTCATCATACTTCTCCTTTGTAAGAGAATGAATGGGCATATTCAGAAGATAACTGTAACTTCCATCCATCCTGTCGAACTTGTTTTCGTCCAGCCAAGATACGATTTCATCCTTCGGTACATTGTTCACCACAAGTTTCCTGCTTATTATCGCCTTTATGAACTTCGCCCTCATAATCATCTCGTTGAGTTCTTCCGTCCATTTTCCAATCAGATAATCCTTCCTCTTCTGGTAGTATCCCATCCTGAAATCCACGAAATAGACAAGCATATCCTCCACACAGTCGAACACTTTCAGTTTCTCGTTCTCGTCTATCGTGGTGAGGTTTTCCGTAACGGAATCGTTTATCTTCAAAAGTTTTTCAAGTTTCTCCTTGTCTGAAATGATTTTATCGAACTCATCCTTCTTGAACTTCAACAGATAGTCGATATTTGACGATGAATTGTTGTCATAGTCACGGAGTATCTTTCCATCCACAAGAGAGTCAAGATACGCCTCATATTTTTCAAAAGTCATATCCGGCGGAAGTTCCGTGATGTGGATTTCCGGTTTTGTATTCGAAATCTCATATTTTCCGTGAATATACCATTTCTTCTTGTTGTCTGCATCACGAACCCATTCACCGGAAAATTCCGACAACCAAGGTTTCAATTCCTTCACCTTCTTTCCCTCGATGTGGTTGATACAGTTGTCGATGACATCCTTCGGATTACGGTTGAGAATATTTGAAGCGAAACCGACAGCGATACCGGAAGAACCGTTCAGTATGATTGTCGGTACTATCGGAAGAAAATACTTCGGTTCAATCTCGACACCTTCGTCAATCTGATTCTCGAGTAATTCGAAATCCTTGTAAAGGTTTCTGAAATTCTGTGATAATTTTGTTGATATGTAACGGGGAGCACCGGCTTCCGGTGAACGAAGTGTTCCGTATTGTCCGATACCGTCGAGAAGTGGAAGGGAATTCTTGAAAGTTTGTCCCATACCAGTCACAACTTGGTTGGCGGAAGCGTCACCGTGATGATAGTAAGCGTCGGCAGCCATCTTACCGACAAACTGGAACACCTTCATCGGTTTCTCGCTTCCTGTCTTCCATATCTTATCGGCAATGTATACGACCTTTCTTGCAGTAGGTTTCAGACCGTCTATCACAGAAGGGATTGCACGGTTCTCAACCACATCCATTGCATATTCCTTTACCTCTGTATTGAGGAAATCTGTTATGTTTTTAGTTCTCATTTAATTTACATTTTAGAGCACTTATACAATCTTCTAATTTTATTGAATAAATCTGTAAGTAATTTAAGTTGTTTTCTTTTGCAGTTTTAATTTTTCTAACATCCAAATTCGTCCAAACATCTATCGCTTTATCATAATACTTACCATTTTTTGATTTCCATACATTCAATTTCTCAATATCTTCTTTTGAATTTTTATCAAATGGATGTTTACCGTGTGTCCAAGAACCATTTATTTCAATATATAAATCATATTTTGGTAAATAAAAATCACAAGAAAATGGATAAACATCAGATTTATATTGTCTTATATAATCAATATTATTTTTGGTAAGATATTCGGAAAACAACTCTTCTATTTTTGATGTTGAGAATGTTTTTTTATCAACCAATGTATTCAACCTTTTATTGAATATTTCGTTATTTTGAAGAGCGTTTTCACACCCATATTTTTCTTCCATTATTTGCTTAAATTTATCGGAATGTAAAAATGATTTATTACCATATTTTTTCAAACAAGTTTCCATTTGTTTTTTCTTAGAAATATCTGATTGTGCATTACTCTCACACCCAAATCTTCTTAAACATGTATCTTTTCTTTTTTGTGTCTGTTCTTTTGTTTCATACAACCCACCATTGTTTCTTCTTCTTGTTTCTGTCATTTTATCCCTAACTTCTTTTCTCTGTGATGAATTTCTTACACCATATAATTTCATATTCGTTTCAAAATTTTTCTGTGGGTTGTTGTAATTTTTATCACCATACCTTTGTTCTTTTGTAATTGTTGATTTTATGTATATATTTTTTCTATCTTTCAAATCACATTCCTTTGAACAATATGTAGAATATCCTGTTGAAAAAGAATCAAATTTACATCTATTTCCACAAATGGGACATTTACCAAAAAGTAAATTCTCATCGTTTTGTAAAAAATGCCACAATAATTGTCTAAATGGTAATTCTTCTTTAAAAGAAACTAATTTAAAATCCAAATATAAAACATGGAATATTTTTGAAAATTTAGACTCTCTTACGATAGGATTTTGCTTTGTTGAATATCTCTTCAAATATTCAAAAACTTCTTTTTTAGAAGTAATGTTGATTTCATCAATTTCCATAAACACAATTTATTATATATAATTGAATAAAATTTCAATACATCGTTTATTCAATATATTTATGAAAAATTCTTGAAGGTCTTTCTGTGGTATTGGATAATATTATTTTAATAATTTTTCTTTTCTTTTTTCACTATCTTTACCAAACCACACTTCTAGTTCATCTATTGCAGCATCATCAAGTTCATAATAGTAAATATTAGGATTTTGTATAAGTTCTTTATAATCAAAATCTTCTAAACTACTCAAACCCTTGTAATATTCAATATCCCACTTCGACGGGTCGTTTTTCTCACACCATTCGTCAAAGTCACTCTTACAGTAGAACTTCTCCGATTTTCTTCCCTGTCTTGCTATCAAGACGGGTGTCTCGATTCTTGCAATCCTGTGTTCCTTGATGAGTTCCGGCCAGTAGTAGGCGAAGATGTTCAAGAGAAGCCCGGCGATATCCGCCCCGTCCGTATCGGCATCGGTCAATATATGCACCTCGTTTATACGGAGACTGTCATTGAACACTTTGGTACCACGATATATAAACGGACTTCTACCGAACTGCAAACCCATAGCCGCCATAATCCCCTTCAATTCCTCGTTTGCACGAACTTTATCCTTGGATGATACTCTGACGTTCAATATCTTTCCCCTGATAGGGAACAATGCCTGTGTGTTCGGGTCTCTAAACTTACGGAAACCTGCGGCGGCGGAATCACCCTCCGTGATGGAAAGTGATGTCTTGCTCTTCTTCAGGGTACCCGCCCATCTGCAATCAACAAGTTTCTCAACTTTCACTTTGGTAATCGCCTTGTTGGCTTCCCTCTCCGCCTTGCTTTCATCGGCGACTTTCTTTTTGTCGAGCCAGTCGGTGATTGAGTTGGTTATCTCGCTCTTGTAAATCTGTGAAAGGAACTTTTCCGGAAGTTCAATGTTCGTACCGAAGTTCTTGACATCGGAAATCAGTTTCTCCTTTGTCTGTGATGAAAAACTCGGCCTGATAATCGTAGAGTTCACGAAAAGGAAAATATGGTTTCTTATCTGACCAGATAGAATATCCGTCTTGTATTTCTTCGATATTTTCTCCCTCATATAAGGGACAATCTGGTCCATTATATACCAGATATGTGTGCCACCGTCATATGTATAGACGGAATTGACATAACTAACAAACTGGAAGTTGCCCGTGGAACTCAACGCAACACCGACCTGCCAGTTTTCATTCTCCGTATACATCAACGGGTTGTTCTCGTCAAGGTACATATTGCAATAGTCCTTGAACGAGTTTATCATAACTCTTTTTCCTTGAAAGTATATTGTAAGTTTCGGATTGCATCCAGCGATTTCATAAACCCTCTTCTCCATAATCCTTATGTCATCGTCCGAAATCTCCTTCATACCGAAGCGTGACAGTTCGGGTTTATATGTTATCCTTGTGAAGTGTTTTGAAGTGGATGTGATTTTCTCCTTTGAGTGTTTCTTCATATTATTTGTCCACTCCATTTCGAATTTCTTCTTCCCATCGGCGGTCTCGACAAGAAAGGATGTGGAGAAAATATTCGAGATTTTACTTCCGAGACCATTCACACCAACCCAACTTCTGTCTTCCTCATCATTATAGTTGGATGAGCTTCTCAAATTTCCAAAAATCATCTGTGGAACATACATCTTCGTATCCTTGTGCATCTCAACGGGAATACCTCCGTTGTCGAATACGGATATGGTACCTTTTGATTTGTCTATCTCGACCTTTATGGTGTTGAGGGTTGTATTCGGTCTTTTGCTTTCATCCACCGAATTGGATATGATTTCGTCGAAGAGCTTGTGGAAACCGGGATTATACAATACCTCTTTCAACACAAACTTACCGTCTTCGAGTATATACTGGTTTGACTTTTCCGAAACTACACTTCCAAGAAACGAAGCGGGTCTCAGAAGGGTATGGTCTATGTCGGAAAGTGTTTTATAAATTTCATTGACATCTTTCATAACCTAAATATAACAAAAAAAAGTTCATTTTTATGGCTCATTTGTAATATCAAAATATAATGTTTAGAAAAAAAAGATGATTTCTTTTTTTGTTATTTTTATACTATAAAATATCTTTAATTATGGAAGTTATACTTGATGAACTTACTCCTAAAGAGTTCTTTTCCAATGGAGGAGTAGTAAAAATCAAACTCGTATCAGAGTTGTTGAAGAAAAGGTTTAAAGGCAGAAACAAGTTCCTTTTCTATGAATACAAGATGTATTTGCGTTTCCTAAGGGAACTGTATCTTAAATACATAGACATTTATCCGGATTTGAAACCGGATGAAGTTTACAAGGAGATTCTAGAATCACTGGAAATATCCTGTTCAATCGGAACGAAGGAATATACAATAGACCCGAATTTCGACAAGGTTCATTCACTTGAATTTTGCAATTTCTATTACTGTTACGATAATCTTCCGTCAAGAAAAAACGAAGAGAAGATTGACATATACGGAATGGAGAATGTCAATTTCTCTCTGGTGAACATAGACGATAGCAGATGGGAGAAGTTCAAGGAACAAAGGATGAGCAGGGGTTTTGACGATTCGGAACTCTGGAATCTGTTTGAAACATTTGCTATGTTCATCCTTCCCAGACTCAAGGTGTTCAGGGATAAACATTTCAGTACCCCCGCCAATATGAGCAAGGAGGAGTGGAACGGGATACTCGACGGTATGATTACCGCCTTTGAACTCATAACAAGTGAATATTCCGATAATGAAGACGAAAGGATAGATTTGGGGTTGAAACTTTTTTCGAAATATTTTTTAAACTTATGGGACTAATATGAACAAGATAACATTTATATCGGATACACATACAAGAAACGGCTGTTTGAAGGATTTACCCGGAGGTGATATCATCATCTTTTCCGGTGACTGTATGAGTTCGGGGTACAAGGTGAAGGAACTGTCGGAATTTTCAAAATGGTTCTCCAAACAGAACTACACATACAAGGTCTGTATCGCCGGAAACCACGACAGATACTGTGAAAATACCTCGAAGGATTTCGTCAAGGAGATGTTCTTCGACGAGAATGGTATAATCTACCTCCAAGACGAACTCGTTGAAATCAACGGACTGAAGATATACGGTACGCCATACCAGCCATATTTCTGCAACTGGGCGTTCAATGTCAATGACAGCGACAAGCTCAAAAGCATATACAAGATGATACCGGACGGTGTGGACATACTCGTCACACATTGTCCACCATACGGAATACTCGACAAAAGTCATATTCCGAGACCTTGGTCTGGACGGACCGGTGAGGAACCACTTGGAAGCAAGGAACTCCTCGAAACCATAAATGAAATGGAAAACAAACCGAAGGTATGTGTATTCGGACATATACACGGGGACGGAGGCAAAATGATAGAAATTGATGGTGTCAAATATATAAACGCATCCGTCTGTGACGAGGACTATGAACCGGTCAACGGTATAATTTCAATAGAGATATAAAAGAAAAGGTGAGGATTTCCTCACCTTTTTTATTCCGTTATCATCTCCTTGACTTTCTTATAGCTGAATTTTACTTTTGCACCATTTTCTGCATAAATCTTGAACATATTTGTTAGAATCTCTTCAAACTTCTCTTTTCCGAACAGTTTTTCGAAACCTTCAATATTTTTTCTCAACTTCTTTATATTTTCAGAATCTAACACTTGCGGGTCGTCGTCTCCGAACAATAATGCCGGTTGATATCGCTGACCTATATGACCGAGTGATATGACACAGTTTCCATTCTCGAAATGAAGATTCGTTTCCAGCATATAGAGATTGTCTTCATCGTTCCAGAAGGTTGACCTCATAATCGGACGGCTCACATCGTTGAATCTGTCGTTACCGTTGAATGTATCACCGACTTTGAGTACAAATTCCGTTAATATTACGAGATTTTTCTCCTCCTTTCCATATTTATCCATTTCCTTATAAATGGACTTCATATCCACTCCACTTCTTATAATTGCATCTATGGTATTTTTTCTGGATTTCTCGGAATCTTTATCTGTTTTCCTAATAACTCTTTCCACTTTCAATACATATTCGGCAAACGAGGCGAAATCAACTTTATCCTTGTTCTTCGTCTTCTTATAGTGGTCGAGAATTTCTTCGATGGCGGTTATTGCTTTTTTTTCACTTTCACTCTCTTCCTCATATACCTCACGGTCGTAACCGTATTTTTTTACTTTATTACCGTTATATTTCAGCATCTCCTTGTAAGTCTCTATCGCCTTATCCATATCCAGCTCGCCGAGTAATTCCTTGTCTGTAAGTATGTCGTCACGCTGTGCGTAGCTTGTACCACGTTTTTGTTTACTTTTTCTTGACAGATTGTCTATCGTTGACTCGCTTGCGTTGGCATAGAGGATGTACAGCAGTGCAAATTCCAGATGACTGTACTGACCCAACCCTTTTGTAATTTTTTTAAGCGACTGGTTTACGTCTTCAAGTTTCCTGGATGAAGTCTCCAGAATAAATTGTTCAAAAAGTTTAATCTTTTCCATATTCATTTTTTTATCATATTATATTTATGTCATAAATAATATATAAATACAACTAAAGAAGAATGGCCATTTATAATTTCGGCTCCGGTGGTTTTAACGGTATGTATCCGTATAATACGGGTGTGTACAATTATAACAATGGAACATATTCATATTCCAACGGTGCTTTGTCATCAAGCACAACGTTTGTGAATGGTATTCCATATACACAGAATATAATGATGCTCAACGGCACCGGAGCCGGTTGCGGTGACTCACCGTGCCCGCAGGGATACTCATTGTACTTCCCTTGTCTGAAAAACATAACGAGGGGCGAAGATGTCTGCTTCGAGTTCTATGTCGTGAACAACGAGACGAGGGATGTGGTGGATTTGAGAACCGTGGAAGCCCTCACGATAACTTTGACTGGAAATTTCGGCTGTGTTCTCGGAACATATATGTATCCAAGTGATGACGGATATATAAGACCGCTTCAATCACAGGAATACAAGCACCTTATAGATGAGAATTTTACAGAAAGACCTTTCCGTTATCTTTCCGTGACACTTGTTGACGAAAATCTAGACGAGATTTCCGAGAAGGGTGTGGACGGAAAGATTGGAAAATACTTTGACGGCGATACTGTGGAACTCAACGCCTATGACACTTCATCGTATATTTTCGTAGGATGGATTGACATAGATGCAGACTATGACGAGGAGTGTGACGACTTTTATCTGTCAACCGACCGTAGATTTACTTTCGAAATAAAACGGGATATAAACATAGCCGCAGTTTACAGGAAAAGAAAGAAATTCAAGATTTCCCTATATCAGGGAAACTCCACATTCAGTTATTTAAAGAACGGCGAGGAGAAACCTCTGTATGACGGATATAATGTGGAGGAAGGAAAACATATCATAGTAAGGGCGATACCGTACAATGAGATGTTCTTGAACTGGGATGCAAGTGATTTTGGAGAATCCACACATTCGGAAACTGAAAACATAATATTGAAAATAGAAATGTTGTCCGATGTATTCTTGAAGATAAACGGAATTCCTTTGAATGATATTGGTGAAAGTGATGAACCGGACCTTTATGATTTGAACTTCATTGAATTTTCGTTCAAGGAACTTATGCGTAACTTGAATATAGAGGAGGATGATGATGTCTTTGAAGACCACGAACTTGTCGAAAACGACCCGAACTACGAGATAACCTTCTTTGAGAACACGGACATTTCAAGTGTGTTCGATGAATGTAAACCTACGGACTACGACAAGTTGTACTGTTATTATTCCGGCGGTAACTGCATATTGAGGTTCGGTGACAACGAAGACAACGGATTTGTTGAATTTTCAAATCCTGGCATAGAGACCGAAACAATATTGGAAGTATATTGTATGAAATATGGAGATGACAACAGTTCAATTTCCGTATCACTGGACGGTCTGGAATCACAGGTGCAGGAAATAGAGACGGAAGGTTTCAACAAACTTATCTTTGATTTCGAAAAAATTGACTTCAACAAGATAAAAATATCGTCATTGGGGGATATCTTTCCGGAGGAAAAACCAGGTCAATGTTTCGTAGACAGATTTACCTTGTCCGATATGATTTTCATCGACAAGGGTAAGGCGGCGTTATGTCTGCCGGGTTCGGAGACGGCCAAATTCTACAGAGGTAAGATTACGGCGACCGGAGCGATAAGGATAAACGGTGCAAATCACGGACTTCCATGTGCGATGGTTGGAAATGTTATAAATATTCCGATAATAAATATAATATAATAAAGATAAATTATGAAAAATATATTAAGTTTTGACGATTTTATTTTGAAAGAATCGGTTCAACTGAATGAAGGACTTCTGCAAAATCTTTTCGGAGCTTTACTCGGACGTGATATGTGGAGTATTATAAAAGGTGAAAAAGTCATAAAGGATGAGTTCAAGAAGATTGACGATAAATTGAGCGGATTTTATCTGACAAAGATAAAGAATCCGAATGCTTCACAAGATGTACGCCAGACTCTTGTCGACTGGGCTGATGAGATATATAAGGCCAAGAAAAAATTAAAGGAAGAAACGGATAAAGCTAAGGAAGGTGACGATAAAGAAAAGGACAATAAAGAAGATGGAAACAATATTCTTCCGGTATTGATTGGTTCGTTTAAATTTGAAGGCAAGACAGAAGAGGAAATAAAAAAAGAAATAGAAAATAACGAAGAACTTAAAAAATTGTCGGAGGATACCAAAGGGAAAATTCTATATGCTTGGAAAAAGGTTCAAGACGACAAGGAACTTTCAAAGAAATTCGATGAACTCAAGTCCGAAGTTAAAAAAATAGATGAGAAATATCAGAAAACCCTCGATGATGTAACTGGCAGTTCCGCCGACTTAAAGAGATGGGCGAATATTTTGAAGGACAGAATGAATGACATTATCGACAAGATTCTTTGCGGTAAATACGGTGAAGACAGTGAACTCGCAAAAGACCTTGAAAAGATACAAGATAAGAAGGATAAAAATTTGGAAAAAAAGAACAAAGATGAGTTAAAAGACGAAAACGACCAGTTGAAGAAAATCAACGACGAAAGAAACTCCGTTTTGAAAAAATGTGGTGTCGATATAGTCGCTGACAATGTAAATGCAGAGGATGTCCTTAAATCTGTGATGGACGAGATAACAAAAAACAAAATAATCGAAGAAAGTATTCTTCTTGAAAAGAAAATTTCCATAGAAGACTATTCAAAGACAAAACTTCCAAAACTCATAGGACTTAATGTCGAAAATGACAAAAACGGTGAGAGTAAAAACTACGATTCTCTCAACAAAACTTTGAAGACTTTGAGTAATGTTGTTCTGAAAACCGTTAAAGAAAAATTCAAGACGTTTGATTCATTGAGTGGTGTGAATTTTCAAGCGATGCTCACCGCTTATGCAAATCTTCTTTATGCTTGTTATTCAGAAAAAACGGATATGATTACTGATGATATGGTCACTTTGATGGCGAGATGTGCCATATACAACAACACCGTGATTGGTTTCGGTCTTCCTTGTCCGGATGAGGATTTGAAAAAGAAAGACGATGAAAAGGTTTCTATGTTCGGATTCTACACGAACCAACTTCTTGAATATATAAAGAAACAGAAAAAAGGAGGACAACCGATTTTCAAGAAAATCTACGATGATGTCATGAAGAAAGCGAAATCACTCATAGATGAAAACAACAAAGAGGATGAACAGAAACTGAAAGAAGAAGAAAAGGAAAACAAAAAATAACTCTCATTTGATGTCAAAAAAAAAAGGTTCCGAAATTCGGAACCTTTTTTTTGATTGAGTCTCTTACATCGGAATTGCCGGACCCATCTGTGGTGCCGGAAGACCGATTGTCTCTTCTGCCCAGTAGTCACAGTTGAATGTGATTTGAAGTTCGTTTGCTTCATTGACGGAATCATAGTTCCTGTCACCCATACCGGTTATCTGACCCGTCGGGAAGATGTCATAGCAGGTAATTTTTCTCCAAACGGAACCGTCACGGTTGTATTCAACTATAATCATAGTTCCACAGTAGATTACCTTCAAACCCTGTGAACCCGTTGCCGGATTGTAAATCAAGTTTGTCCAGTTACGGAGAGCTGTGTAGATGTAGTTCTCGTTGGCGTTGTTCAAGTTCAATGAGAATGTTATACCGAGTTCCAAGTGTGTCTGGTCTGGACCACCGGCATAACTTCTTTCAGCAAATTTGAACTTTTGTCTTGCAACACCTACCGCCGGATTCAGACCGTCAAGACCCGAAATGCTACGGACATGCTCAAGAAGAAGAGCCGAATTGGCTGTCACTTGCTGCTCCAAAGGAGATAAAATCGTAACCTCGAACAACGAGGGGTTTACAACTTCCCATTTATTCGTGGCAGCATGTGAGTTTCTATAATGCGATAAAGACATATTATATAAAGTTATTTTATATGTTGTGAGGAGAAACTATCCCTCACTTTATTTATGTTTATCCTTTTGTGGTTTGTTTCGGACCACAAAAACTCCAAAACATTTTTTTCATAAATAATATATATAAAAATAAAATGCAATAATTATGGCTTTAGATGCAGAATTAAGTAATTTGAAATCAGCCGGTACCTATCGTTTTGAAAGAGACCTTAGTACCATTTCAAATGACACAACATCTTTCTCCAATTTGAGACTTGTTGTCGGCTTCTCGAAGACAGGTCCGTTCAACACGCCTATGCTTGTTACAAATTCGGCACAGTTTATCAAATTGTACGGTCCAATCGACCGTTCTCTTGAGAAAAGAGGTTCATACTTCCACAGAAGTTGTCTCGTGGCGTTAAGTGCGGGTCCGATTCTCTGTTTAAATCTTTTAAACCTTGACCCGGACATCGACCAGGTGACACAGAAATCATTTTCCGTCAATACAAAGTATTTTAACAAACCACTGATTACATTACCATTAATATCTATCTATGACACGGATAAATTCTGGTTTGCCAGTGAGCAGAGTTACCTCGACGGAATAAACACATATCTTAATTCAACGGTTTCTCCTAATGTTCAGTCTTTTACAGAGGATTTGGATGAAAAACTTGTAGAAAGATACACCAATGACTACAGTGATGATATTCTTCACTTCACCAATGTGGGAAAAAAACCCATTTCAATCCTTGTAAAGAAGGCGAGCAGTTACGCCACTATGAACTATGAATGTACCTTGAACGACTGGTATGGAAAGGACAATGTTCCTGAATATCTCAACGGTACTTCATTCGTAAGTGACTATATGGTTGAAGTCTATGTAATAGGTGGTGATTTCGGTCCGGCTCTTGACCCAGATAGAGTAAATACAATACCTTCGTTTATGGATTTGGATGACGATGGTGAGACTGAAGTATTGAAACAGTATATGGAAGTTGAGGCAACCGATGATAAGAACCCTTATGAAAGATTTACTTCGGACATCATTTTCCAGAAGTATTTCGACAAGAACGGTTTCATCCGTAAGGAGAACGATACCGATACAACGGACACCAAACTTTCAAGATTCTTGAACCTCTCGTCTGTAAATCTTATCGGAAAGTACACTGGTTCTCTTATTCCTAATTTCGTAACGAAGTTCGGACAGAACATCTGGATTCAGAAACTTGTTAACGACGATACGAATACAACAGGTCTTTTCTGTGTGGAGAATATTGAGAAACTCGAAGATGTAACCGAAATCAACGGTGTAATCAACGAAAAGATTGACTTAATCGGTAACAACATACCCGCCATTATGAAAAAAGAGATGGAGGAAGGTGATACCAATGATGAAAAGATAGACTTGAACTTCTTGTCATACAAGGCTTCATACACCGCTCCAACACAGCAGTTGTATTTCTACGCCGAGATAAACAACGATGCAAGTGAAATAGACGATGACAGCAGGGACGGTTATGTAATTTATGACAGATACTCAGAAGGAGATAAGGATGGTTTGACAACTCCTTACAAATACGCTTGGAGACTTAATAAAGTAGTTATTGAAAAGGGTAATTTGGCGGGTGAATATGAAGCAAATCAAACACTTCCTTTACCTGGTGCTGAAAGTGACCCGACAGACGCTCTAGGATATATGAGTTTACCCGGAAACACAGACGGAGATTTGACCGAAATCATATACACCTATGAAAGTAATTTCAGTGCTGGTGTTATTCCTAGCAAGATAAAGGTCTTCAATAGTCAAGATGAATCTATAACTGTTACGAAGTTCTCTTATAACGAAACACCAAACCCATTGATTACAAAAATAACTATGTTCAATGATAATGTGGTTAAATTCAATGGACACGATTATAAACTCGATGTACTTCACACTACAAACAGACCCGATAGTGATTTGGTTACTCTTCGTGGAAATGAAGTTCTTGTACCGGCGGGTGCAAACATCGTAGCGGGAGACTATATAATCTCCGGTTATTACTATGCTGAAAACGAGGAAACTGAAACTTCCAATATCGAGTTTTCACGTCTCACTCGTATCATCGAGGTTCGTGGTGTGTATGCAGACACTTCGGCAGACAGTGACTTTGAAAGCATTCCTTCAAGACTTAGAAAAGTCGGTTTGAAGGTTGTCTGTGCAGATGTTGTGGACAGAAGCTACGACTATATCCAGAAGTTCAGAACTGTTGACCAGTTCGCAGACCGTTTCCAGTGGACTTGTTTGAAGGGTTATCAAATCCGTGAGGAATTGATGCCTAACGGTACAAACGAAAGACAGAACGAGATACTTGACCTTCTCCGTGAAAATCCTAAATATTCGGCAATAAAGTCAAGTCTCTACAAATCTCTCTGTGACAACGACTATATCCAGTGGAGATACCTCATCGACACATTCGGAGGCGGTATCGAGGAAAACAGCAAGAGTGTATATACACTTCTTTGCCAGGGTCGTAAGAGTGCCCTTGCAATCATCAACTGTCCTTCACAGGTTGAGTTCAAGAAGTCAACAGACCCGTCATTTGTAAACAGAAGAAATTCCGTTGAGGCCGAGTTTATCGCAAAGGGTGGTGATGCTACAAAGACTCCTTCGTTCCTCTATTCACTCCCGACAGCCGAGCAGGGTGCTTCATTCGGTGCATACTACTATCCGTTCCTCAAGATTTCGGATTTGAGTGCTCCTAAGAGTGTTCCACCGGCACCTTATGTATCCAACCTCTTCATATCCAAGTACAATAACGCAAACGCTTGGTCTATCGTAGCAGGTCAGAGAAGAGGTGTTATCTCGGGTAACCAGATTATCGGTGTTGAGGCTACTCTCGTACACGACAATCGTGACTGGTTGGAACCTATGGGTATCAACTCAATCATCTGGGAAAACGGTGTAGGTGTTGAAATCTATGCAAACAAGACTGCAAAACAGACGCCTAAGTCTGCATTGAGTTCAATACACGTTCGTGAGTGCTGCATCTATATTCAGGACAATATCGAATCTATACTCCGTAGATACATATTCGAAATGAATACGGCACAGACCCGTCTTGAAATCAAGACTCTGGTTGACAACTTCCTCGAAGGTGTCAAGACAAACGGCGGTATCTATGAATACAAGACCGTTATGGACACTACAAACAATACACAGGAGGTTATCGACAACAATATGGGTGTCATCGACATCTATATCGAACCTGTAAGAGGTCTTGAAATCTTGACACAGAGACTGACGGTTATGAAGACCGGAGGTATCACTGCCGGAGCTTTTGAATAATCCGTTCACACTTTTTAAAAAAGCGGTGGTTTCCCCACCGCTTTTTTTTATTCAAACATAAATAATATATAATGACACGATTATATAACTATGAAGAAATTTTCTGACGATATGGTCATATTGACTGAAGAAGAGATGAAAACTGTCGATGTACTTTCCGAAAAAATAGTTGAACTGTTAAAGGAAGGAAAATCAACGGATGATATATTAAACGGAAATATCGACGAGGGTATTCTCGGAGGTATAGTAGGTGGTATCGCCGGTGCTACCATCGGTCCCGCTCTCGGAAGGGCTATATGCAGGGCTCTCGGTATAGAACACGGAATACTATACAATTTCTTGAACAGTAGAGTATTTCTCGCCGCAGTATGCAGTTATGCAGGATTGAAGTATTAAAAATAAATTTTTATATATATGGATAACAATTTAATTAAAATAGGTCCCGAAACAAGTATAGGAGCACAATTTCCGAATGTTTATAATGAAAACAACCAGAAGATAGTGGAGGCTATAAGTGATGTGGAGGACAATGTGGAGAACATCAAGTCCATACAACTCACAAGAATACTTCCTGTTCTACAAAACAACGAGACTAAATATCAGCAGATGAAGGTGAGTTATGACAACTTGAAGAGCAAGTATGATGAACTTTTTTCCAAATACAATGAGTTCTCACAGAAATATGATGCTCTTCTGAACGCCTTCAATCAAGTTAACGAAAAGATAGATGAGATTATAAACAACCAATAACAATCTGAACAACCTCTATATATGAAAGAGACTGTAATTTTACAGTCTCTTTTTTTAATTCTATTCATAAAAATAGTATCTTTGTAAAAAAAAGATTGTATGAAAAGGATATTATTGATTTTATCGGCGATTGTATTGCTTACTTCTTGTACAAGAAATTTACACGATGAAAACCCGGTCAATCAACAGGTCAATATAATGAAACGTATCAGTAGAAATACTGATGGTTGTTTTTATAGTGAAGTCTGGGTAGATACGGAGACTGGGTGTGAATACTTTTTTGTCAGATGTTCCACTACTGGTGTAGCGATGGTTCAACTGACAGACACAGAAGGGAAACCAAAAATTAGAAAGTAAAATTAAATTATAACAATATGGTAATCCAGTATCAGAAATTTCCATTGTGTCAGATGACCGGATACGAAGAGAAGACAACCTTCTGGAACGACTTCACGATAGCGGACGCTTTCGGAAAATCCGCCATACAAGATACATTTAACCGTGCTTTCGAAGAATGGAAAACAAATCTGGAATATGTTACGGAACTCGTTCTCGTCTTAAACTGGAAGATGTGGTATCATTCTGACAATGGAAACATAGAGTTTGGAAAATTGTACGAAAAGTTATGGAGAAAGAGTGATAACTTTTGTATGAAGAACCTTAAAGGTGATGAATTGAGTTATTATTTAAGAACAATAGACTGATTGCCGCTATGTCCGATAAAGAAAAAAGAATTAAAGAACTTGAAGAACGGATTGAGAAGTTTGACAAGATAATTTATGACCTTTACAGTATCCAGAACGATACGGAGACCGCAAGTATATTTCTTACGAAGCTTGAAGAAATGGAGGAAGAATTAAAGAAATTAAAGGGTGAATAAATGAAAAACATAGTATTTTTTGACTTGGAGACTACGGGAGCTCCAAAGAATCCGGCGTTGACGAGAATCATTGAGATTTCCGGTATCAAGGTGAATGAGAACCTTGAAATCATAGACAAGATTTATTTCAAATGCAATAACGATGGTGTTCCCATTGAACCGGACGCTTTCGAAAGACACGGTATTCCGGAATCCGATTTGGTGGATTGTCCGACATTTAATGAAGTTGCACCCGCCGTATTCAAGTTCTTTGAAGGATGTGACATCGGAGGACACTACTGCACCTTCTATGACGCACCTATTCTCTACGAAAGTTTCCTGAGAGCAGGTCTGACTTGGAATTTCCGTGACTTGAAGGTGTATGACACATATAGCATATACAAGAAGTTCAATTCGGGCAAACTCGGTGAACTCTATAAGAAATATACGGGGGAAGACCTTGAGAATGCACACAGCGCCGATGCAGACACGTTGGCGACACTCGAAGTGTTCAAATACCAGTCGAAACACGGTGAGACACTCGATGAAACCGAACTCTCTGCGTATTCTGACCGCCTCGACATTATGGGTAACTTCAAGGTCGGTCATAAACCGGACGGAACAAGATATGTGTATCTCCCCTTCGGAAAATACAAGGATAAGCCGGTGGATGAGATTGACCCGAGTTATCTTGAATGGATGGCGAACAACGATGAAGGTTTTCCGACCGACACGAGACTTTATGCCCGTAAACTTGCAGACAAACTTAAAAGATAAGATATGAAAAGAAAATTTACAGACAAATACACGGGAAGATTAAAGAAAGACAAGAGTGTGTTCTTTGAACCGATACCCGATAACAATCGTATCGGAGGTGGACTTTCAAGAACCACTAAATTCTACGCTATAATCGAGTCGATGACATACTATAAGACGGAGGATGACAACTACGCCAATTTTGAAGATTTATTCGAAAGAACTCCGGAGTTTAAAAGTATGGATGAACTCAAAGAATATATGAACACCAATAACATCCGTATCGGTTCGGAAATGACCAGAGTCGTTCCCATAAACGACGGTGAACACAAGGTGTATAAAAGAGAGGTGAAAGTGCCTATAACGGACATATCGTACCGTATGAAGTATTCCATCAACATAGACGCCTTTGTAAATCTTTCACACGAATCTGATGAAATGCCGGGTATCGAAATTCCGGAGTATATCGGAAATTTGGAGACAGCGGAATGTGATGCACATTCATATGCTATGCAAAGTCTTTATTCGGTCATAAAGAGTGAAAACGCAAAAAGAAATCATCTTGAAGAATGTAAGGTTGATGTGAACGAGATGTTAAGTGTCAGAGACGCTATGAGACTTGAACTTTCACCCGAAACACTCGACAACACCATAGAATTTCTGGAAACGAAAAAGGCGAACATAAATGAAAAGTTTGTAGTGAAATATGACAATATGATTAACAAACTCAAAATGATAAAGGAAATAAAGGCGAAGGGGTTATAAAAAAAGGAGTGAACTTCACTCCTTTTTTTTTGATATTAAATAAAATCTCCGATACTCACTCCGTTGTATGTGTAATAGTCTGTTACTGCGTCATATTTGATTTCAAACTCACTTTTACCGTTATATAAAATGTCATCATCAAATTCATATTCCTTGTCATCGAAATAGAACGACATTTCTTCCAAAAATCCACTTATAGTAACTTCTTCATATCCACCTCTTCTTGGGTATGAATCGGAAGATAATTCTAATTTCACATAACAAGTTATCTTTTCACCGGATACTTCCATATTGATTTCGAATTCCACATCATTCTGGTCGGAATATTCGGCAAGATTTTCTTCTATGTAATGTTCTACATTTCTTGTTATTTCACTTATGTTTTCCTTTGTGGCGAATCCTTTTAAAAATTTCCTTTTTTCCTGTTCGTCATAAACGGTGTTTTTTGGTTTCGGGTGCAATATACCTTGGTTATACTTCCTTCTCTCCTTCTTCAATATTTCAAGTCTTTGCTTTAATGTTTCCTTATCCATAGACTCGACCGAATCCTTCAGTGTATCGAAATTTTTCAATACGAGAAGTTTTCCGTTTTCAAGTTCAATATAGAATGTGGGTTCATCATCACGAAATCCGGAGTTCTTATATTTTTCCTTATATTCATCCCTGTCTCTCACCAAACCCAGTATATCACTGTCTTGTGTGTCATATAATATCCTCTTATCCCAATTATATTTCGGATAACCGTTCTGTTTTATTATGGTACGGAGTTTATTACTCTGGAAAGCCTCGTTTATGAACTCTTCATATTTTTTTATGTATCCCATATATGTTATTTTTTATTTACATTATTTATGGATATTTTTTTCAATCATTTCATCCGTCCAGAGCATAATTCCGTATTTTTTTGAAAAAAGTCCATTGATACGGTTTTCGTTTTTATCCAACCCCTTTATACTTCCATTTTCACCATTTATTTCCGGTCCTATTATTATATAGGCTGGTGCTTTGACATATTCCTTTATTAACCTATACCATTCGACAAAGGGAATATCACTCATATCATCGGGTGTTCCGTCCCAATGCTCGAATTTTCTACCAAACGGAGGACAACACAAGCATACTTTATCCGTCTTGATTTTCTTGGAAAGTACATTTCTTTTCTTCCATCCGTACCATTTGCAAAACCTCTCGTTCATATCATAACACTCACATTCAATGTCCTTTCCGTGTTCATCACCCCACATCTTGACAGCTTTGTATATACCTCCGAAACCAGCCATAGGTATAAATACACCCGGTGTCAAGTCGATACCCGACTCGTCTATTATGGCTTTCATTGTGTCTTTTGAAAGCGCTGTGACTTTGGGGGCGATTTTCGCTATTGTAAAACGGTCTTGTATCTGTCTTAAAAATCTGTCGGTTGAAAATGTCATACGGTTGTTTTCAATCTTGCATTTTAGAAATTCGTTGATATGTGCAATCTTGAAATCCAAGTTGGACTTGCAGACGGAAATTATGTTCCTGACGGCTTTTTTCAAGTATATTTCATTCGACCAGGCGTCACGTGGTGAAATCTTCCCTCCCACCCAGCAGTCCCAGATTGGATGGTTTTCCGGCCATCTTGAATTTCCGGGAAGTTTCTGTGTCAGACAATATCCAACCACAATGTTTGTAATGTAATTCTCAAAAATAGAAATACACTCGTCAATATTACTGGAAAATATTTCAAGATAATTCAGACCGTTTTCTTCTGCGAGTTTTCTTTTTCTCACATCAAGGTCAGTCCAAGTATATACGGCGTTGTCATAATAGTCGTTATCCTTTGATTTCCAAAAATCAAGTGTTTCGACATCATTTTCATCCGCCGGATTGAAAGGATGTCTTCCGTGTGTCCAGTTTCCTTGTATTTCAATAAACAGATTTACATTCCGTATGTAGAAATCACAAGAAAAAGGATATGATATTTTATCAAAATACTGGGGTTCTATATTTTCAAATCCGAATAATTCTACAAGGTATCCATAAAATTCTATTTCAACTTTCGATGAACATCCAGTTGTCTTGTTTGAAAAATCCTTGAACTTCCGTATGTTTTCCTTTATTGTATTTTTTATTTTTTCATTTCTTTTCTCCTTGTTTTCAAGATATGACTTACGCAGTTTCTCACATCTTTCCACATTGTCCTTGTATGGTCTCCTTATTTTCTCAAGATTTTCCTCCGACCAGAAGTTTCCTCCGTTTTTCTTCCGTATTGTATCCACAGCCTTCTTTCTCGATTCGATACTATTCGATTCCTTCTGTGCCTTCTTTAAAGTTTCCTTGTTATGTTCCAAGACACAAGGACAATCCTTTGAACAATATGTCCTGTATCCCTTCTTGAAATCTATGAAATGAAGTTCATTACCACATTCACATCTGTGAATCGTAAAGTCGTCTTGAAGGAAATGCCACAGTTTCTGTGTAAATGAATAATTTTCCGGAAATTCACATTTTTCCATTTCGTTAAAGATTTCCGGATAATTCTTTTTTATGGAGTCTTGTTTTTTTAATCCACCGGATTTGTCTTCAACATTGAGTAGATATTCAAATAAATCTATTTTATTTTTTATCTTTTTTATATCGTCTTCAAGCAAAATAATTACACTGTTATTGATTAAACATTCTCTTTTCACTTCATAATAAAATATAACAAAAAAGGAACTCAAAAGAGTTCCTTTTTTGAATTATTTAATCTACTGATTAGTAGAGATTTACACCCTTACCACATCTTACTTCAAAAGCATAGTAGTAAAGTTGTGGGTGATGTCCTGCACGAACAATAGCATAACGTGACTTCAATGAAGTTACAGGAGCACCTTCCATACCTTCTGCCGGATAAGAGAGCTTATCAGCCATCAAGTAAGGCATGAAAACGATACCTGGTTCATTGTCCTTACCCTTACGACCTACTACGATGTGACCATCTGTATAAGGCATATTCGGGTCAACATAGATGCTTACACCTGAAATTGCACCGATTGGGTAGAGAGAACCAGCGGTCTGGTTGATGGTGTTAGAAAGTGGATAAGCTGTGAAACCAGCACAATCCTGGATAGCGGCTGCGATACCTGCTGCACAAACAGCGAAAGTACCAGCACCTCTACGACCTCTTTGAGCGATGAGTGTAGAAGCAGCGAGAATCTTCGAGTACAGTCTTCTCTGGATTGTACCGAGAGTTTCAGCACCACCTGCTACGAATACGGTTTCGTATCCTTCTGGTTGAGTTTCAGTCGGGTCAACGAAGAAGAATGTGTTAAGGTTGATACCTTCAAATGCAAGAGCTTCCTCGTGGTTCTTCCAACCAAGTTCGAAGATATTGTTCAACAACTCACGGTTGATGTGCTGTGTCAACTCGTTTACGAGTTCTGCTTCAACCTGTGCGAGAGCGTCAATACCGTAAGCCTTGAGGTCCTGAATCTGTTCACGAGTGATAGCACCCTTAACCTGGATGGTCTTGGCTTCTACCTTCTCGGTGAATACGTTCAAAGACATCATATTGCTTGGAGTAGATTCACCAGTTGCTCTGTCATAAGACTGTGCAGACATTGGTTTACCGTTCTTGAATCCAGCACCTGTGAAACCAGGGATGAAATCTTCGAGAGCCTTTACAGTGTCGATGTCAACAACATAGTAAGACTTTGATTCACTTCCATCTTCAAGTGTGAAGATAGGTTCACTACCCATCATAAGAGCTTCAGCGAGAGTCTGTGAAGCACCTTCACCACCATTCCAAAGTTGATTATTTGTTCTCATCTTTTCCTTTACCTGGAAGATAGGACGACCGTCGATACGACCGAGTGCTACGAAAGTGAGTTCATAATTATCATCAATTGGGAATACGGCGTTTGGTTGGAACAACTTCTGCATATCCTTGAAATTTGCAGAATGACTGATTTTGTCATCAAAATCAATATCCTTGTCGGAATCAGTGTCACCTTCTGCAAGTGTCAACTTGACCATAAGAGGTGCAGTTGTTGATTCATTACCTTCTGGCCAAGTACCTTGGAAACGTGGGTTGATGTTAGTCTTACCACCTTCGTAAACATAGTCCATATACTGAAGGATTCCGAGAGGACCCTGCATTGGAACTACTGGAACCAAGTCCAAAGCGATAGTCTGAGCTGCTACCTGTACTGCGAGAGGAAGGAGTGAAAATGGATTATCACCGCTACCACGCTGTCCATCGTAACCGTTGTTAGGGTTAGCACCTGGGAAGAACATATCACCCATACCACCAACGTTCATACCTGGGTTAAGGTGAGCATATCCCATTACTGACTCATTAAGTTGTTTCTTTTCGTACATATCGTGATAAGCACAATACTTACTCATCCAAGTCAACTTGCTTCTATCAGTAATGCCAGTTGACTCGGTAATAAAACCTGACCAAGCCTTCATTGTTTCGGCCTCGTTCAAAATAACATTTTGTAACATAATTTTATTCCTTTTTTATTTTATATATAGTCAACTGAAGTACATTGCTTCTATTTACTTCAAGTTTCTTTTTTTCTTACGGTATTTATGTAAATTTATTTTACACAAATCCTTTCGCTAAAAGTGTGGATAAATAAATCTCCACACTGTATTTATGAAAATCTATTTTCAAAATTAATCAATCAACGAAAGATTAAAATTATAAAGGTTTTCGTTCAACATTACATTACCGTAACGGTCACTGTACAATGACTCGTTATATGCGTTAGTTACCATATCAATAACCTTGTCAAGAGGATAGTTCTTCTTGTTCAACGCCTTGACACCTTTCTTGATAACTGCACTTGCGGTTGCATCCTTTACTGAAATCAACTTGTCACCGGCCTTGTCTGCGAGGTCTGAAATCTTCTCACCAATCTTGTTCATAAGAACCTTGATGTCATTCATCCAGTCTGCGAGCTTATCGGTAACTTCCTCATATGCTTTACGGACACCTCTACTAAAACTGTTCCAAGCTTCTTTTACTCCGTCTGCAATGTCACCAGCGGTTTCCTTCACATAGTTTTTCACTTCATCGGCCTTTGTTGACAACCATTCCTTTGCTATCATTACGGCTGCCGTAACCTTTTCCTTTGCATCGTTGAAAATCTTCTTAATGAAATCACCGAATGCTTCGGCCGCTCCAGAAACTTTCTTGCCGACCAATAGCAATATTGCCCAACATACCTTTGTGAAGATATAAATCTTATCCTTTATTGAATTATATGCGTTTTCCAAAGCGTCACCTGCCTTTTGAAGTTTATCCTTTATTTCCTCATAGGCCTTTTCTACAAATTCAACAATCTTTGAATAAACTTTCTTCAAAGCATCTTTTGCAAGGTCAAACCCAGAAACACCGAGTTTAATAAGGAAACCTATTGATGAGACTATGATATTGGGAATGGCAGTAACCACCTTTTTTGTAAATTCATAACCACCTTTCATAGCCTTGACAATAGCACTACCAACACCTTCAAAAAACTTTTTTGTAGCGTCTGCGTCAGATTTGATTTCATCAAGAACACTTACCAAACCTTCCTTCATAGCTTCACCACCTTTTTTTGTACCATTGATAACAGCATCTATTGCAGAACCAACATTGTATCCAAATTTGGCCATTGCATATGCCATAGTTTGTGCAAATACATCACCTACTTTTTCGGCTGAATTTTCACGGATAAAATCGGCAGTAATCTTAACTTTAGGTTCTTCAGGTTCACTTTCCCTATTGAACAAACCTTCGTTTACGGAATTTTCATATCCGTAGTTACTGTAACGGTTTTCATTTATAAATTCTTCAAAATTCTTAATCATAATTTATATTTTTTTATTCTTGTGTATTAAAAATGTTTTCAAGTTCGTGCATACAGTTTATGAACTTTTTAACATTCAGTTCTTTATATGATAGAACCATTACTGCACCCAAGAGTTTTCCTTCATAATAGAGGTTGAATGTGTATATCCATTTGACCGATTCGTTGTGTGACATCATATGGAAAAGTTTCACATCAACCTTCTCGAACTCCTCCCTTGAACAGTATGCGAACTGTTGCTGGGTGAACTCCGGATTGTCGAAAATGTCATATTTGGTAATATGCTCATCCTTCAACGGAGACGAGTCTATGTAAGGTTCACCTTCCTTGCACATATCTATGGTCACGTCAAATTTTCTGAACGGGAACGAAGTCGCTATATTCGTAGAACCGTTATGGTATTCTATAAGATAGATATACTCACAACCGGTCTCCCTCATAGTTGAACGTAGTTTCTTCTTGACCTCCGTATAGACCTCCTGTGATTTCACTAGTTTCTCCTGATGTTCCTCATCCTGTTCCTTTATGGATTGGTCTATTGCATTTTCGACTGTTTCAGGGACTACCTCCTTAATCTTATAGTCGACAAAGTAACCTATTCCAAATATGGTCATACCGATGAGAAGCACAGTCAAGACGGTTTTTATACCATATTTCTTGATGAGTCCCAATAATAGTACCCCATATTCTTTTAACCAGGTAAATATTGACGAAAACATTTTTTATTCAGTTTAGTTCTTTCTCATACGGTATTTAATCTGCTCCGACATTGCAAGAAGTCTGTCCGACATACCTTCGTTAATCTTGTTGTCTTCACTCTTGTTTGCAGTAACCGTTTCGTTTATTTTCTTCATAGGAACTTGTTTCTCCCTCATATCACGGGTGTTCCAGAAATAAGTTGCCGTTTCGGCGTTATTTATAATGAACATCTTTGATTCTGAAAGGATTTCCTGCTTTCTTTCATCCGAAAGGTTAGCCCATCTCTCTTTGAGTCTCGCCGGTATGTAGTTTACAAGTTTAAACTCGTTTGCGTTTTCAAGAGATTTCCTTGATTCTTCAATCTGTTCGGCTTCCTTCTGCTTCAATTCGGCATACTGTGTCTTTACCGTTGAAATGAGATTTCCAAGTTTTTCGGTAAGTTCAGTCTGGTATTTCTTAGCGTCAAACTGTGGTTTCTTGTTTGTTTCCTTGTTTGCCGGAACCGTCTGTTTGGTTTCATTGCTTTCGTTTATCTTTTCAACACCTTCCATATTGTTGATACTTTCAACTATATAGTTGTTGTGTGAAACGATGTTGTTCATACCTTCGGAAATATAGTTGCTGTAAGACTTCAATTGGTCGAATTTCTCGTTCAATGAATTTGTCTCGTCAATCATCTTGTTGCAGTTTTCAGCGATGTAGTCTTGATGTTCTATCGCCTGGTTCAACTTTTCAACGAGATAGTTTGAATGTGCTATATTCTTGTTCTGCTCTTCTGCAAGCATATTCGAGTAGTCTATCGACTTGTCGAGCATTTCGGAGATGTAGTTCTGATAACCGATTGTGTCGTTCAAGTTCTCGACTATGTAATCTTGATGTTCAATCATCTTGTTGCAGTTCTCTGCAATGTAGTCTTGATGTTCAATCATCTTGTTGCAGTTCTCTGCAATGTAGTCCTGGTGAGAAATTGCATTGTCGAGTTGTTCTGCAAGATAAACAGTGTATTTTTTAAGGTTGTTGTATCTTTCTTCAACCTCGCCCATCTTTGCATCAACACTATTTGCCACCAAGTTTGAAATAAGCTTGTTATCTGTCTTTCCATCCTCGAAGGTTTCAGTTGGTTTCAAACCTTCCTTTTCCTTTTTGAATGAATCCAATTCCGTCCTATAGTTGGTGATAGCGGATTGCAAATCGGCTATAATTTCTGAAAGATTTTCCGTGTATTTCTGGAAATCTTCAAAAGAAATGTAATTTGCATTATCCATATTATTTGTATTGTTTGTATCGTCTATTGTACCATTGGTTGCCCTGTTGTTTGAATTCTTGTACTGCTGGTCAGCACCAAACTTGTCGGTTTTGAATCCTTCTGAACCAGGTTCGGGCAGAAGTTCGGTATTCGTCTCGTAGATTTCAAAGTTGTCCGACTTTGAAAGGAGTTTCATACCTTCATTAATTTTATTGTAACTTTCGTTCAATTCGTTGAGGGCTTTTCTTGAAGTTTCTGAAATCAATGATGAACCATATCCTTCATTCACTCTCGATAAGACTGCGTTGGCGAAACCTGGGTCTGCAACCAAGTCATATGTGAAAAGCTGCTGAAGTCTTACACGTCCTGTTGATTCGTCAACGGTTCCGGCTGCTCTTGAACTAATATGTAAAGGAATACCGTCCTTTACGAGTGCTTGTGCCTCCTTACCCTTCGTAGTATTCAGAAGACGAATCTTTCCGATGATGGCGTTTTGCTGCGGGTCATATTCAAGACTCTCTATCACATGTGAAGCGTTTGTCAATGAAATCTCATATCCGTGAGGATGGTCCAGTTCACCGAGAAGGGCGTGATTCTTTATCGTTTCCTTCAATGCTTCTATATGTGGAAGAAAGTCTGCACTTTCATAAATTCTACCATTACGGTTTTTCTGGTTGAAAGTTGTAAAAATACCGGTAAGAACTATCGAATTTTCGGGAGTACCGAGATTGTTGACAACAGTCTCATTACTATATTTTATATCGGAACCCGAGCGTTCTACCACTAATACTCTTTTGTCCTTCATTTTAAAAAAATTGTTTTTATCTATCTTTATTTATGTAAATATATTTTCAATCATTATAGACCTCCGAAGCCACCACCGCCTCCTTCATCCTCATCTTCATCCTCGTCTTTCTTCTTTTTCTTCTTCGGCTTGAAATTCTCCTTCGGCTCACCTTCTATTATTTTTGCAATATCCTCTTCCTTATAGCCTTCTTCACGAAGTTCTTTCTCCTCCTTGTACCTCTTGTTCTCCTTGAGTTCCTCATCGGTAAGACCGAACCATTTGCGTACAGCCCACTCGAAGTCGAAGTAAGGTATCTGGTTGCCTTCCTTGTCGGTTTCAACCATCGAACCCATAATGGACGCTATGAAGTCGGACTGCTTCTGCAAGTACTCCATCTCCTTGTTCTTCTCGAAGAGCGAATCCGAATACCAGTCCAGACCCATATTTACACGGAAATTTATATCTGTAGTAATTTCCGGATGTTTCAGACACATCTGAATATATAACGGCTTTATAAGGATTTCAGAGAAAATTGCACGAAGTCTCTTTACAAACTTCGAGAACCTTATCTCCTCACGGTTTATACCTTCGGCGGAAAGTGTGAATGTTCCCTCACCCTGTTCTTTTTCGAAACGGGTGAAAGGTATCTTTGATGCCTGTCTTAACTTGTCACGGAAATATCTCAATGTCTCCGTATCGGAAATTTCGGGTCCGTCACCTCCGATATTCTGTATCTGCGGGGTCTCACCACCTTCGGATGCCATAAAGATGTCCTTGTAGAACTGCAACATAGGACGACCGTTGGTTCTTATTTCACCGGAATCCCAGTCGAAGTCCACAAGTTCCTTGTAGTTCGACATCGCCTGTGCAAGTGTCTGACGACCTCTCGGTGACTGTACCGAACCGACCGGTATTATATATTGTGTCTTGTAGCTTGCGTTTGTAACCGCCCATATTATACGGGTGGCCTCCATAGTCCTCAATATGTTGAATGAACGGATAAGTCTTTCCACATAGGATATTCTTGAAACGGCATCCGCCTTTGCATAGGCGAGGTATATAATCTGTGAGTCGTAAAGTATCCTGTCCTGTGTAACCGTTCCGTTTGGAGAGAATTGCTGGTTGACGAACCATATCTTTTCATTGGTGTTCGGGTCTATGCCAGGTGTAAGCATCGCAGGTTCAAGTTCAACGAAACCAATAATCTCCGTCTGCTGTGGATTATAGACAATTTCAAAAGCGAGGAAACCGTCAATCAACCATTTACGGAAATAGTCTGTCGCTTGGACTGTATCGTAGAATCCGAAATAGTTATAGAGTTTGTTATACTCCTCGTTCATTTCATCGACTATACTCTGTTCAATCTTATAGTTCAATTTTGCAGAAGCGAACTTGTTTGCACCGTCGAAACACACACATTCCTCACATATGATATCAAGTATCTCCTCTATTTCATCCTGCAGGGCGTAACGTCTCAACTGCTCTTTCTTCTTGGCGTAGTTTTCCTCCGACAAGTTGAAATATCCCTTCGACAATGAAGGGTCGGTGGATGACATTCTGGCGAACAGAACTTGAACCGCCTCATCGTTCAGAGAACCCACTTGTGAGGAAGTTGGGTTCGAGGTTATAACTTGTCTCTGTAAATCCAAATCCTGTGAACGGACATTCTTTATGATGTCGTCCTTGTAGTTCATACCGAAAGACGAGAGTTTCCTCAACAGTCTTTTCACCGGATTCGGATTTAGGGTATTGTTTCTATTATTTCCAGTAAAACCTGACATAAAGTATGTAATTTAAAAACTAATAAGATATTTATGATTAAAATTATTATTCATCCACATATTTTGAATCACTTGGGTCTACTCCGGTTTCAAACTGACCGGTTATCTCGGGACTTGACTGTCTTACCATCCTCTCCGGTTTCAGAAGTTCGGAAATAGGTTTAAACTCGTCCTTTGATATTTCATATTTTCTTTTCATATGGTTTCCTTCTTCAAACTTCTTCGCTTCCTTTTTATCTTTCAGAAAATCGAGTTCGTGTCCCCTTGTGACATAATCCCTTTTATCGTACTCGTAGTTTTCGAGTTCTTTCTTGTAGTCTTTCATATCGTTGTTTTTTATTTTATCTTACCATTGTGTAGCGGCCGTACCGCCGAAATTCAACTTGAACTCCACCGTAGTTTCACCGGTGGTAAGGTTCATATTCATTCTGGTGTTTCCGTCGTTTATAATAACCCACATCTCACCAGCACCGTCCGCTTCGTCCTTCAGATAGTAGAAACCTTGCTTTGCATCCGGTGTACTTGCATAGTAGTTGTTTAATTGGGTCCTGTTTGAAAATTCAGTACTTATTATAACTGTGTTTCCGTGTCTTTCATAGTCGGATTTCCTCAAATAGTACTGGTCAACCCACATCTTCTTGGCCATCGACTGACCGTCTGACTTCAACATATATTTGTCTCCGTCAAAATCCGGAATCTCCGTCTTCTTGGCATATGTCTCTTCGGCTTCCGTTTTTGTCAGGAACTTATCGACTTCGGTCTTCCTTACGAATGTGTCGTTTATCTCGGATTTCGTGAAGTAGTCCGACAACTGTGATTTCTTGACATAATACTGGTCAACCCATATCTTCTTGGCGAAGGCTGACAACGCACCGTTGAGTTCGTCCGAAGTGAGCAGACCGTCGGTTGCACCTTTTTTAAGAAACCTACTTGACGCTTCATCCTCCGTCAGATAACCTTCGAGTTTGGTGTCCACAGACGAAATGGTTGCATAGTCTTTGAGTTTCTCGTTTAATGATGAAGTCTTTTCATAAACACCCATCTCGCTTTTTTTCATATAGTACTGGTCAACCCACATCTTCTTGGCGAAGGCCGACAACACCTCGTTGAGTTCGTCGGGTGTGATTGTGTCGTATGCGACACTACCCCTTTTATTCACAAAATTATTGATTTCCTCCTTTGTCACATAATCCTTGAGTTTGGAGTTTGTCACATACTCTTTGAGTTTCTCGTTCAAGGATGATGTCTTTTCATAGGCGGACATATCCTTTTTTTTCATATAGTACTGGTCAACCCAGATTTTCTTCGCAAAGGCGGAAAGTATTTCGTTGACTTCATTCGGTGTAAGCACATCACCCATCTCACCCTTTTTGAGATATTTCCTCGAAATCTCATCTGCTGTCAGATAGTCCTTGAATTTCGCCTCCACCGATGTACCGGTCACATATTTTTTAAGTTTCTCGTCTATGGATGAAGTCTTTTCATAAGCATTCATATCGCTTTTCTTCATAAAGTACTGGTCAACCCAGATTTTCTTCGAGAGTGCCGAAAGTTTGGTTGACAAGTCACTTTTCTTCTCGTAGTCGGAGAGGTCTCCCTTCTTTAAATACAAAGTGTCCGCTTCCGATTTTTTCAGATAGCCCTTGACTCTTTCCCTGAATCCTTCCTCGTCTATGTAAATACTTGCGTCCTCCTTTGAAAGATATACCGATTCAGCGAAGGCCTTGTCAACATATTGCACGAGTCTGCTGTTTAGTTTTTCCGGTGTAATCATCTTTTCACCGTTGTTTCTCACTTCGTTTATTAGTGATGAGAGTGAATTGTAGAAATTGGTGTTGGTACTTTTCAACGCCTTGATGTCTTCTGCGAATTGGAGAGGGTTGTCGAGAAGGTTCAGTTCACTCTTCGTCAACAAGTGTTTGTTGGCGTAGTCTTCGAGTGCTTTAAGTGTTATTATATTCTTTATAGGTGAACCTATGACCTTCACGATTTCGTCCGCCAGCGAAAGGTTGGTGATATAATCGTTCTCCTTCAACCAGTTTTTCAGTTCGGTCTTGGTCAATACGTTTCCGTTTGAAGTACCACCGGTTGAAAATACGGAGAGTTTCTGTCTCTTGTTCGCCCAGTCAAAATAAAACTCGTTGGTGTCACTAGTGTGGTAAAGTCTCCCGTTGACGGGTTTCTTTATGCTGCACAATTCCTTATATGTGCAAGTAACAACTTCCAGATATTCCTTTTTGAGATTTATGTTGTCTTGAGTGTTCATAAAAAAATCTTTTACTTATTACATATTTATGATTTTTGTTATATTTAATAAGAGGTAAATATAATATAAATTTTATCAAAATGAATGTAAACGAAAGATTTAATGTTCTAGCACAAGGTGTTATGCTTGCACAGAAGAACGGTGTACTTTCATTGGACGAAGCTGTTGAAGCAAAATCACACATCGACTCACTTCAAAAGGGTGAAAACATCAAGGAATCTCTCACCTATCTTGTCAAGGTTTGTGAACTCGCACAGAGAAAGGGTATCTTCTCGATTCAGGATTCACATTTCCTCTATCTTGCAATAGACGGAATGGAAGAGGAAGTTGACAATTTCCTCAAAGAAAGAGAAAAGACCATCGAGACACCGGCAGACAACGGAGATAGTGAAAACACCGATGACAAACAGAACAAGAAGAAGGGAAAGTAATAAACCCTATCAGAGACAAAAAAGGAGGTCGAAAAGACCTCCTTTTTTGTTTTATGGTAATTCTATCACAAAAAGAAAAAGAGGTCAATTTTGACCTCTTTTCTTGTTTTAAGCGATTGTGGCTATTGCCCCGAGAATGTTTCTCGTGTGTGTCATCATTTCAATGTCGTTATCAACAAGACTGACTTCCACTTCGTAGTCGGTTGCGAGTGATGTCTGTACATCCACATCTTTCCATCTACGGAAATTCTTTTCACAAGTGACGACTATCCTCTCGTTCCAGTCTTTGGGGAATTTCGCTTTCATCCTCTCTATGTTCCTTCCGAGTTCGTAGAAACATATAGGTTGGTCGGATTCAAGTGTGTTGGCGAAATACATTGAAAAGATGTCACACTTTTCAAGCATTTCAAATTCCCATTCAATCTGTTCATTGGTGGCATTTGGGTCGTTTATGGGGAAATTGTCCCTTCTTGGATTGATGAGATATATGTCAACATCCGACTCCATCGGCGACTTCTTGAAATTCTCTATGACCCTTTTCTGCCACAACGGACATTTCTGAATACCTCCTGCGAGAAACACCTTGATGGAGTTCGGTGTAAAATCCACTTTCTCCACCGCTGTTACAATTTTAAGCATATTACTTGAAATTTAATATAAGTCTGTTCCCATTCTTTCTTTTCGTGAATTTTCTAATATTCTGTTCCTTGAAGATTACCGGAATGTTCTCACACATCTCTGTGAAATACGGTTCTTCATAAGTCTCACTAACCTGATATTCTTCGATTTTGTTTCTGTATCCGACTATCTCTATAGTCTTCTTTTCGGTATCGAAGATTATTTTCGAAAGTTTGTCCATAGGTCTGTTGATGATGGACTCCTTATCTTTGGCGTAAATCGCAAATGTACCGGTTGCCGAGATTGAAACACGAATATCAGCGTCTATCTTATCCCACTCCTCTGGATAAAGACCGTTTAAAACATAGGCCACATTGTTTTTAATCACATAGGAATTTTCAAGAATATCATCGAAAATATAAAATTCCTTTTTAGCACTCTTACTCATCTTTAATATTTTTAAACACTTTTCAATCTTGAATAATATTCTTCAAAACTTTCGGTCAACAGTAATGCCGGAAGTCCAGCAGGCCATAACATAATTGTTATGAATGCCGGCCAGATGAATGTTCTGTCAACAAGTTTCAAACTCTTCCAAAAATATCTATATACGATTGGTTTGAAAAGGTAAGCGACAACCGCATATAAAAATCCTATAAAAAAATATTCCATTTTTACAAAGATACTATTTTATTTGTTAAAAATTATATTTTTTCAAAGTCTAATATTTATAGACGTGATTATCTACACTGTCAAGAATATCCCAAATGTATGTTTCAAGTGTTTCTTCAACACTATCAACAAGGTCAAACAAATTACTTGTCGAAACAGCACCACTCCTATTGTTGTGCCATTTTACTAAAATAATATTTTCTGCCTTGTCATAACACAACGATGTGGCAACTTCATATTCTTTACTCCGGAGGAGGGAAGCGTCTCTATCCTCGATAGTACCATCTAGTTGTATTTCACCATCCTTTGTAAATCCACACCCATCTATCGTAGATATGATTTTCCACACTTCTTGTGGTTCATCTTCCAATTCCAGCAGATTGATTTCTTCATCATTTTCAAAATGAACCATCAAATAATTATAACTATTTATTTCTATATAGTCCGCCGAAGACCCATTTTTCGTATATTTTCCATTCAATTCTATAATACTGTCTTCATAGTCTTCATTGATTTGTTTGGTGTATCTGAAATTTCTTGACTCCTCAAAATAATATCCTATTGTTCCATCCGGTTGAATCGGATATATTCCAAAAGAAGGGTCTGTGGGTTTTTTCTGTTTAAGGAGTTCTGCAAAGTAACGTCCGGTAGGTATTTTACTAGTTACATCACCCACTTCAAAGAACTCGTGCCATTCTTTACTCAAAGGTCTCCTGTCGTTCTCGTCCCTGCAAGTATTGTATCTTACTTTTCCTCTTTCCGTCCTTTTCATCAGACACACACCGTCCTCTGCGTTGTATATATAGTTTTTAAGAGGTTCGAGTTCCACCTTGTTATATCTATTGTTCGCCCAGTTTATTTTGTCGAGTTCATCCTGGTCAATTTCTTGTGCTATATTATTGAGATTCGGTCTCTTTATTTCCCATCTATCCCAAGGCGCCTTCTTTATAAAAGTATCGTCACCAGTCTCGAGATATTCCAATAATAACATTTTCTTTGCAAATTCTATGTTCTTCGGGTCAATATCCTTTTCGTGAAAATGTGAAGTTATGATGAGAGTCATCGGAGAACCGTCACTTTTTGTAATCATCTTATTGAACTGATGTCCTTTACCCCTGTCATCTATATAAGTCCATCCGAGTTTCTTCATATCCCTTATAAAGTCTGTCACCGGATAGTTTCTCTTCGCTTCGTTTATTGCAATAAAATCTTCAAATTTAAGAATGTTTTCCATTTTATCAAGTGTGTTTGTAATATTTATGATTAGTTCCAATACAGACTTTCATACACATCGGTGTTGTTTCTCCCTTCGAGTGTTCTTCTGAAAGAACCAGGTCTGCTGTCTATGTAAACCTTGTTTTCATAACAGTCCGAAGGTATCAATGTATCACTGTTATCTTTACCATCATAACTCAAGACAAACTTTATATTCTTGGAATCAAGTATTCTCAACTGGTTGAAGAAATCCTCGTACCTCACCTTTCCGAAATATTTTCCGCTTCTAGTGTTGTCATAAGGCGGGTCTAGATAAAGAAGGTCGTCCTCCACCGCCTCATCCATTATCTCATAGTAGTCACAGCATCTGAATGTCACTTCGTTTTCATTGAGAAGTTCACTCCAGTTCATAATGACCGGTTTGAGTATCTTCGGCTTTATTCCGTCACGAGTAAGATGGAATGAAGCGTTGAAGTCAAGATGCTTGTTGTATCTCGGCATTCCGTTGGTACAAGTTCTCGTCAGAAAGAAAAAGAGAACGGGGTCTCTGCTTTCGTTGAACTCCTTTCTCACTTCCTCGAAATAACTTCTCTTGGACAACCTGTCTTTTATGGAATACATCTCCTTCCACATCCTCACATATTCGTTAAACAGACCATCGGGGTCTTCCTTAATTAACTCCCACAAGTGAATAAGGTCTGGATTGGTATCCGAACACACGAAATCCCGAGCGAATTTCTCTTCGGATACCATCAGTTGATACAGGACGGAACATCCCCCACAGAACGGTTCGTAGTATGTACGGATGTATTCGGGGAAATACGAGACTATCTGTTCACTCTGTATCCTCTTACTTCCTGCCCATTTTACGATTGCTTGGAAATCCATTCTTCAAGACACTTTTCAATATACGAGTGTTTATCTCATCCGTTATGGATTCGACTTCCCTTTCAATTAACTGGTTGCACACCTTTTCGGTTTCTTCTATTTCTTTTTCCGTCAAAGGGCGGTTTCCTATGATATGATAGAAACCTTCTTCACCATCAATTTCTCCGAACACATAGTGATACGGATTCGTACCTTTTACTATCATTTCATTGATTTTAAATATTTAACATAAATGAAAATCCAGAATATTGAAAAGACAGTACTCTGGATTATATTGAACATCCATACCGATGAGTATTCGTTATAGATATTTACTATCGACCATACTAGCATCAATAAGTTGAAAACTATCAAGGAAATATTCAACACCTTCATTAGAAACCCATTTTTCTTTTTTCTTCTACAAACTTTTTATCACCACCAAAAAGTTCGGCCAGAGTAATATCATTTTCAGGAACCGGAAGATTATATTTCTCGGCAACCTTTACGGCCTTATCTTTCTTCAGTTTTCCGAAGTCGTATCTCATACGGCATCTTCCGGGACGGAGAAGTGCCTCATCTATATTCTTCTCGTTTGTATTGAAAGTGCAGATGAATTTGATTTTTAAGGCGTCCGCCAAAATACCATCCGTCATATTCAACATATCGGCGACCGCTGAACTCCTTGTATTGTTCTTTGTGACAACAAGATTTTCACAGTCCTCTATGATGAATACACTATTCTTATTACCAAGAAGAAACGTAACAAAACTCGGATTTGTTATGTCGTTGATAAGGTTTGACGGAATGTAAACGAACTTCTTGTCCTTTCTCATACATTTTATAAGATGTCTTATGTATGTGGTTTTTCCCGTTCCCGCTATTCCGTGAAGAATATACAGTCCGTTATCATCATCCTTTATGCTTCTCACTATTTCCTTATGGATATCGGAGAACCCGTCGTTATAGAGGTCGAAGTCCATATCGTTCTTGATTTTTATATCGAACTCCTCGAGATAGAAACCGTTATCACGGGCGATAATACTGCATTTGACCTTATCATCCTTGTCTATGTAATCGGAAAAATACTTGTTGATTACATCCTTTATCAACTCAATACTCTTATGTGAATGTAACACAATGGCGTTTTGCCACGAACAACCGTATGATAAGAGAATACCATCTTCACGGTACATTATCCAAGAAGTCATCATTATGTCACCGCCGGCCTGTTCCATAACATCACCGTTATCATCCTCATCTTCGTTATTGTTGGTATAATGTATCACAAATGTATCGAAACCATTCTTCAGAAGAATTTCATATATTTCCGAAGCCATCTTGCACCTCTCTTTAAACTCACCCTTGCGTATTAAAAAATTACACTGGAATTTAGGATAATAACCGAAAACGGATGAATATACATTTTCTTCATCTTCCAATGTTCTCCTCATAACCATAGTGTTTTCTATGGTAGTTTCTGTTCCGGATATTTTTATGTCTTTACTCATATTGTTTATTTTTTAAGATAAATGGTCTTTTGAATTTATAACTTCACTCTTTTCAATAAGTTTCATCTTTTTATAGATTGCATCTATCCTGAATTTGCTGTCTCTTCCCTCACCATCACGAATTTTAAGAATTTTCAGATAGTAATACGGTATAAATTCTCCTTCCTCGTTCTGTTCACCCATCCTCATCGTATCGGTCTGGATGATACCGAAGCAAGTATCTACCGTGTGAAGAAGACCCATAGACTCGGCGACATCCTCCATATTGATATCAGATTTGTCAAGTCCCGAACGTCCACACTGTGTCGCTGTTATCATGGCGAGGTTATACTTGACGGCTATACCTCTCAGGTCTTCCGCTATCTGTTTTATTTTCAAGTAAGTGCTTTCGCTGTTCGGAAGACGGTAGTTGCACATAATGTTTATATAGTCTATGATAACCACATCCACCTTGAACTTACGTGCATCCTCTATCTCCTTTATGTACCTCTCGACATCAAGTGCTGTACCTTGCCCCGTTGGAAACTCCTTGACGAAAAGTTTTCCCAAAGGCATAATGTCTTTCGTTGCCAGATAGTTAAGTTGCTTTCTCACCTTGTTCGAGTCCACAACTAGTCTATCGTATTCTTCCAAAGTTATGTCAAACAAATTGGCAGCTATTCTTCGGTTCACTTTCGCCTGTGACATCTCGCAAGTTATATATAACACATTCTTACCCTTACGGACAAACTCCGCTGCATCGTTACACAGATAAACGGACTTACCCGCATTTGTTGAACCTATGTAACAAGTGAGTGACTTCAAGTCAAGACCACCGCCCGAGATTCTGTTGAAATAATCCCAAGTGTACGGTATCTTATATTCTTTGGATGGTCTGTGTGAATCGACATCAAAAAAGTCGCTACCCAAATCATTATCAAAGGAAATCAATGATGTATCGGACACCATTTCGGTTGCCCTATGAACCACATCGACAACATTGTCAAGAGATATTTCCGAAGTCTTTATATATGAAACCGCCTTGACTATGTTGACATTCAGTGCCCTCCATTGTATCCATCCTTCGGTTGTATTTTTCAACCACTCCACATCCAACGAATTTATCTCCACATCATATATTGAACGGATTATATCGGCGGAAGGGGCGTTTTCATTCCCCTTCAACAAGGAAATCATCTGTTCACAAGAAGGTGATTCCTTGTAGTCCTTGAAGAAAAGCTTGGCGGTTAAAGCAACCGACTGAAGGTCTTCGTTTGTAAAAAAATCCTTACCGATTTGTAGAAGATAGTTTGGATGTTTGAGCATATACGCAAAGATGATTTTCTCTTGTTGTATGCTTGTCTTTAATCCCATATCGTCTTTACTATTTTATAAGAGTCCTTACCTATTTTTTCTATATATCCCTCGTTTAACAGAGTGTCTATTATCCTTTCAACCTTCTTGTCTATGAGTTCCACATTTGTTTCGTTTGCAAAATATGTATTTTCAATTTTCGCTCTGGAAAAAAGTCTGTCGTCAACGGAGTTGACACAAGAATCATACAGCACGTCAAGAGGTGTAGGATAATTGAACAGTGTCTTGTTGATACCCGTTATGTATCTTATCTGTATCTTATTCTTATCAAGTTGTCTCATAAATCAAATATAACAAAAAAGATTGTGAATTTCACAATCTTTTTATATTTTTTATTCCTCGATGAGCTGGGTTTTGATTTGCTCTTCAACATCATTCTCCGTTTCATCTTCCTCGAACAAGTCGTCAACCCTCACTCCTTCTGCATACTTGAACTCCTTTTTTATATACTCGTCGAGTCTTTCGAGTCTTTCCTTGGTGAACGCCTTTGATGTGAAGAGTTCCTTCGGAGTAATCGTCTCACCATTATCAAGACAGAAGTTTCTCGAAGTCTCACTCGGTACGAAATACACAACTTCACCATCTTTCTTCTCCACCCTTACATATTCTTCATTCGGTGACTTGGTGTATTCCTTTTCTGTTATGAACTTTCCTTTCTGGATACCACAACGCTCAAACGAAATATACTCTTCCAGTCCGACATATGGGTTCATACCGTTTACATAACTTATATAGAACTTGACTTTCACCGGTTTGCAGAAACGGTTCTTGTCGGGTTCTGCCGTAACGATGATACCAGTCTGTAGATTATCCGAACCCTCTTTCAATTTCGCCTTTGAAAGATTAAGGATGATACTTGCACCGTATACGAGACCCTTTCCACCAGATTGAACCCTTTGTGCAAACAAGTCCGTAGTCATATAGATGTGGTTCGAGAAAGCGAAAGTAGCACCTATCACACCCATCTTATGTGCAATAATCCTGAAAATGGCACGAATCTGCTTTGCCCTTGTCATATCCGCCTTGTCGGAAGCTGTCTTTGCATCGTCTATTTCTTTCTGTGTCGCCAAGTTACCGACAGAATCGAGAACGAAAAATACACTCGGAATCTGGTTTCCAGCTTCTTTCTGTTCAATAAGAATATCAAGAGTCTGTGTAATTGAAGTCTTGAAATCCTGTACCGTACCGACCGGTTCATAACGGAATTTCTCCGGGTCTACACCGAACTGCACAAGCTGTGAGCGTTCAATGGCGTTTTCACTGTCATACCATATAACGAAATGTCCTTTCTTCTGTGCCTCACGAGCCATATTCATAAGAAGATATGTCTTGCCTGTACCGCTTTCCCCCGAAAGACAGAGGATTCTGTTATTAGGAGCTCCTCCGAAAACACTTCCCGTCAAGCATGCATTACAAATGTAATTACCGGTAGAAATATAATCTGTAATTTCCGATACACCGGCACCGTCCGACATCAGACCACCCCATTTGGAGTTTTTCGACATCTCTTTGTTCAAATCATTAAAACTAAATACTCCACTCTGCTTAGCCATATACTAAAAAATTATTTTATTATACTCTAAATATAACAAAAATTCATAAATAAAATATAATAAAGATATTCAAACTCTATGGAAGATATAGAAAAAAATATCAACGAATGTGACGGAGTACCTGGTGGTGCAACACCAATGAATGTAGGTGGAATGGGTGACATAATGTTACCGGGTTCCGGTTCACCGGGTTCCGGTGATATTCCATTACCTGGTCCGACGGGAGGAGTTTATCTACAAGTACAACCCTTCGACCAGTTCATCAAGAAATCAAAATGGAAGAAAAGGAAGAAAAGATTCAAGGGAAAAACCACACCAAACTCTGACATATATTCCTATGTGGATGATTTCAAGACTTATGCAAAAAGAACAGAAAAAAATCTAAATACTTGATTATGGGAGTATTACTTAATTTGACACAAGAGTATTTCGGAAAGAAACCTAGAACGGAAGATATGGTTATACATATGGATGGTGTTGAAACCATTGAACATGATTTTATAGACAAGCGTGGAAGACAACAATATGCTTCATACCGTATCAAGGACACACATACATATTCCGACTATTTTGTACCGGAACCATTGGTGAAACTGGTAAAGATTATTATACAAAGGGACGGAAACAAATGTGACCTGAATTTTATTGATGTGTCCAATGTAAAATCCTTCAAGGGGTTGTTCAAGAACTCTGATTTCGACGGGGACATTTCGGATTGGGATGTGAGAGAAGCGGTAAGTATGGAGGAAATGTTTATGGGTTCAAAATTTAACGGAGATATTTCCAGATGGAAAACACCTAAATTGAATAATATGTACCATATGTTTAAAGAATCCCAATTCAACGGAGATATAAGTGAATGGGATGTCTCCAGTGTATATAGTATGATAGGTTTGTTTGATGGTTCCCAATTTAACCAGGATATTTCAAAATGGAAAACATCCAGTGTGAGGTTTATGGATAGTATGTTTGCAGATTGTCCGTTTAATGGAGACATAAGCGAATGGGATGTCAGCGGGGTGACAAATATGACATTTATGTTTTATAAGAACAAGTCTTTCAACAAAGACATTTCAAAATGGAAAACCGGTAATGTAAATGATATGCAATCTATGTTTAGTAAATCCATATTCAACGGAGACATAAGCGAATGGGATGTCAGTGAGGTGACAGATATGAATAATATGTTTTATGACTCTCTTTTCAATAAAGATATATCAAAATGGAAAACCGGTAATGTAAATGATATGAGTGGTATGTTCCATTATTCCAAATTCAACGGAGACATAAGTGAATGGGATGTCGGTAGAGTAAAGGATATGGTCAGTATGTTCTCACATTCTCAATTCAACGGAGATATAAGTGGATGGAATGTTCAAAATGTGGAAAGTATGCATTATATGTTCTCCGACTCCAATTTCAATAAAGACATATCCGGATGGAAAACCATAAAAGTAACCAAAATGACAGGTATGTTTTCTAACACTCCTTTCAATAAAGACATAAGCGGATGGAATGTGGAAAAAGTAAAGGATGTCTCCTTTATGTTTTTCCGTGCAAAGGAATTTAACAAAGACCTCTCAAGATGGGAGTTTGAAAATCTGGAAAATGTGGATGCGGCATTTTCCCAATCACCACTTCAAGATAATCCACCCAAATGGTATTTGGATTTTTACGAAAAACAACCATAAATAACTTATCAAAAATATAATTTATTATGAACTATTACAATAAAGGATATATGCCGTTGAACGAAAGCAAGAAGGCCGTTGATATACAAGTGGTTTTTCTTAGTTCAAGGGCAGAAAAGACAACAAAGAGTTCAAACTCTATGTTTTTCTTCGAGGATGCCGCAAAGAAAGCTGGTCTCAAAATGGTGACGATAGACCCGAGTTCGTCCGTGATAAAAAAGAACAGCGAGGATTCATACAGTGTAATCGAGGAGAATGGTGGAAGCAAGAAGACATATGTCTTGAAACCGTCAAATACAATAGTCGTTCCGAGAAGAACCGTATTGAAAAACTCTGAATCGAAAGAGTTTATGCAGGACTTACAGACATTCGGTTTCTTCTGTCTGAACACACTTGATTCAATAGAGACTTGTGAAGACAAATTCTTGACATACAAGAAACTTAAAAACTCCGGTGTTCCTACTCCGAAGACAACGGTCATCACATCTTCATCTATGAACAAGCTCGATGACAAGGTTCAGACCATCGGAGGAAAATTCCCGATAGTATGCAAGATACTGAACGGAACACAAGGCGTCGGTGTGTTTATCATCGACTCTATGATGAGTCTCCGTTCAACACTTCAGACTATGTTCAAGATTTCACCGAAGTCCGATATTATCCTTCAAGAGAAGATTGATTCCGACTACGACCTGAGAATACACGTTATGTACAATGGCTTTGAAAGAATGACTTCCGGTCTTGATGGTTTCGAAATAATCGGATGTATGAAGAGAAACCAGCTCGCCGGTGACTTCAGAAGCAACTATTCTCTCGGTTCAACCGCCGAAAAGGGAACATTGACACCGGAACAGGAGAAAATCGCAAAGATGGCCGCAAAGGCTACGGGTTGTCGTTGGTGTGGTGTAGATTTAATTGTTTCGGGAACAACAAAGCAGCCTTATGTAATAGAGGTTAACTCATCACCGGGTACAAAAGGTATAACCACCGCCGCCGGTGACGATGTTGTCGGAACTCTGTTCAATATGTTCAAGGACTTCAAGTACACAAAATATGAATCCGAACAGATTGGAAGCTACGAGACAATCACAATAAAGGACATCACAAAGGAGAATCCGAACCTTGATGTTGCAATAAGGTTTGATTCCGACAAGATGTTCACCGAACTTGAATGTTCGTCAGTCAACGCAAAGGACGAGGATGTTTCATTTGTTTTCAACGGAGTAACATATAACAGGGAACTTGTCGGATTGAAAAAGAACGAACCTATGGTCGAGTTGAACCTCAAATTCAACGGAACAATATACAAGAACGAACTTGTGATATTGAAACAAATCAATGACAATATCAACAAGAACCATATGGTCGGAGGTTCAAAGCTCATCAACCGTATAGCCAACAACGCCGTCATCATAGACCAGCCGTTCTATCTGACCGACAACACAACGGGTTTTGATGTTCCAAAGAAACCGATAGACGAATCACTTCTTTTCGAAAGCAAACTGGATATGGCGTTTAAGGTCAGTAAGAACGAAGTGAATCTTATGAACCTCAAGACTATGTTAAACACATTCGTAAGCGGTACGAGAAACGAATATGTGAAGGGAAAGTTCGGAATAGACGCAACGGATTCAAACAACTGGGAAATCAAGTATAACAACCAGCCTTTCCTTGAGTGTAAAAACACAGACATCAAGTTTATGCACAATTCGTTCCCATATGAAATCGCTTGCAAAATCGCCGGTGTAATAGAATCCATACTTCCTACGGAAGTCGATATGTCGGTATATCCGGAAAACGAATAACAACAATACCAAATAGAGACTCGAACAAATGAAAATGGACCGGAGACACCGGTCCATTTTCATAAATAATGATATGGGATGTAACTGTAATAAAAACGATTCAATTCCTCTTTCTGTAAAAAAGGAAAAGAGGAGAGGCCTTAAAGAGAAGATAAATGAAATAAAGAAACTCTGGAAGGAAAGTAAAACTGTTGAAACATCGGGAAGCGTCACTGTAAACAAAGATGAACTTGGATTCAAATGAAGAGAATAAAGACATATGAGGAATTTATAAACGACAATCTAACAGAATCATCAAAGAGGAACGGTAAGGAAGTTATTGGTTTCAAGGAAGTGGTGGAAATTGTCGGTATCGGAAATATGAAGGCGAAATTCGACACCGGTAATACCGCCTATTCGGCAATCATAGTGCAGGACTATTATGAAAAGGACGGCAAGGTGAAGTTTGAAATCAACAAAAAGGAATACGAATATCCCGTTGAAAAGCATGTCAGAATATGGCATCACGGAAAATCTACGGAGAGACCTGTGATAAAGGTTGATTTGATTTTCAACGGAACGACATACAAGGATGAACTTGTTGACTTGAAAATTTCAGATTTGACCGGAACGAAAAATTACAGAAGCAGGATGCTCATTTGCAAGAAGTTTATGGAAAAGGCCAATGTTCTCATTGACCCGAGCAAGGACTTCAAGCTCACCGATGAGAAGGATATTGACAAACCGAAAAAGAAAAAGAAGAAAATAAACGAAGGTCTTGAGGAAAACCCCGTATCTATGACCACAAAAGGTACGAGTGACGCCATAGACATAGATTTCAAGATTGGAAGCGATATAATCGGAGGAGCGATTATAACATTCCAGTATATTGACGGTATTATAGATGAATATTTGGAATCCGTAGATGATTTCGATGAAAGCGTTTTCAGAAAATTCGATAGTAACCAGAAACTATACAACCTTGAAGACTTCTGGATAAACAAGGATTTCAGGGGAAAAGGTTATTCAAAACTCTGTCTTGAAAGAATGATGGAGAAATACGGAGACAAACAAATGGTACTCCGTGCCTTTCCGGATGGAGGGGTAGATGAAGACACCCTTGTAAGAATATATAGTAGACACGGTTTTGTTGTGTTACAACCCACAATGAACGATGGAACCATTATGGGAAAATTATTATAAAAAAGAGTGAGGTTTTCCTCACTCTTTTTTATTCTTCCTCATCACAATCCTCTTCATCATAACAGCAATCAAGTGCTTCACTGATTAAAGAAAATTCTTCAAAACCAAGAACTCTATTTTCAGAAACAGAAGCTGGTGTGTATATGGCATGTTCCTCGATAACACCCATAAACCTTTCTTCTGCAAAACATCTGAAAGATTCCTTTTCCATATCGAAATATGTAACAAAACCTTCTCTTGGTGGTCTCTTTGTACCCGACTTTGCGTCAACCGTACCTATGATAGCGGCGATGATTTTTGGATTTCTCGTTCCGAAAGCGATTCTTGTTGAACCGTCCTTTTTTTCGAAAACAAACTTAACTATATCATCACGTAACATTGCTATAAAACTCGATATCGAGACCATTCTTCCCGTTTCTTCCATACTTTAAATTTTATTATATATTATTTATGTTAGAACAAACCTGATGGTTCAATGTTATCTGAAATTTCTATTATTCTTATTTTTTAAGAACATAATCCATAATCTTATCATCAAGTTTAGGTATGTACCTCACTTCGTATGAACCATCGTCCTTCAACCAGATAAGTCTTCTGTCGATAATTTTCAGACCGACACTTTCAAACATTTTCTGGTATAAGTTGAATTGAAGTGTATAATGTGACAAAGCGGTGTCTTTAAAGTCACCCATAGGCGGTTTCATCCTGATGTCGTTCTTCACGGTATATTCCTTTTCAAGTTCCCTGTTGGTTTTCCAGTCACCTATTACAAAACCGCTGTCTTCGGGAAACATCAGGTTCTCTTCATAGAACAGAATGTCGGCCGTCCCACAGATAGGAAGCACATCCTCCATATACTTTGTGGAAAGTTTAAACTCAGCCCCCACTACATACAGTCTCTTGCTCGGGTCGAAGTTCATCTCCGTATAGAACTTCACAATCGCCTCCTCCTTCGGATATGTGGGGAGAAGTGTCTTGTATTCCTCAACCCACTGCTTCTTGTTCGCTTCACAAATAAGTTCCGGATGACCACACATAACATTCGTATAACTTTCACCGAACTCGTGTGTCCTTGAACCGGAAATCGTTGACTTCAAGTTTATAAGACGCCAGTTTTTCAATACTTCGTCCTGTGTAAGACCTATCTTCTCTGCATATGCCTTCGACTTTGCATCCTCGTCAAAAGGTTGTTCATACTTCTTTATAATGTGTGACACCGGAGTGTATTCCCTTTTATCTATAAAATATTGATGACCTTCCTCAATAAAATTGATGTCACCAAACTTTTCACTCAACATCTGTCTCGTTTCTTCTACTATCTTCATCCTATTTCAATTTTATACCAATACCTTTATCCAAAAAATCCTTTATCTCACATGCCGTCAATGACATCGGCCGATAGTCGTGGGAATAGTCGGCTCTTCTGCTTCTTTCCTCTTTAATTCCGAACACTTCACAATACTTGACCATATCCACATCTACGGCAATCTTTCTTTCACTCATATCTTTCCTATTATCATTTCTTTGTTTATAACTACATATTCAACATCATCCACCTTGATATACAAACCACCGGTATCACAGAAGGCAATCCTCTCCCCGACATTATATTCACCATCGGGAACACCTATACTGTCAATCACCCCCGTGTACGGTGCCGGTATCTCCATTATGTTATCCGACCTTAACGGTTCCGGTAGAATAATACCACCGGTCGATTTATACTCGCCATGGTCTTTGATGACCATAATAACATCATTTACAGCGACAAGTCTCATTTCTTTTCCTTATATTTGGTGTATAATTCCATCATTTTCTCAAGTCTCTTGCCTTCAATGTCATTATCCTTGAACCATTCCTTGACATATTCATCTGCGGATTTTCTTTCTATCGTACCGTTTCCACTTTCAATTTGTTCCATCATTATGTCATCATCTATGGAATGTATTGAAAAATCCCTGAAAATACCGTTAAGTTCTTCGGTGAGGACATTGAATTTACATTGTATGACATCACTTCTCTTTACGGTGAGATTTATATGACAGTTATTCCATTCATCCTTCAAGTCACCGACCGTCTTATCAAGGATTTCGTATATTGAATAGTCCTTGAACTTCGGTGAATATGCGTTTTCATAGAAGGAAGTCTTACCCGTTTCAATGTCAAGGACTGTAATACCACAAGCGTCTCCTATCTCACCACGTTTCAGTTGATACGGTGAACCTACATAATGGACATTCTTATAGTCCTGTTTCTTATGTATGTGTCCAGCGAATACTATGGAATCCTTGAAACTCTTGCTGTCTATCGAATTAGACGACATAGACCTTGAACCCTTCGTATTTAAAAGACATCCGTTTACATCGAGATGACCGAAAATGTAATCCACATTTACAGAGGCGAGAAGTCTGTTCTCCTCTTCGAGTGTGTTCACCCAAGGGTTGAAAAGGATTTTCTTTCCGTCTATCGTATCGACTTTCGGTTTACCATACACTTTTATATGGGGTATCCTTTCTATTATCCTTATTGATGTTATGTCATTTGAGGACTTGTTGTATATGTCGTGGTTTCCGACAACTATACGGATGTCATCAAAGATTTCCGACATCTTTTCAAATATGTCGATAGTCCGACATAAAGTGTTCAGTCCAACCGTACTTCTGTTGTCGAATACATCTCCGAGATGAACAAGTATGTCACCCTTTCTGTATTCTTTTCTCATCAAAGGTATTACGACATTTTCGAAATATCCTCCCAAATCATCGAGCCACACTTCGTTGTCATTGTTAAAACCGAAATGTGTATCCGCTAAAAACCAAATTCTACTCATACGAATAATATATCCGAATCCACGACACAATCACCAATATCAAGATGATACGGTCTGTGTTCACCGGATTCTATCCTTTTAAAATAATTATCTATCACTTCTTGTTTTCTGTCAAAATCAACCCTGAGCATATTCTCCTCACACTGATTGTCGGCGATATGAACCAGATAAAGTTTATTCTGCAAACCATATCTCGACTGGGTGGATTGCTCTTCATAATACCATTTTATCAGTTCTTCCGGATTGTTTATGTAATAATCCCTCTCCTTGTCAGTGAACTTGTTAGGTATTCTTGTGCTTTTCAAGTCAAATTCGGTATTCAGTCCACCGACATTATTGAACTTGAAATCCCACATCTTGTCTTTCTTGTTCGGATTCGGTACAGCCTTCCCCTTGGAACAGAAACAGTATTCGTCACACATAGCACCCCAGCATCTCCACCATCTACAAAAACAATAATCCCTCTCATAGTTATCCGTCAGTTTATTCATTATATAGTCAATCAACTGGTTAAAACGGTATATGGAAAACGGATTTGTCCTCTTGTCATATTCCTTGTTCTGGATTGCACCCCATTTTATTTTCATATTCGGTTTCTTTCTTATGGGGATTATCATCTCATATTTGAATTCTTCAAAAAACGCCTTGTCCATAACTAAAACAATTCAAACTGTTTCTTCGATAGGATACTTTCAATTCTTTTTACCGCCATATCGAAATACTCCTTATTCTTCTCTATCCCTATGAATTTTCGACCGGTTCTCATACACGCCTCACCTGTCGTACCACTACCCATAAACATATCGAGAACGACATCACCTCCATCAGAACCGACCTTCAGCATATGTATTATCGGTTCAACTGGTTTCAGTGCCGGATGACACCATTCCTTCTTGCCGCCTATGTTCCAATGGTAGTCCGTAACCTTGTCCTTATAGTCACCTGTTATTTTCCTGCCTTTCCACATATGGATACAATAATCCTTATCCTGATATTTTCCATTGAGGTTCGGAAGAGCGTTATTACGATAGAGCATTATGTCCTGCCACGAATAACCGTTGTTGATGGCGTAGTTCAACAGTTCGGGGAACTGTTTTTTTGAACACCATAATTGATAGTTCGGTGTCTTGCATATTCTATCAAGTTCATTAAAGATGACATCCTTGTCAAATCCGTCCGAAATATCCGCCTTGTCAAGTATTTCTTGTTGTCTATTGACTCCTATTCTCTCATACCAGTCGGACTTCTGTACACCACTGTGGACTATGTACGGAGGGTCTGAATGGACAAGTGTCACCGAATCATCTTCAATACTTTTCAGAACATCACGGCAATCTCCGTTATATAATATACAATCACCTATTACTATTCCTTTCATATTTTAAATATAACAAAAAATAAAAGGGTGAGAAGTTTTTCCCACCCTTTTATTTTTTTTTCAGTTCTATTAACCGAAAGATACTGGTGACAATGCCAATGTTGTCTTTGTGCAAGTCTCTTCATCAAAAGATGAGATTACTATTCTGTTCGGATAGAACTCAATCGTATAAGACTTGTCGATGTCAGCCCACTCGAAGAACTTCTTGTTGAAGCAAGAAAGATAGTCGTCCTTTCCATCGAAGTTTTCGTAATCGGTGAAATTAAGTTTCTTGCAGTACATCTTTTCACAATTTGCAAATGCTTCAAAGGCGTCTTTTTCATCACTGCGAGCACGCTTGATTATGTCGTTAAGTTCAATACGAACATTTTCATCCCTTGACTCGACTTCCGACATATACACTTCATCACCTCTCTTCTGGAAGAAAACACGAGCAGATTCACCGTTCAAACCAAAGAGACTCTTCATATATCTGAACTCATTCTCGTTGATATTGAAAGAGAACTGAATATTGGTCGTGTTGTTGAAGATGGCATTCTTCTTATCCTCATCGAGAGTAAGGAAATCAACGGCTTCCGGGTCTGCACAAGGTACATTTACATAACCTTCTCCGGTATGGATGCAAATCTTTCTTGCAAAGTTGTTATCCTCTATGTCGAATGTTATGTTGACACTTTCGCCACCGACAAACTGAAGTACCGACAATAACTTGCTGGCGTCACTGAACTGAATCTTAACCGATTCATCACCACATTCGTTGACATACTCTTCACAGATTTTCTCCAAATCGGATTCAACCGCCTTCAAACCGCTTCTCTGTTTGTTGTAAGCGATTGATTCAAATTCACTACCTTTCACTGTTGTGAAAATCATCTTGTCCATACTTGAACTTCTCTTGATGAGATTTGTGAAACTCTTGGTTTCTACATTCTTCAAACTTATTTTTCTCATATAACTAAAATTAAAAATTATTTCTTCTGAATTAAATATAACAAAAATTAAACAAGTTTTTCACCCGTATACGGGTCATATTTAATATTTGTATCGTTTATCTCATTTTCATACACTTCATTCGTGTCGGTATCGGTAATTTTATGTTTTAAACAAACTTTCCCGTTTTTAACAAATAAACGACTATCAAGTATTAAAAAAGAATTATCCGTACCACTTTTCTTTTTGAAACAATTTCTAGAACAATATTCTTTCATATCAAATTTATTTTTTAATTAAATATAACAAAAATTACCATAATTGAAACATTTTTTCACCCTTTAATTTATCCAGCCTCCTGTTCGCTATCTTGCAGTACTCCTTACTTATTTCAGTACCGATATATTTCCTGTCAAAATTTTCACAGACATAACAAGTTGTACCGGCACCCGAAAAGGGGTCGAAGACAATATCGTTCTTGTATGTGAAAAGTTTCAATATCCTTTCGACAAGTTCCTCGGGAAACATAGCCGGATGACCGAAATCACTCATCCTGTTTTCCGGAGCGATACTCCATTTGGCGGTGGTCCATTTCTTGAACTCGTCACCGGTTATGTCTATATTCTCCTTTTCACCTTCGTGTTTCGGATTGCTCTTATAGAAATACTCCACATATTCCCAAGTGTATTTCAGATATGGTTTCGATGGACTTTTCCAACTTCCCCAAGCGGTGTATGCACAGTTGTAATTGTTCTTCTCCCACAATATTTCACCACCCCAGATAAGACCGAGTTCGGACAATATACTTGAAACAATATGGTGTGTCGGATAATTTTCGGAGAAAACCGGCTGGACATTCACGAATATCCTTCCACCATCTTTCAACACTCTTGCACATTCACTAAAAACTTTCGTCAGAAATTCACGGTATTTCACGGGGTCGAATTTGTCGTCATACGAGTCATACCCTTTATCAAACATATATGGAGGCGATGTTATGATACAATCGACAGAAGAATCGTCAATTCTCTTCATCACTTCTATACAGTCTTCATTATATATTTTGTTTAATTCAATCATATATCTAAATATAACAAAAAAAAGGCAACCTTTTAAGTTGCCTTATGTCATATTAGAAACCTTCATCATCAAGTTTATCTTTCAAATCGCTTTCAAGGTCCCAAATTTTAATATCTTTATAAATTTCAAGTTCAACCTCATCGTCTTTTTGATAACGTCTGTCTTCGGATTCTGTACAAATCGCTTTTACATCCCAACAATCTTCAAGGTCTTTAAGAGCATAAAGTTTCCAATAAGAATCTGCTGTTTCACCGTGGTTACCCAAATACCTGTTAATTGTAACAGGAATACCTAAATCTTCTTCCGCTTCATCATCAAAATCTTCAACACCCCAAGGAATAGGTTCAAAATCCAATTGATTCAAAGATTCTTTTATTTCTTTATGTAATAATGCTTGTGCTTCTTCCAATACAACATCCGGATAAACACAATCATCATCAAGTGTAGGGATTGAAGCATTGTCGGCTATCCAGTTATCAAAATCATCAATCACAACCTTCTTCACGGTATTTGGATTTTTGAAACCATTTTCAAAGAAATCAATTTCACCTACACCGGTGAGTGCCCATTCTATATGACCTTCCCAAACATAACAATACACCATCCATTCATTAGAAGGAGAATAGAATAAAATTATGTCGTCACCTATTTTTTTACTGGTAAACCTGAACATACCCCAGTCATTACCGGTAAGATTTTCATTAAATTCATATTCTTTTGAATGTAGTTCCCAATCAAGAGTTCCTTCAATCTGTTTATAATTTTCAGATGATGTAACACTTTCATTTACTTTATTAAATTCATCGAATGACAATATGATTTTTTTCATTTCAATTTATTTGTTTATTTATATATTATTTATGAAATTAAAATAATTTTATCACCGATTTTTCATCATCTATCCTTCTTGTCGCTTTCTCGAAGTATTCCCTTTCAAGTTCAAACCCGATGAAATTCCTTTTCTCCCTTATGCAAGCGACTGCGGTGGTACCGCTACCCATACAGTTGTCGAGAACCAAATCACCTTCGTTTGTATATGTCCTTACTAGATATGATATAAGTTCGACGGGTTTCTGTGTGGGGTGGAATGTCTTGCAATGCTCCTTTTCAACATCTATTATGCTTGTCGGATATTTCATTCCGGACAAATCGTCTTCTGCAAGCGAAGCGTCAAATTTACCGTAGCACTGGTTTTTCTGTTCACTCTTGACATTTCCACGAGAATGGTTCTTTGCACCCTTCATCTTCTGTGGATTGTATGTGGGAAGTTTCTTGTAGAAAACAGCGATGTCCTCGTGGTTACGAAGAGGCATCCTGTTTGAATTTAAGAAACCGGTTGCACGGTTTCCTTTTTTCCAGATAAGGTTATACCTCCACATCGAAGGGTTGCTCATCATAAGCTGTGCGGTGAACATACCTTGGCAAAACAATACTATTGCACCGTTGTCCTTTATAATCCTGTTATATTGTTCCCACAACTTGTCAAACGGTATTATCGTGTCCCATCTTGCACTTTCGTTTGTTTTGTTTAAAACATTATAGGGCAAATCACAGATGATACAGTCTATCGAACCGTCATCTATCTTTTTCATACCTTCAAGGCAGTCTTCGTTATATATTCTATTTAATTCCAACATACTTTAAATATAACAAAAATGACATAAACTACCGACTATTATAACGAAAAGGAAAAATAAAAAAGGAGGGTTACAACCCTCCTCGTTACCACAATGAATTATCATTTTCCGGCATATAATTCAGATACAAACTTTCATATACTATGGCATTTCTATCCTTTCCTATCGTTCTTTTGAACGATGAGTTACCGCTTTTTATATAAAGATGTTTTCTATAACATTCATCGGGAACAGAATATGTGTTATCGACACCACCCGATTTTCCGTCAAACGACAATGTAAACTTCACATTTCTTTTTGAAACCTCATTGAGAAAATTGAAGAAAGATTCAAAGTCTATTCCTCCGAAATACATTCCCTTGGTATTGAAGTAAGGCGGGTCCATATAGATGAAATCACCTTCCTTGACCTCACCGATTATCTCTTCGTATGAACGATGTATGAACTCGACATTGTGCTTTCTCAACTTTTCACTCCATTCATACAATACCGGTTTCAACATTTCGGGTTTTATTCCGTCCCTCGTTATATGGAAACCATTGTTAAACTCGCCCTTTCTGTTATATCTGGGCATACCGTTTGTGGTCGTCCTCATTATAAAGAAGAAAACGAGAGGGTCGTGTGTCCTGTTGTATATTTCCCGTTGCTCCTCGAAGAACCTCCTCTTCCTGTCTATGTCGTCATCTCTGTTCAGTTCCTTCCACAGAGTCTCGTATGTCTCGTATATCTCGTCCGGAAAATCCTTCACTTTGTTCCACAGTGATATGAGGTCTCCGTTTATATCCGAACAGACATACCTTTTAACCGGAATGTTTGAGTTTATAAGTCCCATAAGCATAGAACAACCTCCACAAAAAGGTTCATAATATGTGTCTATGTGCTGTGGGAAATATTCAAGTATCTCATCACACTGACTTCTTTTGGAACCACTCCATTTTATTACGGGTTGAAACTTTACCATAACTTATTTTCGTTTTCCTTAACTGCTTCATTTATTCTCATACTTGCAATCCCAAAATATTTTTCATCAAGTTCAATACCTATGAAATTCCTGTCTGTATTTACACAAGCAATACCCGTTGAACCAGAACCCATTGTATTATCCAATACAATATCACCTTCATCGGTATATGTCTTTATGAGATATTCAAGAAGGTCAACCGGTTTCTCGTTGGGATGTTTCTTATGATAGTTGTCAACACAGTCAAATTCAAGGAGATTGTTCGGAAATCTCGTTGTGTCACCACCTTCATAATTCCTTTTGTTCCCACCATAATATATCTTTCCGTTTGAACATCCTTTCGCCGAACAAGTCGGAATATGACCGTCGGTTTTCTGCGGGTTATACTCGTTTTTATAAAACACACATATCTCCTCTATTTTCCTCAACGGCATCCGTTTGGCATGAAAGAAATTGGTTGTCTGATTTTTAGACCAGTACCAGCAGTACTTGAAATTTGACATATTGGATGAAATCAACAAAGTTGTAAACGGTTGTGACGAAAACAGTACAACAGGACAGTTTTCCTTCCTTATCCTTTCATACTGTTTCCATAATTCATCGAATTTTATAATTTTGTCCCATTCTTGTGCCGTACATCCATAAGGAAGGTCACAAAGAACCATATCAACACTTTCATCGGGCATTGACATCATTATGTCAAGACAGTCACCGTTATACAGTTCTACCATAATGAAACGTTGTTTTGGAGTTTCAAAATCCTGTCATTGGCCACCTTGAAATATTCTTCTTCTATCTCGAACCCGATAAAGTCCCTCTTTGTGTTGATACACGCTACGGCGGTGGTTCCGCTTCCGATACAATTATCAAGAACGAGACCTCCCTCCGGACAATACGACTTTACAAGAAACTCCATCAGTTCGACTGGTTTCTGTGTCGGATGTATCTGGTCCTGTCTTCTCCACTTCTGCGGGAAGTCGAGAACCGTCGATGGATGACGGGTTCCGTTGTTGATATGTTCAGTTCCCTTTATCCCGAAACCGAGATTGTTTCTCTTGTTCAGAGTATATTTCCTTTTGTAAGGGGTACCCTTCAGCATCTGCGGTTCATAATACGCCGCCGGATGGCCGAACACAAGTATCATCTCGTGTTTCTTCATCGGCATAAACTTGGCGGTGAAAGGTGAACCGCACTTCGATTTCTTCCACACCATATCGTATCTGAATAATTTCTCATTCGACAAGGCGAGACGAAAGGCGAACATACCGGTGCCGAAGAGGATTATGTTACCCTTCGGCTTTATTATCCTCTCATACTGTTCCCACAGTTTATCCACCGGAAGATTCTTATCCCATTCGAGCGATGTCGTTTGATATGGGAGGTCACAGATGATGCAGTCCACCGAACTGTCATCAATCCGTTTCATACCATCCATACAATCCTCGTTGTAAATTTTGTTTATATTCAGCATTACCAGACAAAAATAAAAAGGTTAGTAAAACATATTATCTCCATAAAGAAAATCCAAGCCTTGTTGTCCACATCGGCGGAGTAGTCTTTATTGTAAACACCGTCAACCTTCATTCCTATGAGTATGAAGATGATATAAGGTATTATGATACCCGTCACCCCGTGAATACCGGCAGTGGAACAGATATAAATGGTCGTGAGTATAATTGCTATAAGTGAATTTGCATAGTGTATCAACCTCGCCGGTCCGTATTTGAAGAACTCCTTTCTTGAAAATTTTTCCTTCAGTTCACTCAAAAATTCCATAAAACTTTTACGTTCAACGAACTTACCACTTTCACCCTTGCATATATCCGCCCTATAACCGGAAATCTGCTTCGGTCCCGATTTATAACAGCAGGCTGCACCGACCATAAGCAACGAGATGACCACGACAATAGGTATCCATTTCAGGCCGTCCGGAGCCTTCTCGAACCACCATATTCCGAAAGGAACACTCGTCATTATAGACCATGCCGCAAACAACCAGTCCCACTTGGAAGGAAGTATATAATAGGTTTCACTTACTGAAACCGGCACACCATACTTGAACAGTATGAAAATAACGTATGCAAAGCAGCATACGATTGAAATAATCGGTAATGAAATCATAATATTCACTTTTTATTTTTTCTTATCAACTTGTTTGTAAATATGGTTACACAGACAGCAATCACACAGGCGAGAAAACATACTAGTCCTGCAATCCAAGTTCCCATTAAAAGATATACTATCAGTCCGAATATGACCGAAAGAAACAGCAATACTATAATTAAAGCTATCATCAGAAAAGTTTTATTTCATTATTTATATGATGTATTCTGTCCTCCGCTATCCGGAAATATTTCCCATCGACTTCAAAACCGATAAAATTACGGTTCAAGTTAAGGCAAGCGACACCGGTACTTCCACTACCCATACAACCGTCAAGAACGGTATCACCTTCATTGGAAGACATTTCTATTATCCGTTCCATCAGCTTAACGGGTTTCTGTGTCGGATGTTCGGTCTTTTCCTTCGAGTTGTGGGGAAGGGCGGATATGTCGGTCCACACGTCGGACAGACTGACACCTTCCTTCAACATACCTTCCGTATACTCCTTCCGTTTCGTGTCGAGTTTTATCTTGATGTTGTTGAAGACCGGTTCATTACCACCTTTGACATAATATGCTATCGGTTCATAACCGGAAGCCAAGGCGTGACCCCTCGTATTGTTGAAACCCCTTTTTCTCGCCCAGATGATTATTCTTTTTTCCATAAGATACCTGTCGAGTATATTGCAGATTTTCCTGTTCAGTTGTCTTGATGTAAACAGAAAAACACTTCCACCGGGTTTCAAAACCCTTACATATTGGATGACAAGGGATTCTACCCATTTAAGATAGTCATCCTCGTTCTCCCACTTGTTGTCGAAGTCGGCATCCACCACACCGAAGTAAGGTAAATCACAGACAATACAATCTATTGAATTGTCTTTCAATCTGTTTCTTATTCCAGTTATACAGTCTTCGTTATACAGTTCCATACAATTAAATATAACAAAAATGACTTATACATAAATAACATATACACACAAAAAAAAAGACTATGATTAAGAAATTTGAAGAATACGTTACAGAAAATATCAACTTCGGAAAAATCAAGTTCAAAAACAAAGAAGATGAATTACGATATAAAAAAATTAAAAAAGAAAAAGAAGAAAAAGAACTTGAGAAGTTAAAGAAATATGAAAAATATTTCGGAGAACTTGACGATGATGATATCAAAAAAATAGACAAAGAAGACCTAAAAGATTTTTTGAATAATATTTCAGAATATTTGAAAACATTCAAAACCCCATTTGAACATTTTATCAAAAAAGACGATAATATAGGTGATGAATTTATGAATATGGCGTTTAATATTCATAAATTGTATATTCCAGACACTATAAAAGCAAACGAAAAAATCATTCCTAGTGAAATAAAAAAGACAGATATTTTTGATGACATAAAGACATTTCACAAATATATTGTAAAAGATTTTATTGGAATAGAAGACGTGTTCGAAACATCGGATGAGGACGTTGTGAAAACATTTTACAAATATTTGATGTTCGTCGACAGAGTGTATAATATATGGGATTAAGTCATATAATGACTGAATGATATGTTATATAAATAAAAAAAGGAGGTCAAACGACCTCCTTTTTTTATTTCTACCATAACGGAATATCATCTACCTTTCCGTCGAACCTTTCCGTCTCACCTTTATCCCAATTCATAACTTTTACCGGAATTTCCGTTTCCGGCAGACACATCGACACACCGTCCATCCTGAAAATGTTCCAGGATACGATTTCCGCCCATTTTTCCATCTCTGTGGGTTCTTTACCGAATTTGGTGATAAAACTCTCTATAACGGCGGACAATACATTTCTACGGGCGAGGAACAAGGAATCTTCCTGCCATTCATATCCGTATGTTGACTTCAATGAAAGTTCGGCCATCTTGCACCATTCCTTCTCGTCATCGGTGTGTATCCTCTGCAATTTCCTGTCGAGGAGACCTGTTCTCCTTTCCATCGGTATCTGTTCCCCCGTAGAAGCGTCATATAACGATGTGATAAACGGAGCCTCACCACAAGTCACCTCAAGGACTTTTCTTTTTATGTAATCGAGGTCTGAACCGGTATAACCTTCATCAAATGAATCGTTCATTTTCTTCACCAGTTCATATGGAGTGAAAACCTCCGCCTTCTCTTTCGTCCTGTTCTGCTGAACATCCATACCCTTCTTGTATCTCGGAACGACACCATCCGGATTTATGTTCAGTTTTCCTCCCGTTGTCCTTTCGTTAAGAAGAATCCCAACTATTTTTATATCTTTAATTCTTGTAATCATATTATAAAAATAACAAATTACATAAATAGGGTGGTAATTTTTAACAAACAAAAAGGAGGTCAATTGACCTCCTTTCTTTTTTTACCACAAGTGGTCAACGGGTTCATCCACTTCTTTCGTGAGTCTATCTTCTGCAAACTTGACATATTCCTCTGATATTTCGAAACCCATAAAGTTTCTTCCCGTCTGTCTGGCGGCCACCGCCGTTGTCCCGCTTCCCATAAACGGGTCGAGTATCAAATCACCCTCTTTCGAAAAAAGTCCAATCAGTTTCTTTGCAAAGTCAATCGGGAAACACGCCCCGTGACCCGATATGTTGTTCTGTTTATGAAAACCAGAAATCACATTGTTTTGCATCCCACGACCGAAATACGAGTTGTTTATCACACGACCCTTCTTGTCGTCACCCTCGAATATGACCACAAATTCATAACAGGAGTTGAGAACCTTGTCATGCATAGCGGGTTGTCCGCCTTTGTTCCAAATCATAATGTCCTTTATGTTCGATGAGAAATCACCGAGCAGCTTGAAGAACGCCTCCTTTGAACCGGTTACAATCTGATAGTTGTACACCACTATTTTTGAAACACGGAGAAGTTCTGTCAGAACATTCTTGTGAAACTCATAGTATTCCTCTATGGGCAAGTCGTCTCCGAAGTATTTGTACTTCTTACTGAAATGCTCCGACTTCTCACGAGTGGTATACTGACCGTCACGGATACGTGTCCTCATATTATATGGAGGTGACGTGAGAACCATATCAACAGACTTGTCTTGAAGTTTCCTCAATCCTTCGAGGCAGTCTTCGTTATATATTTTGTTTATGTCTAACATACTATAAAAATAACAAAAATAGTTTATTTACTTTTCCATCCGAATTTACTCATCTTCTTGTGTATCCATTCAATATCACTCTCTCCAAGTCCGAACTCTTTCATAATATTCCCATCGGAGAAATCACCGTCATCAGGTGGTTCCGGTATTCTTTTCAGCAATATCTTCGGATTCTTTGATGATGTCTTGTAGAACCAGATGACGAACATAACAAAGTCGGTGTTCAACCATTCTATGAACTTGTCACAATCTTCACGTCTGTTGAAACGGAACACATTCCATTGACCTTCCGGAATACTGCTTCTACTAACAAGATTATCCTTTGTCAACAAAGTAGGCCAGTCCCACTCATATTCACCGTCTTCACCTACATGACCACGATGCACGGAACAAACACAATACCACCCTTTCGGTATCATACCGATTTTTCTCTCCCTCTTTTCACCGAGAATGTCGGCGAGTGAATAAAAGAAACCGTTCTTTTTCAAATCAACCGTGTCGTGCCTTCCGATTTTCTCCACAATACCCACCGCTTTCAGATGGTCGTCACCGAACTTTTTCTTTCTAATCCAGTCGTCAAACAAAGTATGTTCCCCGCATTTACTATATGTGAATATCCCCACACCCCTTATGATGTCAACGGAGTCGAAGAGATTTCTCATATTCTCGTCATATTCAAAACCCGAAAGTCTTATATGTGAATATTTTTCACGGAATCTTCTGTAATGGGAATCGTTATCATTCATATTGTCGATGACGGTAGTGGGGTTTATAAGACACATAACGGAACAAGCGTCCATATTGTTGTCGAATATGGACTTCGCTATCTGTATGTATAACGGGTCCCAAATGCCTTGATACGGTGGATTGCCTACTATAATATCAAATGTCATATCTTAAAAATAACAAAAGGAGACCAAACGGTCTCCTTTTTTTACCATAATCCCTCGACATAGTTCATACCGATGTCAACCGGATTATATCCCATAGCCTCCACAATCCTGTTCATAGGACCGAGAATCAAAAGGTCGAACATCTTGTCGTAGTCTATTTCAAAACCGCTTGCCATATCCACGGGATACTGTCCCGACGGATAACTGAACGCCTGAACCTTTTCCTTTATCTGACAGTCGGTGTAATATTCAACCCCATCATCCCGTCTTTCCAGCAAACCGCCCTTGGTGAACCTGAGTTCACACTGTTTTCTTACGGACGCTATTTCACTCTTCCTTATTTCACATCCTTTCCAGTATGTGTATCTTGGTGTCGGCTTGATGTATATGACACAGAGTTTGTCACTGTCGGCGAGAGCCGTGTATTTCTTCTTGTACTTCTCGTTGTTGTTCAAGAGCCAGTTGTAGAAAGCCGCACCTTGAACCGTAACCATACTCTTCTGGAGAAGTTCTATCTCCTTTGTGTCATCCATAACATACTCGCCGTATTTATTCATACCCTTGTTGACGGATATTGTCTCATAGTTCTGCATCATAAAACTTTCCTTCACAGCTCTCAACTGCTTTACGAAACCTTCGATGGTGAACTTCTCCTGACGGAATATCCACTTAATCAGATTTGTCATCTGCTCTTTCACCCAAGTTGAACTTGAAGTCTGTGCGATTTCAATGCCTGTGGGTTTGATTTTGGTACACGAGTCATAATATACATTCGGTTCAGCCCAAGTCATATTCTTTACATATTTCTTCTTGGCGAGCCATATTCCAGCCTCGTTGTACGCCTCAAGCTCAAAGTCGAGAATGTTCGGTGTCCCTTGCTTGGCAGCATAGTCCTCGTGTATCTTCTTCAGGAAGTCCTTCATGAATACACGGTCGAGGGTGAGGCAGAACTCACGTCCGGCTGGTTCTATTGTGTCGAGAGTCCATTCGTACTTGCCCGTGTCAATCTTATCGGTTTCGAAGTATCTGTGTGCGTCATCCTCCGTCGGATAACCGCCTTTCGATACATATATGAACTCCTTCTGGTCATTCGACTTGTTGATTTTAGTAAGTCTCCACACATCGTTCCTCATCCAGTCAGTTGTCATAACTATTTGATAATAAGACGAGTACACACTGTCAGTATCAATGTATACTGAAACTGGGTTCATTTTTTCATTAGGTTTTATTATTTTCAAACCCATCTTCTCATGTGTCTTACTATCATTCAACCATCCTTTCTGTGCCCAGAGATTCATCAGTCTTTCTGCATTCAGAATGGCGTGCTTTCCCTGTTTTGTAACGGATTCGGCAATGTGTTTGTTGTAGAAGTAGAAACCGGCGAAACCGAAAGCACCGTAGATACCGTTGATGACGACCTTTGTTCCCAACTGGTAGTTGTTATAGATGTCGGCCTGTGTGGTACAGTATGCGAGAACGATATCCATATCCTTTCCGATGAAGTCCGAAAGGTCGTTCTTCTTCATATAGTCCTCGATTTCTTCGGCAGAAGAACCGTTGTGCATCATATCCTTCAAGTCGTAGTAGCACTGTGTATACTTAAAGGATGTCTTCTTGTACGCCTTTCTCTTGAAGTAGAGGTCGGTGATAATCTTCTTCAAGTTACCGTCCTCCTTTTCATACACGGCACCGGACGCACATACTATATAACCCTTGTCCCTCCACTGCTGCTTCAACGCCTCGTCGTTTTCGGGAAGTATGGTGACAAGAGTTTCCGGTCCTATGTTGAACTGTCTCATCAAGGACGGATAAAGTGAAGCGTAGTCGTTACAGGTGCAGTACTTATGGAGACCTGGTATCGGCTGCTTCACGAAAGCGCCTTCGTACTTTTCACCGTCACCTTTCTTTTTCGACTTCGGTGAAACTGCAAGTACACGACCTTGCTCTGCAAATTTTATCCTCAAAAGGTTTTCGGGGATATAAGTCGTAGAGAAACAGTCCATAGCACGGATACGACCCAACCAGGCGGTAGTTATACCACAGGTCAATGCGTTACATTTCTCGTGGATGAGTTTTACAAGACCACAGTCGATGGCGTTGTAGTACACATATTTCTGAAAATTATTATTGAACATATCGTCAAGGGACTCACTGTGTTGCACTTTCTTGATACCACACAGTTTCTCACCGATATAGTCGAGCTTATAATTTTCATTGGAGTTCCAAGTCCATTTCTTATACGCCTTCAAGTAGTCTATAAGTCCGACATGTGTCGGTCTTTCGAATTGACCGGTCATCTTATGTGTAGGGGATGACATTTCAATGTTTATCTCAAGGTGCTTCGCCCTGTTCACTATGTACCTCCAGTCATATTCCTCGAAGTTCCATCCGGTCATCATAGCCATATTCGGAACAAGACTCTTCAGGAAGAAATACAAAAGGTCATACTCGGTATTAAATGCCCTGAACTTGAACTTGAACTTACGGTTGACCTGCTTGAAATGTTCGTCAATCTGCCTTTGTATGTCATCAACTTCCTTCAAGGTCAAGTTCTTTCCGGCGGATAATACCATAATCGTGTCATTCGGACAACATACTCCGATAACGGTTATCGGCTTGTCGGCCTTTTCGGGGTCAGGTTTTCCCTCTTGCATCATATTCTCAATATCGATAAAGAACATTTCGGGAAGATTGTATGAAAAAATCTTCTCCTTCTTCTCTTCCGGAAGATTGTCGAGAATTTCATACATACGATACCTGTTTAAAGTTGATTTTGGGTTTGAGAAATCAAGACGGTGCTTCCACACCTTGTCCTTGTTCCAATTTCTGACCGTACCACCAGGTTCATCACTCTTATGTATCGGTTCGGTCATCCACACATATCTGTCCTTTTCATCTATCGGCAGAATTTCAATGTGTGTCTTGTGGTCGTCTCCCCAGTAGGAGATTTCCAAGTTCTCTTTGTTTTGAACTAAATCTAATAGCATATTGAAAAAATTTAATTATTATTCGTCCCTTTAGAAGGGGACACCTCTTCACTTTAAAAAATAACAAATAAATAATAAAAGGAAACAGATTTATTTTTTGTTATATTTACCTTATAAGACTATAAAGAAAACACACGATATATGAGTGATATACTTGAAGACTGGTTTGACAATGAGAACGAAAATACGGATTCCGTTGAAACCGATGAAATAATCGTTGACAGAAGTAAATTCTTCGATGAGAACGGAGTTGACATATACAAGAAGAAAAGTTCCGAAAAAACCGTCGAGGAAAGAATAAAGACATCTCGTTCCTTAAAAATAAAATACAACAAATGGAACCAAGTGGACTTCACGGAAGACGCCCCGCAGGAAAAGATAGTCATTGACTCCAATTTCACGGGCGGTGTTTCATCCTACGAAGACCTGGAATTTGAAAGGAAGTTCCACGAACTGATAAAAAATTCCAAGTACAAGTCCCTGCTCTTCAATCTGGATACGGAGAAAGTAGCCATAAACTACCAGATAATAAACGACATTCTCCTATATACATATGCAAGGATGAAAAAGGAGTACAGTCTTTCAAAGGTATTCGTCCTCGTGTGTGAATACTGCAAGATAAACATACAGACTATGTGGAAGAAACTGAGTTCATATATCCAGAAAAGGATACTCGAGGAACTCACCGAATACAGTCCGCTCGCCAAGTCGGAACTTTATGCAGATAATCAATTATTCTAAATATTTTAACTATGGATGAAATTAGATTTTTTTCAGTAACAGTAAAGTTAGAGGAAGAGACCGATATGGTCGATAAGGTTGGAAATCCTAAAATTAAGAAATGGTCGGAAGACTATCTTGTAAGAGCGACTACATCTCAGGAAGCGAATGAAATCGTGAAAAAGGAGATGGACGGTGTGACAGCAGATTGGAGAATCTCCAAGATAACGGAGACAAAATATCTCGCAGTCCTCGATGTCAACGGGGAAGTCAACTGTCAGATTTAACAAAAAGGGATGTGAAAAATCACATCCCTTTTTTCTTTCTTCGTTTCTTGGTTATCAAGGACGGGTTATCCCTGTGTGCTATATGTATCCTTTCATCCTTCACATAGAAAGTAAAGTTATTCGAACTCTTGGACTTGTTTTCCTTGTATATTGACGACTTGTCGTCAATGAGACTTATAATCCTCTTCATAGTCTCGTTTATTGTCTTGCATCTCTTTATGTAAAGGAAACCGTCTATGTTCTTGACCTTTATCTCATCGTTTCCGTTTGTCGATTCGGTCGGTGCGTCAAGAAGAACATCCTCCTCCGGTTTCGTGAATTGTTCATTATTCCCTTTCAGAAAAACATCATTCGGGTCTGAATATGGTTCGTCTAAAAAATCGGTAAGTGGATTTCTTTCAACTTCAACCTCAAAGTCGTTATCGGTATTATCCTTCACCGGTATGACTTTACCGTCATCGTTTATAATCCGTTTTATCTTGATACTCTCACTGTCGTGAATGTTTCCACGGGTGTTTATGTGAGGCTGGTTGTCGAATATGACGAGCCAGTAGTTCTCCTCCTTCGGAAACTGTCCGTGCATATACCTCGCTATGCAGTATGCACAGAGTCTTATGAACACATCCTTGTCAACGGCGGAATTTCCGAGAGGACACTCCACGAATTTCCTATACACCCTTGCGAGATTTTCACCGTCATCGACCTTGCTTATGGAGTTCAATTTTATAAGGTCTATGAATTTCAGTCCTCCAGGCAGAGCCGACTTGACCTCTATCCTTCCGGAAACGGTCTTTCCTCCATCCTCGGATATAAACAAGTCTCCCGTTTCCTTTGAATTTTCACCGAGAGGTGTCTTGAAGACATTGCTGAACAATATTGAAAGCAGGACTTCACCCTTCCCGACAGTTCTGGAATTGTCGAATATGAAGTTTGAAAACCATATTAGCATATCGTTCTTGTCTATATTGTCAAGTTTGTTCAAATCAAAGTATCCATATTCGTCAAGTTCAAGTCTTTTCGAAAAATTCTCCACATATTCCTTCACCTTTTCAGCACACTCGTTGTCGTTGCTAAATTCCTTGATGAGCTTTATACCCAATGATGAATGGACATCACCGCTTATCTTTTTCAAAAAACCGTTGTTCTTACCGATATAATCTATGAATTGCTCAAACAGTTTAAAACATTCTGTCAATTTGGAAATCATAACGATTCATATTTGATATTTTATTTATGACAACATAAATATATATAAAAGATAACAATAAAATATGTATACCGTTAAGAACTACGCACAATTCATCACTGAAATGAAATCTGAAAGGGAGATTGTGAGGGATATAGCGAGACGCCTTTCACACGACAAGGATATAATAAAGTACCTTAACACATCTCGTGCAAAGAGAAAAATCGGTTGGAGAGAGCTTCTCGCAGACAAACTACACGGAGGAAACCTCGACTACATCAACTATATCACCAAAAATATGGTAGCCGACTACAACCCTCAGATTACCGGTTACATCAATATTGGAAGGGGTGAAGAAAGCGGTGAAGGTGAAGGTGAAGAATTTAATTTCGATGGTGGTGTTACAAGAATAAACCTCGCTTTCAAGGAACTGCAAGACAGACTTGACAACATAGAGGATGTTCTTCAGATAGACCCCGAAGAAGAGGAAACTGTGGAAATAACAAAGGACAAGCTGTCCGTAATACTTGGAGAAGACAGTGACATCGATGAGGAAGAATAATGAACGAGTATAATAACAAATATAATAAGGATGACGTATTCATCAGGAATATGATTGTGTGTTTTCTTGCTGAACTAAACAAGAAAATTTTCTACTACAACAGACTTGATAACAACACATTGCAGAAAGTGACGGTTCCCTGTATGTATGCAATCACCGGACAGGAGAGGTTTTTAAAGGATGAGTTCTTTTACGACCCAATCAATATGGGTATGGCGATAGGCGACTACGAAAGACTTCCCCGTGTCATCGTCAGACTTTCAGGACTGAACATAAACACGGCCGAACAGACGAACAAATACAACCACACCAAGATAGTAAGGGAGTCAAACGGAAAGATGAGAACCTGCTATCTGAATGTGGAATGGGTTCCCGTACAGTTGTCATTCGACTGTAATCTGATATGCTCGAACAACATAGAACTCTTCAAACTGACGGAATGTATAATCAGCAAGATATACAAGAACCCTAACTACTTTAAGGTTGATTTCGGAATGTGCAATGTTGACGCCGCCTTCGAGGGCCCTGAAAACTATTCGGGTCAAGTACCTACGGAATTTGGACTGAATGATAAAAAGGAGTTCAGAATGGACTTCTCCATAGAGATGAAATCGTTCATACCGGCGTTTGAACACGGTCTTCTGCTGGGTGAGATAGACGAAATGCTGGCGAAGATACCGGTTGAAAACGACGGTATAGTTATGTTCAGACCCGACGATTATGGAAATATGGGTATGAGAACCGGCGGTGTACTTGAAAAATTCCGTGTTTCCGGATATAATTTCTACATACAACCGGCAACACTTCTCTCCAATACACACCAGGTCCCGAGCATTGCACACAACGAGGAGGAACTGAAGAAAAAGGATTTGAATGAAGACCTCGTTATAAGGTTCTATTACTCTCCCGATGACGATGAGACTGCATAAATATATGGTAGTAAAAACAAAAAGAGAATATAAATGTTAAGTTTACAGAACATTCTGAATACGGAAGGACAAGAATTTATTGACAATCTGTTCAACAAGGAAGTCATAGTGACCGAAAAGTTGAATGCCGCAACATTATCCTTCAAAAAAATACAGTCATCCGAAATGGACCTGAGTAGAAAACTCACCTTCTACAAAGGTTCTGGTGTGAATAAAAAGGAGATAACCATAGCCGACAAGGTTATGACGACCTTCTATGCAAGCGGTATGACATATCTGAGCAATATGAGCAAACTCATCATAGACAGGATTCCCGCCAACTGGACATTCATTTGCAGATATTTCCCGAACCATCAGCCGAGTTTTATAAACTATTCGGTTCTACCGAAGAACAATCTCGTATTGTCTTGTATCATAACAAACGGTGGAACGAAGATAGATGATGTCGATGATTTGAGAAGCTGGGCAGAAATGTTCGACATAGCATATCAGGAACCTGTCTTCAAGGGTTATCTCACACAATACCAGAAGGAAAGACTTACAGACTATATAAAGGACGGTTCAACCAGCAAGGACTCGTTTGCAAGGTTCGTGATAACGATGCTCAACCCGAGTCTGACACATTCGATATATCAGGAAGACGGATTCGAATCACCGATAGACGGTTTCATATTCAAGTTCATATCGGACGACGGAGTTACCAAACCGGTATCTGCAAAACTTATAGACCCGTATATGTCAAGTCTTATTGCAAAGAACAAGATAAAGAAAGGATTTGAAGACAACAAGGACGTACTGTTGTCAGACTTTACAATCTTTATGATGAGTCAAGACCTCAATTCGATTATCCTTACAGGTGAAACGGACGAAGACAGATATCTCGAACTGTTCTATGTCCTTTTCAACAGATACATAAAATACAAGAAAGCCCAGCTCGAGGATTTCGACGTGGATACAAACGATGTCGTAAAGGAAAGCATAGATGTGGATTTCAGCGTAGATGTGGATAAAATATCCAACGAGACCACAAAGAAACTTCTGCACGAGAATCCGGAATACTGCAATATATTCAAGACTTTGCTCGGTAGTTTCAGGGTGAAGAAACCGGAAAACTACAAGTCTCTGGTTATGGCACCGAACATAGTAAGGATGTTCAACGGTATGGTTGACAACATAGCGGAAAAGTCAAAGTCCGGATGTGCAAGGAAGAATATGTCATTCTCCGAATATATATCGACAATCAAGAACAAGGACATAACCGATATGGATATCCACAATGCACCGAAGGAGGTTAAGGACGAGATGGGTATAGTCGAACCAGACTTCAAGCAGAGGGAACCATTGTCATTCGCAGACTTCAAGAAAAAGGACGAGAAGGATGAAAAGGAAAAGAAGAATGACGAGAGGTTGAAATCCATAGAGGATATGATTAAGCAACTCAAGGACACCGTAAAGGACATATCCGACGAAGCGAAGAAAACCAAAAAGGAAGAGGAAAAGCAGACGGATAAGATTGAAAAACTCGAAAAGGAAAAATCGGAAGACAAGAAAAAGTCCGAAGATGAAGACAAGGAAAAGTCTGAAGACAAGGAAAAGAAATCCGATACCTCCGACAAAGGTGAAGACAAGAAAAACGACACCGAAAAGAAAGACGATGAAGAGGAAAAGAAGGATGACGAAGAAAACGGTGACGAAGAAAAGTCCGATGAAGGTGGTGATGAAAAAGACAATGGTGACGAAGGTGGTGACGAAGGTGGTGACGAAGGCGGCGATGAAGGCGGCGATGAAAAGAAATCCGAAAAGAAAGAAGGTGGATTCGGAGGACTATAAGACACACATAAAATAAATTGATATATGAAAAAACTATCACAGATAAACGAGGGGATGTTCTCGGCCATAAAGGCGAGTTTCCAGATAACAAAGGCACAAGGAAAAGTTATAAAATATTTTCAAGACAATAGCAAAGACTATGAAACACCACAGGACATTGAAAAGGATTTACCAAAAGTCGCCAAAGAAGCATATGACGAATGTGTAAAAGAAGAAGATGCAATCAAGTTCAACGAATGGTTTCCCGATTTCAAGAAATCGTTTATGAATGAACTAAAAAAACAAAATTCATAAATATAGTAAAATCAACAACTGGAATTATGAATGATGTTTTAAATACTAATCTAATCAATCTGATTGCTAGTTTCAAGAAAACGGGTCAGTCGGATGAAGTCATAAAGCAGAGTTTATGGCAGATGGGTGTAATTCCCGAACTCATAGACAAGCATATCGACTATTACAATTCACACCCGTCACAGACATATAAAAACTATGTCGGACCAACCGCAGTAAAAGAAAACAACAATAATATGAAATTGACATTAGAAAACTTGTACAAAAGTACAGTGAAAGCGATAGATGCTTTAAAGACTATGAGAAACGACGACAAACTCGGTTTTTCAGCCGCATCAGCACAGTCCATCATTGAAAACAACCTTTCAAAGTTGAATATCTCAAATGACAATATGATAATTTTGCAAGAATGTATCAATGAGGGAAAAGAAGTGGAGGATACGCTTGTAAACCCAATACTGAAGTATGCAGTTTCTGAAAATTTATTCTATGACCTTACACAGTATGACTGGATTATGCCTGTATCAGACCTCCGTAAATCCATTTTTGAAACTTTCAGTGGTGACAAGTGGGGTTATGTTGCAGCCAAGTTTGCACAGAAAATCTCCGGACAGACTTCAAACAAGGCATTTGAAAAACTGTATGAAAGCTTGATTGACACCTTGATAGGTGAAACAAACAAGAGACAGGCTCTAAAAGATGTTCTTCTTGAAAACATCTGGAACGGTGAAGCGAAAGGTCTTCTCTCTTCAATAGTAGCGGAGGAAAAGATGGAACAGGGTGAAATCGACAAGAGAATATACGAGAACTCGAACTGCTCTGTAAGAAAGAATATTTCCCCATTGCTCGTTGACGGTGAAAACAGAGTTTTCTTCCTTAACGGAAAGAACTACATATTCAACGGACAGGAACTCAAAGAGGCGAGTGTTACCGACAGAAGGTACCTCAATGTACTCGAAGGTCTCTCACTTATGAAGTACGAACCCGAAAAGGACCGTCTCGTATATTACGGAAAGAACAATATGGTTCTCGAATTCAACTGCAATGACGACAAGTTCAATTTGTCGGGCAATGAAAGTTTCTCGGATATGAGTCTCATAGATATGAACGAGACTTTGAAGAGAAGCGGTATCTTTGACCGTGAAACTATCCAGAACTGTGAGAAACTCGTAAAGTTCTATGAAAGCAAAGACCTTCTTACCGAACTCGATACAATCACCACAATCAGCAGAAACGATGTTGCCGGTGTTATGGTAAGTATCATAAATGTCGGTGAAAGCATTGCTGTCAACAAGGTGAACACTCCTTTCAACTACAATGAAATGGTTATCTGTGAATCTGCAATGGAGGCTTGCAATGTCATCAAGGACTTTATGAAATATGACGCTACAACAATCCTTCAGGAAAGGCTTAAAAAAGAGGGTGAGGAAAAGGCCATAATCGAGTCAAAGAGAAACGAAATCAAGGACACACTTGCATTCCTGTCGGAAAAGAGAGCTGAAATCGTGGAAGCACTCCAATCAACCAACAACAACGAGCAGTTGCAGGAAGCATTGAAACTCGTAGATGGTGAAATCCGTAAGTTTGAAAAGGAGCTTCAGGAGTCATATGATGAAAGGAAATAATAATGAAATTTCTGTCATTTGAAGAATTTGTCGGTGAATCGTTTATCGACACAACCACCAAACCGGAGCAAGTTGATTTTGAAAAAAAGAAAATGCTCAAAAACGGATACATAGAAGTGGTTGTCAAGGAACCGGTCGAAGGGCTTGAAAAGGGTGATGTGGTCTTCGCCCTTTCCAACGAGTTCGGTCAGATAGGGAATAACGCCTTGATAAAAGTCCTGAAAGACGAGAAAGACAAAAAGGGAGTTATAATACCGATAGAAAACTTGAAATTAAAATAAACGGAAATGTTCATTTCCGTTTTTTGTTATTTTTATAGTATATAAAATAATTTTTTGGTTATGTCAAAGTCAAGTAGTAAGAAACACTACATGAACAATGATGAATTGAAGGCCGAAATTTTAAAGTGTAAGGAGAGCAGAGTTGTAAGTGACAAACTCGGTGAGATGTTCTTCAAGATAGTGGAAAACATATCGAGAAGTTTCTACTGGGAGAACAAGGATGACGGTGACGACTGCAAGGCCAACGCTCTCTATGACTTATGTAAGAATTTCTGGAAATATGAACCTGAGACCGGAAGCGCCTTCGCCTTCTGCACCCAGATAGCGTATTTCGGAATAGCGGGTGAAAAGCGAATTTTGTATCCCAAGAAATACGAAGGAACTATTTCACTGACTTGCATTGATGATGACGGCAACAATTTCGAAATGTATAACTTGTAAGAGGAGGACAAACAAATGTCCTCCTTTTTTATCATAAATAACATATATATGCTTTTTAATGATTATGAGTAGTAATTTGTTTCAAAATGACAAAATCGTAGCGAACTCATTAGTGGGTTTTGAAATTTACGGAATATTCAAGTATGACGATGATGAACTTCTGGAAGTATTGAGAAATATCCTCAACAGGGACATTACATTCTCCAACGTGGAGTTTAAGCTTCTCGAACCAACCGACAACACCGCCGTACTTATGAAAGACGGAACATATTCAGTCATAAAGACACCAAAATACAGTTATTTCGAAGCTATGTTCGTTATGCCGAAGATACTTGAACTCACCAAACACTTGAAGGAAACAAAAAACACATATATCTACTTCAACATAGGTTTCAACGAGGAGTTCTGTAATTTGAGCAACTTGAACATAACAAAATTCATATTTGATTTCAATGAAGACTCCGTATATAAGAATATCGGTGACTCCACAGTAAACGGCGATATGAAAAGTATAACCGAAATAAAGCCCACGAAATACGAAGATGTACAGGACAAGGTTCAGAAGCAGATAGAATCCTTGAAGTTTATGGACGATGAGGAATCCATATACGGAATAACATTCGACAAGTTGAATATCGGAACGGTAACATTCAAATATGCTAGAAACATAAAGTACAAGGATAAATGGGAGGGTATTCTTAAATCGTTGAACCACACAATCACAACACTGTATAATTGTACTGTTTCAAATGAACTCACGGATGAACACATAAAGAAACTTGAAAAACTGAACGACCAGTATTCTGAATATGAAAAGTCTTTCAGGTGCTATGAACTTTTCCACGAAAAATATAAATCAATAAAGATAACTTCGGATTTAAACGATGACAAGATGGTCATAGATGTCATATTCCCGTCGATAAAGGAAAAGTTGTTCGACCTTGTAATCTGCAACAACATAAAGACCGCTGAAATAAACTATGACTCGGATTTGTCGAGATTCCAAATCAAGGAAATAACATTGAAGGGATGTTATCATATAAACAACATTGATATAGTTGAAAGTGAGATACAGAACTGCTACATAAAGGACTGTGATATATACGACACCAAGATAACAAACAGCAATATAGTAAACTGCAACCTTTTCGGTTATGGTGACTGCAAGGATTCAAAGTTCAAGAACTGCTTTATCAGCAGAAACATAGAACTGAAAGACTGTGAAGTTTCCGGAAAACTCGGAAAGATGGGTGGCAGTATGAAAGGCGGTTCGTTGAAAAACACGACTGTCATAACGGATTCGGCCGACATTGCCGATGATGTCGAGAAGATAAATGTAAACAGTATATCGTAATATGTTAAAGGATATATATGCAATCCCCAACGGAGAGAAGAGATACAAGGACAATGTTATGGAATTGTCCAATGAACTCGATGTGATAATACAGCAGGTCGATATGCTTCTCTTTACAAACCAAGGAGATGTCCTGTTGCTTCCGGATTTCGGTTGTAACCTTGAAAAATACCTTTTTGAAACATCATACAACGAGACGGTTATAAAATCTATGATTCTTAACCAGATACGAAAGTACATATACTTGACCGGAACATATTCGGTGGATGTGGACGTAAGTTTTATAAAATGGGACTACAATGTGGCGATGGTGGTCGACTTGACAATCGACAACAAAAAGGTGGCGAGTTATCTCGTTTAAAGGAGGAGAAGAACATCCCCTTCTTCTATTTCAAGAACCCCAATTCATAAACCATAGGTCTCATCTTATCGGCAAGGACTTTGTAAAGGTTCTTAAAATCTTCGAAATCATCTTTCAGATATTCCTTCCAGAGGGCTTTCAACTGATAGAAACCGGCGTCCCAGTTGAGAATTTGATATTCCTTGTGGTCGTCATCAAACAGTTCACGGTATTTAAAACTCTTTCTGACGAGTTCTTCGGCCTTCTCCAACACCTTTATGGCTTCAGGTGAGAAATCATCCCTATGGTCACGTACATAAGCATAGACATATCTTTCATCGGCGGTACGGGCATCCTCATATGTGAAATCCTGGTTATTTTTATTTGCAAGTTCCATAATCTCGGACTTGCTCATCCAGAAGAACTCGTTCTTGATGTCCCATAACTTATCTTTATACTCGACTTGACGGAGTGACGACTGGTTGGACTTGCTTTCAAACAATGAATAAACAATGCTATCGTTCATAAACTCATTCCATTTCGGATGATTTTCATTTGGAACAAGGTATTCGTCTGCCCAGTTAATCCAATCCGCCTTGACTAATCTGCGGGCAGCGAACAATGCTGTGCAACGGGTGAAGTTTTCAGCAAAAACAGGTACATTGGTTTTACCTATTGAATTAGGTGAACACATTAGAAAAACATCTTGTTTGCTATGATTTACATTATTGTTGCCGTTGGTAAACCAACCAATAGTATTTTTAGAAGACTTGATTGTTTTATTGGATATATTAACACCACTCTTAAAACAATGCACATCTTCGCTTTTATCATATTTACCAACAGATTTTACCCATTCGCTTGCTATTTTAACACCATCGTTATTGTACACTATTTTCTTACCCCGTTCAACAATCTCACCCTCTACGCTGTCTGTTAATGTATATTCAAAGTCGTTTTTGTTTTCAGTAATTCCGTTGTGCCATAGACTGAATGAAATACCCCAAGTATCTGCACAATCAGCAAAATGACTTGCCTTGAACTGGATAGCATTATCAAACACAAATTCATTAAGATATATATTTCTAAAACCTTCCCAACTTGTGCCAGTTAAAAATTGTGTCGGAGAAAATAGGGTAATATGGCAGTTGGTAAGATTAAATTGCTTTTTGATTTGTAAAATACGATACAAGAACTGGGCATACAAGTTTGCAGAACAAGCACCAATTTTGTTGGTTTTCATTTGAGTGTTTACCATTGTTTCGGTTGTACCTTTGGTCGTACCCATTAAACCACCATTTTCACTTTTACCTGCTCTTGCATACGGCGGGTTCAAAAAGAACACAATCGGCTTGTTTTCCAATAATGCGTCCTTCAGTCCCTTCGGAAGTTTGTCACTATACACTCCGAGCAAGGAGTCCCTGCCAGCAATATCATCGTTCAAAAAGTCGAACTGGAATGATACACCTTCCCTGTTATACCTTTCGCTAATATCCAGTTCGCTCTGGAACAAAGTCGAACAATACAATTCCTTGAACTTGTAGTCACGGGTCAGATTCTTGCTTCCACAGCAGTTATCCCAGACCACATATTCATCCTTCCAGTTCTCACCGAGTTCCTCGCTAATCATCTTGTGTGCATAGTCGACCCACAATGTCGGAGTCCAGAAATCACCGCTGTTCCTCCTGTCCGTATCCTCAATCAGTCTGTCGGCAATCGCCGTAAGGTTATTCTTCTCCTGCGGTGTATAATTCCTCTGGAAATAACCGAAAAACGATTTGAATCCGTCACCGTTGATATCCACGCTACCCATCGGAGTTACCAATATGTTCTTTCTGGTCGGGTGCTGGTAGTAATCGTCTCCGTTTGTAATCACACCCATAAAAACTCCAACCAAATCGTGTGACTTGATTTTCTTCGTGGATTTAATTACATTACGGCAGAAATAATCATAAATCGCCGATATGTTATGTTCATTCACATGTACATATCTCTGTACATTTTCCGCCAAGTCCTCGATTTTACGGGCGACATCATTAAATGAGAAATCCTTGTCGATATTAAATACAAACGGATTAATGTCATCGTCTCCGGCGATTTTCAAAACAAGGTCCGGATACTTGGAATACGCCGATGAAGGAGCTACACTCCAATCCACATCTTCATCGAGATATTTCAGAAGACAGTTGATATGTATGACAAAACATTCGTTCTTGTCACCGACCATACACACATTGGGAAGAACCATACCGTTGAGTTCAAACTGCTTGAGATAGAACAGAACTTGTATGAGAACTTTCGCCCGTCCCGTCCTGCTTGCAAGAAGTTCATCAAGTTTATATTCGATGATTAACTTCAATATTTTACCGTTGCTTGTCTTCGTATCGACATATCCGTCACAAGCGAAAGGGTGTGTAATATCAACATCCGGAAAATACAAGTTAATACCTTGATTGTACACATCCTCGACTTCACGCTCAATAACTGACCTGCTTATTCTTTCAAAAAAATTATTCGCCATAATCAATTTCTGTTTTTCACAAAGATACTATTTTTTTCATAAATATAATATATAAAAACAATTATAAAGTTTTATGTTTTTATCAAAAGCGAGACTGAAGGCATCCGAACTTATAGAACAGGCAGTGGTCTTTCTCACACAAAGATATGAACAGACAGCACACGTATTCACGCCCGCTTCACCATTCGGACAACTCCTTATAGTCATTTCGAATATATCCGAATTAATATTCACATATATATCACACACCGCCGAAGAACTGAATATCGGAACGGCACAGAATGTAGAAAGTATTCACGGTCTGGCGAGACTGACCGGTCACGACCCCTATCGTGGAGCTTCCGCCTATGGAACACTTCAAATAAAACTGAACAACACATCCCTCGATACCATAAAGGGGGATTATGTCACCATAAACAATCTGACGAGTTTCAACATAGAGGAGACCGGTGTAAAATATTTCATAAACCTTCCGGGAGACTATATCAGACTTACAAAATCAGATGACAACTTCGTCAATGTGAATTTTATGCAAGGCGAGATAGACTCACAGACATTCACATCCGATGGAACAGCGTTGCAGTCATACAATCCGATTGTAAAGAGTATGACCGACAATGACAATGTTTCCGTCACCGTAAACGGAAAGGAATGGAAAAGGGTCGAAAGTCTTTACGATATGCCGGCGGATGACGGTACAAACGATGACTGTGAATGCTATATGGTCAAGTCTTCCATAAATGTCGGTATCACAGTATTCTTCGGCAACGGACATTTCGGAAGGATACCTTCATCCGGTTCCATAATAGAGGTGACATACATAAAGACTATGGGTCTGGCCGGAAATTCACAGACAACGAACCTTACATTCACTTTCAATGATACCGGAGTGGATGAAATGGGTAACTCTGTGGACTTGAACGAAGTCTTGGTTATAAACACAATAAAGCCACCTACGATGGGTTGTGACTACGAGGAACCGGAATTTACGAAACTGATTGCTCCGAAGGCGAGCAAGTCGTTTGTTCTGGCCACGCCCGAGAACTATGTAAGTTTTCTTTCCAAGTATAACCAGTTCTCATTCATTGACGCTTACACCACGAAGGATGATGACAACCTTGAAGACGACAACATAGTGTATTTGAGAATTTTACCGAACCTCAAAAAGAAACTCACTTCAAACCAAGACTATTTCGAACTGCCCGAAGAGGAATTTTATCTGTCCAATTATGAAAAGGAATCGGTTATGCGTGCTTTGGAGGATTCCGGTCAAATGCTCATATCATCGGAGGCATATATAGTTGACCCCGTGGTAAAGAGATTCGCCATCAATGTAATCATAAGATATTTCGAATCGTCCGACAAAAATTCGATAAGGACAAACATAAGGAATATATTCAGCAAGTATTTCCTCAACATCAACAGGAAGGACATAATCCCACTATCCGACCTCTTCGCCATTGTAGAGAATATAGAGGGTGTGGATACCTGTGATATTTTCTTTGTGACCGAAGAAAATGAGAATGCTGTGAAATACGGATATTACACGGACAACAGACAGAGATGGAACAACCATACCTTGAGATACGAGAATGTGGAAACAAGGGTAAATGTGTCATCTGACAGTGAACCGAACATAGACATAGACTCATTCGGAAACATAGTGATACCGAGAAACTGTCTGTACATACCGAAAGGCGGGTGGAGTGATAGAAACGGAAACTACTACACCAAGACACCCGAAGTTGGAAAACTCGGACCGTTGAACATATTCTTCACGGATGAAGTCGATGAAAGCATATACAACCAGACTATGCAAAGAAGATTCAACAAACTTTTAAACAGATAAGATGGACACCAGTAAGAACAACGACATAAACATAAAGAAATACAAGGGTTTCAATTCAATCTACGACAAGATAGACACCGACAGATGGGAGTTGAAAAACCTTGGGTACAAATATGAGGACACTCTTCTTGAAGACAATACGAGTAGATATCTTCAAAGAAACGAGATGGTCGTAAATATGTTCTCCTATCTGAACAAAATACTTTCACATCTGATAAACAGTGTTAAGTTCTTGAGAAATTTCAACAACTACACAGTACCGAAAGATTACAAGCATATAAACTAATGGACATAAAGAATATATATTTTTTTGACAATTACGGTTATGACCTGAACTTACAGTGGAACAAGACACACAAGGTATGGGAGGGAAACATCTATCTCCCAAAGGTGAGTGTCGGTCTTTATGCAAACACCAACATCTACATTATGGAGAAGGTCGGTAACGAATATGTGTTCCCACAAGGTGGGGACGGTGATGTAATCACATTCAAGTGGGATATGTCGAACAAATTCGTCGATGAGTTCTTTATGTTCGACTTCGATGACACATACTACGGACCCAATGTCTATGAAACATCGGCTCTCCAATATACACCGAATAACGGTCCGGAAGTCAACACTTTGATAGTAAAGAGATTTGAAGAATATGAAGTTCCATTGGGAGGAGAAGATTCCGATTCCGAATCCGAAAGCGTAATTTCAACAAAACCCCTTCCGATACATATAGCATTCTCATCACCCGACAAATACGACTCAACCACCTTCAAGAGAACCTTAATGGTGTACTACAACTCCAAGAAGATAGCACACCTCACATTCTTCGCAGAAACGGTGGAGGAGGACGAAAGACTCAAAATACTCAACAGAAACTTGGGTTACAAGATAAAGCCGAGTGATACCATCATATTCAAGGACAGTAATATAAACGAACCATATCCCGACTACAAGCTCTTGAACGAAAAGAGAAAGGAACTTATGATGGAAGGACATAACATATATCCTTACATCGGTTCGTACAAGGCGATAGTAAACGCCATAAAATTCTTCGGATACGAGAACCTCAACATAGTCGAGTATTGGAGAAATGTGGATTATACGAGCGACAACTTCGGAAAGATTTTTATGACTTCAAAATACTCGCTCACCAACAAGGAAACTATAAATGTGAACGGAAAACAGATACCGATTCCGAACAACAATTACAGGAAAATGAACAACATATCCCTTGTCTATACGATAAATCACGTAACCGGTAAAAGGGACAGTCTCGAAATACCGATAGTTGAGGAGGACTTCAAATACACTATGGAGGAGGTTATGATTAAACTCTTCGCCCTCCGTAGAAAACTCAATGAGGAGTTTATGCCGGCTTCATCGAGAATCATTGAAATCATCGGGGAAGCGGTATATTTCGGTCTTCTTAGACTGATGAACATCCCATATTCGGCAAGTAAGGATTTTGATAAGAAAGGAAAATATGTTCCAAGTATAAAGATATTCCCGAGTACGGATGTATTCGTTCCAAATGAAACTTACATTTCTTCAAACGACAGCGATTCCGATGTCCAGTTCAACGACTTCGAGGACTATATGAACGAAAATATGCCAGAGGGATTTGAATACCGTACATGCTATACGAACATAACCGACACAAGACAGTTCATAGAATATATCATAGAGCAAGGCGGGACTGTGGATACAATCGAAAATCCGTTCTATGTGAACGAAGATATTCCCATAACCAACATAGAGGAGACTTCGATAAACACCATAATGAACGACCGTGTGGAAAGAAACTATACACACGACATATCACCAGAATACTATGAGGATTACTATAACTCAATATCGGAGGGTTATACGGATGAAGTCGAATATGAACCGAACATAGATTTTGAAAGGTTGCACGAAGCACTTCCTTCCGCCAAAATAATACTTGAAAACACATCGTTCTCGGAAGTCAGACTCGGACAGCTTCTCGACAGGTTTATGGACATAGACACCGACTTGACATTCGGAAATCTCAACATAGACTATTACGGATATGATGAAATCAGATGGGAAGTTAAGTTTTCGGATGACCAGATTGACGAGGATTTGAGAAACATAGGTGTGGATTATGAATTTGAACACCATACGAACAACCGGATATTCGACACAGACTTCCGTCCAATGGAAGGAAATCAGAAAATATTCGTTGAAGTCCCATATACCGGATACTATGATGTCATAATGACATTTAGAAATAGTACACAAACCGTTACCCATATTTTCAAGAAAGTGGTGAAGATAGAACAGTTCCAGCCGGACATCAAGGGTTTCTACTATGATGCAAGGGAATTGCCGGAAAATCTTCAGTATGATGTATCCGAATATGAAAATTTCATAAGTGATTCAAGTGAGTCTGACATAACGGCAAGTACCAACAGATATGTCGATTTCATTATGTCGAGGATTTCCACTATGACAACTTTCGCCACACTCGAAAGAATGAGAGGTCTTTATGAAGATTCGGATTCGGATTCAGACTCCGATGACATAATAGAGGGAGACCAGTCGATGCCTATATACGGAGTAGGTGTGAACGATGACAGTGACAGTGACAGTGAAAACGACTACTATGAGTTCATATCGAGACCGGGTCCTTACGGAATGAACTATGAAAATCAGCCTTGGGTGTTGTATGACAATCTCAACTACGACATAACCACATTGAAACCAAACTTCAAGGATGCAAGATATATAAAGAATGCAGTGGATGTAAAACCATATACCTGGTTTCTTCTGGGTTTCAACGAGACAAAAATAACGGGTGTGGTGAATCCGGTATGGAAACTTACAAACCTCACCACGAATGAAACCGTTGAACACAAGGGAAGATACTTCACCCTTCTGCTCAAAAAGAGTGGTGACTATGAGGTGAGTGTTTCATTCACAGATATTCTCGGAAATAAATACAGTACCAGCAGAGTTATAGTCATAGTGGATGAAAACGCAAACTATAGACTGTATGAAAGATTCAAGAACGACTACGACACTATGTTGGAACTTGAAGATGAAAGAAATATATTATTATATTCACGTTTCGCCAATCTGAGTACGGATGCAATAACGAGAATTGATGACGAAGAAAGCGAAAGTGAAGATGAATAAATAATAAAAAATTATAGATATGATAAACGACAATGAAGAAATCAACAATGTTGTTGTACCAAATCTCACCAATGCACTGGAACTAGTTGCTGGTGATACAGAATGTGGAAAGGGAATGGAAATCCCTGTTACAATAACGGAACCGGAACCGACCGAAGTTGAACCGCACATAGAACCGGCGGTTACAGCATCCGACACTCCGATAATACCCGAACCGGAACGTACCATATGTTGTGACTGTGGTTGTGATATGGACAACTTAACAATAGGAGAGTATTTCGGAACAATTATGGAGAGTGTGCAGACGATATGGAAATATCATCTCCAAGCGACAAAACACTCCGTACATGTAATCCTCAATGAATATTATGAGGAAGCACAAGATTTGGTCGATTCAATCATAGAGAACTTTCAGGGAAGATGGGGTATCGTCAAAGACTACACCAACTGCATATGTGGATGTGAGAAGGCACCGAACCAGTATTTGTGTGAACTCAGGAATTTTGTTGAAAAGGGAAGGGAACAATTTGAAACAATCAAAGACTGTTCAGAAATTATGTCGGACATAGACTCACTTTTAAGTCTGATAAATTCCACCCTCTATAAACTGAATAATTTGACCGAGAGCAAATCCTTTATGAGTTTTGATGAATTTATCAACAGATAAAAAAAAGACATTTTATATGAGGAACATACTCAATATAGACCAGTTTCTTCTACTTGAATCGAAGGAGGACAAGACTAGAAGAATGTTGAAGGCGAGAGGATACGAAAACACTACGGAAATAATAAACGCCGTAAAACACGATTTCTCCGAACTGGAACATAGTGAAAGACCGGCCTATAAGTTCCTTTATGCCATATGCAGAATGTATGTTGACGGTGAATTTAGAAATGCCAATGACATATCGACTATGAACTCTATGTTGAAGACTATCGCCATAGAACCTCATTTATCCGAGTATAACCACGACTTGAACGGTTTGAGTAAGGACGAAATCTTCCAGAGGTTTACTCCTATACAACAGAGGGAGAATGAGGATGAAATGAATTTTGTTAAAAGGATGAAGTTTGAGGGGGGTAGCGACTACGAGATAGTCAAGATAGATTCGTATCGTCAAGCAGCCAAATACGGTAAATTCACTTCCTGGTGTGTCACGCACGCCAAAGAGCATTTCGATTCATACTCTTGTGATGGAATAAACCAGTTCTATTTCTGTCTTAAAAAGGGGTTTGAAAAGGTCAAAAAGAATGATTCCAATGCACCTCTCAACGAATATGGTTTATCTATGATTTCCGTTTGTGTTGATTATAACGGAATGCCTCTTTTTGTAACTACTAGATACAACCACGATTTTGACGGGGAGAACAACGAAGAACTCAGAACACCAAGACAGGTCAGTGAAGTGATAAATATGAACTTCTTTGAGGTCTTCAAACCTTCAGAGAAGGGTGTTAGGTTAAACAAATATGCAATCCAGTCAAAACTCGACAAGGGGGTTGAAATGGATTCGCTGTTTGATAAAGTGGATAAGATAACGGACGATTTCTATCTAGTTCAGATTGGTGATAAACGACAGTCTTTAGTTTATAAGAAAAAAATGATTTGTGACTGGATGGATATGAGAAGATTCATTCTAGAAAAGATAGAATTTGTCGAAGAGAGAGATGGTAAACCGGTTATAAATTATCACGGTGATATAAATTTATTTAATTGTAAATTAACATCGTTGCCATTATACTTCAACGAAGTGGATGGTGATTTTAAGTGTTATACTAACCTACTGACATCACTCGAAGGTTGTCCGAAAATAGTGGGTCGTAGTTTTGATTGTCATAATAATAAATTGACATCACTTGAAGGGTCTCCAAGAAAAGTGGGTGGCGATTTTAAGTGTTATACTAACCTACTGACATCACTCGAAGGTTGTCCAGAAAAAGTAGGTGGTAATTTCTTTTGTGGTGATAACCAACTGACATCACTCGAAGGTGGACCGGAAGAGGTGGGTGGTAGATTTGAGTGTTATACTAACCTACTGACATCGCTCGAAGGTGGTCCAAGAAAAGTGGGTGGTGATTTTGATTGTAGTCATAACAAAATAGTATCACTTGAAGGTGCTCCAAGAAAAGTGGATGGTGGTTTTGATTGTAGTTATAACCAACTGACATCACTTGAAGGTAGTCCGGAAGAAGTGGGTGGTGATTTTAAGTGTTATAATAATGAACTGGCATCACTTGAAGGTACTCCAAGAAAAGTGGGTGGTGATTTTTATTGTAGATATAACCAACTGACATCACTTGAGGGTGGTCCGAAAACGGTGGGTGGTGGTCTTGATTGTAGAAATAACCAACTGAAATCACTCAAAGGCGCTCCGGAAGTGGGTCGTACAATTTTTAGTGATTTTGATTATGACTAAATAACATATAAAGACTTGACTATGAAAAATAGTTTTACACTCTTGAAGGTTCCAATTCAAAGTTTATCTTATTTGCAACCCAAGTCGTAGTCATTATCTTCTGGTCTATGGAATTTGAACTGAAATCAAATTCAAGGTTGGATATACCGGTAAACAACAAATCGGTAAATGTAATCCTGTAAAGTACCTTATGATAACAGTCAAGTATCTCCATACCGGGCGGCTTAGGTAAATACTTATCCTTTATTTGATAATAATATAAGAACAACTCGTTCATTATGCACCAAATCAGATATCCTTGGTCAAGCTGGAATGTTATTGTCATTTCCTTTTTCCACAAGTAGTCCGGATAGGCGTCCGAGCGTGACAACCTTCCATACGGAGTACCCGAGTCCTTCTGTTCTATCGGCTGGTATGTTTCCGGATTGACTTGCAATTCTACAGACTTGATTTGCATATTTACAAAATCTATCACACTCTCACACATTATACCCGGAACCCTTTTGAGAAGGGGTTCGTATTTTTTCTCAATCTCTTCGGTTACGAAGATTTTTGGAAAATGAAAACGAAAGTTATTATTTTTACCCGATAAAAAAGCCATATTATTCCATTTCTATAGAATATTTATGATTAAAATAAAAAAGGCGTGGTACCCACGCCTTCAAAAAAACAAGAAAGAGTCTTATTCGGTAATTATCCTCACCGTCTTCTTGGCGGTATCGACACTCGATACACCGAGTTCGATTTCCTTACCGACTTCAACATTATCCATATCTACCACTTTCCTAGAAAGGAAGAATGTAATATTGTTGAAATTCGGAGCCGAGACCACTATACCGTTTTCAAAAGTGTTCTTTATCACACCCTTCAAGACATACTTGTTGTCATTGTCAACGGTAGCCTTCAAATTGCTCCATCCTTCACTCTTACTATTGGTCTGTGTTATCGTAACCCTTCCGTCAACAACACTCTCGACATAGAAGTCGATGGGGTCTCCCACCTTCAACTGTCCATTCTTGAACTTGTCTTCCGTAATTGAGTTCATCTCACTTACAGACAACAAGGTAGGAACACATTCACCGATGATGATGAATACACCGAAAGACTTGACCGACGAAACGATACCCTGTGCAACCGAGTTCTTGTCCAAGTCCATAAGGTCGGAAAGTACAGCGTTTTTCTTTCTATTCAAGAACTCCTTGTGTGATACGACGATACTGTCCTTCACCTTTGCGATAGGCATTACATACATCGTCTGTCCGACAAGTGTGTTGTAATCTTCGAGAGGAACGACATCTGATTCACTGCCCGGCATAAAGCACTTTACTCCGTTGATGTCAACTATGAAACCGTTGAACACCTTTGCACCGTTGAATACAATCTCCTTGACAACACCGGAATATGCCGATGTAGGTGAGTCAATCTGATTGATGAGTTCAATACGCAGACGTTCCATCTGTGCCGTCTTCGATGCCGCATCGGCGAAAAGTTTTCCATGCTGCTTGGTGACAACAACCTCGATGACATCACCGACACCCATTTCCTTGCCCGTGATGGTGGTGTCCTTTGAATTGAAGTTCACTACCGTTGAATGTTTCTTTGATAATGAAATATCAGCCAATCCTTTTTCATCGTCAAGACGGTCTATCTGTCCGGAACAGATTCCCTTGTATGAATTTTCATCATAGGATGAAATCACATCCAAGTCCTCCGAATTGAACGATGTTTCGTATTTCTTCAAGAGTTCGACCACATAAGGTTCTCTAGAAAGGATTTCCATCTTACGGGTTACGGGAACAACTACCTTTTTTGATTCCAGAGGGTTTTCTGGATTCACAATCTCAATGGTTTGAGTTGATATTTTATTCATTTACTTTTTCTTTATGTGCCTCACGGCACCGGTTAAACATACAAGTTATTTATGAAAAATATTTTTTGAAAATGTTCCGGTTCTATTATAACCGGAACATAGTCTTTTATTACTTTTCAGAAGTAACTTCCTCCTTCGTGGTCATTTCTTCCTCCACGATATCGTTTTCACTGTTCTCAAATTCACCGTCTATATTCTGCAAATACTTTGCATATTCACGGGCTGTGTCGTATTCCTTCTGGATATTTCTTACAGTCTCATTGACACTCTTGCCGCAGTTGCCCCAGCACTGAAGGAAATCCTTGGCCGTGTTCCATCCTCTTCCCTCAATTTTACTAGTCATAAAATCGTGGAGGGCGAGTACATTGCCGGAACGGAGAATAATAACTCCGTCAAAGTCCTTTGTGCGTGAAAACGCCTTGTTCTCTTCAAGGTTACTTACAAGAGTCATAAGTGCGGGAGCGGTCTTCGGTGTCCATACCATAGCGTGATAGCAGAAGTCGAGAAGCTGGTTGAAAGTCTTCAATCCGCCGATTTCGATGTGATATTCACGGGAAACTTGAGCAGTTCTCTCCTTATCGAAGATGTCGGTAGCGGCTTCAAGATAAGGTTTCAGTTCAGAACGCTTGAAAGACAGACTTTCCACTTCATCCTCAAGTTTCTTCAACTCCAAGTCCGACATCTCAACAACACCCTTCTTGGCGGTGAACTGCTTCGACTCTTCACCATACAGGGTCTTGATGTTTTCCAAATCATTCATATGAGTGTCAAATTCGGCTTTCTTTCTTTCAAGCTCCCTTCTCTTCTCATTGAGTTTCTCGATACGTTCGGAAACTTCCTTCACCTGTTCAACGGTGATTTTACATTCTACTCCGTTATCCTTGTTCTCTTCAACTTGGATAGTTTCTTTAATTTCTTCACTCATTTCTTATATATTTTTTAAAAATTAAAATAATCCTTCGTTTTCGGTCTTCTTTTCATCATCCTTTTCCACAGGATTCTTCTTGATAATAACCTTGTCCTTGTTATCAAAGAAGTTCCTCTTGATAAGGTCGAGAGCCTTCTCCACACTTTCCTTGTCAAACATATAGGCGGTTTCAAGTTCCCTGACACCAATTTCATTTATCTCCATATATTTGTTAAGAACCTCATCCTCATACTTGCACAAGATGTTCTCTTTCTTTTTCCTCTGGTCTATCTTGAGTTTCAGGAACGAAGGCATATCGTTATATCTGGTGGCGAGCATAGCGACCAGGTTGGCGGATGTCTCCGGTTCGGAGTCAAGACTGTTTACAAGATTGCACTGTATCGGATACTGGGCCGAAAACAACCGTTTCAACATAAACGAATGTTTCCTCTTGTCTGCACTTGAGACAGCACCCGAGTTACGATGACAAAAATAATTTAAAACTTCGTACAGTTCCATATATCAAATATAACAAAATTTCAAAAACCTAATCCTTTATAAAAGACATATCACCATCGTCCTTTACACCCTTCAAGGCGTTTATCTGAATGGTACCCTTATAGTCCTTGAACCTTGAATTGGAGAAAAGTCTTTCCTTGGTTATTTTCGAAATCAGAACACTGTCCTTCAAAATCTCGTTGGATATGTCCAGCACCATATCCGACATCACATAGTCGGGGATAGTCTCATCACTTAACACCACGAGCTTTGCGTTGGTCTTCAAGTTCTCGACGAGCATCCTCTTGGTGAAGTTCTCGTCCTTGATTTTAACAACTTCGTATATTATGTTGCTCAACATCATCAAGGCGTCATCGTTCATATAAATCATATAGTTGAACGGACAGCCGATTTTATTCCTGAACTCGTTGTAAATCTTCTCTGCGGTCTTCTTTCCAATCCCCTTCGAGCGGGTGTTATCGTCACCACGTTTGTAGTACACTGGATAGATATTGTCTGAAGCGTCACCCGAAACGACTTTCATAAACCTTACCACCTCCGGTTCAACAACTTCTATCTCCATATTGGAAACGAGCTTCCTGAACGGGTCACTCTCGACAAAAACGGTAAACGGTTCACCGAAAAGATTTTCCGGTGTCAATTCCCTTTTCTCGTCGAGAGACTTTATGAAATCATCGGTTTCCTTCGAGACATACATCTTGTTGGTAAGGGGTGCATACTGGATTATATGAACACCATCGACACACTTTACAAGCTGTGTAAGGTCTCTGTCCGTAGACAATATCAACGAAGACTTTCCGTTCTGGAACAATGTCTCGCTCCAAGCGTAAATCAAATCGTCACCTTCACTTCTCTCGACCTGTGAAACCTTGATGCCGGATTTCTTTAAAGTTTCCGAAAATGAAGACACGACTTCATTGAAACCATCCTTGTCGATATTATCCTGGTTCTTCTTCCTGTTACCCTTGTATTCCTGTTCGAGCAGAAGGTCCTTTCTCCAAGAATGTGAATCCTCTATGAATACGATGTCGTTCAAGACAGAACCCATCTGCTTGACGATATTACAAAAATCCATCATAAGTTTCCTTTCATACACATCCCTGTCGTTCTTCGTGGAGAGGACTTTCTTGCCGCCCTGCTTGAATATTCCCCAGAGACTTCTGAAAAAGAAATTATGTCCGTCTATTATCAATGTAAATCTTTTCATACTCTAAATATAACAAAAATTACAAATCCTTGTAATTGGTCACTATCCTCAACACAGGCTTGCTTCTCTCGGCCACACTGGGAAAAACAACCAAGTGGTTTACAGTCTCATCACCTAGTCTCTTCGCAAGGTCTTTGTTGTTCGAGAAAAGCATACTGATGAAGTTCACATATTCATCGAACTCGAAGTTTATACGGAATCTTCTCTTCATATAGTCGTTTGGAAGATACTCGAAGAATATGAACATCCTGTTTATGAAATCCATAGCATCCTCGTTCAAGGAGTCCGAAAGATATATCTCCATCTCCTTGACATCATAGACTTTTTCAAAAAGTTCACTCTTGTTCCCCTTGAAATTCTCATCGAGAATATTCATACAGTCCGACACAAGTGGCGAATTTTCAAGGAAGGTGAAGTCCACTACGGCCATATTCTTGAAAGTGGTGAACACACTCAAGATAAGTGTCATCACCTTGTCGTCATATTTTTTCTTCCGGCAGATGTCGAGGCAGTTCAATATGGCGTTGTATGCGTCACCGATTAAAATGTTACGGACTATGTGCTTTCCATCACTATTCTCCGTGAACCCGCCGAAAAGACAGTCGTGAAACACAAGGGAGGCCTTGTCCTCGTAAGGCAGATTTATGTTAAGTCTCCTCACCTGCGATATCCTCGTCATATAGACATCGTTTCCACTTTTTACTATTCCATTCTCTTCCATAAATAATAAAAATACATTCCTCATTAAATATAACAAATATGGACATAAAGGAATTGAAACCCGTTGCATACGGAAAATTCAAGCAGGGGTACTACAAACCAGTACATCCCGAGAAGTATGTAACAAACAAGAACCAGATTATCTTCCGTTCATCCTGGGAGTTGAAATTTATGAAATGGCTTGACTCGACACCGGAGGTTCTCGAATGGGCGTCAGAACCTATCTCCATAAAATATTTCTACACTATTGACCAGAAAATGCATACATACTATCCCGACTTCTATTTTTCTTTTAAGAAACAGGATGGAAGTGTGATAAAATACATTGTTGAATGTAAACCATCCAACCAATTAAAGCAACCAGACCCTCCAAAAAGAAGAACTCCTAATACTATTAAAAATTACAACTACTTGATGGAATGCTGTATCAAGAATTCTTGTAAGAGAGTTGCGGCTAAGAAATGGTGTGAAGATAATGGTTATCACTATGTTTACTTAACTGAGAAGTCAAATTTGAATTTTTTGTAATTTTAAACTATATATTTTGATATTACAAATGAGCCATTTTTTGCCTTTGTTAAATACATAAATACAATGATATACAAACTAGTTTTACTTTAAGATAGATGGCGGCTGCCGTTGGAATGAACGATATTGCTAAGATGCTTTCCACCAGAGGTGGGGATATTTCCACCATTGGCGGAGCCATAGGGTGTATGACCGCCATGATAAGCGCCGATGCAAGGGAGAAGGACAACACCACCTCGAATGATGTCAAGCAGATAAAGGAGTTTGTCTGTGGTGACGGTGGAACACTCGGTTCACTTTTCCAGTATATAGGCGGTCTCATACAGGAGCAGACCAAGGAGATTCAGAAACTCGCTGTCGGTAACAAGTCGAAAAAACTTGTCAAGGACGATATAACCAAATCGTTGAAGAAGGTAAGCGATGGTATTGAGAGCAAACTCGACAAAATCATAGATTCCCTTAAAGTGATAGCAAGTTCACAGGGTGGAAATGTGAAATGGGGGAATATCAAGAAGTTTAAGGATTCTGTCGAGAAGTTCAAGGATTCCATCAAGCTGGACAAGAAGAGAATGAAGAATGACAGAATAGCGAAACTTCTTGAAACACTTGAAAAACTGAAAGCCGTCAATCTCAAAGACCTTATATCGTTCAAGCCGAAAATGAAACTGCTTGAAGGAATCGCCCCACAAATCAGTAAGTTCGGTAAGAATTTGAATGCAAAAAATCTTTCCAAAGCGAATAGTTTCGTCGAAAGTCTTCCGGGTTTCCTCAAAAACCTCAAGAAGGTGTCGATAATGTCGAGGTTCGTAAAGGAAAAGGATTTGAAGAGAATCTATAAGATTTTAGGTTTTGGCGGTAAAAGGGGTAAAGATGATTATTCGATACTCGGTCTGATAGACAAGTTCGCCGCCTTGAACCAAAGGAAGGTCGATAAGGCGAAAAAGAATGCCGCCGCCATATTCGGTATGGTGAAGGATATTTGTTTCGGTATCGGACTGCTCGTATTGTTCTCACCGGCGATAATCATTGGAGGTATTCTTGTAAAACCGTTGCAGTGGGCTTTATTCGGATTCAAGGGGGATGGTGGACTCATCGGACTGTTAAGCAAACTCGCCGACAATGATAAGAAGATAAAGAAGGCCAACAAGGCGATAATGTGGATGTCACTTGGTCTTGTCACACTTGGTATAGGTCTCGGTGTTTTATTTGCTTTGACTGATAATATTGACCTCGCACAACTTATACTGGTTGCCGCCACAACGGCCGTTCTCGCTCTTGTTACCGTCTTATTGGGTAAGAAGAAGGATGAGATAAAGGAAGGTGCTGAAGCGATGATATATCTGGCGGTTGGTGTGGCTGCTCTCGGTCTTGGTCTCGGTATTTTGTTCTATTGTACACAAGATGTTGATTTGATGCAACTTCTGATGGTTGCCGCCACGACCGTCGTATTTGGTCTTATAACCGGTATATTCGGTGAGTTCAAGGACAATATCAAAGAAGGTGCAGAGGCGATGATGTGGATGTCGTTGGGTATAGTCGTTCTCGGTATCAGTCTCGGTATTTTGTTCTGGGCGACCAAAGATGTCACTTGGGAGCAGATGGCTATGGTCGGTGCGTCTCTTTTAATCTTTGGTATTTCCACCGTTGTTCTTGGTGTATTGAATAAAGACGGAATGATTTACGAAGGTGCTATCGCTATGGCGGTTATGGGTGCGGCTCTTATTCCATTCGGTTTCGCTATGAAACTCATAATGGGTTCTGTCAGGGGTTTGAAGTGGAGCGAGTTCGCCATAGTTCCTGTGGCTCTGCTTATGTTCGGTGGTGCTGTCGTGGGTCTTGGTGCCTTGATGTGTACCGGTTTTGGTGCAATCGCTTGGGTTGCCGGTCTTGGTGCAATCGCCGGTCTCGGTGCGGCTCTGATACCACTTGGTATCGCTATGAAACTGTTGATGAAGAGTGCCAAGGAAGTGAATTTAAAGGATATTGACAATCTTTCCACCGCTGTAACCAAGATATTCAAGACATTCTCCGATATGGAGGATACCGGTTGGAGAGACAGGAGAAAGATGAGAAAGAATGTCGATGTCCTTGAATACATAGGACACAAACTGTCTCCGCTCGCAAAGAGTCTCAAGACTTTCAACGATGTCGCTCCGGATTCGATAGACAAGGCGATGAAGGCTATACTTAAAATCGCTAATTTCTTCTTCTCTCCGGATAGTGAGTTGAACAGTATGAATAACAATTTCTTGACTAGAATTAAGGCGAGAGCCACAGCGAATACGATAGGAAACATAACCAGAAACTTCAAGGGTCTCGCAGACGGCTTGAGGACATTCAACGATGTCGCTCCGGATTCGATAGACAAGGCGATGAGGGCTATACAGAGGATTGCAGAATATTTCTTCCAGCCGAAGAGTCTGTTGAACAGCTTGTTCAGAAGGTCCGCTAAAAAGGATGCCGATGCAATAGGTAAGATTTCGGGTTGTGTCTATAATCTCGCAAAGGGTCTGAAGGATTTCAACGAGGTCGGAAACAGGTCGATAGACAAAGCTATGGAGGCTATACAGAGAATAGCCAACTATTTCTTCTCACCGGAGAGTATATTGAACGGTCTGTTCAGGAAATCCGCTACAAAGAACGCCGATGCAATAGGTGTCATCGCAGATGATATGTACAAGGTCGGAGAGGCGTTGAAGACCTTCAAGGAAGCGGGTTCAAAGAGTATCGACTATCTGGTGGAGAGTGTTAATAGGATAAGTAAGTTATTTTTTGGGTTTAATGTTAGACCCGACTGGACGATGGCATGGTCTATCAGATGGTGTATGGAGGAGATTTCGGAGGCTATTGGAGATTTCGCCGATGAGACGGAAGGTATAAATCCGGATGATATTCTGAAATATATGACCGTTGTAACGAGAATTTCAAACGAAGTGCTTGCAAGTTGGAAGGATGAATACACCAAACACGCACTCGGTATAAGTACAAGTATAAATTCTCTTGTGAATACGTTTGACAATTCGGGATGGTTCTACATCGAGAAACTTGAAGCCACGAAAGACTTTTTCAAACAGATGTCCAATCCGTTTTTTGTAGCCGCCGGTAAAACCCTTTCAAACGGAAGCACCTTCTTGAAGACGGTGGATAAGGTTGATATGGACAAGGTAACCGCCTTGACGAATATGTTTGATGCATTTTCTTCAATAGGCAGCTGGCGTATGAACATATTCGGTGGTTTTGACAAGCGTGTAAAACAGTTTACCGAAGCATGTATAGAACTTGTAAGGGCAATCAACGGAAATACGGAGGCTATAAATAATAGCGACGAGGAAGTTACAATCAAGAATGAAAACGGTGAAGAACAGAAAGTCAAGAGGAAGGACGCCGAACTTCTGCCAAAGCAGATGAAACTCTTGAATGTGGATGAACTCGCTATGGCTATCGCAGACCAGATGAACAGTCTTAATGTTGATTGTGACGCTAATGTCAATCTCCAGATTAACAATGAGAACGGTAACGAGTGGAGAATTTCAAGAATGTAATTTTTTGTTATATTTAAGTTATAATAATTTTTTTAATTATGGATGATGGTAAAAATTTAAGTTACGAAGAGCAGGTCGCTATGGAATTTAACCTGACTCAAGCTGCTAATGAAAATGAACAGAAGGGACAACCGTCCGATAACATTGTAAAGGATTTGGGTAAAGTGGATATTAGACGAGGAATGTCCGGTAATATCGGTGTTATCGAAGACGATGAGAATTTAAAGAGGATAAACAATGTAATAGGTTTCCTCAATATTCCTCTGGAAGACCTTCCATCGGAGGGAAGATATTACCCCGAAGACATAAGGATAAGTATCCGTGCAGCCCGTGTGGGTGAAATCCGTGAGTTCTCGACGATAGATGAGCATGACCCGAAGGATGTCGCCGACAAGATGACATACATTGTGTCACAATGTTGCAAGGTGTATTATGGAAATGTTCCGGGACACTACAAGGATTTGACTGTCGCCGACAGAATTGTTCTTGTTATCAAGATACGTGAACTTACATTTGTGGATGGTCAGAAGTCGATAAAGATACCAGTACCCGCCGGTGCTTGTAAGACTGTCGGATGCAAGCCTCAGGACTTTATCAATTTCGATTCAACTATGTTCTCGTTCTTGAAACCTAGTGAAGAACTTGAAAAGTATTATGATTCGATAAACCGTTGTTATAGTATTCACACAAAGAGTTTCGGTACAATCACCCTATATATACCGACCATCGGTGTATGGACAGCGGTTTCCGACTATGTAAAGGGTGAACTTGAAAAGAACAAGAAGATAGACCAGACTATCGCTGAAATGATACCTTTCCTCATAAGGGAATGGAGGGGTCTTGACGAGAAACGCATCTTTAACAAGATTACCGAAATAACTGGATGGGATACGAAGAAATTCAATCTTGTTTACCGCCTTATTGAAAAAATCAATGTGGGTATTGAATTTGAAGTAACAAGTATATGTGAAAATTGTGGAGGTGAGATAAAGGTTCCTATTTCCTTTCCCGAAGGATATAAGTCAATATTTGTTCAGACAATTTCAGATTTCGGAGACGAACTTCTATGATAATGTCATTATCGCTATGGAAAATCTCCATATGGATTACAATACGATAATGAACTTATGGATGTACGATTTTCAGAACATACTGGAAAGATACAGTAAGATGGTTGAAGAAAGGAAGGAAGAGGAGAAGAAACAGAACGAGGAGTACGAGAAAAAGTACAATCCGGACAAGTTCCTCAGACAAACCGGTGGAAATTCTTCAATACCGAAAATCCCAAATGCTCCGAATTTTTCAAAAGTCAAACTATAAAAAAAGAGAAGTGTTATTCACTTCTCTTTTTTTTCGTTATCATTTATATTACCTAAATCGGTTATTATCTTTTCCTTCTTTCTCTTTTCGGAAAGTTTATCCAGTTTATTTAATATCTTTGAAGTTATTTCATCGACATCTACTTTACCTAAATCTTCAACATACTTTTCTTTGGGTTTCTTATTCTTGTCTCCATATACATTGACTTGTATGGATTCATCATCCAATATGGTCGAAAGTTCTTCCTGTTGTTCACCCTTATAAACATTACCTAAATCTTCAGTTTCAGAGTTTGATTTCACTTTCGGATATATGTTTCCTATCTTGGTTATATAATCACCCAGTGTATCATTGTTCGAAACATTACCTATTTCAGATACTTTCTCACCTTCCGTATTCTTGCTGTAGATATTTCCGAGTTTTTCAACATATTCCTTTTTCTTTTCGGATTTCGGATAAATGTTTCCTATCTCATCGATATTCTTTGTCTTCTTTTCATCTGTTAAAACATTTCCTATTTCCTCCGTGATTTTATCATCGGTGGGTTTCGGATAAATGTTTTCAATCTGCTTTGTGTATTCTACCGGAGATTTTTCTTTAGGGTATATGTTTTCTATTTCGGTAACAAGATTCCTCCTTTCGTCATCTGGTTGTATGTCGTCAATATACTCGACCTTATCGAAAGTATCTATATCCGGATATACATTTCCTATTTCATTTACCTTCGGTTCAGTAATGTCATCGAGAAGTACATCACCCAAGTCTTCGACATTGGGTAGTGCATCTACATTAGGATACACATTTCCTATCTCATCCACCTTTGGTTCGGTAATATCGTCCGGAAGTACATCACCCAAGTCTTCGACATTATCCGGAGTATCCATATTCGGATATACATTTCCTATTTCATTTACTTTCGGTTCTGTAATATCATCGGGAAGTACATCACCCAAGTCTTCTACATTGTCGGGTGTGTCTGTCGGAGGATATACATTTCCTATATTTCCAACTACAGGGTCTGTTACATCATCCGGAAGTACATCACCCAAATCGGTAATTGGCGGTCTTTGGGGTGTATTCGGAAGTACATCGCCAAGGTCTCTTACAACCGGTGAGGTACGGTCCGGTGGAAGTACATCGCCAAGGTCTCTTACAACCGGTGAGGTACGGTCCGGTGGAAGTACATCGCCAAGGTCTCTTACAACCGGTGAGGTACGGTCCGGTGGAAGTACATCACCGAGATAACCGACTACCAGACTTGTTTGGTCATCGGGCATTATGTCGTCTATATAATTCACCTTATCCGGTGTCTCTGTCTCTGGATATATGTTTTCAATTTCTTTGGTGGTTGGAACATCATTACCTGGGAACAAGATACTCTTCATTTCCTTGATTGTTTTGTCGTCATCAAATACATTTTTACCCGTTGAAGCGAGTATACTGGTTTTAAGATGGGTGAAAATTCTATCAAAGTCTTCCGCTGTCTCTTTCTTGTAATCGAAGTCGTCATCCTTTATGTTTTTTATTCTTGTTTCGACTCCCGGATTATGGAATGTTTTTGAATCATCTATGATATTCCTTTTCATTTCATCAAAAGGAAGGAAGTTGATTACACAGTCACTGTATGTGAATGTGAAATTTGTCATTCTCATTTCACCTATTTCGGCGTTGGTAACATTTTCAAATATACTACCGGTTTCCTCCGGTACTATCTCACAGCCGTAGAATTTGAACTCTATGGCGGACATTGAGTTCAATGCCACCTCGACTATCTTTGGGAAAACTACTTCCGATGCCATTGTTCTCATCTGTTTACCAAGGTCGGTCATCATCAGATGAAAGTTACGGATGTCGTGTACGAACACCGAACAGTTGAATCTTCTCAAATTAACCGGAACCCTTTCCCTACGGTATTGTGCGTCATACACAGCGTTGAAGTATTTGTTGAACATAGACGAGATTTTCAAGTCTATGGATTCATATATGTTTATAGTTATTTTTCTTTCGTCTCCCGAACCACGAATACTGTCCTTGACGACATAGTTATTTTTATACACCTCATCCAATCCCGTTATGGTTTGTAACAGATATGGGTATTGTGTAGTAAGTTTAGTCATACCGTTTATGAAACCGAGCATATCATATACCGTCTGCGGTGCTTTCGGTAATTCACTCTTATTTGAATTCTGCTGGGTAAAGTCATCTTGTATGATGTTTTGTGTGTCTCCGAACAATGTGGCGTCCGGTGCGGCTTCTATACCAATATCTTTAAGTTCCTCATCGGTCCTGATAAGTTCCAGAGTTTGTTCTATGTCATTAAGTTCGTTGATTGCATCATCGAGATTTATCTGGGCTTGGATACCGGGGTCGTTTGCAAGAGCTTTGTCTGCCTCTTCTTGTTTTTTGCGTGCTTCCTCTCTTTTTCTTTCCGCTTCCCTGAGCCTTTCCCTTTCCTCTTCGATGTTTTTGTCAAGTTCGGCCATATTTGTATCCGTTCTTATCTCGATGTTAGCGGATGTATATGGCTTACAGTCTTCATATGCTTTTTCTGCATTATATTTCTGATTACCTTCTCCCGTGTAAAGTTCTCTATAACCGTCGGCCGCCGATGCGTCTCCATCCGCTTCTATTTTGACATATGTCACCTTTATGTAATTTTCATCAACATTCGCCAGTTCTTGGACAGCACTCGGATTACCGTAATATTTTTTGGCAGTGTTATGAATCTTTTCTTTAAGGTCATACATTTTTTGTACAATCCTGTCATACTCGTCATAACTATGATATGACGCGTCATCATCCGGTTTCAAATCGGTTATGGCGTTTTCCATCATTATCATATAATCCCTTATTTGATTTCTGACGGCTTCCTCGAATATTTTTCCGTTTTCGTAACTTTTTATAAGTTCAAGGGATTTTATCCTGTTGTTTATCTGCTCGACTTCATCGTCCGCCTCTTGAAATTCCTTGTCCGCTTTTTTCTTATTCTCTTTTCTTCTTTCCGTCTCATCCTTTACCGACTGGTCGTTGGCTATCCTTTCATTCTCCGCCTTGATTGCAGACTGTTTTTCCTGGTCTTGTTCAAGCTGGTTTTTCTTCTTCTTGTCAACTACACTCATTGAAGAAACATTCGCCATTCCGTCACCGAGTGAATAGTGTCCTCCATCCAAGTCCTGCGGGGTTTTGTCTTTGAGGAGTTTATCCACCATATATATGTATTCGGTCGCCCCATATGGAAGACCGTCCACATAGACGTTATGTTGCATACCGTAACCGATTTCCTCACCCATAGGGAAAGGATATGTGTCCTTTGCGAGAAGTGCGTTTATGTCATAGGTGTTGACCGCCCCACGTATATATTTGGAATAATTGACCCTCAAGCAGTTTTCAATTTCATCGGCTATATTCCTGCTGGTCATCGGGCCGTCATCCCTTCTTCTTCCTTCCGCCACACCATCATATTGTCCTATCGTATAGAACAAAGGTGAATTGAGCTTGTCTATTGAAAGTGTGAACCCGGTGAATATCGGGTCGTCGATGGAATTGTTGTTGTTCTTATATTTTCTTCCGTTCTTGACATATTCACCCCAGAAGTTTTCCCTCGCCTTATGTGTTCCATATGAAAACATATAGGTGTTTTCCAGATTTGAAAAATCGGGTCTGAAATCTTTGTTGTTCATACGTCTGTATGATTCATCAAGATTTTGATTACCATCCGGTCTGGTCACAGGTGACGGATAACCTTCCCTTCCGGTAGGGTTTACATATGTTCCGTGATTTGTATCACTGTGTATATATGTGTCGGCCATATTGTAGTTCTTTTATATTATTTATTGGTAGTCCATATTATTGAACCACGAACCGGTTGTATTGTCGTATCTGTATTTCTCGTTTATCGCTCTCTTGGCGAGTTCGTATTCGGATTTTAAATTGGGCTTGTATTCTATTCTGTTCAATACAAGTTCCGTCTGCAAGTTCTTTTTCTTCTTGTTGAATACAATCTTCATCTCTGTGACCACATACCATCCGGATAAGGCCCTGTTGAAGACACCCTTCAACGGGTCAAGTCTGTCACCGTATTCGTTTCTTATGGTACCGTCCGTATCTTGTGTTTCGAAATACAGGATGTCATCGTTCTTCAACATTATTCCGCTACCATATTCATCGGACCAGTTTTCTCTGACTTCCCTTGGTTTTATTTTCATTGAAGACATAGGGTTCTTGTCGAATATGTCAACCCATATTCTGCTGAACTTTGTTATGCTCGGGTTATAGTTCTGCAAACGGACTTGAAGGCCACATTTCTTTAGACACCTCATTTGGTAGTCGTTCTGTTGCTGTGCGAAATAGTAATGCTTGAAGGTATTGGTTGTATCGACTTCACCCATAGAAACAAATGACTCCATCGCCGCAACATTGTCGGGTGAACTCAAATCCGTTTTGAGATATATGTCATTCGTGGTCTGCACGAGATTTAACGGTATGTATGATGTTGATTTAGGTTGTTCGGGGAATTCGGCAATCTGTTGTCCGCTTCCATCCCTCTTCAAGTTGTCTATCGGTGCAAGGACAAATTCACAGTTGTTGCATCCCCACTGGCCCGGATTGGAGTCGGCGTACGCAAGATGGACACGATATCCGTCATTCAACGATGAACTTCCGTTATTAACCTCCGAATAACACTCTATGAAGTTTGTCCATCCAACAAAGTAGTCGTTATTTGTGATGAAATAGTAACTTACTTTTTGCTCACCGTTTGAAAGCTCTTCTGCACCATTTTGTAATACGATTTCATCTTCCGTCTTCTTTTCTGTCATATAGTCGTATTCGTGTTCGGGTCTTGATGACTGCTGTACATTCGAATATATTATGGCGGGTGTATCAGTCTTACTTCCTCCGTGTGAAAGAAGAGAATGACATTCTATGAAGTTGAAGACATAGTACTGGTCTATGAAAGCGGTGAAAAATGAATACTGACTATAAAAAGCGTGGTTCGCTATATTTTTCATAAAGTCAAGCAGGGTTCTGTTCTGTCCGTTGTTCCACTGCATAGTGTCCATATTGTTGTCCTTTATGAAGTTTGTGGCAAATCCGAGACCGGTATATACGGCGAGGTTGAACAACGCTTGTCGTGAATTGTTCGGTGAGTCACACCAGGATTCCTTTCGTGTACCCGCCGGTACCGAAAGTGTTCCCGTTATCTTGTATCTCAATGGAGCACCGGTGTTTTGTGACACCATCTGTCCTCCGCTCCTATTCATACTTGTGATTGTAAAATCTTGTCTAATAGGCTTGTAGTACATTTCATCACCGTGTCCTCCGATATAGACTTGAATTGTAGAACCTTCCTTCGGAAATGCTGTCGATAGGAAGGAGTTGTCTACATCAAAAAATTCCACCATCATCGTTGGAAGAAATGACGAATAATCCACATTGAAGTTGATGAGACTCGTCTGTGGTATTCTGAACTCGTTTATTGAAATGAGAGGAAGCCTGAATGATATCCTTTCCGGATAGCAGTTCGGTCCTCTGTGTTCGGTATCCGATATGTTCATCTCCGTGATGGCGAGTGTCGGTTCAATCAACTGAACGGTGGAAATTTCGTCACCGGTCATATCTATATAGTTGTTATTGGTGTCTCCACCTGGAAAAATAATATTTAAAACCTCTTCGTCTGTCATTATCTTACTCTGTATCTCTTTCCTTCTACTAAAATATAGTCTCCCGATTTCACACCGAAATCGTTTACGAACACTCTTCTTCCGTCTTCAAGCTCTACGAGTGTTCCGTTTTCGGTAGTCATAACCGGACTTACGACATTATCGTTGTTGGTGTTGTCATATATGTAGTTGCCTTCACTGTCAAGTTCCGGTGGAGTCTTGTCCAGTAAATTCTCATTTGGGTCGGTGGTCCATTTCGTGTACCAGTAGAAAGCATCATATGCTTTTGGTTTATAACTACCTTTAATTGTATCTTTCATACGTGGTACTCGTTTTTTCTTCATCATATTGACACCGCCGTTTCTACGATGACCGGTTTCCGATGCCCTTATTATTCTTTTCTGGGACATTTTTTTCTTTAACTCGCTTTCATAATGACTGTTGATGTTGGTATAATAGAAAATCCAGCCGGCGAAATCCGAACCGTCTTCATTTAAAATAGGAGACTGATATGCCACTATTCTTTCACCGCTTTCGACGAGTGCATCCATTGCTAAATTCATACGTTTACCATCATCATCATCATCCTTACCATTAAATCCATCTATTTCTTGTTCAAGTGCATTCATTCTTTGTTCATATTCTTCGGTGTCTTTATAGTATATCGGTGAAATGGTGTTTTCGATGAGTTCTTTGCCCTCTTTACATTTGGTTGAGAATAAGTCCACGAAGTTATCAATAAGGTCTAAAATCCACTTTATTTTGAGTATATCCATAATTTTATTTATAACATCCTTAATCGTATCTTTGATTCCCTTGATAAAGAATGCTATATTCTTAATCTGAACCACTATATCGACACCACACTTTATCACCCTTATGATTTCGTTGAGTACGGTTTTAAACCCCTCGAACCATCTCAGTATCTTATATAAAGGGTTATCAAAACAAGAACCTACGGAAGTTGGTGCGGGTATCTGTGCCACCGCCATACTCACAGTTACAGTAAGGTTTTTCAAAGTATCCTTTATGGTGTCTATATCCCATTCTATTTTGTTACAACAATCGTCTATGTATTTTGAACCCGGAGCATCATCCACATTCCCCGTAAAGAAGTTCTTTATCTCCTTGGCGGCATTTATATACTGTTGTTGCATAAAGTCCCATTCACTCTTGATGTCATTGGCGAAGTTTCTTATGTCGTCCTTGAATCTATTCATCTCCATCTTGAGGATTTCCTTCATCTTCTCGGAAGCCTTGGCTTTCTTCGCTGCAAGTTTCTCCTTTCTCACATCCTTGGCGACACTTCTTCTTGCAGCCCTTACTTCGGGTGGAACGGAACTCATACTCTTTCTCTTCTCCTGTGGGGACTGTCTTCTCATCTTACGGAGTTCGTCTCTTGACTTTTTCTTGTCCTCCTCCGCTTCCTCCTCGATTTCCTTGTATCGTTTTGACGGTTCAAACTCCCTTGTCTTGTTTCTTACTTCATTTATAAGCTCCTTTGTACTCTTGAATGACGATTTGATGTCCCCATATGCGGTTTTTGCATTATTGATTATACCGGTGGCACTGTTCTGCAAATTGTTTCCACTACTCATCAACTGCTGAACGAGTGTAGAACCACTTGAAATCAATACATTTCCATTGTTCTCCAGTGAATCTATACTGTTGATGTTTCCGATTGTCGATTTTGAGTTTGAAATAAATACATTTCCGTTATCAATGAGTCCGGTCACAATATTTGTACCGTCATTGTATAACTGCATAGTGTTATTGTATATTGTCATACCGCTCGCCACCATCGATGAGGCGTTTGAAATAACCGAAGAACCTGTGGATATAAGTGAACTGGCATTACTCATAACGGAACTTCCGACTGTTTTCGCTTGTGAAACCACATCACTTGTTATACCTCCGATTTTGGATATCATTTCCGACCCCTTGTCCGTCAATAGTTTCATCTTCGCCCTTCCGAAACTTAGAACCTCCTCCATATTTAATTTCGGAAGTTTGTCCATAGCTACCGTGGCAAGACCTAAACCTGTCGATATGGCTATAAGTCCTTTTGAAATTTTTACAATATCGAAGTTCTGTATCAAGGCGTTTGCACTATCTATGGTTGATGAAACCAAATTGCCAGCAACTGTTCCGTCATTATACTTGTCGGACAGATTGTTTAACTTGTCCGAAGCCCTGTTTATAGTTTCCGATGGTTGGGGTGCGAGTATGTATCCGAATGCTTCACTCAAGGTTTCATTGACCTTGTTCATCTTCTCGACTATTTCGTTGATGACACTTTCCAGTTTTTTCTGTGCCCTGCCGGTGAAGTCCCTTGCATTGCCGATTGTGGAGTCTATAAACTCATTCGTCTTACCGGAAGTGTCTGTTGTCTTATTCTTCAGTTGTCCACCTATGGAGTTCGGAAGATTCAGGGAATCTATTCCGCTTTCTAGATAACCGGACAATATCTCCACCCTTTCGGCGTTGTCACTTACCGTTTTAAGAAACTGTTCTCCCCTTTCACCAGCAAGACCGGTTATTTCATGTCCTTTGGAATCTATAAAACTGGTTGCCGCTGACAATGTATTAGTGATATTGGTTGTGGCGTCCATTATGTACTTCATAGGAAGTTGCAGATATGAATCCATAATCATATTCAACCTCATACCCATATTGGATACGTTCGCCACCATAATCGTCACCCTGTCTATGATACGCATAGCGAAGTCTTCGGGTGTAGGTATCAGATACACTGCATCCGCTATCTTATAGACATACGCCACATTCTTCAAAGCCTTTCTTAAAGGTGCCTTGATGTATTTGTATTGTCCCGACATTGAATCTACAAGACCCATATATTAACTCCATTTATTGTTTAATAACAGTTCATTCTGTGCATTGTCCACAATCAATGTGTTGTGGGTGTCATCTATGATATACTGACTTAATATGATGTTGTGCATACTTTCCTCGCACAGTTTGTTCCAAAGCCTGAAATTGGTTATATTGTAGTGTGATGAAATCAAGTCATAGTAGCAGGTTTCACCAAAGTCCACCGAACCTGTGTCATTGGTTGCGGTACTTATCAGCTTGAACTTGCTCTTCGTGTTCTCGGGTTTCTCCGAACTGGTTACTTCATACAACCAGATGTTGGAGTATCCCTTACTCATACCGAGAAGGAATATGTACCACTTGTCCTCGAACCCGTCGAAGTTGAAGTTGTATTCGTATCTCTGTCCGTTCAGTCTCATAATGATATTGTCCGGAGTCTGTTCTATGGAGAGAAGTTTTCCTTCATCGTTCCTTATGTCGAACATTTCATTTACATCGTGTACTATGACCTTTGCACAGTCGTTTTGTATGACACATCCTTCATCATAGTCACCTTCGACATCGACTATGTATCCGGATTTCTTTGCAAATGTAATCCTTCTATATCCGTTGGCGTTGCCCGCCCTCGTTATCATCAAGTAGTTTCCTTCGACTATGTTGTTGTCCCATCCCATAAGTCTCAACCGTATTCCGCCTTCATTGTTCTCTATCGCCTTTATACGAATGTTGTCCGAAATATTCTTGTCGGTGAATCTTGGTCTGAAAAAGAAACTTATCATCCTCTGGTCATCACTTGTGAAACCTTCGGTATATTTGTATTCCACCGTTACAAGATTCTTGTCCACAGTAGTCATATCATAGTGCTTGCTTGCAACCATAGTATATCCGTTGTAGATTTTTTCATCTATGATACGGATGTTCGGGTCAAGTTTTCTTCTCAACCAGTCCTGACCTTCAGTAAGGTCTCCTATGTCGTTCAACTGGTTGTCCTTTCTGTTGTCGTCATATTCAACTTTCATCTCATCTTCGAATTTTCCTTCGGCCGAGAATATGAGTGTCTCCGTATCTTCTTTCAGTTCGTCATCAGCAAAACCAACCGAAGACATCTGCTCGTAAGGTGTCAGACTTACTCTCCAATATGCACCGAGATAACCAAAGTCATCCGATTCGGAAACCGAATCCACACGGTACATCTTATTCAGATACGCTTGGAAATACAGATAGTCGTGAGGGTCCGGATGTGTTCCTTCTCCGAATGAGTTCCAAAATTCCCGCTTTACGATGTGAACCTCGAACTGAACAGGATAGTCCATCATCATCGAGTTGAATTGTATCTCCCTTGTCGGAAGCTGGTTGTCCGGTATGAGAACCTTTATGCTTCTCTTATCTATAACACTTTCAAGACTGTATTCCTTCAGTACCACATCACGGGACCTTGCATCCGCTCCGGTCTTGAAATACTGACAGCAGATACCGAACATATTGCTGACAAGCTGACACATCTGCTGGTATATTGATAATGAGTTTCCGAGAGCATATGGGTTGAACATATTCCGGTTTCCACACTCACAGTTGTAGATTATCTGTGGCTTACAGCAGTTGCCACCCGTCCCCAATCCAGCGGGGGTGTTCCAGTAGCAGGCGGGTATCGGTGATGTGTTATTACCGATATATTCCACATCGAGTGAAATGGACTCCACACTTAATTCCACATCTTCACTTCCGTATTTGGTAAATCTGTATTCTATATAGAATGTACCGGTTTCCGGAATACTTAACTTGGAAAGGTTCTTGTTTGTGAGTTCCTTGTAGTCAGACCACAATATCTTATCCACAGAATATCTGAACTCCTTCTTGTAGAAATTGTTCTCGTCTTCGTTCTTTACCACACAGGTGAACCCCGAAATCTTTCTGACATTGTTGTATTCTATGACATTGGATGTGATGTAACTTTTCTCACTCATCTATGTATATTACTTTATATATGGTATTTATGCATAAAAAAAGAGCGATGAAGTTTCATCGCTCTTTTACTTTCGTGTATTTTTTTATATTTCTCCGTTGAATACTTTCTCCTCACCTTCAAACTGATACCATTCAATATCGGGGTTATTCAGACCGTATATTGCAATCACTTCGTCTTTGGACATATTACCACAAGTTCTTGTAACTTCGTGTTTCATATATACTTCCTTGAAAGTCACGGTGATTGTCTCTTGACGCTGCTCATTCAGGAATTTCTCGTATGATTTTATGTAAAGACCTTCAAACTCTTTCATACTTACTATATCCGAATTTTTATTTTTCAGATATGTTTCGTCACTTTGTTTTATAAAATTTTCAGCGTCCCTAACATATTTGGGGTCGATTTCGTCCGGAATAATCAAGTCACTACCGTCCTTTTGTGCATTTCCAATCAGAGACATAACGAATGCCACAGTTATTCTGTCACGAAATTCTGGATATTTAAACCTGTCTGACATAAAGAGTTCAAATGAAGATTCAAATGATATGAGTTCCTCTTTCTTTGTATTTTTAAAGAAACAGTTTACAAACTCTTGTGGTGTGTCGTATATAAGTTCATCGTATTCACGAAGTACGGATTTGGTTTTTACAAGTCTGTTTCTTTTTCCAATCCAGTTTTTACGGGTTTTGTAAAGTCCATCGTTGAGTCTGACTGAATATTGTTCTATTTCTCCCGGTCCGACAAAACCGTTTGCAAGAGTAACTTCCTTCGTTGTTCTACGGAATACAGTCGATGCTATATTGAGAAGAAGCATATTTCTCATCATCGCCTTGTATTTGGATTCATCTTTCGTATAGTCTGGTGAAGACTGGAAGAATCTGGCGAACTCCATACTTCCGGCGAGAATCAAATCCACTTGCACGATATCTTCCGGAGAGTTTACCGGTATGGCGACACTAAGAAGACCGAAACCGGTTGTCTGTACCGAATTATACCCAAGTTCCTCCATCTTTTCTTTCAGGGTGGTGAGGATTTGTCCTGTTGGTGTACCGCTTTCAAGATTTAGTACTTCAATGAGTTTCTTCTTATTGACGATAAAATCTATGTCCCCTGATGTTTTGTCTATTTTCTTTTTGCCCGCTGAACCACAAGATTCATAATCATCGTGGAATGTGAGTCCTATCGAGTCGAGAATGGAATTGACCTTTTCTATTATTTCGGGAACCTCACTCTGTTGAATCGGTCTTCCACTAACGGCACTTCCACCTTCTTCTATAAGTTTTTCCATAAGAAATTCTTTTTCTTTATTTATGTTTAAAATGGTGTGCCTGTAATACTTTATATTTTTTTCTTTTTTGCAATATATTCTTTTGGACCGACTTTCTTAATTTTCTCAATTTTATCGGAAAACCACTTTCTCATCATACTTGAATATACTATACTTTCAATTTGAATTGCTGACATTGATGTAATTGGTATCACAATACAAGAATTTTCTCCTAGTGTTCGATAGCACACATTTTTACTTCTTTTTGATTTCAATTTTTTGAATTTACTGTCAAATTCACCCATAATTATTGGAATGTAGTCATATCTTGTAAAATCGGTATCTTTGAACAATTCATCCAAATTACGTTCTCTACAAAGTATTGAATTGGAGTCTTCATCAATTTCGATTTCAGACATTTCTTCTTTCAACAGATTTACAAAAGAATTGAACATTTTTTCATTTATACTATCGTCTATGAAATTATGTTTACATAATGTTTTCCAGTTATATATCTGTAAATCAACAACACTTTTTTCACCACCTCTTATCATAATGTGGTTTTCGTCTTCTTGTTTGTCGTGTTCTTTTGTATAAAAAAAGTAAAAGCCAGGTTTCTTAAATTTTTCAAGAAATTCATCTGCATTAAAATTCACCGGTATTATTACACGATGTCCGGCAAGATTTGCATATTTTCCATCTTCAGTCCTTAATATTTTTTTAAAATACTCATCTGTTAAGTTTTTAAGTACACCCATTATATGTCAAGTTTCAAGTTGTATTTTTCGAATATGTCACCAAATCCTATCGAGTTAACCCTTTTACGAAACATTTCCTTCTGGTTCTCATATATCGGCTGGTTGGCGAGGAAACTGCGGTTGCATAATGTGAACAATCTTTTGTAGTGGTAGTTGATGATATATTTTACAAATCTGTTGTACATATCATACAACCCTTCCTTGTCGAGGGTTATGAACACGTCTTCGAGGAAGAAAGGTTTTTTGTCCAGTGTGGTGAGAAGTTCACCCATGCCTTTCATCTCTTCTAATTCGGCTTTCTTTACAAGCTGGACTTTATTTTCAGTCTTCAGATTGCACGCCACCTTCATACCCATAAGGTGTTCCCTTAACAGATTGAAGTTCGTTTCATAGATGTCCCTTATCTTCACCTTGTATGTCGTCCTTTCATTGAAAGTGTGTTTTTCAAGGATGACAATCTTTATCGGCAACATAAATTCGGGGTCTGTAACCGAACTCAGTATAGCGTAGCATTCTGTTCCTATGTTGTATGTCCTAATCATCGGTCTTCGTATATCCCTTCATTTCATTCAGGATTTCCTGCATATTCTTCTTAGTTGCACCGATACCGTTCTTTCCGTATTCTTCCATCTTCTTTATATCGTCATCGGAAACCACATATCCGTTAAACTCATTCGGTTTACGTGTATCCGTCTTCTTGGATTCCATAGTTTCTTCCGTTTTCTTCGGTTCCGGTTTTATATCATCCACAGTTTCTTGTGTATTCTCGGAGATGACTTCCGGTTCTACTTCCGGTTCGGTATTTTCCTTCTCGTTATTGTTCAGATAATCCGTCAGACATTTTATGAAACCTAACGCTATAAGAGGAAGTATCGCTCCGGATATACCTGCGATTATTCTCTTCTGGTCCATAACTTCCATATCCGTGAGACCGAACAGTTCCGACCAGCTTGTGTATTCGGTAAGTCCCACATAGGCGGCATAGGTGTTGGCCATACACTGGAATAAAGTGAGGATGACGAACATAATCCAAACGATGTCAAAACCTTTCTTTCTTCTGGTGAGAGCACCGAACAGACACGCCATCTGTCCTATTTCAAAAGAACAGGCGAGAACCGTACTCATCCATCCTTGATGTGCAAGATTAAAGAAGTGAATACTTGAAATCAAGCTCACTATTGCAACGATAACATACAGCAATAGGTACGAACCCATTGTTCCGTATTTGATAATATTTTCCTTTTTCATACTGTATTTATGAAAAAGGTGGTCATTTAAACCACCTTTGTTTTAATTCATTTCACTTTGACAATACCTTGTTAGCTTTTCAAGTGACTGGGTGTATATCTGTTTCACCCTCTGTATGGGCAGTTCAAGTTCATCCGCCATCACTTGAAAGTTATTGTATTTCATATCCCCATACTCATCCATATGGAGTTTCATCATTATAGTCTTTTTTCCGTATTCATCAAGAGTTTCAAGACCTTTTCTTAAAATGTAGTCCCTTTCGTCATTGAAGGCCAAATTATTGCACTCCCCGAGCATATCATAATCGAGTTCGTTGATACGAAGATATGAGAGTTCGACAGTCTCCTCCTTCGCCTCTTGTCCTTTCTTGAAACCTTTCTGGTGATTGACTGGTATGTGTACGAGATTTGTGTTTCGGTTGATGTAGTTCATAATCTCACCTCTTACGGAAGCCCCGCACGCCTTGACAAAATTGTCGTTTCTTGTTTTATCGTATTTCATTTCAACCTTTTTCATCGCCTCCGTACCGACCGCTATGAGTTCATCCTCATCTATTCCGGTTTTCTTTGATTCGTTCTTTGCGATTTTTACAATGTAGAGAAGATTCTGAGTGGTAAGGTCTCCATCGTTTTCCTGTGCTCTCTTTACGGCCTTACCTATTTCATTATAATATCTTGAATCCATATAAACTAAATTTTACTTGTATAAACTTTTTAACTTAAATGAGCGGTATAAAGATACTATTTTATACCATTTGTTTGAACTTTTTGAAATTTGAAACTACCTCTGTGATATCCACGGGTTTGAAGTCCCATTCGGAAGCGTTACAGCATACGGTGTTGTCGTTCATATTCGTTTTTCCATTCATTCCGTGAAAACAGATTGAATCCGCCGATTTACCATACCAGTCGGACAACGGAAAATACGAGAGGACGACATCCTTGTCATAGAGGACTATGATTTGGTTTGGATTGAATGTTATTCTTTCAAACAATCTTTCACGACCTCTTTCACTAAGAAACTTTTGTATGTCGCATATACTTTCCCTTTCGTCTTTCGAATAGAAGTTATTCAGGAAAACGATGTTTCCCTTCATAAGGTATAAGTAGTTGTACAAGTCACATATACCGAATCCACCTAATATGAAAACGGTGTCATCTTCCGAAACGGTTTCGTTCCATTTTTCAATGACATTACGGTTATATTCTAGATGGTTTACACCATAGTGTTTACCAAATGGTCTGTTTAACCATAAATCGCTGATAGTAAATATTTTCTTCAATGTGGTAAAATGTTTAAGTGGAGGGTTGTAAAAAACAACTCTCCACATATTGATTATTATTTTTTAGTCTCCGAGAACACTTTTCAACCATTCATCGTCTTCGGTTGACACATTCTCTTCCTTCGGTTCTTCAACCTTTGGTTTTTCAACCGGTTTTTCAACTGGTTTGGATTTGGTTGCTGTGTTTTTGATTTCATCTACAATCTCATTCACGGTTGCGTTTGTAGTACGTGGCGCTGAATATGAGGATGTATATGAAGCGAGGTTCTGGTTTACCTTGTCGATTGTCTCCTGGTCCCAGTCCTTCCATTGGAAGTTGTTGATTTTCGGAGCGTCAGTCTTCAACCAGTTAAGGTATGCGTCCATAGATTCACGAGTCTGTTCAAGAGTCTGTCCGTCTCCAAAATGGATTGGGGCTTTCTTTTCAATGAACTGGCATGCTGAATACTCTGCTACTTCACTACCGTTGTCCATCTTCTGTGTACCCTTTGTCAAGTTGATTTCAAAGAGTGGTGCAGAGAGGAAGTCAAACGGATTTACCGCTTCTGAAAATTCAGAACCCTTCAGTGCGTTTTCAATCTTGTCGTAGATTTTCTTACCGAACTGATACACCATAAATGTACCGTTGAGTTCCGGATGCTGGACATCCTTTACGATTTCAATGAGGGCGTACCACTGCTGGTAAACATTGATTTTCTTTGAGTTGGCCTTGTCGATTGCTGATTCGCTTGAATATAGTTTCCAACCAAGGTCACGAATCGGACATTTCTTTCCGATGGTCTTCGGAGAAACGACAAAAATGGCGTTGTTGTCATTTACATCCTTCAGATAACATTCCCATCTTTCAATGGTTGTTCTTACCTTGTCCTCATAGATGAAAGGCATAAAACGGATTAGTGAACGATAGTTGTTGTCCTTGCACTTTTTATCCTTGATACTTGGTTTGTAAATGTCTTTGTTTCCAAAGGCTTTTTTCTCACTTTCTGTCAATGTGAGAGCATCTTGTGCGGTCATTGACCACAGGTCATCATAATTAATACTACTCATAACTTAAAAACTTTTTTATTTAACTTTATTAACTTACCCATTCGGGCAATCTTTAAATCTCTTACAAATTAAATATAACAAAAAAATTCAAACTTTAAAAATAATTCAAACTTTTTTAAACACTAACAAAGATACTATTTTTAATTAAAATAAGAAATTATTTTTCAATAGATTTTTTGCTTGTTCTTCCGTCATATTATTTACATCTTCTATAGTTTTAGGTTTGACAATAGGATTTCCGTTTTCATCGACCTCCAAATCATCCTTATAATACTGGTATACAGCGTTATCTGTGATGACAACCGATGTAAATTCATTTGAATTTTCATATGAGGCGAGACTTGATGTAAGTCTTTCGTTCTCCTCTTCGAGAGAACTCACCCTTTCACGCAAAGTCGAGTTTTCGTTTGTCAACGACTCAACCTTCAACTTGTATTCGTTTACAAGGTTTGTCATTGTCGCTATCTGTGTATTTGCGTTTTCAAGGAGTTCCTTGAGTGTGTTTATGGTCGATGTGAGTGATTCGCCCATATATGTGTTCTCGTCCGCCCAATTTCCAGTGAATATCACCTCCTCACCGGATGAATATTCCGTTCCGGTCTTCTCGTCCTTGTTCTGGAATATCCTTGTTATGTAGAAGGTTTTGGATGTCATTGAAAGGATTTTGTTGGCGTTTTCCTTTGTAATCTTGAAAAGAACCTCGCCGTTCACCTTGTCAGTGTGGTACTTTGAACCCGGATTCACATACTCGGGGATACGGATTTCAGTCTTGCTGCTCTTGAATATCAGATATATCTTCTGTCCCCCGTCAGACAAGTTGAGAAGTTTCTTTGAACTTGTGTTCCAGTTGTTATATACCCTGAACAGATGGTATGTATCAAACGGATTTATAAGAAGACAGGTGTCACCTTTTGCATATACGGTTCCGTCTATATTCTCGTCAACGTGCAATATGTTGGGGTCGGTCTCCTCCTTTTTGGTCTTGTCCTTGATTATCTTCTCGACGGCGACAGCCGGTTTGAGTTGTATGTTGGTTTCCAAAAGACCCTTCTCTATTTTGGTGTTGAGTTTTTCGGCGGCGGTCGATACTGTCTGGTTTACCTTGTTTATGTTCGTTGTTTTTAAAGTACTTTTCATTTTGATTCAGTTTTATTGTACGATTTCATAACGGTATTTTTTCTCGTCCGTATTATATTTGAGTTCGAAAACGATAGGTATCATTTGTTTTCCATTATAGAAATATTCATCGAAACTGTAGTTTTCACTGTCACTGTTTTCACTGGGTCTTTCAAATAGGAGTTCCATCCTTTCTTCAATGTTTTGTGAACATTCTGTAATTTCAACTCTCTTCGTTATATTTCTACTTGTTCTTGTTTTTATATCTTCCATACCCTTCATTTCCGAAAGAAGAGAATTTATGTAATATAAGCAGGTGAAATCCATATTTTCTTTTGATAGAAGTCTTATCAGCAAATAATATGGAAATTCATTTAAAACATAGTCTTTATCAAATTTGCTTTGCGGGTATAAAATTTCAAGTTCATTATCCGAGTAGGATGAAAGATGCCCAACTATCTCTTTAAAAAAAGTTTCACTTTCACTTGTTGCATCTACAACATCTTTGGTTATTTGTATGGTGAATCTTTTGTGTGATAAATTGTTTTCGTTGGTATTTCTCAATCCTACATATGTGCCATATAGATTTGCCGAACCCATACTATCTATTTCTTTCTTTAAATATGAATATAATGTTTTCCAGCTGAAGTCTTCATATAATTTATAAGTAGTAGGCAACGGTTCTATGTTTTTTTCGGAATACTTATATAATTTATACTGGTTGTTTTTTCCTAGTACATAACAGATAGGTTTCAACTGTTTTCCTTCCTTTACATCAAAGTATTCAGGAATTTCTTCCTTATCGAGGAATATATTTAACCTTTCGTACTTATATCCATGCTCTATGACATCAATCAAAGTACTTGGTATTCTGCTTGTTATTTTCTTTATTTCCGTTAGGTTCTTTTTATCAACAATGGTTGTTTCTTCACCTTTCTTATTTTTATAATAGATTCCCTTCAATAGAAAGACAATTAAGATAAGTCCTATCAAGTCCATATTGTCTATTGATAACAATTTGACTATTTCATAGTATAGGAATAAATCTTCAAGGTTTTCCTTTTCGTCATATTTAAACGGATAACAAGATTCTATAAGTTCTTTTGTTAACCAAGAATCGAATGTGTCATAATCACTCCCTTCATACTCTTTTTCCCATATTTCTTCATATTTATCTTTGAGTTCCAATATGAAATTCAATAGTCTATTTTCATTTATTATTTCAACAACAACGGGTGTCATTTTTATAATATGGAGTTTGTCATCTTTGACATGTTCGTTATTGTTTTTTAATATCACATATGTGTTGAATTTTTCTTGTTCGTTATTTTTTACGGATTTCTCCACTTGTTCCTTTAGTGTTTCATACAGTTTCTTCCAGTCATCACCTTCTATCACCATAGATACAGAAGTATTGTCCTTATCGACCGAAAGTATACCATTTTCATCTACGATAAGTCCGTCTCCTATCCTAACCACACCAATATCTTTCTTTGATGCGGTTTTGATGGAAATGATACCATCCTTATCCACATTTATGTTCTTCCCTACACTTACCAGTCCCCTTACGGAATTACCCGCCACAGGTACTGAAATCTTTCCGTCCTTGAGGTTTATGTTGTCTCCGACCTGTACCAGACCCATTCTGTTATAGTCTGTCTTAGGTATGACCACATTCAAGTCACCCGTACCGGTTACTTCTAGATAGTTGCCCGATATCTTTACTATTCCGGCCTTATTCTTGCTTGCATAGCTCAAATCCGTTATGTCCTCTATCTTATGTTCGTGTTTCTTCTTTGAAAATTTTTCGTTGAGAGCCTTCAATAGTGTCTGTAATCCACTTAATGACAAAAACTTGTTGCTGTTACTTTTCATATCTTAATGTTTTTAAAGAATGGTTGTATTTATTAATCTTTCTAATTCACGAGTCGTTATGATATTGTTACTTGAAATTTCTGTTTCAATTTCCGATGTGGAACTGTTTGTTTCGGAAACACTTGAACAGTCGTATTCAAACGAAGGTGTTTCGGTCTGGTTCATCACTTCGTTGGTGCAGATGATTTCAATGGTCGGCTTCGTCGATATTTCATTACCCTCTATGGTTATGGACTGGTGCCAAGTGCTACCGATATGGCCGGTGTATATGGTGAGGTTGTGTCCGTTGAAATCTATGTAGTCCCTTATCAACAACTTCAGTGTCTGTCCTTTCTTCCATTTTACATCGTTGTCATCAACATATATGTTCAGGTTGTTGGTGCAGGGGTCTCCCTTGACATAAAGTATCATAAGGTTTGCACCCTCTTCGAGTGTGGTGTAAAGGTTGAGTTTGGTGTTCACATCGGTGTGGTTGACGTTGAACTTGTTCTCTATGTTCACCGGACTTGTGAAATCGGGTTCGGGATACATCGCCATCATATTCCTTCTGCTGTCCACTGTGACAGCCTCCCTTCTAACGGTGATTATCATATTGTAGATGTCATTCAACTTGTATGTCGAGTTCTTCAAGTCGATAGTCACCTTTCCGTCTTCGTTTGTCACTTGTGTTCCGTATCCTTCGACAACCGATACCGGATTGTTCTGTTCGGCTATATGGTTGTCAACCTTCTGGTTTATGTCGGAGATGAGTCCGTTCAAGGCGAGCTGGTCGGTAAGTCCGGAACCGTTAAGTCTCACTTCAATGTCCCTTACCCTGTTCTCCACGGAAGACAAGGTGTCAACCCCGTACAGAAGCACTTCAAGTTCGCTTACACGGTTTTGTAGTCTTGCTATCTCCGTCTGTTGCCTGTTAAAAATATCAATGGTCTGTTGTAATTTTGTCATATCGTCTAAATATTCTTGAAATGTCTCTAATAGTTCCGTGTTGAATTCGGTGAGATTTTCGAAATCGGAATCACCCGTTTCAATATATGTGGTACTTGTCGGATATGCGTCAACCTTTATGTCCACCTTCAAGGCGAATGAGTTTCCGTTCTGCAAGTTCGTGGTCTTATGTTTAGGGTAACGCTGTATGTATCCGGTTGGTATCTGTCCCCCCGTACTGGTGACTTCCTCCAAAAACAGGATACCGTAAAGGTTCGTCACCGTATTACCAGTACCGTTATCGGTGAAGTCGTAGTATATCAGTATGCAGTTGAACTCGAAGTCTTCGGCAGAGAGTTCGTTCATACTCATTATGTCATAATATCCTATTCTGTTGTTACGGTAGAATGTGTCCCTGAAATCTATGACATATCCGATGTCTCCACTGTATGTGTTTTCGGGATGTTCGGTGTCATATATGGCGTTTGTCGACAGTCCGTATTCGTTGGTGTCCTGTGTGGTGTCGGTGGAACCTATTATTTTCTCCGAGTTCAAGGTGATGTTGCCGCCGTTGTAGTTGTTGTCGGTGATTGTACCGAACCTCACTTCGTAGCTTGCACCGACCGTACTCGGAATGTGCAGATATAATTCACTGTAAACATCACCGTCTATCTCCACCGAATTTATTATCTCAATGTTTCCGATGTATTTTACGGTTCTTGCATTGACATAATCACTATGGTGGAGAGTGTCTCCACTGCTGTAACTCAGGTCGCCGCACTTTTCGTAGTACAGACTTGTTCCGGTTCCTGCATATTCAAATTTTATACCGTTCACCTTCTGCAACCAGTTGAAGAAAACCCTTTCCGAAGGAGACCTCAGCACACTGTTGTCAAAACCATCATCGTCACCTTCACCGTTCAATATGGCGGTTTCGTAGTTCATCACATAGTTCTGCAAGTGTTCCGCTAACATCAAGTTGAAATCACCGCCTACATCTTGTCTCGGATAATCGGGAAAACCATACTGGATGGGGTCTGAATCTTCACTCGTGGCTTGTTTGAGATATATCAGACTGTCATCGTCATAAACCGTGGAGGTAGTCATATCCTTTAAATTGAGGCAGGCGAACCGACTGAATCTGAAGGAATAACTATCATTTGTAAAAACCCTTGCTACATCTCTCTGTGCAGACGGGAATGTATAGAGAGTTCCACCGTTTACTCTTGGTTTTGTCAATAATGGTGTAACCATATTTTCTTATAAATTAGATTATATTTTATTTATGCAACAATAAAAAAGAGGGAGATTTCTCCCCCTCTTCCATATTGTTTTCAAAAAGTTTTACTTTTTACCGAAAAAGTCACTGAAGTTCGCTCCAAACGGATTGTTCTGTGGGTTTTCTCCGTTCTGTTTCGAATATATCTCCGTCCCCGCTTCCATAAGGGATTTGTTAAGGATTTCCATACATGCCTTGCACGAACCGGCGTCTTTTTCCTCGAAGGCGTTTTTCAGAGCGTTGATACCGTTTTCAATCTCCGTTTTCTTTCCTTCGGAAATCTTGTCACCGTTTTCTTCAAGGAACTTCTCACTCTGGAAAATGGTGTTGTCCGCCATATTCAATGTCTGTATCCTTTCGGATTCCTTTTTGTCTGCGTCTGCATTGGCTTCCGCCTCCTCTTTCATACGCTTGATTTCGTCATCGGACAGCCCGGAGTTGGATTCAATTCTGATGTCCTGTTTCTTTCCCGTACCCTTGTCTATTGCCGATACAGTGAGAATACCGTTTGCATCGATGTCGAAGGTAACTTCAATCTGTGGAACACCACGTCTTGCCGGAACGATACCGTCAAGGTGAAATCTTCCCAACGACTTGTTGTCCCTTGACATAGGTCTTTCACCCTGCAATACGACTATTTCAACTGAAGGCTGGTTGTCAACGGCGGTTGTAAATGTCTCGGTTTTCTTTGTCGGGATGGTTGTGTTTGCTTCAATGAGTTTTGTCATTATACCGCCTTCGGTCTCGATACCGAGTGAAAGAGGTGTGACATCGAGGAGAAGAATATCACCAATTGATTTATCACCAGATAACACGGCACCTTGAAGACATGCACCAAGAGAAACCGCCTCGTCCGGATTCACACTCTTATTTGGTACTTTTCCGAATGTTTTTTCAATCGCCTGTTGTATAGACGGTATTCTTGTTGAACCACCTACTAGTAAAATTTCATCTATGTCTGAATTTGATATTTTTGATTTTCTCAAACACTCTTTACAAGTTTCTATTATCTTGTTTGTCAAACCAAATGACATTTCCTCAAATTTACTTCTTGTTAGTGTTTTTGTAAAATGAACAGGTACACCATCTATACTTGATATATAAGGAAGATTTATGTCTGTTGTAAGTGAAGATGATAATTCTATCTTTGCTTTTTCTGCGGCTTCTGTCATTCTTTGTATAGCCATAGTATCTTTGGAAATATCAAAATTAGAATTTTCTTTCTTAAATTCATCTATAATCCAATCAACAATTAAATTATCATAATCCTTACCCCCAAGATGCAAGTCTCCATTTGTACCAAGAACCTCCATAACACCAGATGAGATATCGAGCATTGTGAAATCGGATGTTCCACAACCTATGTCAGCAACAAGAACCTTATACTCCTTTTCCGTATCAAGTTTATAACCGAAACTCAATGCCGCCGCCGTCGGTTCGTTTATAACCCTTAAAACATTTAGACCGGCAATTTCTCCGGCATCTTTAACCGCTTGTCTTGCACTATCACCATAGTATGCCGGGCATGTTATAACAGCATCTGAAACTTCTTCGCCAAGATAATCTTCTGCTGTTTTTTTCATCTTTTGAAGAATCATAGCGGATATTTCTTGTGGTGAATATGTTTTTCCGTTTACTTCCACATAAGCCATACCGTTTTTACCCTTTATAACATTATATGAAACTCGTTTTATCTCATCAGTAACATCGTCATATTTTTCACCCATAAAACGTTTTATGAACAAAATTGTTTCCTTTGGAAACATAACACTTTGACGAAGTGCCGGATTTCCTACTTTTATTTCGTTTTTTGCAAACGAAACGACACTTGGTGTTGTAGAACACCCTTCATTGTTAAAAATAACTTTTGGTTTTCCTTGTTCCATTACAGATACACAAGAGAATCCTGTTCCTAAATCTATTCCAAGTATATTCTTCATATTATTTTGTTTTTATCTCTTTTAAATATAACAAAAAATCCACAAATATTTGTGGATTTTTTTTTTTTTATTATTATTATTTATTCTTTTTCTTCGTGTTTTTCAGTTTTTTCCATTTCTGGTTCAAACTCCTTTCTATATTCCTTTTCGTCTTCTTCCTTCATCCTCTTTCTTGCACGTTCTTCCCTTTCCTCCATACTTCTTTCCTTCGCCCTTTTCTTCTCCTCCTCTTCCTTTTTCAACATAAAGTCGGCTACTATATCATCGGTTACGGGTTCCTTCTTTAATATCTTTATGAACTTGAAGGAACGGAAACTTCTCCAAGCGAACTTGTCGAGGTCGTAATAGACCATCTGGTATGCTGGTTTCGGACCGCCCGTCCCCTTGATGGGTGGCAGGAAATCGGGATGAAGTGTTCCGTGTGCCTTTCTTATTGAACCGTCTCTTTTCTGAAACTTGAAAGTAAGAACATTTTCACGGAGAAGTTTTCTCATAATCTTCCTCTCCTTGAGTACAAGGCTTCCCGAAAGTTTCGCCTCATTGATGTATTCTATGTAATCCAATATTTTCATCTTAAGTGTTTTTGTTTAATATCGTTTATCGGAATATCTTTTACACAACCTGAAACGAGTAGAACTTTCAAGTCCATATGAGTCGCTGGTTCTATAAAAATCAAAATGGTTGTCTTCGGGTTTAAAATGATAATCATCAAGACGTATATTCATACCCGTGTTTACTGTATAATCATTTCCATAATAAGATATTGAATGATAATTGTCAAGATGTTTAAGGGCGGCCAATATTTTTATAGGTACATCAAATATCTCACATTGTATTATTTTTTTCTTATCGTCATCAACAACACATTTAATATCCTTTTTTAGTTTTTTAAGAGCGTCATCCAACCAACCAATTCGAATCAGTTGATATTTTTTAGACATTTCAAACATTTCAAGACACCTCTGAACATCTTCGTTTCCCAAAAAAGGTCTTGAACGCCAAAAGGCGTTATTGTCATAACCATATTCAACCAACTCTTTGAGTGGACTATAATCTATATCGGAATCTTCATCGCTTTTTGCAAGAAAATCCATATTTGCAATCTCTATCTTTCGTTGTTCCTCATCTTTTCCGCCATAGGTTTTACCGGTGTCTATAAATTGAACATTATTTTCTTCAACCCATTTGTCGATTAAATTATCTATACCTCTGGATATTCGCTCTTTCGGTGTATAATCTTCTTCCCTTTTTATAGCATCGAAATATTCCTTTGTCAAATTAAGCAGTATTCCCATTTTTATTTCTTTTTCTTGTCTTCTTCGACAGTGTTCCTTATCATTCTCATAAGGTCTTTCTGGTTACTCGACTTGTAACCGGTCGTAACTTCCGTAGCTGTGGTGTCATCGACATTCATACTGTCCTTTTCGATGGAAATCTTCCTGTACTCCTCCTCTGCGTTGGCCACATAGTTGGTCTGTGTCTTAACGAGGTCTATGAATGTCCTTTGCAAGTTTCCGACGGCATCGAAAAGTTTAGGGTTGATGTCTCCCATCTCTATATTTTCCATCAGCAGAGATATTGCTCTTTCACTGACTTCCATCTGGTTCATAATTTTTCCAAGTGTCATAGAATCCAGGTTTACCTTCGCCTGAACATATTCCGACTTGGATATGAAACCTTCCGACAGATAGAGTCTCAACAGGGATGTCATAACCTTCTCGGCCTTCTCTTTTGCTTTCACAAGTGCCGGTGGTTCTCCTTCGGGAACTTTCACGGGTGTCCTGTTGAATGTCAGTGTAGTGGCATCCACGTCTTTGTTTATGTCTATGTCGTTTTCCAACAGAAGGTCAGATATACTGTCCTTGTAAGGGTTATTTTCAAGATTGTCTTTCATATTGTTTTAATTTATAAAAAGATAATATATTCTTACTTCTTCATCTTCACCGACGGTTATTCTTACTTTATATTCTTTATTGTCATAACTCGACAAGTATTGTCCGTATCCATCTTCATCCACGCAAAGTTCGGCGAGTTCTTTAAGGTCATAGTACGAAGAGTCCAAATCACCAAAATTAGAAATAAATTCATCGACGACATCATTTATATCATCGACCTTCTTTTCTACAAACTCATGTTTTTTGTCGCTTATGTTGAACTTTGGTGAACTATAATCGAGTTCAAAGTATTCATCATCATCTTCGACCACACCGTAATCTATAAAGTATTTTACAAGGTCTTCATCGTTGAGTTCTTCGATTATTTTTTCCGCTTCTTCGAGTGAAAGTTCCTCATCGTTCTTCATCATTTCTTCGGCGAGTTCCTTCTTGACATCTTCTACATCGAACCTCGGTTCGGTATGGTTCGTATTAAAATAATTTGAATTATCATCTATGATGTCATATTCAATCATTTCGTCATATAACCTACTTTCGTGCTTGCCATTCTCGTTTTCTATGTCGTCACTATAATTTTCATAATCTACCTTGAAAAAATCCTTTAACGAATCCGTATCAATCCAAGAATCACCGACCACATTTATAAAACGCTTTACTTCCTCGCTGTCCATATTGTCGGAGAATGTGTCTTCTAACATATTCTCACTTTCTTCTATGGCGGCACTTCTCACCCAATCCTCCTCATATATTTTTATATCACGACTGGTATTGTCGGATTCCACCTTGTATTTCCATTTGTCCGATGAGTCTCCTTCTTCTATCTCCAATCCTTCATCGATAGGTAATGTGTCTTCCAAATCGGCCGTATATATAGCTTTCAGCGGTTCAAAGTCGACTTCCATCAAATCCACATCCGTTGTTATCCATTGTGTGATTGCGTCACCAAATTCACCAATGTTTTTTTTCACCTCCTTTAAAGTGGATTCTTTTATATAGTAATACAAATCTTGACCGCTATCGTCCTTTGCGATTCCGAAGTATATAGGTTCGTCCATAAAGTTAAAATCCCTTCTTATGAGATGATTTTCATCATCGTCCATAACCATAGCATCTCTCATAAAGGGATAGTCGCTATATTTTACTATATATTTCTTACCTTCAATTTTAATGGTGCGACCTTCCTCACCTCTGACATCTTCATCAAAATATTCTTTTGTAAGACTCAATAAAACACCCATATATTCTAATATCTTATTTGATATTTTATTTATGGTTCATTATCTTTTCCCTTGATATATTCCTGTAATGTCTTTCCATACACCGTCTCCGGTGTTTTTGTACATCCTCTGGTTTGTGGAGGGTGAATTGAGGGGACCGAGTTCGGAAATGTATCTTCCCGTTTTTATGTAATCAAATTCTTGCAGTTCGTCTAAAGGCAGGATATCGTTTCCAGAAAACAAGGCTACTTTCATATCATTGTGATTTTTCTTTATGTACCTTGCATATTCCTTCATTTCAATCCACCCGTCAAAGTTTCCGTGTCCCATAAAGCAGATGCACGAAACACCTTTGTTCTTGTCTATCAGATAGTCTATGGATGTTTCGTTCAGTTCGTATCCGATGTCTTCCCATAGGTGTTTTGAATGACAATCGGGACAATGGAACTTGCAGTTCGATATGTTGACACATAATGTTATCTCATCGGGTATTTCTTCAAATACCACTTGTGTATCCGTGTATTTCATAATCTAAATATAACAAAAAGGAGAGGTCTCCCTCTCCTTTTTTATTCAATGTCCTTGTTGTAAAATCTCATACTCTCTTCAATCTGTCTCGGTTCGGCGAAGTTCTTTACACGCTTCAAATACCCGATTATTCTTGTGAGCTTATCGACATTCTTGCTTCCACAGTGGGGACATTCGTCCAAGTCGTGTTTTGAAATATACCCGCAGTCGTTGCAAGCGGTATTCCTTACATTGTATGTGAAGTAGTTGCAACCTACCGAAGCGGCGTACTTCAAGAGTTTTCTGTTCTGTTCCTTGTTCAGATGTTCTGCGAGGTTGATGTGGCAGGCGGAACCACCATCGAGATACTGTACATATTCCTTTCCGTGAAGTTTCATCTTGTTGAGAACACTCAATGAGTCGTCTTCCGGATTGAAGAAATATGACGAGTACATAATGTGCTTTTTACTTACGAAGTAACCGTCCTTCTTGTCCCAGTTGTAGTTCTTTACCGAAAGGTTTTCGCCAGGTACGAACTCCGTGTTGAACATACAGTCACGAGTCTTGTCCTTTTTGTTGCAGATGTTTATGGTTTCAAGTATTATGTTGACGAAATTTCTGTAGTCTTCATTGTCTGAACAATCTATTCCAAGAAATTCAGCGGCATCAGTCAAACCGTTTACACCGACTGTCAAGTACTGTTTTCTCAGGTTTATGAAACCGGCACGATAGATGTCGAGCATATTTGATTCGTGGAAATCCTTGATGATTGAATTGAAGGCGGTCTGGTACTTGTGTACGTTTTCCGTAACCTCCGTGATGTTGGATTTGATTTTCTCGATGACTCCTTCTTGAATTTCCTTGTCTTGTTTCGAAATGATGAATTTTTCTCCGAGTGTGAACTTGTAATTGTTTTCTTCGAAATATTCCATAACCGAATTCTGGATAATTCTGTTCAGGTTGATTGTCATAACCGACTTTGAACCGGTGGCGACAGAAGCTGTTCCCATAGAGAACTGGTGTGTATTGTGGTTATGTTCTTCATCATTATCCTTCAAAGAATTTCTAAGTCTGCAACACGAACTCAAACTGTCCGGTGAATCGGAAAGGTATGTGAAGAAAGAGTGTCCTTCTGCATACATCTCTGCTGTGAAGTCTGCATATTCCTTGTCAACCAAGTCGTTACCATCTGTAAGACACGCCATTGTCTCAACCGGGAATGTAAGGGTGTATCTGGTTCTTTCATCGTTGAACCACTTCATAAATTTCTTCTGCAACCACGAAAGTGTCTCCCATTTCGGTGCAGTTCCATCCGGAAATCTGAAATCACCGAATACACCTTCAAAATATCCTTTGTCGAAATAACCCACATTCCAGAATACAGTTTGATAACCACGGTTTCCAGCGGGCATATTCATAGAATGTACAACCTGCTGGAAATAGTTTTCAATGACCTTTTCAAGTGTCCTTCCTTTTCTGTTGAGTTCAACCTTCATATCGAGCTTGTCGAGATAGTCGTCACCATAGTCCTGTCTGATGAAATAGTCGAAGTACATAAGGAACTCGGGTGTCGCTACCGCTCCGGCGAACTGTGAGGATACGGAGTATACGAGATTGATGAACTCACCGCAGAACGACTTCAAGTCTGTGGGGGCTGTTGATGGACCACCGACACCGGTGAGTCCGTTTGTCAGGAACGGGTACATAGTTATGGCGACACAATACGGCATACCGGGAATCGCCGTCTCGTCGTGTTTGTACAACCTGTGTGTTTCGAGGTCGTATATGTATCTGTCTGCAAGTTTCTTGCTGTACATCATCTTTATACGGTCATACAGGAGGTATCTGTTCTGTTTGATGTTTTCCTCTTTGTATAACTCCTGACCCATAGTGACCACATTCTTGTTGGAGACATTGGCGTTTGCATCGAACTTTGAACCCGTAGCGGCATTGCTCGCCTTTATGTAGTTCTTTATGTAGTCGGATTTCTTTTTCTTGAAGTTCATATCGCTGTTGATAGTGTCGTACTTGGATATGTAGGCTCTCGCCACCTTCTTGTTGACCGACATCAAGGCGTCTTCCACAAGTCTCCTTATTTCGGAGCTCGACATATTTTCATATACGAACAAACTGTCAACGACATTCTTTATCAAGTGTTCGTCTATCTCCTCGTTGATTGACTTGTATGCGTCAACAATATCATTGAATACTTTATCAACATTGTATTCCTCAAGTGTACCGTCTGATTTTCTTATATTCATGTGTATTTTGTTTTATTTTGTTTCTTCTTTTCCGTCAGGAAAAAGTTCTTGGATAGTATTTATAAAATCGCAAACTTCTTTTTCCGAACACAATCTAGTGTCGTATAAATTGAAATTTTCGAAATCATTTTTGTCCGCTTGAACTCTCCTTTCTATCGTATCATCTTCCTTACCACCGTTGTATCTTCCGCCTAATCTGCTTATTCTCAATTCAATAGGCATATCGAGATAAATTATCTCACAAATATCCGACAAGTTTGGGAGATGGTGTTTCAAGTCGATTATATTGCCTATGCTGACAATACCCACATTGCAGTTGTCGAAATCGTCTTTGGAGAATCCGTACCACCATCCATTAAAGGATTTTACTGAAAGGAATTTAAAGTCACGTATCATTTCACCCATGACTTCCGGTGAGACAAAATTGTATTCCGAACCGTTTTCGGTTGGTCTCTTTGGTCTTGTTGTATACTGGATTAGTGGTTTGTATCCTTTCTCGATGAATTTCTGCTGGAGCCAGTCTTTGCCGGATGCAGCCGGACCGACGATTAAAATCTTTTTACCTTTTGTGTCCGATTTCATATACCTTTTTTAAAAAAATGTCCGAGATAGTTTCGTCAATTTCCTTGACTTTCTTTACAAAATCATCCTCGTTTTCCAGTGATATGTCTATATAGTCACCGTCTTTCAAGAATAATCTTATATCATTATTTATATTAAATCTTATGGCTTTTATTTTACCATTGGTGTTCTCATCTACAAACATATAACCCCGCCGTATTTTTCTCTTACACTATTAAACATAACAAAAACCACCGAAAAAAATCGGTGGTTTTTTAATTTAAGTCAAACTACTATTTCTTTGAAGTACGACTTATTGCGTTTTCAAGAGTTGACTGCTCTACAATCTTCTGCATATCAACACCTGTTGCGTCTGCAACTGTATCCATAGTCTGCTTGATTACAGCGGGAACCTGTCCGGAAAGCTGTGTGATGCCGTCTCCGTTTCCACCGTAGATACGAACATCCTTGATTGAACTGATTGGTTCGGCCACACTCTTGGCGATTTCCGGAAGTTTTTCAAGAACAAGCTGTGCCTTTGCTGCATCACCATACTTCTGGAATGCGTTTGCTTTCTTTTCCATTGCTTCCGCTTCTGCAATACCCTTCTTTTCGATGGCGGATGCTTCTGCAAGACCTTTCTTTTCGATGGCGTATGCCTCTGCATCGGCGAGTTTCTTCTTACCGAGTGCTTCCTGTTCCATACGGAACTGTTCCGCTTCGGCCGCCGCCCTTACCGCCTTCGCCTTCTGTTCTGCTTCATAGGCTTCCGCTTCGGCCTTACGTTTTCTCTGTTCGAGTTCAGCGGATGCCTCTATTTCCTTCTGATACTTTTCTGCATCGGCCTGCTTCTGTACTTCTGCATCGAGTTTGTTCTTCTGGATTTTAACACGCTGTGCAGTGAGCTCTTCCTCCTTTCTTGCCTTTTCGGTTTCCGCTTCGATTGCGGCGGCGTTGATTTCCTTCTGTTTTTCCTGTGTCAGGAGCATCTTTGAAGCCTCCGCTTCAACTGTCTTTTCGTTGATGGTCTTCTGCTGTTCCTGCTGCTGAATTTCGTATGCGGCATCGGCCTTCGCCCTATTGGTGTCTTCTATGACTTTAAGTTCGGCCTTCTTTATTGCAAGGGCGTTGTTCTTCTCCGCTACGATTGTCTCGTTTTCAACACGGGCGTCATTGGCTTCTTTCTTTGCCTTCGCTTCAGCGATGGCGATGTCTCTTTCGGCCTGAGCCTTGGTGATGGACGCTTCCTTACGGATTTTGTATGTGTTGTCTGCACCGAGATTTCTTATAAGACCCTCTTCGTCGGTTATGTTCTGGATGTTGCACGAAATCATTTCGATACCGAGCTTGGCCATATCCTTCGCCGCCTTGGCTGCAATCTGGTCGGAAAAACCGTCACGGTCGATATTCAACGACTTGAGACTTAATGTACCGATGATTTCCCTCATATTACCTTCAAGGGAATCCTTGACCTGTGAAGCGATTTCCCTTTCCGTCATATTGAGGAAGTTCTTGGATGCGAGTCTGATACCTTCCGGTGTGTTTATGACCCTAATCTTCGCCACTGCGTCTACCATAACGGAAATGAAGTCGTTGGTTGGAACCGGTACCGAAGTCTTGATGTCTACCGATGTCTGTCCGAGAAAGACCTTATCCACACGCTCGAGACCCGGAATACGGAAACCTCCCTTGCCGATAAGTATTCTCGGCTGCTTTGAAATACCCGAGATGATGTAAGCGTCCTTTGGTGGAGCCTTGACATAACATACTGCGATAAATACCACTAACAATACGACCACTATGGTCGCCAGAATAAGAATACTTTGAATACTCATAACTTTTTTGATTTATGTAATTAATAATCTATGAATTAAAGTCCAAATATAGTGACCACAAGCCACAACACACCCACGAACAACGCCGCTTCAAGGATAAATCCGATAAAGGCCCCGAAGAACTGCAACGGAAAAAGCAGCAGGAATAAAAATCCTTTCAATACGTCTATCAAAGTTCTTCCGAATAAGAAGTAAAGCACTATAAGGATTACCGCTATGGTTATTATGGTCGAAAACATAATTTACTCTTCTATGGTTACAATTTTAATGAAATTCTCTTTCTTGAATGAACGGAACTGGTTCTTTTCAAGGTCGTAGTAGTTGACGACATTTTCATTCTTCTTCACCGTTTTCTTCTTGTGTTTGAAAAGATACGACTTTCCGTCCTCGCTTTCACCGACAAGTTCGATTTTGTTCTCATTCATATACTCTTCCATACTTCCGTATTTCTCGGAGACGAGTGTGTCAACGGCGGTTTTTTCGAGTTCAAATTCGTCCGGTTCTCTTTTTGGGAGCAGGTCTTCTCTGAGTGTTCCCTTCGCTGTTCTTGTTGTTCCGTCAGTTTTCGTATATTCGAAAATGACTACATTGTTCTTCAATGTTTCTTTAAGTTCTTCTGCATTCATATTGTCTAAACGTTTAAAGTTGAAATTTCTTCTTCTGTTATCTCTTTTAATTTTCTGTCGAGTTCCTCATCGGTATCGAAATAGAATTTTCTTTTTTCACCATCGACGAAGTGTATTTCCATCACGGGCCTGTTGTACCAGCTGTCCGTCTTTTCATCGTATCTGATACTATCGTTCCAGTCTTTGATAACATCCTCGATATTACGGAAATAATTTTCACTATCTGAACGCCACAGCGTTTCCTTCGCCACACACTTGTGCTGGTAGCAACCGAAAAAGATTTTACGGACAAAATCCTCGTCCGGATAATTATCCCACGAATGGGGGCGGTATTCCTCTCCTTTCTCTATCTTCTTTATATATTCGTTTGGACACGAATGTGTGTGATAGATGTGTGAAAACTGTTTGAATGTTACTTTACTGTTCATATTATTCTTTTTTTGAAATGACTTTCCAATATTTGTTGTGTATCTCTTTACCATCCACATCACCCCACTTGCAAGGCTTTATAACTTCGTAGCAGTCAACATCCGACACAAGTTCGTCGATAATTTCGGGATTTTCCTTCAAAGTTATCTGGAACGCCTTGTTTATCATTCTCGCCTGCCACATATTGACAAGTTTTCTCAAACCTATCATTGAGTTGAAGTCACATAATCCTACCCATATCCATCCATATTTGGTTTTCTTGACGGGTATCAACCTATGGTCGATATGGTAACACAGACGGTGAAACCAGTGCCACTTGTATGTCGCCCGGTATCCGACAAGTATTTCCTTTATACCTCCGTCCCAGAATGTAAGGAAGTCATCTCGATAACATCCCCACTTCTCTTTCCCGCATACTCCGACCTTCGCCCATTTTCTCATTCTTGTTTCAAGAATGCTTATGGCGGAGTACAACTGTTTTCCGTATTTCTCGAACCATTCGTCTCCCCAGCAATGCATAGCTTATTTCTCCTTGTTTTTATAGATATGTTGATTTTTGGGTGATTCGTTGCTTTTCTTTATTGAGTCTTCAAATCTCTTTTGCAACTCCCACGCCTTTTCTTCGGTATTTTCACAACGGCAGTGGCCTTTTTTGTAGAACAGTCTCAGATGTCCCCCGAAAGTGATGTAGAACCACATGCCCAGATATTTTACCTGCGGGTAGAAAAATTTCATACCGTTCCCATAAGCGATTTCGTTGAGTCTCCATTCTGCATCTTTCAATGCCTTGTAGTTCCAGTAACTGCGTTTGAATATGATACGATGAAGAAATCTTATGACCGGAAAGAAAATCAAAAATAAGAAGACCGTAATTCCGGCAACCAGTATAATCATTTTTAAACCCATAAGAATAAAATTCATAATTCAATTTATTTTTCACAAAGATACTATTTTATTTTTGATATTCATAAATAATTTAAACCAATAAAATATTTTTTATGAATTACTTTAAAGATTTTGATTCTTTTGTTTTTCCCAAAGGTTCGTCAATGATAAATGAGGGTCTGATGGACAATGGAAAAATTATAAGAGAAACATTTATAAAAAAGGGAAGTAGAACAGTTACTGTAACAAAAGAAAACGGTGAAAAGGAAACAGTGACAATAGACCCGAAAGAAATTGTGGATACCGTTGAAGATGCAATCAAAAGTCTTTCTTTTGATTTCGGTAGTTTTTTTGATTTTGTAAGTGAATTTACAATAATATATTTTTGGTTTGACAAGCACTGCAAAACAATGTGTGTGGATGACCATATGAACATATATATTAGTGCTCCTTTTGTTAAATTCGGTCTTAAAATGGACAAAAGACTTATTGGTGCTGTCGTAATGCACGAAATATTACATGTCGCTTTTAATCATTTGGAAAGAGGAAAAAGATGGTTGGTTTCACAGAATAAACCATATAACAAGGAAACCGCACACGATAATAATCTTGCTGCCGATATAGAAGTGAATATTGCTTTAACTCAAAAACATATCATATCTTCCAAAGAACTTGTTTCAGAAATAAAGGGTCTTTATTTACAAAAGTATAGTAGTAATGTTCCTCCTATGGAAACTGTTCTTGAAGACGAAGACACTATGAAAGAACTTAGACTTATGTCTCCTCTGGATGAAGAGGAAAAACAACCACCAAAAGAAAATCAAAATGTCAAAACAACAAAAGAATTTGATGAAGGATATGTTGAAATGAAAAACAAGATAGCAGATATTGTCAACAAATATGGTCCCGAAAAGGCCATAGAAAAACTTCGTGAAATTGGAGCGGTTTCCGGTGTTGAACCGACGGTTAGTGATGATATAGATTTTGATGATGTTTTGAGTATGAATTTTATTGTACTTAAAACATTTGAAGAATTTATAAACGAGTCTAACGAAACGGAACAATTTGATGGTTTCTCAACAAAAGAAGATGGTTATAGGGAGGCTATTAGAAAATCTCTTGGTGAAATTATGTCATCGTTGAATCAAGATGACATGGAAGGTGAAGATGAAGGTGATGATGGGGATGATTCGGGTCAAGAAATTGAAAGCGGAATAAATCAAGATGACCTTAAACCAATGAACTTACCTGGTAAAAAAGGAAAAAAATCAAATGGAAAAGGAAAATCACTCCCTTCAAATGTAAACCAAAGCAGTGATGGTGAAGACACAGAAGGAGATGAAAGTAAAGATTCCAGTGGTAATAGTAATGGTGATAATAAAGAAGGTGAGGAAGGTAAAGATTCTAGTGGTAATAAAGAAAGTAAGGGAGGTAAAGGTAATTCAAAAGGTGGTATGTTTACAAACGATGGAAACAGCAGTGAAATAGAAGTATCTTTTGGCGGTTTAAAAACCGGTGAATTTACCGATTCAAAATCAAGTATGGCCAAGTCTTTGAAAGATACAATTAAAGATAGTTATGGAAAAGATTTTGAAAAAATTATGGATGTTATAAAAGAAAATGAATCCCTTAACACAAATGAGATGGTTGAAAGGAAACGTGAAGCGGCATTTAATTCTCTTTCTTCTGGGGATAAATTAAAAATGCTCTGGAAAAATAGTAAGGATAATGAGAAAAAGTACAAAGCGATGTGGAAGAAAATATTAAAAGAGTTCCTTTCTTTAAAGACAAGAAGAGCGGGTGAAGATGTCAGGGATAATAGAATAAAATGGGGTGAGAAAAGAAGAATGTCAATAGGTATGATATCACCAAAGAATCTTAAAAAAGCACAAGATAATCAAGATTTAAACGTATATGTTGATATTTCCGGTTCGGTGGATATGAAACTTTTGGAACTTGTTGCCCAGTCTCTTACAGTATTTTTAAAACAATATAAGTATTCTGGAATAAATGTTATTCCTTGGGGTACTGATTCAAACGGGTCACATAGAGTGAGTCCTATTTCAAAAATTGGTACAGAAAAAGCGGCTGCCGAAATCATATCATACATAGAGGATGGAATTAATACATTGGGTCGAGGTACGGAGCTTCGTGGGGCTTGTGTTCCGGAATTGATTAAAAATATTGAAAGTATTAGAAAAAGGGAAGAAGCCGATGATATTCAGATAATAATATCAGATGGTGATACTGGTAGCGACCAAAATGGCATTGAAGAGCTTATATATTCCGTTTTGACAGCCAATGGAAATCCAAATAGATTGAGTGCCAAAAATGCAAACATAGCAATTAAGAACTGTATATGGATGTTGTACGATTGTCGAGACGAAGAAAGTTGGAAACAGGCGATAAAAAATGGAAAACTTGTCTTTATATCAAGTAAGAATTTTATTCCAGAATAATTGAATTTCATAAATAATAAAAAACAATTATATCAAAATGAAAAAATTAAATAATATTCTTAATCGTGAAGATTATCTAAATGCTGTAAATGAAGGAAGAATAGGTGATTTTTTGAAGAGAGGTGTTCAAAAAATAAAAGAATTATTCTTTATTTGTGCAAAAAAGATAAAAAATATCATTACAGTGTTTGACTCAACAGGAAACATACTTCCTGTCACTTCTCCACAATCAATCGCAGATTATTTTCGTAACAACAAAGATATCACTGTTGTTGGAACAAAATCTATGAATGACGAAATCAAGAAACTCGGTGGAACCGGATGCAATACAGAGATAAAACCAAAAACAGAGGATTCATATAAAGATGATTCACCAGATGGTGTTGAATATTTTAAATGGATTGAATCTGGGTATAAAGATTCAAATGTGAGAAAGAATTTACTCACACTTCAAAAAATATTTGAATCTAGGAATATACCTATGGAAAACATACTAAACGAAGGGTCACTTAGAAAGGAAGACTCTATAAATTATTCCGGTAAAGAAACCGAAGAGGTTAAAAATTATTCAACTTTAACAACAGAAAAATTTGAAGAACTTCTTACAGAAAGAATAAATTATTATTGTAAGGACGGTAAAAACAATAACGAAAAATGGCCCGAAGGATTAGGAAATATGTTAGTTTTAGGTGCACCAGGTATTGGTAAATCAACAATACCGGAAGCACTTGTAATGGCGTTTAACGAAGAAAAATCCGAAGCAGACAGGATAGCGCTTATTTCCGTAAACTGTGCAAACATCAACCCTGGAGACCTTTTAATGCCAAGAATGCCGAGAAAAAAAGAGATTTATGATTATGTTACTAATAATTATGACGCTCTGAAAGGTGTAGAATTTATGAAAGATTTAAGTCCAGAAAAAAAGCAATTATTAGCAAAAGAAATAAACAAAACTGGACAATTTGAGGCGGCAAGTGCTCCACAACCTTGGTTACCTTGTTATAGAATTTCAGAAAACAAATCTCTTAATAGAATATTAGATGCTGTTGCAAACGGAAACAAGATGTATACGGGTAAAGATGTTGAAGAAGAGGATATGTTTTCCGGTAAGAAATATTTGGAACCCGGTGTTGAAAGAACGGGTTCCGGTGGTATAATCCTTTTCGATGAGTTCTTACGTTGTGACCCAAGTATTTTTAATGAATTGATGACATTCCTTCTTGATAGAAGACTTCAAGGTTGGCAACTTGGTTCAAAATGGTTTATTGTAGCTTGTGCAAACAGACCTTGTGATGATTCGAAATCACAAGCAGGCTGGGAAGAAATAAAGGCGGCACCAGCACAAGACCGTTGGTGTCAGATTTTCCATCTCGACCCGAATCCGGAAATGTGGAAAAAATGGGCAAGGAAAAAAGGTTTTGATGAAATTTTGTTGGACTTTATGTTTGACGAAGACAATAAAAAAGGTGACGAGTTCTTCAATTGGTATAGAGCATCTGACGCAAATAAAGACAGTGAAGGACACAAACCTGTTACACCACGTAACTGGGTTAGAGCACAAGGTGCCCTCATAAACTATATGATTGATAATAAAGATAGGTTTGGAAATGATTATAGTATTTCGAAAATGTCTATAAATGAAGTGACAGAAGTTTTAAAGGGATATTTTGACGATACATTTATAGTAGAACTTACTACCTGGTTAAAACAAAATTGTAAAGGTTTAAAAATATCAGAAGTTATAGAAAAACCATTGACAACACCAATGCCTATAGGTGAAAACTTGAATGAAGTTAAAATAATGAAGAGTTTGTTCAAACAAATGGTTAACAGATATACAAAAGGAAAGAGTAAAATCGCTCCAACAGATGAAGAGTTAACAAACATTATGATTTGGATTGGAAGAAATTTCAAGAAGAATATCAATGTTGTTGCATCTGAGTTTATGTATAAACTACATTATGGTTTGAAAGATGTTGGTTTTTGGGATTTCCACAAATTCGGTCTTATGTTTATGGCCGCTTTTCCAGAAGAGGATTATATGGAAGTTATAGATTATCCGGAATTGAAAAAATGTTTATGCGATAAATCACATGGAGATGGACGCACAGACTTTTTCTTAAACGAAGATGACGATATTCTTGAAAAGGTAAAAGAATTTGCAAAAGAATTCTTCCCTTGGAGATTAAATAAAAATGGAGATTTATTAACCGTATATGAAGAAGAACCTGTTGAATATGATGCTGATAAAATGAAGAGTGAAACTGAAGCCGATTTAAAAGATGACTTTGACGAACTTGAAAATGAAGCAAAAAATAGAGAAAATAAATAAAAGAATAAACAAAAAGGCGGTCAATCGACCGCCTTTTTTTATATCATAATAATATCAAGTTCATCATCAGAGAAACACTCTTCTATAATATCACTTTTGAGATAATCCTTTCTCTGCAAGTCGTTCAAGTCTTTCACTTTCTCCTTTATCCCGCATTTCTTGACATAGAGTTCCCATAGAAAGACTTTCTTGTGTTTCTTCAGTTTCTTTATCGCCTCCGCCTTGCCGGCCTTGTCCTTGTCGAATACATACCTGACATTTTCAGACTCGTCGAAATAGTCGTTCATTTTTTTCGCCCCCTGTAACGCCACACAGTTATCGAGAGAAAGACTGTCGATAGGACCTTCCACTATGGTTATGGTCTTGTTCATATTGATATTCATAATGTTGAATATACCGGAGATTTTCTCTATGTTCGCCACGACATTCTCTATTCCGTCTTCCTCCTCTATGTATTTTTCACCGAGTTCTTTTTTCGAAAATAACTTCTCTATGATTTCCAGTGAAGTTACACCGAACACATCCTTGTACATCCAGGTGAGGTTTCTTGTAAGGTATCTCGGTTTCTGTGACAACGGGTCGAGCTGTCTTATCTGATACCCTATTACCCTGTCGTTCTGTGTGGTGTTGAGTATGTACAGTTCCTTTGACGATGGTCTGTATGCAAAACAGTTCCATTTCGAGATGTCTATCTTTCTGCTTTTCAGATATGTACTGCACTCCTCATTCTTGTACGGTGATACTATCCCCAGTTTTTCAAATAAAATCTTCTTCGGTATGGCGAGTTCCTCTATCACCGAATACACCATAGACGATTGTGTCGTGGCGTATCTTTTTTCGAAATGCTTGGCGTTCTGTTGTATTTCACGAACCGCTATCTTGTCGGAAAGGGAAAGTTCCTGTCCGAATGTCTTAAGAAGAGAGAGAACACCATAGTGTGAACCGCAGTTATAACAGTGGAACTGCATAGAGTTGAAGTAAAGGTTTCCTCTTTTCTTTCTGCTATTATGCAGTGAATCACCACACACGGGACACGAAAAAGCGAACCTGTCGTGGTAAACGTCTATCTTTCTCTTGTTATAACTGTCTTTGGAGAATTTCTTGTCGAGTATCTTCTGAAGTTTCTCCTGTATGACTTGTATCAAATCATAGTCGGAATCGTTCATATCTATTTGTTTAAAATGTTGATGGCGTCAACGGCCATTTCCCAGTCAATACCGCTTTCCCAGCTGCTTTCTATTATGTGTCCCTCTTGTGAGGGAAGCATATCGAAAGTGTCATCGTCTATAATTACATAGTTTGTCACTTCCGGATGACCGTTGAGCCACATTTGAATTTCATCACCTCTTCCGTATTTGTCGTGGTCGATTAAATTCGGAGTAACCCCAATCGTATATTCGGACAACGAATATGGGTTTCCATCGACATAAGGTGTCTCTGGATTCGTGATATACGATAAAGTACTTTCCAGTGTGTTCATCCTCCAAGAAGAGGATATGACTATCTTCGCCCCCGTTTCTTTGCAGATATGGGCAATCAAATCCATCTTTTTGGGCATAAGCGCCCAGTTGGATAGATTACAAGTAATCACTCCGTCAAAATCCAAAAATATAACTTTCATTTCTTTTCTCCTCTTGCACAAAAGAAATCATCAAGCGGGTTCCAAGAATACCAAGAATCTTCACATTGACAAGGACACACTGAATCCGGAAATTCCAGACTTCTTCCCTCCACGTCCCCGTCATCATAGGATTCCTTTACGGACGGTCTGTGCTTACAGTCCTTGCATTTGACCACACCGCTTCCATCTTGAAAACCCTTCTGATAACCTTCATCATATACCATATCCATTACCATACACTAAACATTTTCTATAGATACTATGTGCTCTATGTTTATAAGGGTTTTCTTTTCATAGACATTTGTGGATAATATTATAAAATTGTTATCCAAATCTATTTTTTCCAAGGTTCCTATATAATCGGAACTTTGATATCCGTTTATGCCTATCAGTGTTCTAACACGGACAGTCTTGTTTAAAAAATAATCCATACTCATATTGTTTAAGTTTAAATTGAATTCCAGATAATATATATTGTGTATATGCAAGATACATCGAAAAGTATCGAAAGTATTATGCAGTTTATCATTCCCATTCTTTTGCCTTCTTTCCAGTCCCTTTTATAAAGAGGCATTGTATCTATCACTTCGTATGATAGGCACACGGCGGCGACCACATATACTATTGTATAAAATATAGCAGTTCCTATCATAATCTATTCTAAATTTTAATCCATATTCTAATCAGACTGAATATAATACTTGCATAAAAAAGTGTTATGATAAATAAAAAATTTATCACTTCCATTTTACTATCGTTATTCCATTTGTTTTTCAAGAAAGGTATCATATTGACAACCGTATAAAATACCAATGACATAACAATCGTTAATATTATCGTGAAAAAAATCGCTATCACCAAAACCATAATCTATTCTATTTTAGTTACGTAAATATATTCCGGATGTTCTCCAAACACTATGTGTGTCATATTGCAAATCCAGACTTCATTAAACGCTTCTCTCCACATATCCTTATCTCCTTCGGATAATTTGGTTTCGTCAACCTGACTGTACATCTTGCCCATCATCTGATTGAAGAACGGACCCATAATATTGTACCAGGCGCCTTCGTCATCGTGTTCCTTTATGGACATCTTCAACTGGTACTGCTTCGGTTCTTCCGTAGTCAAAGTCAAGATAAGCTCCTTTCTTCCGTCGGCCATATCGTCAAGGACAAATTCAGTACCGAGAACCATTTCGTTGGCTTCTTTCGGAACACCCGGTATGTCGGCATACCATTTTCCGTCACAATCCTTATAAAATCTTAATCTAATGTTTTCCATTATATATATTTTTTACAAAGATACTATTTTATTTCGAGATTATCCCTTTGGTCTTGTTAAAACATATATTCATCAAGTGAATTTATATATGAACTTTCACCGTATTTTTTGATAAGTTCTTTTTCGTCCTTGCCACAATAATATGATTTCTCGTTTTGATATATGTGGAGACGCTCGTTGTCCAAGTTGACATATCTAAAAACAAATTCTTCAACAAGCACCTTGTCATAAACAAGGTCTCCGTCATCGTCTTCAAAATGAGTATGTGTTGGTTTTCCAATAAAATCTTTGTAAAAAATCAACGCAATTTTTTTACCCTTGTATGATATTTTTTTAACAAGAACACCTTCAGAGTCAAAACCATCAAACTCTCTACAATATGTAATCCTAATGTTTATCATAAATTTAATGTTTACAAGACTAAATGGGATAATTCCGTTTTATTTTGATATACTGTCATTTATATCCTGCAAAGAGAAGTTTCCGTATTTCTTATGGAGGATTTCCATAAATTCGTCCTCCTCCTTTTTTATTTCTTTCAGTTTAAGTTGCTCATCCGAAATACTTCCTTGTATCTTCTCCGCTTCCTTTTTGAGGTTCTCGACATTCACACTTATGGAGCGATACCTGTCTATGAACATTCTTATTTCGAATTTTTCCTCTTCCGTCAAATTTATCTTCATACTATTCCTCTATCTTGGCGAATATGAACGACTCCCTTATACAGTCGTATATGACACCGTTCAGTTTTATTGGAGTGCTTCTTCCAATCGGTTTTATTATTATATCACCGGGTTTGAGGTGACTGTTCTCGTTCACTTTCAATACCCTTGAAAACCTGTTGTATTTGTCATCCGGTATGTATATTCCGGATTTCGTCTGTTCGTTTACAATATCCTTTATGATAATGTAGTCGTTCTTTAATTCTATCGGTAAATCGTATTTTTCTTCCATACTATAAAGATAACAAAAAATCAAGAAAACCATAAATATAATGAAAAATAAAATGAAACGTTAGAGATGGCTTCCAAGAAGAGTGATGTCAAATTCAAATATGTGAATGTTATCCCCCAAGAGGTGAACTCGGGAACATTCTACTGGAAATACGAGGACGGACATAATCAGTTGTATTTCTCACCGACCGATGACAGAAGGGATATTTTGCGGCTGGATAACATAATATCCGGTGAAAGTGGTTCTATGGTTCCGACGAAGAATATCGTTCTTGTCGGAATATATGATGCACCCGATAATACCAATATGATGGACCAGAATACCGGTGAAACCTTTTCGTGGAGTGACAGTGACTGGGAAAACTATGTAAAGGATATTACCGAAAGTAGTAAATACGGAAATCTTTCGGAAAAACCTTTCGTAGTAGGAAATGTCGTGGTGTGCGGTAACAGGGAATTTATATGCAAGTCGTCCAAACCTTCATACGAGACAACCGATTTGCAAGGTATAATTGTCTATATGAGCAAGAACGGTGGAGTGTGTGAAGATGAAAACGGAAACCCTATCACTGTGAGCAGTGGAATGATACCGGATGATGTTCTGGTTGTAAGGTATGATACTCTCATATGGGAAACTTTCGGTGACAACCTTTCACAGGAACTCGCACAGAAGATTGCCGATTTCAATATGGAAATATACGGAAGTGCAACGATAAATGTCGATGCAACTTCCGATGGTGAATATACCCTTTCCGTAGTACTCAAAGAACAAAATCCGTTAACACTCTCTGTCAACCAAGATGGTGACGAGGAATTTACATTAAGTGACCCCAATGATGACGGAGACCAGATACTGATGTCCGCCAATCAGATAAAGGAAATGTTGAATGAAGCGATACCTAAATGGAGGAATAACTTGTAGTTAAAATACAAGTTTCTTTATCTCAAACGGAAATCCCGCCATATCATAGAGTTTCAACCGTTCACGGGCGTGGTTCATCTCATAACATCCCTTGTACAAATCGTCTGCGATGTCGTAGATGTTCACGAAGTTCTTTCCTATGCTGTCGTTCTTTCTTAATCCACGACCGATACTTTGTAAAACTGTACTCATTGATTTATAACTACTTACAAAAAATACATTGAAGATATTGTCAATGGATATACCCGTCGAACTTGTTCCGAATGAAGCAACAAGAACGACATCGTTCTTTCTCTCCATCCTGTCCCTGATTTCAGCCCTTACCTTCTTGTCTATGTCTCCGTCGATATAGTACGCCATCTTGCCGGTATTCTCCTTAATCCACTTGAATATCTTCTTTCCGTATTCCTTGTTCTTGAACAACACCATAGTGTTCTTGTCGGTTGCCGCTATGAGTTTCATAATGATTTCAAATCTTTTCTCGGATTCGTTGACGAAATCGTTTTCGAGCTTGTACATCTTGGCACCGTTACCGGTTCTGACACACTCCTTCTTGGCGTTCTTGAACAGTTCCTTCTGTTTCTCATTCGTATAGTCGAGACGCACTTGCTTAATCTTGCACTTGGATATGAAACCCTCCTCCTGAAGTTTGGATGCCGGTATGTCAACCACTATCGGTCCGAAGTTCTTTATAAGGGTGAGTCCGTCTGCATATTTCGTACTCGGTATGGTTCCCGATATTCCGAAACGATACGGACACTTCAGCATCTCGGAAATCTTGATTTGTGAAGCGGATGTGGCCGTATGCACCTCGTCCGTCAGAACACATCCGAACTTACTGAAATATTCCGGACACTCTTCCCTCAACGACTGGTATGTTCCGATGAATATGTTTGCATCCGGTGTAACCTTGCAACCGGAATAAATCTGCTGTATCTTTATCGGGAACTTTCCACCGTTGTATTCCGTAAAGTCACCGGTCGGTTGTAAAACCAGGTCCACCTTCGGTACTACCATACAGACCTTATCCACACACTTTTTGTAGTAGAGAAGATACATAAACACCATAAACGCTATGAATGTCTTTCCACCGCCGGTGGCGACCTGAATCATACACTTGCGGTTTCTCAACATATTGTATGCGGCATCAATCTGGTAATATCTCGGTTTCTTCTTGCAGTTTGAGAAAAGGTCGTCCATACAGTTCTTGAAGTCGTCATACTCCAGTTCCGTATCAAACAGTCTTTCGAGTCCGTCTATCTGACAGTCGAAATGATATTTCTCACAGATGTCAAAGAGATATCCGTATGAGGTGGCGGGAAGGTATTTTCCCGTCATAAAATTTATCTTGCCGTTCCAAAGTCCGTTCTTGTATTTCGGATTGAAACGGTAGTTCTGAACCTCCTTGTCAAACGACACCTTTAACTGCTCATATTCAGGTGTGGTACAAGAGTCTATTATGAGATATTCACAATCTTCGCTTAAATGCAATATCATAACTATATGTTGTTTTTTATAATCTCTTCAATTATATTTATTGAAATGTAATTGTTATTCTTTTGTGTATCAAGTCTTTCATAGAAATGACCGTATAGTTCCTTCCGTTCCGGTTCACCCATTTTTTTCGAAATGTCTATATATCGTTTCAAAGACGACAGTGATATTTTCTTCTCTCCATATTTTTCAAGTGTCCTGTTGACGGTTTCAAGAAGTTCGTTTCTTCTGATGTTACCATTCATCCTTCTGAAGTAATCCACCACTATAACCCTCATATCTTTCTTCAGACCTCTTTTCTTTATGCTGTTGTCCCTTTGTTCATCGGAATATTTGGATGTGTTTTTGAACCTTAAAATGGCGTAGTCGAAGGCCGTGTTGAATGTCGAATCGAACTCCTTCTTTGAAAAGACGGTTCCGTTGGATGTACCCGGCCATTTCCCTCCGCCGTATTTGCTGTCCATTTTCTCAAACTCACTACGGACATTTTCATATACGGATTTCATAAACCCCCTATATTCCCTTTTCGAAAGTTTTTCTATATCCTCCTTGTCCTTGAATTTCCTTTCTCGACAGATTCTCCAAGTGATTCTTCTTGTACGGTCGAATACAAAATTGTTTCTTGAATTTTCCATATTATATTCAACTTTGTTTGGATTTTCGTCATATATATCCCGTTCATCGAAATCTTCATTGAACAACTTGTCGTTCATCGTCTCCTTTTCCTTGTATTTCAACAGGAACGGACTCGAATGTTCACAGATGTCTTCGAACTTCGGTGCGTTTTTGAAATACTCCGCCCTCCTTTCCTTGTCCGAAAACATATTTACGATTTCATCTTCCGGTATGTACCCTATCCCTCCGTTTTCGGAATATGGCATTTTCAGTTCAAGGTTTTGCAGATGGAACATAGCGGTGCAGAAATTCTTCGCCTTCCAGAATGTAAAGTTCTTGTCACCGAAATTCGGTTTGTCCGAAATGTCAGTGAGGGATTTGGTGAGAATCCTGTAACTGGCACTTCCATCCGTATCAGTCAGAAACATATTCTGTGACATTCTCTTCACTTCACCGTTTTTGTTCCCGTCGAGTTCGAGTTTTGAAATCGTATCCATTATCTGCTCTTCACATTTCTTTTTGTAAGAGTATGACTGTATGAGCCATTGCAACTGGACGTGTCCGTTTTCATTATTGTGTATCTCGAAGTTGGGAAGCATTCCGTGAGAATTGAAGAGAACGAGTATTCCGTCAAGTTCGGTTTTGTTTTCCTTTATCCTGCAATCCACATCTATGTCAAGGACTATCAAGTTTCTGACATTTCTGGTCAGACCTATCCCTATGGCCGAGAAATTATGGAAATAATAGCAGAGGTCGAGATAGTTGTCTATCCCGAGAGACTTCATCTTCATCTTTGATATTTTGAACGAACTTTCATTTTTCCTGACGGATATGTCGTTTGACTCCATATAGAACTTGACCATACCGTCCACGAATTTCGGTACGGATGTCTTATGGTTCGCTTTCCTTATATCGATGAAGTATGTGTTTCTTCCGGACAAGGAGAACTTGTATGAAAAGAAGAAATGGTCTCCCCTTCTCAAAGTGACAATCTCGTACTTGTAGTTGGACAGTTTGTCCTTGAGTCCGTATTCGTCCAGTCTCTTGTCGTCTATACGGAAACTCCAAGTCTTACGGTCATATGTGTCGTTCTTCTCTATCTTGAAAACATATAAGTCATTACTATTTTCTATCAGTTTTCTTAGTGTCTCGACCATAAATAATTAAAAGTTATCACTTAAAAAATAACAAAAATTGAAAAGTTACGACATCATAGAATGGTTGAAAGGCTTTGAAAAGGACGGTGGGAAATTCGACTTCAAGGTCGATGCTCTCCTTTCAAAGAGCAGGGTTCTTATGCCAGGTCGTTTCTATATACTCGAATATATGGCACAGACGAAGGAGAAGTATAACGCAAGACCAATCATAATAAGTCTTGGGATATCCAAGAAAGAACCCGATTCGTTCTTATGTATTGACTTGTGTCTTATACCGAGAATGGTGAGGTTGAGGTTCGTGGAGATGGTGTTCAAGATGTTCGAGAAACAGATTTCGGAGAATATGAAGAAGTTCTGGAATGTGGAGGACGCCGACAACCAGAAGCAGATTTTACAGTTCGGTTATGAAATGTTCGACAAGATACCGGTACTCAAACCAATCAAACTCGCCATAAAGAAATACAAGATTGAGAATACCTTTAAGATTTATTCCATCCCGTTTTCGAAAGTATATAAGATAATAGGTGAACTTCCAGACATAAACTGTATGGTTAACGGTAACATATCTGTCGAACAGCAGAACTTTTTAATAGAGAAAGGAAAAATAAAATAATATGGGTGTATTAAAGAACTTGACGGACGAGTATTTCGGTAAGACCGAAAGAATGGAAGAGAAGATTGAACTTCCAAATGGGGTAGTCCGTGTAAATTTCACAGACAACAATGGAGTATTTCACCGTAACGGATATCGTGTTGAAAGCGGTAATAAGCAAATACTTAGGAAACTTATTGAAAGACTCATTGAAAAAAGAGGTCTTGAAGCCGACTTCAATGACATAGATGTTTCCAATATCACAGATATGTCATTTCTGTTTAAAGGTGTTACCGAAAGAGGTGAAGAAACCATTTTTACCGATTTCAACGGTGATATTTCCGGCTGGGATGTAAGTAGTGTTACAAATATGGACAGTATGTTTCATGCCGCTAAACATTTTAATAAACCGATTGGAAAATGGGATGTAAGTAATGTTACAGATATGTGTATGATGTTTTGTGCCACTTATGATTTTGACCAGCCGATTGGAAACTGGGATGTAGGTAAGGTTACAAATATGGAAGATATGTTTCGTGCAACCAGAAGTTTTAATCAGCCGATTGGAAAATGGAAAATTGGTAGCAGATTGAAAAAAGATGAAAAAATAAATATGTGTGGAATATTTCGGTGGGCTACAAAATTTAATAAACCTATTGGAGACTGGGATGTAAGCAAAGTTGCAATTATGAAAGATATGTTTTATTTTTCCGATAGTTTTAATAAACCGATTGGAAAATGGGATGTAAGTAATGTTACAGATATGTGTAGTATGTTTAGTGGTGCAATCAAATTCAATCAAGATATTTCAAATTGGGATGTAAAAAAAGTAAGAGATTATTTTAATATATTTTATAATTGTCCAATAAAGAACAAATATAAACCGGAAAAATTCAAAAAATAATGGGTATACTACTTAATTTGACAAAGGAATATTTCGGAGAAATCGAAAGGGACGAAGACATAATTGAGGGTGTCAACAAGGTATCATTCACCGATGGTAACGGCAAATTACATAAAAATGGTTATCAGCCGGAAGACGGTATGTTAAAGAAACTTATGCGAGTGCTTATAGAAAAAAGAGGCAACGAGGGGGATTTTAATGATGTAGACACTTCCCTCATAACCAGTATGAGTTATCTTTTTTATAATAATAGTAAATTCAACGGAAACATTTCGGGATGGAAGTTTCCAAAAGTTAAATATATGAATGAAATGTTTAAAGGTGCAACTTCCTTCAATCAAGATATTGGAAAGTGGGAGTTCCCGGAAGTTGAAACTATGAATAATATGTTTGAAGGTGCCACTTCCTTCAACCGGCCTATCGGAAAGTGGGAGTTCCCGAAAGTTAATGATATGGGTGAAATGTTTAAAGGTGCCACTTCCTTCAACCGGCCTATCGGAAAGTGGAAGTTTCCGGAGGTTAAATATATGAATGATATGTTTGCTGATGCAACTTCCTTCAACCGGCCTATCGGAAAGTGGAAGTTCCCGAAAGTTGTATATATAAACGGTATGTTTAGAGGTGCGACTGCTTTCGACCAAGATATAAGCGAATGGGATGTTGAGAGTATTATTGGTACTGAAAATATGTTTAAGGATTGTCCTATAAAGGATGAACATAAACCAAAAAAATTTAGAAAATATGCCAAGTAAATCAAAGAAACAGCAGAACTTTTTCCGACTTGTGAAAGCGGTCAAGGCGGGAAAGGTAAAAAAGAAAGATGTTGACGACAAAGTAAGGAAAGCCGCCAAGTCTATGACAAAGAAGGAGATTTCGGATTTCGCCGACCATATAGATGAAAATATACTTATCGACAAATGGGAGGACTATTCAGTCTATGACTTGTTGCAGGAATTTCTTTCCGATAAGGAAGAAGGTATTGAAACCGTACAGTTCAATCTTATTCCGGCGACACAGTACAAAAATCTGTTGAGAAGGTTTATGTCCGCCCCAAACCCGCAGATGGCGAGAATACCCGAGAATATCATCGACGGATGGCTTGACGATGTTGCAACAAACACAATTAAAATATTCTACATAACAGACCTTGCCGGTCATTCGTCGTCTTTTCCTTCGGATGACCTTGCCGATGTGTTTGGTGAGGATGATGCCGACTGGTCGGACTATGGAGCCGCTTCGGAATATCTTGACAACATCGGTTTCTATGACTGGTGCAAACTTCCCGATGGAAGTGACGCTTGGAGTGATTATGGACTCGAACCTATCTGGAAGATATTCGAGGAATGTGATGAAAATATGGAGGGTTATGAAAAACTGATGATTCTGAACAGGATACTCGATGTCGGACACTGGCGTGGAGACTTGGCTTCGGCTTTCATAGAAGGCGGAAGCAAGACCTGTAGTGAAATTTCAAATATGGAGGAGGGGTTCAAATCCAAATCCGACGGTTATGTGATGTGCTTCGAGGAGTTCAATAATTCAAAATTCATCAAATGGAAAACCAAGTTTGACAAATATCTGAACGAGATGATTTCGGAATTACAGGAGGATTTCCTTAATGTTTTGGGGATAAGGTTGAAAATAAACGAAAATTATAGGTTTACCGGCTGGAAGAGCAGATGGCCCGCCGCCTATGAAAGAAAGTCAAGGAAAATATTGAAAGGCGTATTGTCCGTAGGTGTGAATTACAATCTGCTGTATTCAAGAATGTGTGAGATGGGAACGGACACCGATAATTTCAATATAGAGGCACAGGCAAGAATAACGATAGGACACGAGGTCGGTCACGGTTTATGTGACTATATGAAGAACTGTGTCGTGAGAAATGATACATCGAACATATCTTCCGTAAAGAAATGTGGTGAAAGGAAAGAGGAGGAAATCGTAGAGGAGTTCGGAGAGTATATGTTTCCGGATGCTACGGATATATATGATAGTGTCTTGTTCAAAGCCTTTATGGAACTCGCCGGAAAAGACAATGATACGAAAAAAACCGATATTTTATGATAAAGATAGGAATTGATTTCAGTATAAACAGTCCGTCTATGATGTATTGCAAGGACGGAGAGTATAGGTTCATATCGTTTTTCAACGATGAGGGAAAGGACTGGAGGAAAAGCAAGTCCAAGTCCTTCCATTATCACAACCTCTTGTTTGAAAACAACATAGTGGAGATGATACCCTATACGAGAAAGACCATCTCCAAGGAATACAGACAGGAGCAGAAGGACAAGATGAAAGACGCCTTGATGCTTTCATCCTTGATAATAAACAAAATAAAGGAAATTGTCGGTGACGATGAAGTTATGATAGGACTTGAAGGTTTCTCCTTCGGTTCAAAGGGTGCAAGCTACATAGACTTGATTATGTACAACTGTTTTCTCCGTGAAAGGATAGTCAATGAATTTGGAGCGGAGTCTCTGGTCATAGTGTCTCCGACTGAAGGAAAGAAACTTTTTTCGGGAAAGGGTAACGCCAACAAAGAAAAAATGATTGAAGCGTTTATCTCCAACCATATCTGTGACGAGTTGATAGAAAAGACCGAACTGTGGAAATTCTGTTCAAGTACTGAACTGGACTACAAGAATATAAAACCCGTGGATGACCTTATTGACTCGGTAGGTATCTTTGAAAATATAAAAGGGTGGTAAATTACCACCCTTTTTTAATCGCTTTCCTCATCGTCAGTCTCGTTATTCAACTGACTGCACATCTTCGTCATCTTCCTTATCATCTGGTCGCTTTCCCTTTTCATCTTGGAATACTCACGCTCCCTTTTTCTGAAAATCTTGTCGAAGCGGGATTTCGCCTCCTCTGCATCCAGATACAAGTCCTTTCCACCCAGTACCTGTGAGAGTTCTTTCTTTGAAAGAAACTCACCGTATACATCGTTCATAAGTTTTGTAAACCATTTCTTGTGAAATTCGGTGGCCGACTGTATTTCGTGGTATTTACCCACATCACCACCCGAGTATGCGTGAATCATAACCTCACACCAGGGGCAGAATTCTATTTCGTCTGCACTCATCATAATCACGGAAGCCGCCGAACAGCAGGCACCTTCGACATATATGAATATACGTGCCTTGCATCTTAACAATGAGTGGTATATCTGTATTGCACAGTCCAGGTCACCGCCGTAGTTGTTGATGTGAATATGTATCTCGTCATATTCGGAAGTTGAATTGATGGCACGCAGGAAGTCGTGGTAATATTCCTTGTCTTCTATCGTACCCGTAAGGAAAAAGTCTATAAGTCTGAAACTTCTTCCGTTTTCACAAACGTTGGTTTCCTTCAAGGGATTGCCTTGTATCGGTGGTAAATTTTTTTCTTCACACATATTGTCCAAATTTTGAATTTTTACAAAGATACTATTTTTCCGGAGAACAATAAAAAAGAAAGGGATGATTTTCATCCCTTCGTCTTATTTTTTAAGTTTCAAGTTACTATTCTTTTTTACTATTGTAGTGGAAGTACTTTGTTTTACGAGACTGTCGAGCTGTGTCGTTATGTTTCTGGTTGCGTCAACGAGTGTCTGTGTACTTGTGTTTATACTGTTGGTAACATCAACTATCGAACTGTTTCCGTAAGTGGAGTAAACCACTATATCGTACTGTTTCGGTTCATCGGAACTTACATCCGTCCAGATGTCTATTCCGATTATATTGGCGAACTTGGTGTTCTTAACCTTCTCGTCAGTCGCCTTCAAACCGCTCTTACCGAATATGTTTCCGTTGTAGTCGGTCATACGGTACTGGTAAACGATAGGAACCTTGATTGAATCGTTGCTGTCTATAACGGCGGTCGAATTGGCGGTATCACCCTCAACCTGTATCTGCTCGTGGTTTATAGGTGAGAGGAACAGGTATGAGTTACAAGTATCCTCGCCGTTCAGGTATCTGTCGGTTTCAAGATAACCGATTTTATGGGTGGTGATGTATGTACCGTCATCCTCCGAATGTTCGTTGTCAAGGTCTATTTGGTTTATTACACCCCAGTCCGACAATCCGAATGCGGCTTGTATCTTCGGAATGATAACTTCACTCTTGCTCAAACCGGTGATATTCTTCGTACTTACCATTCTCTGTGCGAGTTTCTTTGTCATATTATCCATTTTTGACAGATTGACATTCTGCACGGTTGGTGTTGTACTGTTACTGCTGTTGGCATTCAACTCCATTCGCTTCAATATTTTGAACGATGTAGGGGCTTCACTGAGAAGAGTCCTGTATGTAATGGGTTTCTTGTTCCAGGTTTTCGGAAGTCTGTACAGTATGGGGTATGTCTTCAATATGTCGCTGGATGCTACATTTTCATCACTCAAATCCGAACCGCTGAGTTTATTATACAGTTCGAGTTCACTTTTCCATATATCACTTGCATTGCTTTCTCCATAAAGTATTTTCTTCGCTGTGTCAGTCAAATTTATATCACCACCATTGGAATCACTTGTGATATATATTTCGGAATCTGCAAAAGGAGCAGATTCATCAAAATTACCATACTCTTTTCCATTGATATCTGTTAATTTCGTATTGGCGTACATATCAAATGTATCCGAAACATCACGGAATCTTGAATATACGAACTGTCCCTTGCATTGTGCAGACTGATATCCGTTAGGACATACCTTGGTATAGTCTATAAGTTCATTTGCACCTGTCAGGTTTATAGGTACGAGGTCGTATCTTCCCTTTGTCTTATAATATATCGAACTTGTGTCTGAAGGATTCAGTTCGTTATCGTAGATTTCATAGTAATTCATTGGTGAATCAAATTCGTTATACTCATTGACGGTGGTAATGTTTTCCTTTCTTGACGAGGGAACCATAGCGTTTCTGTTTCCTCCAAGTTTACTTAGAAGATACAGACCCGACTGCACGTCGGTGGTTATGTCGAGGTAGAAGGTCTTCGTGACAATCATACCGTTCTTCTTGCCCGCCGCACCGAGTTTCTTGTTCACCATCCTCGATACTTCCGTAGTGTAGTTGCCGGCGTTGATGTATGTCACACCCTTCTCGGTAAGTACATATTTCTTGGTGTTCGTCGTATCACTCGTGGTCAATGTGACTACAAGATTTCCGGCGGTATGGTTTATCTGCTCTATAATCTGTGTTATCTGGTTCTGCAAGTCCTGAAGTTTGTCATACAGTGTTATAGGTTTCTGCTCGTCCGTGAGGAAACCCGAAGTAATCACTTGTGCGTTGTGTGCATAGTATGTATCATTTGCATAGAAACTTGAAGCGACGTGTGAGTTCATCGCCTTGAACGATGAATTTACATTCTGTATGGCAGCGTCTGCATCATTCTGCTTTATGAGGGATGTTATGTCATCCGCTTCAAGTTCGGCAAAGTCACTGAATGCAATCACTATCGGGTCACTCCATTCCGACTGCAATGGATTTGAAGGGAAACCCGCCTCACTTACGGACTTGACTTGTATCTCGACCTGTTCACCCTTCTGTATAGGAATGTCGAGCTGATTGATGTTCACCGCCTCCGAATTGGATGTGTCTATGTACTCCCAGGTCCATTTGTTTCCCATCTTTATACGAGGTCTCAACTTGGTTTCAATCTCGTTCCAGTTGGAGAAACGACCGGTCACTTTCAGTCCGTTGGAACCATATGTGAACTCCTCCTCCTTGTTGGCCACACCGCTCTTGTTCAAGTATCTGTACCTTATCTTGAACTTTATTATCCTCTGTACTCCGGTCGCCGGTGAAATCTTTTCCTCCGGAATATCCCAGAAACCACGAACCCTGTATTTGGGGGTTGCGTCAACGGTGTCGGTGTACTTGGACTTTATGGTGTTTATCAATGAGGTGTAGTTGCTGTTCAACTGCTCCTGTTCGGTTATCAGGGATGAGAGTTTGTCATTGGCGTTCTTCTTTTCTATACCATCAACGAAATTGGTCGTCTGGATAAGAGTCTTCTGTCTCTCTATCTCCTTGTAGTTGTTGTTTATGGCAGTCAGTATGTTCGACTTTGAAGCGATAAGTTCCCTGAATGAGGCGGTATCCGTACCTTCAGTCAACTGTGAGTTTATCTGAACTATCTTGAAGTCGCCTTCTCCGTCCGAATAGTTGAGTTTCGGAGGGTTCGGGACGATACCTTCACGGACTGTCGGATAATAGTCCTCGTTGTATGAAAGGAGTATCTGGCCGAAGTCAACCACGTTCTTCTGATAGAATGTCTGCAAATTTTTCTTTTCACCGCTTCCGTCCGTATATGTCAGTTCATTTGTGAAAAATCCGACACCGGCCGACCAGGATGCCGCCGGCATATTTGAATCAGGGTCTATCGGCTTCATGAAGATGACCTCCCTTTCACCATATCCTATCGGAATGTCGGCCTTTATCGTACTGTCCTGTGTTCCGCTTATCCTCAAGGTGTCCTTGCCGACCTTCACGGCTTCAAAGCCCTCTATGCATTGCAAACCAATCTTATTAGCGGACACATCTACATAAGTTACCTTGTATCTTGTGGTTACGGGTTCCGATACAACTTCCACCACATCACCGACCGACAAAATCCTTGTGTTCATAATGTCGGCTCTGCTGTCCGTATATTTGAGGTCGAGAAGTGTGTATCTCATAGACTTTCCGACTTTGGTCGGACTGTCTTCCATCTCACCCTTGACAACGGAGAAATTACCCGTGTATCTCTTCGAGCGTGGAGGGAGTTCCTTTATCTCGTCGTCAAGAGAGTATCTGATACCGTTGTTTACGAGAGTGTATATGAAGTCTTTGTACTTGATGTCGTTTTTACCCTTGAAGTTTGTGTCGAACACCTTGATTTTCTTCAAAGTGTCACATTCAAGTATGTACCTTTGAATCATAACCTTCTCGGTTTCATTCGGAACCTGTCCGGTGAAGTCCCAAGTTACATACAACATAGGGTTGAGCATATCCTCGAAGAACCAGTTTGACTTGAATTCAAAAGTGGTTATATTATTGACCTTCTTTATAGTAGGTGCTTCACTTGGTACCTTGCTCGCTATGATTTTACGGTATGAACCGTCGGACAAACGCAGTCTGCTTCCCGATGTACCGTCAACATTGGACATAGTGGTAAGTGTCGCTTCAAGTCTGTCTATCTCGTTTTTGAGATAACCGAATGAAGGTATCTGGTATGTTATTGAAGTGTCGGTATTGCTCGGGTCGGTTATCGTAAGGACAACGCTGTCCTCGTTTGAAACAACCGCTTCGTTTATCTTGTCGAGAACCTCCATACTGTTGTTCGTGAGAACCACAGCCTGTTCGAGGAAAGTACTAAGTGAATTTTTTATTTTTGCAGACATATTGTATTTTGTATTTTAAGTTTCTATTATTAAGTTATTTATGTTATTGGATTGAATTGTTTGATTCAAAATCCCTTAATTTTTCCAGAATTTTCGGTATGATAGGATTCCTTACACAGTCCTCCGGACCAAATTCTATCACACCCACGTAATCCTCGCCCGAGAAAATCTTGGTGATATACTGCAAGGCCGACTGTTGTTTCTTCTTGTCCGTCCTGAAATCGACCTGCTCGCAGTCACCAAGGAAAATCATTTTTGAATTTTCCCCTATTCTTGTAACGACCGACTTGAATATGTTCATAGTTATGTTCTGACATTCATCGAGTATGATTACGGAGTTGTCTATCGAAAGACCACGGATATAGGCGAGAGGCAACACTTCTATGTATTTCTCCTCGAAGAGTCTTTCCGCTACACCCTCCGGTATCATCTTGTTGAGGTTTCCGACATAAGACATTATGAAGGGTTCCATCTTCTGTTCCACATTACCTTTCAAGAAACCTATCTCCTCCTCCGGAATTGATGTGACCGACTTGCAGAGTATTATTTTTTTATATCCTTCGTTCAGAAGTCTCAAGGCGGTGTTGAGAGTTACGAAGGTTTTGCCTGTACCCGCACTACCGGAGCATATTGTAATCTCTTTTTTCCTTATGCTTTTTACGAGTTCCTTCTGTTTTTCAGTCTTGCATTTCAGTTCCTTGATAGAAAGAATGTCTTTTATCTCATCTTTCTTTTCGGTTTTCTTAGTTCTGGAAGCCATAATAATTTAAGTTTTTTTGTATGGTTAAAACTTTCTTGTTTTTTTGCTCCTATGATATTTATGAAACACATATCCATAAATAAGATATAAACATTTATATTTAAAATTTATGCATAATATTTTAGATTTTACCGAATACAAGAACCAAGTTAGACTTTATGAGGAAAGACTTGTATTGGAACAAATTAAGACGAGACCCATAAACGAGGGAATGATATTATCGACAATCAGGAATAAGATAAACGATAAGGCCACAATCTTCACACAGATGGCTCTTTCGGAAGAGATTGAAATGATGAAAAATCTTGAAAAGGAGATTAAAGCCCAGTTTGGAGAATTGGAGAAGCACTATGATGAGAAGATGAAAAGACTCAAGAACGCCCCCTATTTCGCCAAGTTCAAGAGAGAGAACCCGAAGGCAAAAGAATTTTACAACGGGTTGAAAACAAGATTCGAGAGAATCGACAAGGCCAATTTCAATTTCATAAAGATAGTTGAAACCAACCAGGTGGATTTGTCTGCGTTTTTGAAGAACGCCACTATGGCCGTTTTCGTAAACTTCGGTGTTATGTTCATACCGACAAGAAGTATATTCTTGTTGAAAAAGGCATATAAGTATTTTATCGGAATCATCAAGCAGACCATCCATAAGGATATGCTGTACTTTATGTTGAACTTTGATGATTTCAGAAATGCGGTTCTATTGGATTCACAAGATGAATATGTTCAAGATAGTACTCTTGAAAAAGAAAAGGAGAAAATTGACCAGGCTGAAGAGATTTTGCAAAGTATGTTAACCAATTCCAATATGTCTTCAAGTGACCGTAAAACCCTTCGAGAAATCATAGACCAAAAAATTAAAGTTTCTGAAAGGAGAATGAAACTTAATCAAAATAGTAGGTCTTCAATAAATTTCTCGACAAGATATGACAATACATATAAAAACACCCTTGAACGTCTGAAAACTTTCTCTATAGAAGACGACCAGAAGTATCTCGAAGGAATCAAGAAAGGTATGCAAGGTCTTGCTCTCGATGAAGTTGACACAAAATCATTTGTCGAACTCATAATATCCGCCGCCGAAGAATCTGCGTTTGAAGTTTCGAATGCAATTCATACGGAGTTTATAAAACTTGTCGGATTCTTCTCGCTTATGGAACAGAAAGAACTTATGGATATGTTGAGAAGAGAAAATAACGAATATGAAAAAATAAAGAAGGAAAATCAAGCAAAGAGAGATAAAGAACTTCAAACTGAAGCAACTGAAAAAAGAGATAAATTTCTTAATTCGGAAGGACCGAAAATATTCAAAGAAATAGTTGAAGATAATAAGGGTAATGGCAAAAAACAAAGAGATGCATATTTGAAAATAGGAAAAGAAAAAATAAACGACAAAGACACTAATAAGGATTATACTAAAAAAGAAATTTTTGACGGATGGTTATCTCATATAGATAAAGATAGTAATACATATAAAAATTGGAACGACAATCATAAAAAAATAAAACCATTACTTAAACTGTATCTGGATAAGGTTCTTCCGAATGTTGAGGATGATATTAAGGGAGAAAGTTATCTTAAATATGCAAATTTACTTGTGGATTGTCTTCTTCCTTGTAAATTTGAAGGTAAAAAAATGCTTATTGAGAGTGATGATAAAACTGATGATAGTGGGGTTAAAGTTAAAATTGATGATAGTAAACGAGTATGTATAACAAGTTCAGACCCAGAGGGAGTTAAAGAATTTAAGATGAAATATATTATAGAAAATCAAAAGTGTGGTTTCACAGTTTACAATCTTGAAAACGCCGATGAAAGAAGAGAAAGATTAAAGGAAATTATATTAAGTAAAGAACATGGTGAATTTGTATACGGTAAAGTAAGTCACTCAAAGAAAGAGTTATTAATAGAAGCCCTCGATTTAATTTCAAAAAATATTATAAAAATTGAAAAAGATATAATAAAAGAAGTTTTATGTAATTTACACATAAAATATAAAGAACATAACGTAACCCCATACTATATATTATCTGATAAAGTGTTTAATCGTGTGAAAGAAGAATTGGAAAAATTGGAAAAAATGAAAAAAGATGACTATACAGATAAACCTACAAATAACCCCGAAAATTTATTAAAATCGGAGTAACATTTCGTTTTGACCGAAATACCTCTTTTAATTACATTAAACCCCACCCTGTTGATAGTGGTGGGGTATTTTTTAATTTACCATATAATTTATATACCAGTGAGGTTCGGCTTCCCCCGTAGCGAATGCATTCGACAGAAATTCATACTCTGTGTTCATTTTGTCACTGTCATAATATTCCAATGTAAGAAGACTGTTATCCGTGAACACGACATTTATTTTAAACAAACCGTCAACATCCTCCATATTATCAATACCGGAAATATTTAACAAGTTTATAATAAAACCATCATTTTCGAAACCGGTGATGGTGTTTTCAAGACAAGCAAATTTTTCCGGTTGTTCTATCATAGCATTTGAAATAAGAAGGATTGTTTCCCAATATTCGATGTCGTTGTCATATTCGAGTGTAAGGGGTTCTTCCTGTGAATGAAAACCTATTTCAACCACATACTTTCCCATAACTTTTCCAGAAGGGTTTATGTAGTTTACATCCTCCGTTCTATAATTGGTATTGTCTATCGTGAAAACCATATTTATATCTTGAACATTTCTCTTAACTTTGATATGAAACTTCTGTTTCTCATACTGCTGTTATAGTATCCCACCCATCTGCAACCCTTCCAGTTGGTCTCGCCACAGGAGCAGTGGTACTCGTCGAAGTTCGGTACTCCCTTTTCACCAACGAAGTTGTAATACAAGTCGTATATTGTTATACCTTCCTCCCTCTGGTACGGGAACTTATGACACATCTCCATAAACTTGTGTTTGTTCATAGGACTCGGTATATGCGGGTTGAAGAACCGGCAACCCATACCCTTGTTCGGAAATCTTTCAAAACATTTCTTCAATCTTCTCCACCATACCCTTTTCTTGGCCATATTTTCGAAATACGGCTTCGTCGTCTCGTTGTATATCTTCATATATCTCGGGGTAGTGTCCGACCATTCGGTGTCCTTGGTGATAAACTGGTCGTCACTCCACATTATGAAGTCGTCCGTCAAGTCCGGAACCTTCTCTATGGCGGTTCTGACCTTGTGGATTATGTTGGCGTCCTTGTCGTGGGAGTATATGTCGTCACCACGTACCCATACTATGTCATCACCGAGAGAACTTATTTTTGAAATCTGTGTGACAATTATAATCCTGTTGAGACACTTGAAATATTTTTTGATACTCGCCACTGCGACCTTTATCTCGAAATTGTTGTTTTCATAACTGTTGGTTCCGAGTGGTATCACAACATCGTGTTTATCTTCCATACTGTCAGTTTTTAAGCATAAATAACTATATAAAATATTTATGTTCAATGCAATTATTATCCGGAAGTCTTTATGACTATCTTCTTTTTTATGAATGTGCCGCTAAAGACTGGGCGAGTGCAAAGGGGGTGAATGAAAAACTGAACATCGTCACCAATAATTCTGGAACTCTGATGGAACACATAAACTGGAGTGTGACGGGAACCACCGTACCGGGCGATTCCGGAGGAAATACCAAATGTGGTGTTACTTGGAAGACTTGGGAGTCGTTTTTTAAACAAGAAAACATCAATAAATACGGTCTTTCACGTTTGACTAAAAATGTCAACAGTATGGACAAGAACGGTTGGGTTTCCTTTATAGACTGGTTCAAGATTTCCGGATGTGCCAACGATGCGTGTACCCTTATGCTTTTCCAGGCAAAATGGGGAGGATGGGGTAGTTGCAGACCGACAAGAGACGACTGTCTCGCCTTGTTGAAACAGAAGGCCACGAAACCCGACTATAACTTCAAGACAAATGGTGGTACGCTGGAAAAGATAGCGGATGCCTCAAACGCTTTTGAAAATCCTATGGATGCATATCAGATAATAAGAAACTGCTATCAAGAGTATATGTACAATCTTTCTGCACCCGGTATGAAGAATAGAAAATTCAGGGTTGGATGGATGAGAAGGGTTGTTCCTCCATTTCAAGATGATGGATTATATATTGAAACCGGTGGAATAGCAAACTATGGAAACGAAAACACCACATTGGATGAGTGGAGGGCTATATGTGCCCAACAAAAGGGAAAGATGAGTGGTTATGTGAAACTGTGCAGCTGGGACAATATGCCGTCAAGTCCAGATACATTTGACAACATAGACTTGTCTACTATACCCGATAGTGGTGGAAGTTCAAGCGGAGGTTCAAACGGAAGTTCATCATCCGGTACGGCTTCCGGTGGAAACCGTTTCTCGTCCGGAAGAACCGACCCGCATCTTTCCGCTTCAGAGAAGAAAGAGGCCAAACCAGGAACACTTCTCGGTCCAAGTTTCAATTTAAAGTAATGATATATGGGAACAACCAATTACGATTTACCTAAATTCTATCACGCTTATGGTGGTGAACGTGGAGACAACAAATATAACCAGCAACCCGGTGACCAGCTTCAACAGCAAGGAAAAAGGGGAGAGGTCATAATAGGAAAAAGTTATATCAATAGTGACTCCCCTTGGACATACATTATGAGATATAATGGTGGATTAGATATGTGTAAAAAAGCAGCCGAGATTGGAGGAAAACTAGCGAGTTCCCAGCTGGTCGGTTATGCTTGGGATAATAGGGATACTCTTTATAACCAGTTGAAAGCAAATAATTGGGATGTTGATAAGTTTTTAAATTCGGGTGTAATGGTCGATACCGACTGTTCTGCGTTTGCATATACGGTTTGGTGTTGTCTTATTCCGGAATTAAGAATAGGAAATAATGGTATCGGTTGGATTCCATCCTCACAAAATACAGATGATACATTTTTAAAAAGCGGAAAATTTTCCAAGATTACAAATCCGGATGCTTTGAATAATCCTAAAACATGGAGAATAGGAGATGTTCTTAGGAAAAGTGGTCATGTCGCTTCCGTATTTTGTACGGAAACAGATTATCCGGCCGGTAGTGGTTATCTTATTGAAGGTGGTAGTAGTGGTGGTAGTGATGAAGGTGGAGGAAGTCTTTCCACTACCAATACTTATAGCGGTGGTAGTTCCACTTATGACCCTCTTGAACAACACTACGGTGGTAACGGTCAACCGAACAAAGTTACAAGACTTTCCAAAGCAAGAAACAGACTATCGGGTAGCGACCCAAATGTAAACACCGCCCGTAAGGATGATTTCAGCAGACTGGCAGACACTTTGATAGACGCCACACCTTCACTCGGAAGGAATATTCACAAGTCACAGGAAATGTATGACTCTTGCATATTGAAGGGAGACCAGACTTCAAAGAAAGTCATAAGGGGGAACGGGGGAAGTCCGACAGCACCATCGGAGGACGGTACTTCACAAGATACCAATAAACAAAATGCCGAATAAAAAGAGAGAAGGTTTCCTTCTCTCTTTTATTTTGTGTTATCCATTGTATCTTTATCTGCAATCACAGTGAGAATTTCCCTATGATAATTGGATTTATCTTTATATTCTATTTCTCCGAATATTTCCACGGCATCCGCCGGTATGGGACATTTTGTCGTTATACCATATTCACATCTTGTGTCACCATAGAATATTGTTGATTTGGAAAGTTTTTCAACTTCAATACGAAGGAGACAATAGCGTCCGTCCGATGATGTAGTGTTTGCTTTAAATAACTGCCATCCTAAAATGGATGCTTCTATTTTAGTGATATTTTCCTTTATCAGATGAACTTTCGGTTTATATTTTAAAAATGTATTCTCACTTCTCGGTTCAATTCCCTCTTTTAAAATGGAGGAAACACGACCTATCGGTGTCCAGTGATATATGTATTTTGATGAAAAAACCGTTTTTGATATTTCTTTTGGGAACGACGGGTCGAATGTCATAACCCTACAATTGGTTTTATGAATTACAAACACATCGGATATGTCCGCATATTCCCATCCGAAGGATTCCATTTCCTCTTTAATGATTTCGGTATTTTTTGCCATATCAACATAAAGTATGGCAATTCTGTTCCTGTTGTATAATTTTTCTGATTTGATTTGCCAAGACTTGAATCCAAGTTTTTTCAATTCAACTTTCAATTCGATGATACTCAAAGTCTTGTCAATATCTTCGGTCACCAATTCCCTCTCTTCATAATCCGAATATGAATCATAGTGCTTTATTTGAAAAAACGCTCTCATATCGTTTGTTATCGAAACGATGTCCTTTTTGGAAATCGAATCGATATCAAAAAAATCATCAACCTTGATTTTTTTATCGACAGAAAGAACTATATCATTTTCATCATTCTTTCGTTTGTTTTTAAATTCCTCAAATTCTTCAATATGTTTCATATTACATAAGCTGTTTCGAAACTTCTATCTTATTCCTTATGGCGAAACCGAGATTGTCGAGTGTCTTTATCGACTCCTCGAAGAAACTTATCTGAAATGTGAGCATCTTGATTTGAAGTTTCAGTTCGGAACAATCCGCCTGTATGAACAACTGCTTCTCGCTTCCACTCAACTTGATATCGTAGCTCGTGGTGTATTCACGGAACCTGCTTGCACACTGCTTGTCGAACATCTCCTGTCTCTTTTCGAGAAGGATACGGTATTCACAGATTTTCTCGACACACATCTGCCGGTATGAAAGCTGGTAGACTTGTGCTTCGTTCAATTTGGTTGTGTCTCCGGATGACTTCACGAGTTTCTTTATATCCTCCACCCATTTGGTTCTTTCATCCTTGAAACGCTTTTCAAGTTCTACATTTGTCGCCTTTATCCTTTCATCATCAACAGGTTTCATAAAATAACTTCTTTCTCTTTCAGTTTTTCGAGTTCGTCTTCAATTCTTTCGTCACTTTCGAATTTCACCCTTATTTTGAGGTTTTTCTCCCTTTCTTTCAGATTCCTCTGAAACTCTTCAAATTCCTTATTTATTTGCTCTCCCATATTATAAAGATAACAAATTATTTGTCCATCTTTATGATGATGTTCTGTTTCTTGTTGTTTATTGCATCACTCGTCTGCTTGTTGGAGTTTATCACCGCCGAATTGGAAATCAAGGTCGAGTCGAGCTTGTGTTCGAGGTTCTGTTCAAGACGGTCGAACTTCATTCCGAGTTCGTTCACTCTGATGTCCATAACGGAGTCCTGTGCCCTGTTGTTGTCCACAATCTCCTTCATACTCTTCACAATCCTTTTCTCCGAATTTTTAATTGAACACTGGTTCATAAAATTCAAAAGCAGAAGTACGATTATTATGATGATGCCGTACTTACTTAAAAAATCAACTATTTTCTTCATATTCTTTAATTTATTTTACCATTTCTTTTCCGGACAACTTTCGGTGTCCATTTTCGCCTTCTTGGTCAGATAGCACCCGCAAATACCGCAGGTCCAGTTCTCTTCGTTCAGTTTCGTACAGTTCGAGCAGCTGAAAATCCTGTTGGTATAAATCTGGAACGAAACCCTGTGTCCGTGCAGGATGTATCTCCAAAGCGCCTTTAAAAATCTGAAAATTCTCATAGTATTATGTTTTCATAAAACTCACGTGAAAGGGTGAGTTCGTATCTTCTGTTACCATTTTCATCTTCAAGTATCCAGTAATAATCGAGGAAAGCGTTATTGTCCTCCACACCTATCAACTTGTATTCCTTATAGACCGGTGTTCCGTTCAGTTCATAGAGGACGTTCCTTTTGTCAACCCATTTCTTGCCGATGTATTTTCTAAGGTTTTCAAGGATATGTCCCCAGTTCCCTTCATCGCTCTTGTGGGCTTCCGCCTCTTCGACCGTATAGAACCTCCATACGTCACCTTCCCTGCCGAATATACCTTTCTGCCTTATGTGTTCCATAATCAAACCTTTTCAACAGTTATGACATTGCCGTCGTTTTTCGTCTGAAAGTTGAGACGCTTGATTTTCTTGATTTCACCGTTATATATTTCAACATCGACACCAAGTCCTTTCGTAGAGTCTCCCGTTTGTGAGGATATGAAATTGCCTATGGAATAGATTACGGTTTTTCCATTAATTTCATCTTCATCCTCAATGATGTGTGGATGAGAACCGATAATCATATCTGCACCATACGATATGATTTTTTTCGCCAGCATTTCCTGCTCTCTCGTATGGACCTTTTCGTACTCTTTGCCCCAGTGCATAATAAATATAACAATTTTTGCACCGTCTTCACGAACTTTGTCAATGTCTTTTTTCATTGAATTGAAATCGTGTGCGTCATTGTACTTTACACCCTTGTCCTCTATGTTCATTTCCGATGTATAATTTATTATGGCGGTTTCCCCGAGTATGACAGGTTCCGGCTTTGAATCGATTGAAACACCGGTATATGCGATTTCATTCGATTCAAGGAATGAAATCGTTGACTTTACACCCTTCGCCCCCATATCACATATGTGGTTGTTCGCCAGCATAAAGCAGTTCACACCCGCCTTTATCAGAGATGCACAAAATTCCTTCGGTGTCGAAAATTTCGGAAATCCGTTATATGGTCCGTCCGTCAGTACCGTTTCAAGGTTTCCAACCACATAGTCATATTTTGTAAACAGTTCCTCCACGTTTGCAAACGACTTGTCAAAATTATAAGTGTCACCATACTTCATTTGGAAAAGCTGCTCGTCGTGACACATAAGGTCTCCTATAAATAAAATTTTCATCCCTTATACCATTTTATATTTTTCAAGTCAACCATACAGTTCAGGAAAGCATCGGTTGTGTTTTCAACATTTGGCAGTTTCCATTTCGAAACATCACCGGCGAATTTTGAATCCTTGAAGCAGTATCTCATATTTTTCACATTACTTACATTCCAGTTCGATATGTCACCGTTAAATACCGATTTTTCAAACATACTCGAAATGTGTGCCACTTTCAAAACGTTCCAGTTTGATATGTCATTGTTGAACTGACTGCCATAGAACATATGGTTCATAAAAATGCAACTGTTCGTCTTCCACTGTGAAATGTCACCGTTGAACGATGATTTCATAAACATTCCACTCATATAGACTGCATTTGAGACATTCCATCTTGAAATGTCTCCGTTGAAAACGGATTCTGCAAACATATAACTCATATCGTTTACTTTTTTAACATTCCATTCCGAAATGTCACCGTTGAATGTCGAATGTCTGAACATCGAATACATAGTCTTCACATTCGATGTGTCCCATTGGGAGATGTCTCCGTTAAAGTCCGTGTCATAGAACAAGGCGGACATATCGGTCACACGACTTGTGTCTATATGGTTAAGGTCTGCAAATCTTCCTCTCTTCCTTATTTCGTCATCAACGACCTTCTTTATGTTTTCATCGGTCGCTTTTATTCTGCCGCCATACGCTTCATCCACGTTAACTTTTTTTTTATCGGGAATAGGTATGGGTTCAAACTTATTTACTTCCAAGAACTTCTTGATTTTGTCGAGTTCCATCATCTGGTCGGGGCCGATGTTGTATTTCAAGATATCTTCCCTTCCCTTGTCGTCCATCGCCGCAACATAGTTGTAACCGGTGAAATATCCGCTTTCCAACGCACCTCCGTACAACTTGCAGTCCCTTACACCCCTCTTCATCCTCACTATCGACTTGAAGACGGTTTTATCTCCAAGGTCAGGACAGAGTTCCTTTATGTAATCATACAGTTCACAGAAATCCATTTCATACAGATGGTATGTGATTATGGCCTTTATTGCAATGTTGAACAGAATGTTCGGTTTCGGATTCCTCACCTTGTTGAGCGAATTCCACACGGCGAGACCCTCGTCATATGTATTCGCTTCGGGAAGACCGGAAACAAACAACCAGAGACCCGTCTGATATCCGTAGTATCTTCTTCCCACGTGTCCTTCTATTTCGTGCTGACAAAGACCTTCTATGTCTTCATTGGAGAAATGTGCCTCTGAACTCACCCTGACAATTCCTTCCGGTGTGACATTTACTCTCGGAAGCATTCCATCGACTATATCGACCTTGTATCCGTATCCGAGTTTGTCTATATATGCCTGGAATTTCTTGGCCGCCTGCTCGGGACCGATGTTTCTTACACCCGCCTTTACGACTTCATATGGGTGTTCCCTTATGATTTTGAGGGCGTATTCGTATTCATCCCTTGTCGGGAAAGAGCCTCCTCTATCGTGTGGGTTATCCGGTTTCTCGGGTTTTTCATCGTCCTCCGACATTTCATCGTGTTCCTCCTTCAACTCGATTGACGACAGAAAACCTTTTATTTTTTCTATGTAGAATTTCGATATGTAGCTTGAAAAATTCTCAAACTTTGCAAGGAGTTCTTCAAGTTCAGACTTTATGTCAACATCGGTGTCAATCTTTTCCAGTTCAAGTTTTGGAAAATATTTCTTTCCCACCCTTCTCGCCTTTATGAATTTCTTGAACTCCTCATCCGTGTTCATAACGTTTTTTGCACGGTATGTTGCACGGAAAAGGAGGGCGAGTTTTCCATATTTCTTGTCGAGTTCAAGCAGATATTCCTTGTCCTTCTTGTTCAGTTTGAAATACTTGTCTTCTTCTGTCTCCTTGTTCTCCCTTATATACTCATTGAATGAAGGTATTAGTCTCATCTAAAAATGTTGTTTGATATATTTATGTCCGAAACAATCATTTTTATATCACAAGGGGACAGTATTTTGAAATAACTATGTAGTCGAATGAGTCGTAGCACACCCTTCCGTCGAGTGTCCATACCTTTCCGTTGGAGATTTGGTGTGCGGTGAGGACAGACAGTTTCTCCTTATGGAGTTCATCGTCTTCGTCATACCACATAACAAGGACATTATCGGAAACACTTGTCATCTCCTTCAATGTATCGGCATTGAACAACTTATTGAAGTCCACCCATTCGATATTCACGAGATTGTCCATTTCCGGTTTAAATCTCACCACTACTCCCGGATGTTCTACGGGGTCGTCCGAATTTTTGAATATGACTTTATTCGGATTCTCCACGACAAAACTTCTAACCTTATCATCGTCACATTCAAGTGATATGAAAAGTTCACGGTCAAAGTAGAGGTCACCACCTTTTTGAAAGACTTCCTTATGCATTATCTCGTTGAGTTCGTCCACGAGATTCTCCTTGCCTTCGGATAGAAGTCTGTTTATCTTGTCACAAGTTCTGTTATAGTTCCTTTTCATATTGTGTCGTTTTAAAAAGTCGGTCTAAACGGGAGGTTGAGTTCTTGGTTTTTGGTCTTCGAGTTTCGGACATATGGCTTACCTCAACATACTATTATGGATTACGTGGTCGAGCCACAACTGAATCCCCTGTGATTCCGGCACATATTTTTTCATTGGGGGATACTTGGTCTTACAAGTTTACCGTTTCAACCGACTATTACAAAGATACTATTTTTTTTAATAAAAAAGGGGTTTCTCACCCCTTTTTATTTTTTTATCCAGTCATCACTTATATACGGACTCTCTTTGAATACGGCATCCACCGTCATTCCAGTTATCCACTTGATTACTCTTACATCACTGGTAGTCAGTTCCGTATCAGTCTGTAACATAATTCCGTTTATGTCAAGACAGTCCGGTGAAGGAAATTTACAAAGTCCTTTTTTGTGGAGTTTGCAACTGTGGTGTTCCTTATGGACGACCTTCAAGTCAAACGGAAGTTTCGAAATCAATTCGTAGTCTATATTTCCATTGTCGATTTCATTCTTGAAACTATGGCATACATCCTTGTTCGGACAACTTGCACAATCCATTTCGTTTGGTCTGTAATAGTGTGCGTTGTAATCCCTTCCGGTTTTCTGTGAATACGATATGGCACAGGATGTCTTCTTGAAAATAGGAACATTGTACTGCATCGAATGACACTTCAAGTTCCATAGAATATCATTGCCGATATTCTTCTTCATACCGAAGTCGTAACCGTCATATGGTCTGAACGGAAGATTGTTCTCCCTTATGTATTCGGAGAGTGTGGCATCCACTTGTAAACCCGAATATGCCACCGTTGTAGAGTATTTCTTGGCCAGAGTGAACAATCTGTCCATTGTCTCCGGAGAATCGTTTATATCCCTTATTATCGGTCTGTATTCTATTCCATATGTGTATCCGTTCATTTCGGAAATGGATTTGCATACGGAAAGGTTCTCTTCAAGTCTCTCGAATGTCGCCGCTTCGTCATACTTCCGGTTTCCGAAGAACGATAGGCCGAAATGTATGTTGAGTTTCCATTTTTTAGTAAAAATCTTTGAGAACATATCGTCCGACATAGGTCCTTTCGTTATAATGACCACCGGACCCCTGTGGTTTGACGACTCAAGTCTTTTGAGACATTCCAGAGTGTCTTCCATATACAGGAAAGGGTCCCCGTAGAATATGTTTATCACCACTGGGATTGTATTGAAGAGAGGGTTTATTTCAGAAGAAGGAGTAAGATATTCCTTTTCCTCATATTTCCCTCTCGCTCTGCAATAGGAACACCCGAAACATTCCTTGTGCGGCCTACCCATACAGTAGAACGATTTCAGGAAATAATATTTTTCAAGTAAGTTTCCCATCCGTCTAATGTACTACTATGAAGTTGTCGTATCCCTTTTCAGCGGCGACCTTGCTCCAATCACGATATGATTCAGTTGCATAAACCTTGTCGAAGTTCTTGCAAAGGTTGTCGAAACCGACTTCGTTGACGATGTGTGTGACTTTGATGTCGAACTGTGCTTCCGGATAGAGTTCCTTCATCACACTCAACTCACCGAGGAAAGTACCGCCGGCGTCACAAAGGTCATCATAGAAGAGGAAATGTTTACCGATTTTAATCTTGTCCTGATTTTTTAGGATGAAAGATTTGATTTTACCGGTCTCCAAATCACGTTCCTTTTCGAAGTAGATTTCCTCCGACTCCTTTCCGTCATATCTTGTCATTGCACCGTGGTCGGGAAAAACGACCTCGATTTTACTGTCAAAGTTGTCAAGAAGGAAATGATAGGGGTTCATATCCAGTGAAACACATTCACGCATTTCGAGCATAGTCCTCACACTGTGGGCGGTATAGACATAACATTTCTCGTAACCCATCTGTGAAATCATCTTGGCGACGATACGGAGGGTGAACGGTCTTTCAAAAGACATCACACGGTCCATTCTCATACCCATCAGGTAATGGATGAAGAGAACCCAGTTGACACCCTGTCTGTCGAGAATGTCACCGATTTGCAAAAGGATAAACAATTCCTCTGCGTTCGTGATACGACAGTCAACGGTATAGTCCTCTTTACGGTCAAGCTCCTCCGTGAACACAAATTGTACTTCACCGTCGGGAAAACGGTCGATACGGTATTTCACTTCACTTTTTTCCAAAGAAATTAAATCAATTCTTTTCATACTATTCCTGTTTTTCAAATACAAGCATTTTGTTTTTAGCCACAGCCCTTCTGTGCATCCTTTCTATCTTACCGAGTTTTTCGTCGGTAGGAAGTTTTCCGTCAAGGAGATAGGAATCTATTTCGGCATATGAAACTCCGAGACTCTGTTCATCTGTCACATAACTTCCGTCTTCGTTTGTGTTCAGTCCGTCAATCGGGGTCTTGTGTACAAGATGATGGGGAAGTCCGAGAAAATCACCGATTTTAAGGATTTCTCTTACGGTCAGGTTTCCAAGAGGGGAAAAATCACCTGCGGCATCTCCATGTTTTGTGCTGTACCCGACATAATCCTCACTTCTGTTGCAAGTGTTGGCTACACGTCCGTTGTTTGACTGGCTGATGGCGTAGAGTGTTGACATACGGATTCTCGCCGGGAGATTTGTCAAGGACTGTTCGGACAAGTCGAAACCGATTGCATTCTTGACCGCTTCGACGGTCGGACCTATATTCACCGTATAGTTCTTGATACCGAGTAAGTTGCAGACTTCGATTGAGTCAGCAATGTCCTTCTGTTCCCCGTTTGGCATCATAACTCCGATTACACGGTCTTTGCCGAGAGCCGCCACACAAAGTGCTGCTACAACGGTGGAATCCTTTCCACCGCTTATTGCAACACAACAATTACAATCTGGTCCATTTTTTTCAAACCAATTACGAATCCATTCGATGATGTCTGTTGTAAGTTTTATTGTATCCATAAACATTCCTCTTTTTAATTTTCCGATGCAAGTCTTTTACGAATTTCAGTGAACCTTTCGTAGTTGTACATTTTACCGTCTAGAAACACGAGTCTCATAGCGTTTTCGTGCTTTTTACCGTATTCACAGTATTCATCTTCATTAAATCCGTCGGTCGCCTTGAAACCGTCTTCGGTCTTCTCGACAAACACAAGACCTCTGTGAGATTTCTTCAGATGGTTGGTGTCGGTCTTCGGGTCCTTGTAAATCCGAACCTCCTTACCATTAACAATGGCATAAGTTGCTTTGCAAGCACATCCGTACATGTCACGAGTGTTGACAATCAGTCTGTCGCCCTCGAATACGACCTTGAAGCAGAATGCTCCGATACCGAACACCACATTGCTGGCGGCGAAACCCATTTCATCGAGTTTCTTCCAAATCTTACGGAGCTGCAACAATGTACATCCGTCCCCCCATATAAGTCCGATGTGCGGGTCGAGAACCTTGTATCCTTTCGAATTTACGGTTCCGCCGAATACATCCCAGAACTTCTGTATCGTACCGACTGCGATTTCAACCATATCTCCGCTGTCGGGTCTGATGAGGAGTTTTCCGTTGTGTTCAAGGATTTCCTTCTTGCAAGCGGGAACTATATTGTTGACAACATTCCAGTAGTCGTATGTGTCACCGAGAAAACTGAACGACTTGTCCTTGAAAGTGTCGGTGAGGAACTTTTTCAGAAGCGTCTCCTCGTCCACACCTATTCCGGCGTTGCAGGAAATAACCGAGTGTTCTGTGGAAATAGCACCGATACCGATGTGGTTGTATTCGGTGTGGGCGCTGTAATACTTGTCAATGTATGGAAGCGCCGGTATGGTAGATGTCTTGTTTGAAGAAAGCAGCCAAGCGGCGGCGGTCCTTGCAGAAACCTCAAGGCAGTCGTCACCTCTCATATCGAAGTTGGAGAAGGCGTTACGTGGGTCGAGGTTGTCGTCCGAGTTCTTGTCATACCAGTACTTTGCAAGACGGTAGTACATATTTCCTATTGTTGCGTCATTGCAGATTTTCCACAATTCCACCTGAAGGAGACATTCAACCCACTGTACCAGCCAGGCGAAGTCCTTATGTGTGTTGATGAGTTCTATGCAGGGAATACCCATATTTACCTTGCTTCCTTCGGGAAGAGCCCTGATTTGAAGAGGGAGGTATCCGAGTTTGTGAAGTTTCACGATAGGTTCGATTTTGTAGAACCCGTCAAGCTGAACATCCATCGCACGCTCATAGGTCTCGATTATTTCCTTTTCGCTCTTCTCGAAGAAGTTTTTGTTGAAATAGTCGATGAGGTATTCCTGAATGAAGGCCTGAAGTCCGAACCACACCATCTTCTGGTTCTCTTCCTTCTCAAAATAGCTTTTCCTTGGTACCCAGTATGAAACAAGGTGAGAGAGACCTTCGGGGTACATCATATTGTGGACAGTCTTGTATGTGTCACACAACAACATTGGATTCATATCCATCATAATTCTGAAAATTTAATTGGTTATTCTACTACGTTTACTTGACAGCTCTTCATAACTTCGAGAGCGGCGTTGTGCCTGATGAGTGTTGTACCCGAGCATCCGTTGGCGAGAACGGTAACTTTGAGTTCGGGAAAGATGGACTTGACCATAAGCACATTGGATACGATACAGATATCCGTACAAGTGCCTACAAAGACGGCCTCGTCACAATCTTCGAGTTCAAGAGTCCACCCTACATATCCGAATGTATCCTTAAAGACCGTATTGCCGATGTTGGAGTATGGTTTCAGTTCATCCACTATCTCCCAGCCTTCCGTCTTATGGATGCAATGTTTCACCGGAAGGTTCTTCCCCTCCTGTGTGTCGAGATAATTCTCGAAGTGTGTGTCCTTTGTGAAAATGATTTTTGAATAATTTCCCGATTCGATTTCAGACTTGATAAACGGGATGGTTTTTAATGCAGCCGGATTTGTGAGAGAACCCGTAACGAAGTCGTTCTGCATATCAACGACTATAAGTGCTTTGTTTGACATAACTATATAAGTTTTGGTTATTACTAAGTAGTTTCGGAACATCATCCAGACCTTATGGCGGTAATATATACCGCCGGTCGGACTTATCTCCTTGTTACCAATTTATTTATTCTTCTTGTGCCAGAATTCTATGAATCCGTTTTTGCTCTGCTGTTCGAGAAGCGAAACATACGCCTTGAATGTTTCAAACGGTTCGTATGTGAACTCCATCTTTCCGGTCTTTCTGTCCATAATGGACGATACGACCATATTCGGGTTTCTCTTGTCGAGTGAAATCCAGTCGTTGGAGTTTCCACGATATGCACGTTTCCCTTTTCTTATGTGAGAGACGAACTCCTCTGCGGTTCTGAAATGATATTCGTTGAAGTGCTCGATGTCGTTTTTCTTCTCGTTCTTCAACATCTTTCTCACATTCTGTCTTGACTTTTCGTCCATCATTGAAAAAATATCCATCTTTTTATTCTTTTAAAATTACATTACAAAGATACTATATTTTTTCAATAAAATAAAAAATTATTCGAAAACTTTACCTGTGCTTGTGGAAGACGTGAAGGTAAGGTCTCCCGTGTCCGTGATATTCTTCCCGAAGAAACATTCCTTGCATTTTTCCGGATTGCAGATTGCACAGTAGTTCTGTATTCCGATGCACCAGTTGTACTCGAGGTTGTTCTTCATTTCCTTCTCGTCGTGCTCGGAAAGTTGCATATCCCTCAATACGAGCATCTTGGCGAGTTCTTCCTTGTTGAAGAGCTTCATATAGACTTCAACCTGTCTGTTAAAATCAATCGTGTCCATTTTTCTTTATCCTTTTGTTTATTTTTCTTTTCAGTCTTTTTTCCACCATCTTCAATGGCAGAATGATAATATACGGAAGCCAAGTCGGGATTGTCATCAGGACCAGACTTGTCACGGACCAGTCCGTGACACCGGTACACCACACCGTAAGGAGTGTGAGCTGGATGACCAGATATGTCCATAAACTTTTCCTCATTACGAAAGCATCATTGAAAATTCCTTGAAATTACTTACTCCGATGGTGGTCTTGAGTTCATCGTTTTCAAAAATGTTGAAGAACATAATGCTGTCGTCACAGACATCGCTGTCATCGACATTACCTCCGAGACCGATGTATTCGATTGCAACCACCGACTTGTTCTCCTTTCTCGTAACATTTCCGTTGACATTCATAGTGGTGTATGAAACATTTTCAAGAGTGAACTTGTCTTCACTCTCCTTTTTGAAACCCCTTGATTCGAGTTCCTTCTTTATGTTTTCAAGTTCGTTTTTCATCTTCGGTATTCTTATGTTTTACAAAGATACTATTATTTTTCAAAAAAATATCTCGGAGACGACATACGGACGTTGTAGTTCGCCTCAAGGAACATTTCCTTCGCCTCGTCCATATTGTCTATCAGTATGCAGTTCAACATAAGACGGAGACTGTCAATCACCTGGTTGAACATACCGTCATAGTCACCTGACCATCCGTTGCAGGGGATGTTGAACACTTCCTTTCTTCCGTAGAAATTGACTCTGATTTCATACAGTCTGCTGTTGTAGGAATCCACATCATATGCATCATATGTCCGAGTCGATGGGTGGTCAAACTCTTCAATGTGATTTTTCCACCTAACGGCTTCCCTGTCAAGTCTTTCTATCGAGAGTATTCTTACTCCGTAATTTTTTTCGTCCATATCATTCAATTAAATTACCTGAAATAAACATAACAAAAATTCTGGCTCATTTGTAATATCATATAAATATATTTGAAAAGAAAGAAAAGTTCTTTCTCCTTTTTCTTAGAAAACATAAATAAAGATAGAAAAATATTTTTAGAAATGTCTTCTATTAGAAGGAACGATACTTATGAATACAGAAAGAATGTCGTAAGACCCAATCTCAATGTTAACCTCGTTGAAATAGGACTCTGTACGGAGAATGTTCTCTTGAACCAGTTGAAGAAACCTTTCAACGGAAGATTCTATTTCACAACGGACACACACAGGTTCTTCTACGATTTTGACGACAAGAGGTGTGAATTGTTTCTCTTCGGAGAAGGAGGGGGTGGTATACCGGTTGACTTGAAGGATTATGCAAAGAAAAAGGATATACCCACAAAGGTCAGTCAGCTTGTCAATGACGCAAAGTATCTCAAAGTGACAACACTTAAGAATTTTCTTGACACCAACGAATATGTCACGAAGGAAATGCTTCTCCAAAGTCTTTCACAATATGTGAAGCAGTCCGATTTCGAAAATCTTTCAAACGAGGTTTCATCGTTGGTGGATACGATAAATGATGTGAGCGACAGAATAAACGAACTCGAAGAGAATGAACACTGGGACGAGTTCAATAGAAACTGATACAAGAATAAAACTATATAAATGGCAGTTAACAATGCTTTGAGATTTTACAAGGGATGGTACGGAAAAGGTAGCGGTCGTCATCTGCCAAGAATATCTCATGCCATAATCTTCAACGAGGAGGAGGGTATCATTTATGTCAACGGAAAAAGTTATGCCGGTGCTTCCGATGTGAATTTCAGCAACGGTGTGTTGACAATCACCTACTCCGACGGAAGAAATTCCGTGAGCCTTGACTTCAATGACACCGCAAGCGCCACAGCGGTTTTCAGTGTCATTGAAAGGATAGAAGGTCTTATCGGTCAAAGTGTCACCGATTCGGACAGTGATGGCAGTGTCGATTATTCGGGTACGAACTATCTTGGAAACCAGACCACCCTGATAGGTGCAGATGTTACATTGGACTGGAAACTCAAAGAAGTTGAAGACAAGGTAACTCTCGGCGCCAATGTCACCTTCGATGTTTCCAATCACGACCTTTCGGTGGAAAACGAGAACGGTATAGTTTTCGGAACGGATGTTTCGTCATTCAAGGATTATGTAAAATCAAAGAGTGTATCTATAACCAACTCCAATGGAAGCAACGATGCGATTTCCATAACGGAGAGTGTCAATGATGATGGAAGCAAAAACTATGACATAAATCTTCTCTGGTCGGAATGGAGTGGAAATTCACAACAGAATGAAGGGGAGTAACAATAATATAAAATAACAATATATAAAATGGCAACAACAACAGGAATTAAATTTTACGCCGGTAGTTATGGTAGAAGCAACTCTTTAACAAAGGCAACCGGTGGTGCTATCGTATTTGACAAAACTACACATTCGTTGTTCGTAGACGGTGTGCAGTTCGGTGGTAACATTGCAGATGCTACATTTGCAAACAATGTATTGACTATCACGAAGGCCGATGGTACAACACAAATCCGACTTGATTTCTCTGACCTCGCCACCACATCTTCTGTTATGGCGGTTTTTAGAGAGATTAAAGATGAACTTGATAATATTGAAACCGCAATAGGAAATGTTGATGGTTCGGATGCTGGATGGCAAGGTTATTCGGGTACAAATTATCTTGATGATGCAACCTCTTTGTCAAACGCAGATACTTTGTTGGACACACAAATCAAGAGTTTGGCAGATACTGTTGATGGTTTGGATACCGGTGTTTCAGATGTTAAGATAAATAACACATCAATTAATAGCAGCGGTGTCGCCAACATCGCTGTTGATGGTGAGTATAATGCTTCTACAAACAAGATTGCAACTAAATCAACAGTTTCTGATGCAATCGAGGCTTTGGATGTTTCATCCGATAAGGGTGCTGCTTCAATAAGTGGTTCGACTATCACTATAAAGGCAATACAGCAAGAAGACGGTTTGATTAAGGATGGTGGTACGACTACTATAAACCTTGATGGTACTTATGATGCAACGGACAACAAGATTGCAACTAAATCAACAGTTTCTGGTGCAATCGACACATTTGAGAGTGGTTTGACTGGTACTGCAACCATCGCTTCAAAGAGTGGTGATGTTGTTACAATCAAGACTGGTGTTACAGAAGCAGCCGGTAAGATTTCAAACGATTCCGGTACAGACATCGTTCTTGAAGAGGTCGCTGTAACCGGTGCTGCTGAAGATGTTTCAATAGCAGATTCCGGTAATCTCATCACTGCAACGACAGTTGAAGGCGCTTTGCAAGAACTTGCAACATCTATTGAAGACAACGAAATCACAATTGCTTCCGGTGAGAAGATTATCTCAAAGAGTGCAGGTAACGAACTCTCAACAACACTTACAATGGTTGTTGAAAAACAAGGTGAAGCAGGAAACCAGAAAGACTATATCGTTTTGAAAGGTATCAATGGTGCCGAAATCACAAAGGTTGACGCCACAGATTTCTTGAAAGACGGTATGCTCTCAAACGCTGAATTGGTTACTGAGGCAGAGCAAGATGTTTCAACAACGGCTCCTTATATCAAACTTACATTCAACACAGACGCCGGTCAGCAGGATATTCGCTTCTCTGTTTCTTCTTTGGTTGATACTTACACAAGTGGTGATGCAACCGCTTTGACAGTAAACAAATACACAATCACACCTAACACTGGTGCAGTTGCAGAGAATGCTGGTACATTGACAACCGGTGGTCAGGTTTATACAGCCATTGCAGCAACAAAGGGTCAAGACCTTCAGAACATCGCTGGTGAGACTGCAACCACACAAGGTGACTACATCAATGTTAAGGTTACTGCTACAAAGGGTGTAAACGATAACAACTACACACTCTCAACAACTTCAAACGTAACTACACATACCGTGTCGGATGCAACCGATAGTAATAACGGTCTTGCAACTGCAAAGGATGTCAAGGATTATGTTGATACAAAGGTCGGTACAGCAGTCCAGAGTGTTGATGGTTCAACAGCAGAAAAGGGAAAGAGTGTTTCACAGAGCGACTATGCAACCGTCAAGGTTAGTGCAACAACAGACTCTTCAAACAATGTAACTCTTGACAGTGCAGTTGGTTTGACAGTTCAGGCCGTTGGTACAGCAGACAACTCACATATGGGTCTTGCAGAGGCATCTAACGTCAGGGCTTATGTTGATGCTCACACAGCAAATGTTACAAATAATGGTGCAACGATTCCAGTAAATGGCTCAGATGCAACAACTCTTGCAACCGTTGATAGTACCGCTATCACTGCAAAGGTAAGTTTCACTTGGGAGGAATACAGCTAAAAACACATTTCATCGGGAGGTCATCCTCCCGATGATTCATATAAGAAGAAATACAATATAAAAAATTAAATATATGAGCACTAAGTACAAAATGAGATATGGACAATATACCTCCGAAGAGGCTAAACGATTGTCTATCGATTATTTGGGAACCGTCGTATATTCGGGCAGAACCCGTGAAATATGGGTTGACGGCAAATGTATCGCCGCAAACTTTTCACAGTCGGTTGAAGACCTCAGGGCCTATGTGGACGAACAAATCGCAAAGATACTCGGAAGCGAAGGACTTGAAAAGACCCTCGACACCATAAAGGAAATACAGGACGAACTTCTGAAGAATATAAACTACACCGTCGCTCACGACCTGGGAAACAGTGAAGTTGAATATGTATCCGTAATAAGGGAAGAGTATGAAGGCAGTGAGGATGTCGCCGCTGTTTACAGGGACGAGGAACTCAATGTTGTAGCCACCGAAGACAAGGACGGAAACATAGTTTATGAAGAAGGTTACGGTGAACTTGAAAGGGAGAATGTCATCGATGCCCTTATGGAAAAAATCAACGAGAATAAGAATCAAATCGACATTCTCAAGAGCAAGGGTTTCGTAGCAAACATTTCAAGTGATGAAAGTGGTTTGGTAACAACCGAAGTGGAAGAGACTACCGATGAAGACGGAGTTGACAGCAAGAACTATACAATCGGAGTGAAGGTCGGTAATTTCAAGACCGGTCGTGGTGATGTTCTCAATCCGGAGTCAACCGCTTACACAAACGGTATCGCCACTGTGAAGGATGTTCAGGATTATATCGAGGAAAGAATGGTTTGGGACGAGTTTGTTTCAAGTGCAGACGATATCGCAGACGCTATAAACAACACTTCGGATTCCGATTCCGACTATGATATCCAGAATGACGCCGAACTCGACGACAATATGATATTCGGATAATAAAAAATAAACCAATACGAAAATGAAACAAGTAGTTATAAATAAGCAGAACATTAAGATAAACTTTGGCGACAAGGTTTGGTCTACTGATGAAGACTTCAACGGCGGCTGGCCTTGGGGACTTGTCGGAGTTGTAAACGGAATTGAGAATACCGTTACATTCGACGGTGAAAAGGGCGGTATAGACGTATTTTCGAATTACAAGGGATTCAACTGCTACTCGGACTACCGTATGGCGATTACCGTCGGTTCAAACGGTACTAACGGAAAGAAGGGACACCTTGTAATAGAAGGTGGCGTGTACAAGTCGCTCGGTAGCCACTGTGTGTATGTTATGAACGGTCTCTGTGAAATAAAGGGAGGTTTCTTCTTTACGCAGCCTTCGTCCGATACTCCGGTTAAATCGGAAGCCGAAAGGGAGAAATACGGTGAGTGTCGTAACTTCCTCCTTAACCTCTGGGACAAGAACGGAAAGAGCGGAGATGCTAAAATAAAAGTGACCGGCGGTTCATTCGTAGGATTCGACCCGGCCGATAACTATTCGGAAGGAAATGGAACGAATTTCGTGGGTGTTGGATACAAGTCTGTTAAAAACGGAGAATACACATACAGGGTAAAGGATTCTAATAGTAATTACGACAAGGAGCTTGTAACAGTTCCTGTATATACCGTGGTTCCTGAAAATGACCCGAGAGATGGTATTTCTGGAATTATCGAATAAACATAAATAAGATATAAAATAAAAATAGAAATAATATGAACGTTAAATTTTATAGACTATCCTCGTTGGTAGCTTGGACTGAAAGTTATAAGGGTATTTTTGTTCATTTGACACAAGAAAGTACCGTAAATACTGTAACATATAAACCAGGTTTGTATTTTGGCGGTGAACTTAATTGGGAATACTTGACCAATGACACTGATGTTGCTAACATTCAGTCAATGATTAACAATGCAATCAACGGTTTGGATGTTACTGGATATGCACAAGGTGGAATCACAACAACTGCTAATAGTGGTGCATCTACAATTACAATCAAGGGTATTCAAGAAGTTGATGGTAAGATTTCTAATGATTCAAATTCCGATACAACAATATCAGTTGATGGTGAGTATAATGCTTCCACAAACAAGCTCGCTACCCAGAGCACTGTTACCACTGCAATCGACGCTTTGGACGGAAGCCATGATGTTGTTACGATAGGTGCTTACAGTCCACAAGACGGTGAAAACGCAACACAGAAAATAGAATTTTTTGATGCAACCCAAACTAATGGTGTTATATCGACAAATGGAACTGTAAGTGAAACATTGTATTTGTCACAAGCGGTAACGGCTGCTAACCCGATTATTACAAAGGGAGACCTTTCTGGCATTGTCGGTGCTATGGTTTACAAGGGTACTGTCAGTAGCAATAGCGACCTTCCTACAACTGGTGTTCAGGCTGGTTGGACTTATGTTGTTGCAACTGCTGAAACATACGCTGGTCAAGCATGTGAAGTCGGTGATATGATTATTGCCAAAGATAACACACCAACTTGGAACATAATCAGTGGTGAAAATCAAGTAACGAATGCCGACCCGACTATTGTGGCTGGTGCAGGAACATCATCTACAATAGCTACCGTTGATGGAACGACTATTACTGCAAAGGTTTCGGTAACTGGTGGTAATGCAACCATCGCTTCCAACAATAATGGTGTCGTTACAATCAAATCTGGTATCACACAGGTTGGTACAAGTGGTACTATCGATAATAGTAACAACGGTTCAGACATCGTTCTTAAAAAAGTTGCTACAACTGGTGAGGCAGATGATGTGACATATAGCATCGGTCAATCTGGTATCACTCCAACAGAGCAAGATGGTACAACCGCTACGGTACAAGAAGCCATAACACAGTTGGACAGCAGAATAACAAACGCAAACATCACAATCGATGGATACAAGGGTGCAATCACGACTGGTGACGGTTTGACAGATGTTGCTGCTGACGGTGGCTCATTCGGTATAAAGATTGACTCGAACAATGCAAATGGTTTGTCTGTTGGTGTTAATGGTATTGCAATGGCAAAGGCTACTGGTTCATCATTCGGTACTGTTGAAGTTACCGCTGGAAACGGATTGTCATTAAGTGATGGTGTTGTTTCTTACGCTCACAACACAAATGCAATCACGGTTGCAAGCAACAATAATGGTGTTGTAAAAATCAACGGAACATTGACACCAGACGCTTCCGATGCAATTACAGCAAGTAATTCAATCACACTTGCAAAGGTTGCTACAACTGGTGCGGCTGCTGATGTATCTTATGCTGGTACCGATAGTGTTACTGGTAGTGAACCCGCAACAGTAGAAGATGCTTTGGATGACTTGTATATTAAGGTTAATACACTTCAGTCAACTCATACTGTAGTGGAAGGTTCCAATAGTGTTGATGTTAATAGTGCTACTTCGGGTAATACGACTACTTATACTGTTGACTTGGTTTGGCAGGAATCATTGGCATAATCGAAACAATATGCAAAAAAAAAAGAGTTCCAATCGGAACTCTTTTTTTTTTGACTATTCGTCATCCGTTTTCATAAATTCAAAATCGAGGAAGTCAAATACGTATTCCATATAGGGAAACTCCTTCTTCAGTCTCTGTAAAAGGTTGAAGGCGGTGTATTCGTCGTTTATGCTTCCGCTGTCCACTCCCACCTTTATCGCTTCCGCTATCACTATCGCTTCCTCTTCACTGATGTCAATCTTGGCCATACTTTACTGTTTGTTTCTTTTCATAACACAAAACAAACTCGACTTGTATGACAACATCGAAGGTATCACATTAAAACCGACCAGCTCCCATCCCTCTTCACCGAGTTTGTTCAACAAGGCGGTGAGAGACTCTATGTTGTCCGGTGTGTCGAGTATCGTCTTGTACTCGTATTTATGGACAACGGAGTGAACCGGTTTCTCTTCGAAAAGTTGTGCGGGAACATCAAGACCGCCAGCCTTGAGGTCCAGAATCTGTTCACGGGTGATAGTACCCTTAACCTTTTTGGATGACGGTTTTGCCTTATCCTCTTCCTTCACCGGTTTCACATCGTGGATTTCCGGCGTCACTTCGGGGATGTTGAAGTTCACCTTCGGGGTTTTAGGTTTGAGTTCGTTCATTATATCGTCCTTCAACTCCCCGTCGACATCCTTCAGTGTGTTCAGACTCTCCTCGATGGACATACTCGGTATCTCGAACATCTCCGATGACACCACCGGTGTCTCCGTCTTCTTGTGTCTTTCGAAAGGTTTCACCGGTTTCAGCTTGAAGATGTTCTCCTTCTTTATGGTTATCATCTCGTTGTTGTCCACCAGCCTTCCCGTATATACGGGATTGTCCTCCGACACCGCCTCCGAGTCGTCGAACTTGAACTTTCTCGCATGTGGGTCTGTCTTGTCAAATGCTATCCATTCCATATTCTTGAATTTAAAATATCTGTATTAAAAATAACAAAAAATCACTTTTTCAATCTATGAATGTCACAAGTCTTTAAAATCATTCCGACATAAATAAGATATAACCTATTATAGTTAGAATATATATGTCTGCAAATAGTGTAAAATTTTATTCACTTTCAAGTATACCGAACACATATCAGAACGGTTCGTTCCTCAATCTGACCACCGGAACACAGAACAATCCGGCTGGTCTCTACTTCTGTTTTAACAACCAGTGGAAGTATCTTGTCAACCTCGACAATACTCCCGGTGTGAAGAGTGCGGCTGTCTTTGGTAATGTTGCATATTTCTACAACTATGCTCCGGCACCTTCACAGGAACCGGGTTCCGACTATATGTTTTCAATAAACCTTCCTGTATTCGATGCAAACAGTCTTTCCGCTACAACCGTAACCGGAAACACCACCACGCCTCATACCGGAAGTACAAATATCTTGAAAATAGACTCCAATGACAAGTTGTCCATAAGCGACACTTGGGACTGTGGTGAGTACAACAGTAATGTTTACAGGCACTTGAAGCACTTGAAGTCAAGCGGTCTTGTGTATGAGCGTATTCTGAAGTACGATATTCCGGATGGTGTTTCCATCTCGGATGTAAATGAAGTACCTAGTGCCCCGACATCACTTTCACCGGTGTATATACAGGTGACCACCAACCACTGGTACTACAAGCTCGTGGGTCAGCCTCCGGCCACTTCGAGTCTCGAATATGGAGAGATAGCCGTTTCATATTCGGACGGATATGAAAGACTGTATATCAAGAACTCAAACGACGAGATAGTCGAGTTCGAGCCGGCGAACAAGAGGAGAAACCTTGTTTCAAACGCAACTTTCATAAACGGTGCGTTGACAAAGCAATTGAATGACGACATATGTATATGGGAGATATCGTATTCCGAATTGACGGATGCCGGTATCAACCCTGTCGCCGCTTCGGTTTTCGTAAGGGAAATCTCCACCGGAAAGCAGCTCATACCCGATGTGGTGTTCAATGATACGGACAGTGTTGTCGAGATATACATATACTCCACCGCTAACATAGCCGCTTCACAATATAAGGCGATAGTCGTGGGTTCGAACTATAATAGATAATACAACGCAAACCGGAATAGTAAATGGGAATTAAACTGACAAATCCTCTTGTTTTTGACTCGCAGAAACCGAACTTCGAGCGTGATGTCATAGACACGGCGACCGGTTTCACCAATGTCGGAAAACTTGTTCCGACGAACCAGTCATACTATGGTTCCAAATATGATGTGGGACACATAGTGTGGGACGTATATACCCAGAAGAACTATCGTTTCGAATATTCCGGAGGTTCGTACTATTTCGCCCCTCTGGAACCCCTCGCTATGGCGACACAGGACTGGTATGACCTGGTGAACAATCACACGCCTTATATTCCGAAGGAAGGTGAGATTGTGATATTCACGGACTACAGGTCGGTAAACGGAGTGAATGTCCCTTCCTTCAAGGTTGGGGACGGTGTTCACAACACCACCGAACTGCCTTTTGTAAACACCCCTTATGCAGAAACTTCGGGGACCGCTGACAGGGTTGCACACAAGCTCTATATCGGACCACACGAATATGACGGTTCGGCCGAAGTCCATATAGGGTTGTATGTCGATTCCGACTTGGAGGCAGATGATAGTGACTGGACGGTAGATTAAGAACAACATATAAAATAATTTATAAGATATGGCAAATATAAGAATTCCAAGTGGTACGGGGGGTATATCGATTACAGGTACCGTTACAGGTTCGGGAACACAAGTTTTTGATACCCGTAAAATCGTAACCCTTAATACAAAGGACACCTATGTTCTTGAAAACATAGATGTGTATGCTGATTTAAGCATCAATGTTCAGGCTGGTACATTGAGTAATGAAGCAAGTTCGGGCGTAACATATACTCCCAATACGGCCGCTTCAACAATATTACCGGCGGAGGGAACACTTTACATAAACGAAGGTTGGTATCCCAACACAAGTGTAACCCTTGCACATATGATACCGGACGATGTGAGTTATTCTAATGCCGGAAGTAATCAAATCCTATCTGGATTTGAAGCATATGATGTTGACGGTAAGAAACTTATCGGTACGTTAGCCACAGTTGACCCTACTTTTAACGGTGGTGATGTAACTGCAACTGCAACTGTCGGTACGATAACAAAACCTACCGCTACAATAGAATCCGCCGGTACGTTCAAGACTGCATCCACATACGGTGTTACAACTGCACAGCCGTCAACCGGAACAGACGGAACAAACTACTTGACCATTGACGGTACGATTACAAAGGGTACCGGTAGTGTAACTGCAACTGCAACCGCCAACAGAACAGCGGTCAACTGGTATCAGAATACGACCGGTCATATATCGAAGGCCACCGGTGATGTTGCATTGGCCGCACCAGCTACGGCTGCAACAAATACTTCGGCCGCATCATCGATTGATGTAACTTTGACGGATAATTTTGCACCTCTGTATATTCCTATCGTAACTGCATCTTTCGGTGGTGGTGTGATAACTCCTATTGCAAGCGGTGAAGTAGGGACTGCACCAAAGGTTACATATTCGGCTTCGGCTGCCGGTAAAAATTCGGGTGGTTCAAGTATTACACTTTCTAATTATGGTGTTGAAACCACAACAAATGCAAGTTCAAACGGATACATAACATTTACTGCATCCGGAGAAGCGACAGACGGTGCAGTCAAGGCAAAGGCGAATGCAACAAGTACAGCGGTTACATATACCAACTCCGCCGGTGCAATAGCGGCCCACGATGGTGCTATTGCAACAACTCCGACTTCATCAGGACAAGCGAGCGTTGATGTTACTGTTACACCTACTGCACAAGCGGGTACGACTACGAAATACAGAATACCAATCGTAACACCGACCGGTACGGGTGGTGGTTTAACTGTTAGTGGTGGTTCTATAACCAATCTTTCGGGAACGGCACCAAGCGTGACACCTTCGGCTACGGGTACATTCCTTCCGAGTGGAACCGGTAATGTGGGTGGAACATATGGTGTAACCACAAGTACACCGACCAGCGGTACTGACGGTACGAATTATGTAACAATCACTCCTAGTGGTACGGCCGGTAGTGGACAAGCATATACAGCAACCGTAAATTTGACTTATAACAGAGCGGCCGTTACAACAGACGCCGACTACAAGGGTGCTGTAAGTATGGCTTCCGGCGACACTCTTCTTGCGGCCGCCAATAACCAGAACGCTAGCAGAGCAAATGTTTCCGTAGGTACTATTCAAGCAACTGTCGGTAGTCCTTCGACATCATACTATATTCCGATTGTAACACCGGTCGGACACGGTGGTGGAGTTACCAAGAATGATTCGGGTAACAGTGGTGCTGTAACCGGAACACCTCCAACCGTAACACTTGGTGAAAGCGGTACACTTATCACAAATGCAACTACATATGGTGTGGTGACATCACAAGCAAGTGGTACTACTTATGTTTCTATAACCCCAACAGGTTCAACTACAACAAAAGGTAGTTATTCCGGTACCGCCACTATAAGTTATACGAGAGCGGCAGTAACACCCAATGGTGATTTCATTGGTCTTGTGAATATGGATGATGATGATGAATTTCTCGGTTCGACAACAGGTACTCTTACACACACATTGACAAGTGCAAGTAATATTGATGCAACAATAGCCGCCAATCCTACAACATACTATATCCCTGTTATAACCGTTCCAAGTACTTCAAGTGTAAGCAATAGTGTCATCAATCCTACAGTGGATTTGACTGCTGGAGTAGCATATGGAGGTACCGGTGCTCCTTCGGGTAGTGTATCCGGATTTACATCGACACAACCATCATCTGGAGCTTATGTGGTAATAACACCGGGTAAGAATGTTACGAGCGGTACGGTTACATCAACAGTTAGTTCTATCACAATAGATAAGGGTATCACCGCCGGTGGTACAATTACCGGTGGAACAGACACCGATAATATCGGAGTTACCAATGGAACTACGACTAATTATTATGTGAAAATCTATGACGGTACATATACGGTGGCATAAACATTCCGATAATACTTTCTACAAAAAACAGACTGTAAAAACCACAGTCTGTTTTTTATTTGATGACATAAATATCTTACATAATAATTATTTACAATATGTCAAATGTTAATTTATCAGTTAATCCAGGTGAATCGAAGACACTAACCTTCAATACGGAGGATACATATATGCCCGAAGATTTGGTCTTTGATATAACCGCCAATTCGAATTATATTGTCGGTAACCCGGTGTCACCGGGTACACCTACGCCAAATTCAGTTGCTCAAAAAACCACTTCTCCAGTTTCTGCGGCCATATGGAGAGGAAACTGTGAAAATATATCTTCACTATATTCGGGATTAAGAGTGACTTATAAAGTCCCTGTAGTTGGAGGTGCTTCATATGGTACCGTATTGGATATAAATGGACTTGGAAATCATCCCGTACTTGTCAACAATAACACTTGGATTGGTGCCGTACAAGGTGGTTCAATCATTGATTTGGTGTATGATGCAGTTCCAAGTTACAGTATTTACTTGGACGGTTCACTCACTTCAACAACCGGTGTCTGGAAAGTATGTGTTCCGATGGCAAGTACCTCGGTGGCGGGTATTGCAAAACTCGGAGCAGAGGGTGGTGCCGCCGCATATACTCATTATCATGATTATTTGACATCAGTGAGTGTAGATGGTCTGGAAGGCGGTTCAATAATACATAGTGTTTTGTGTTCAACCGCTTCCGGAACCGCTATGAAACAAGTTACTCCAGCCAACAATTTTTCGGTTAATGGAGGTTCTTCACTTACAATAAAATTTGAGTACGATAACACGGCGGACAATCCGACATTAAGTGTGAATGGTGGACGAAGTGGGGCACCAATAGTTTATAAAGGCAACCAGTTGACTAATATAGCCGGTGATGCCAGTTTTATAAAAAGGGATAGACTTTATGAATTTGTTTTTGATAAATTTAATGAAGTGTGGGATATCGTTGGTGGTATAGATGAGACTTATACTTATTATATAGATGCTCATAATTTTGGTACTATTCAATTTGCTTTTTCGGATAGTGACAATCTATATACAGATATTGCTGGAACACAAATGAATTTTACAGCCGATGAAGTGTATGGTGCTATATTAAAGCATATTGTTAATAGAGAGAAAGTAAAAGTTGTTGTACGATGGGATACTTATAGTGAAATAATATTTGAAAATCCGGTTAGAACCACAAATTATGATTGGAATGGTAATTTAAAAAATACTATAACTCTTACTTCACATTTATTTTATTCGACAAATCAACAAGGTGGTATGAGTGCAATTAATAACGTTTGGGGAATAGCTAGTTTGGAAATATGGGAACACTATACTTATAGTAATAATGAAACTGGTCGTACTGTTTATATGTATTCTTCTTATACTCCATATTTACCTCAAGTTGGTACGATAATAATCCCAAGATACGGTGAAAGTAATCAAAGTAATTCTTTAGGACATGCTAATATAGGTAGTAATAGTTTGTATACTTATATTGAATTACCCCAAGATGTTGAATATATGGTCTCAATGGCGGGAGATTTAAGTGACAACTGGGCGACTAATAATTTTACCAATTTTCCAACAAAAGGTGTGTATTATAAGAGCCTTATAAACGCCAACACTACCATTTCTATAAATTTGGCGAATTTAAACGTGGGTGAGACATTCTATATTCTGTTAAAGCATAGTGGCAGCACCGCCCATAATGTAACCTTCCAGTCATCGGGAAGTAATGTCACGCTGTATGGTGCCGGAACATATAATTTAGGAGGTACGGGTCTTATGGAGTTCAGTTTCTTGGTATTGAGTAAGACAAGTAATACCAATGGAGAAATCCTGTTGACATATAATGAATATATAAATATATAATAATTTTAGTAATATGAATTATTTCGTAACACCTATAAACGGAGGAGAAAATATAATACTTGAAGGTGATAAAGGGGTAACATTACCCGGTTGGGTCCCGTTTACGGAAGAACAGGAGGAGTTCTATAAAAGTCATCCGGACTATGAAGTCTGGAGAATACAGTCTTGCACGGAAATATATGAACAGCCCTACGATGAATACAAGGAAAGCAAGGTCAATGATTTCAAGGATTATTCGGAAGGACTTTTGAATAACAAGTATGCAAGCAAAGTGATGGATTTGCTGTCTTCCGTGGTATTGAACTATAAGGATTCAGTTTATAGTCAAGAGGATACTCGTAAGATAATGGTGGATTACACTACGGACAAGATAAATGCAAACAAGATACTGGACACGTTCGTAAAGGGGATTGGAGTCACAAAGGGTAAAGACAGTCTTGATTCACTTTATGAAAGTAATATTTCATTACTATATGATACGATAAATAAAAAGGATAGTCAGAAATAATGTTAAGGAGTCGAGTATATGCCAATAACAAAAACGAACCCGTCAAGGATTTGCTTGACCTTTCGTTATTGACTGTGGGTAAATTGAACGATAAGGTTTCGGGGTATAATTTATTGCAAGCAACCGCCAATAGTTCCAGCTTTGTCTGGGATAGCAGTGTCGGTGCATATCAGTTTTCCGTAACCGGTTTGCAAACTAGTTACGCCCCATACATAAACTATGGAAGTAACAGTAACAGTCCTTTGGCATCAATAATATCAACAAACGGACCGTCTACAAACTATACCGTTTCATATGAGATAATGTCGGACAGGGTAAATCAAAACCAGTGGCAGGTATTATTTCGACCTAATGTAAATTCGTTTGGTTCGGCTAAATTGTGTATGGCAACATCCATAAAGGGTGCTGATGAGTATAATCTAAGAAACATTCTTGTGGCGAACAGATGGTATAGGTTTGTATTCTACATTGATTTGGATAATGTTCAGTCCGGTTATTTTACACAATATGGATATAGTAGGGACTTGACCACAAATGTCATCAGACATGCTTATGTAACGAGATGGACTCTTTCTTCAAACCTTGCCGTTACAAATGATGCATCAAAAATTTATATAATAGGGGCAAATGCCAACAATGAAAAAACAAATAGCCCGGTAACCGTTAAAAAATATCTGAGAAATCTAAGGATATTATCGGGAGACGCTAGACAATATTTAATATAAATGCCTCCTTTAAGTGTCTTCATATCATTCCTGTTCACCTTCATTGTGGTTTCATACTACATAGGGGAACTCATTTCGTCACGAAGGGAGGATACCCATAAATAGAGTATAAGACAACTTTTATTATGATGGTAAAAAAGAAAAACCCCGTGATTAAAAAGAAGGGCGGATGGTTCTCCAATATGCTCTCCGGAACCAACGGTGACATTTCAAGCAAGAGGTTCTTCGGGGGCATAGGTCTTGTGGTTATGCACATCATAGCGGTGGTTTCGGTGATACTTTATCCGGATTCTCACTGGATGGGCGAACTTCTCATAACACTGACCATAACGGACGCAGGTCTTCTCGGTGTCGGTATTTTCGAAAAGGTCAGACCGAAAAGGAAGATTGGTGAGGAAAGTCACGAGAACCACGAGGATGAAGAGAAATAAAAAAGGCGGTCAATCGACCGCCTTTTTTATTTTAAAGGAAATTTTTCATCGAGAAATCTGGCGAATGAAGCGAACGTGTTGGCGTTTGAACTTAACTTTCCGGTCTGTCCGGCACAGTTGCATCTGCACGACGCCCCTTCGGATTTCAAATATCCGAGAAGTGTCCTGTAATAATGTACGGCAGCTTCGCTTACCGTGGCATCACCGTCCCTCCGCTCTATTTCCATCTTCAGTCTCTTGATGTCGTTTTCAAGGGCTTCCCTGCGGGTGATGTCATCCTTGTGCAAGTCTTCCCATTTTCTCAATTCCTTGTATAACATCTTCTCGACTTCATCCTTGTTGTCACATGTTCTCAGTCTGCCCTTGAGACCTTCCGGAATTTTGAACAGCATATTTCCGTTCACAGTCTCCTTGTCACTCTCCCTTTCTATGGTAAAGTCGTTTTCGGAGATGTAGTTCTTCTTCTCTATGAACTTCGGTTCGTTCTCCGGTTCGTTCATCTCCGTCTCATATGATGAGATGACGAAGTTACCACTGTCGTTCAACAGCGCCTTCCTGACGGCCTCGTTGAACTTTTCCTTGTCGGTGTATTCCACACCGTTCACATGTCCAATAAATTTTTTCATTTTATGTGTTTTTAAATTTTTATATTTCTGGAACCGGTCATATATCCAGTTCCTTTATGGTTTTGCCCGTTTTTTCGCCCATTATGGAGGCGAATATGTGTCGGTGGCAGAAGTCTCCACTCTTCTCATAACAGAGCAGTACGAGGTCTCTTTTATCGTTTATTTCCGATATCCGCTCAAGACCTTCCAATACGAGATTGAAATCATATCTGTTTGTCATCTCCTCTCTGTACATTCTCTCGTACTCGACTTCATCAATTTCACCTCTCTTTATTTTTCCCAAAATCTCTTTGGATGGTGCAAATATTTTCAATTCACAAATCTCGATATTCTTCGGCGTGTATCGTGCAATCGAGATTGGGAAGTAACCGGCATCCTTGATTTTATTGAGTTTTGCAAAATAACTTGTGTATATTTCCATATTGTAAATATAACAAAAAAATCGGAGAGTCTCCGATTTATTCGTTGGTTTTAATTCTTCTCCTTCTCACGGGTTTCTCCTGTGGTTCTTCGGAGCGTTTCTTTCTTGGACGATACTGTCTCTTTTTCGGTTCGACCGTTTTCTCTCCGGAGAGGGTTTTGAGTCTCTCCACTTCGTCCTTCTCGATTTTGAGGGATTCGGTGAGTTCCTCTATCCTCTTTTCGAGTTTCCTTAATGTTTCTTCCTTTACTAATCTGTATCCAAACATAATTTTTATTTTTTTCTTACTCTTAAAAATATGGGTTTTCCTTTTTCATCGGTGGTCTTTATGACAATACCTTTCTTTATTTCATCGCGCAGTTTCATTATCTTCTTATATTTATTCTCGACAGTCAAAACTTTTTTTTGTTCTACAGTGGGTACTGGTGATGGTTCAATAATTACCGGTTCCTGTATCCCTACTCCATTTTCAGTAGAACTTTTTTTCTTTTTCTTCAACTCAAGTATAAAGTTTTGGTATTCCTTTTCAAATTGTTTAATGTCAAACATATTGCTGATTACTTTTATTTTATTTATGTTGTGTTCATAAATATCCTATGAGAATATTGATAACAGGATGTTGTGGTTTTATAGGATACCACTTGACATTAAAACTTTTGAAAGAGAACTATGATGTTGTCGGAATAGACAATATGAATAACTATTATGATGTGTCGATGAAAAACCGAAGACTCGACCATTTATCTGAATATGGAAATTTTGTTTTTCATTTCGATGACATTTCACATTATGGTTCAATTTCTTGTATATTTGAAAAAAACGATTTCGACATTGTTGTGAACCTCGCCGCCCAAGCCGGTGTTCGTTACAGTATAGAGAATCCATCGGTTTATATACAAAGTAACTTGGTTGGATTTTCGAATATTTTGGAGTGTTGCCGGAATTATAATGTTAATAGATTGATTTACGCTTCATCATCAAGTGTGTACGGAAACAGTGATGATGTTCCGTTCAAAGAAAGTGCAAGAACTGACAGTCCGGTCAGTCTGTATGCCGCTACAAAGAAATCAAACGAAGTGTTGGCGGAATCATATTCCACACTTTATGGAATACAATGTACGGGATTAAGGTTTTTCACAGTATATGGACCGGAGGGGAGACCGGATATGGCACCGTTTTTATTTACAAAGGCGATAGACGAAGGAAAACCAATCACAGTCTTCAATAACGGGAATATGCTGAGGGACTTTACTTATGTGGATGATATTGTAAACGGTATAGTCAAAATCATTGAAAAGAAACTTGATTATAAACACGAGATATATAATATCGGCTGCTCTCATCCAGTTAAGCTGATGGATTTCATCAACGAGATTGAAAGGTGTCTCGGAAAAAAAGCGGAAATTGTTTTCAAGGAGATGCAGAAAGGTGATGTGGTAAAAACATATGCCGATACTACTAAACTTGAAAGAGACTTCGGATACAAACCATCAACAAAATTGAGTGATGGTATAGAAAAATTTATAAAATGGTGGAAAGAGTATGGACAATAAGATTGTAGTAAGTATGACGAGTTATCCGAAAAGGATAAACAATGTAAGTAAGTCGATATTTCTTCTTTTGGAAAAACAAACGGTGAAACCGGATGAAATACATCTGTGGCTGAGTGTTGAGGAGTTTCCAAATAAAGAGAAGGATTTACCAAATGATTTGAATATAATTATTGATGGGAGTGAAAAAGTTTATCTTCATTGGTTGGAGAAAAATACATATGTACACAAGAGACACGAAATATTCAAATTTATAGAAAATGCTTATGTGTTTCTTATCGACGATGATGTCAGATATGCAGACGACTTGATTGAAACGGTGATTAAGAAAGCAAAACAATATCCGAATACGATTGTGTGTTATAATAGATATGACCAACACAGATATTCCGGAAAGCGTATATTGTATGGTAATCCCATTTTAAAAAACTCACCACCAACGGTGAACAAATATAGATGGTGTGGGCAGAGTATGATACCATCAAATATATATCCGAAAGAATGTTTGACGGATGAAAACCAAAATATAAGAAACAACACTTCACCCGTAAGTGACGAATGTTGGTTTCAACCTTGGATTGTCAAGAATGATATTCCAATTGTATATTGCAGTTACGGGTGGGGTGAGGACATTGACCCGAACAATGGAAAGAACAAAGGTTTGGTTGCTTGGTCGCACCAAAAGGATGAGAACGGATACGAGAGAAGAGACATTTGGTTGAACAATGTACTCAAAGCATATCCGGAAATAATGGAGAAATATATAAGATTGTTTAATTATGGAAAATAAGGAATGGATTGAATTTTGTGAAAAACAAATTCCAGAACTAAAAAACATCTATAAAAAACAAACGGGAAAATATTTGGATTTATCAAATTGTAAAACTCTTACAGAGAAAATCCAATGGTTGAAAATCTATGATAGTAATCCATTGAAAATAAAATGCAGTGACAAAATACTTGTGAGGGAGTATTGTAAATCAAAATTGGGTGTTGATTTATTTATACCCATTATTGGTGTTTGGAATAGTTTTGATGAAATTGATTTCAAGAAACTTCCAAACGATTATGTGTTGAAAACAAATCACGGTTCTCATACAAACATAATAGTTAAAAACAATAACATCAACAAAACAATTACTAAAAAGAAATTCAATGAGTGGTTGTCTAAGGATTGGAGTTGGTGGGGTAAAGAGATGGCATATTATCCAATAAAAAGAAAGATATTTGCAGAACAATTTGTAAAGGATAAAAACAAAGGTGAGTTGACGGATTACAAATTCTTGTGTTTTAATGGAGAACCGAAATATTGCCAAGTCATAAGTAACAGAGGTGAAAAATCATTCCATCTCAATTACTATGATATGGACTTTAAGTTTGTAGATATATCTAGAACAGATGTTCAAAACGATAAAAACTCAATAGATTCTGTACCGAAATCATTTGAAAAAATGAAAGAATATGCAAGGATACTTGCACAAGATTTCAATTTTGTTCGTGTTGATTTCTATGAGATAAACGACAAACCATACTTGAGTGAATTGACATTTTTTCCAGCAGCTGGTTTTCAACAATATAAAAATCCAGAAACCGATTTGTTACTAGGTAATATGTTAAAACTATGATACTTTTGTATTATTATTGTTATAACTTATTTCACTATATTGTTTTCCATCATCGTTATTTTTAAACAACTCTTTATATTTAGTAAAAATATTAAATGCTAATTCTACATTGTTTTTTACTAAATTTGTTATATATATTTTTGTGTAATCGTTTTCATATTTTTTAAGATATTCATAATCTGACATCATATTCACAATAACAATCAAAGGATATTTTTGTATATTTTGATTGATTATGTATTCCATTTGAATATGCTTGGGTTTATCAATATCCCAACTACTACCTGAAATAAAAATTGGTTTATCGTTTAATTGTAAGCGGGAATTATATTTTTCAATTATATAATTTCTTATATCACAATAATAAACATTATTATTTTTCTTTAAAACTTCTTTTTGTTCTTTATCTTCAACATAATGTTCATAAAAAACACGAACATTATTGTCTATAATGAGATAATATTTTTCCTTTTCATTGTGTTTTTTTAATATAAAATTATTAAAATTTATATTTCTATAGTTTTTTATTAAGAAACCAAATGAAACATAATCTATTATGTTCCAACAGAATGGGTTTATATATGGTTGTTTCAATATATCAAATGTTATATTTGATGAAACACAAGAATTACCTATTATATTAAACATATTAAATCAAATTTTTATATTTTTAGAAATAAATTCAAATTCTTTTTGTCTACATACCTTACTTTTTTTCTTAATTTCATTATGTAGTGGTTGTTCTTCGTCATGAAATGCATATATGTTTCTCCAATTTTCTTTAACGATAATCGCTTTATATAGTTTCATCTTTTCTTTTAAAGATGTATAGTAGTCATCATCTTGATTGGTATATTCTAAAATTTTATTTGTTAAACACTTTAATCCATATTCCTTAAAAACATATGGTGGATATAAAGTCGCCGCTCCACCAGTGTGATAAACACCACTTTTTTTCTTTTCTCCCCACATGGATACAAAACAGTCCTTATTTTTTACCCACACGTCATAAAACTCTTGTGCATAATTTTTCAAATATATACAATCATCATCTGCACTTATAACAGGGACATCACGGTATTTGTCCATAGTGAACAACACTTTCTTAAACGCTTTGTAATTTTTATATACCCAAAGGATTTCAATCAAATCATTGTCAGCAAATAATATCAGTTCTTCAGGAAGTTCTTTTTCTTTCTTTGGAAATTCTTCTTCACTCAAGACCAATACGATATGAAAACCCGGACACATTTTTATCAGACTATATAAAGTTTTACCGACAGTTTTTATTCTTGCCTTCCAACTTGTGAGACTGATTACCGCTTTTTCTCCATTATATTGTTTCATTGTTGTTATATTTTTCTTCCGTATATTATAATGCCATCATATTTGATGTCTTTGATTTTCTTAAATTCTTTCCATTCCGTTATCAACAATGTCGCTTTGGTTTCATCCATACAGTCTTCAATACCATTGCAATATTCAACAACATCTCCTATTCTTCTTTTACATTCGTTCATTGCAATGGGGTCGTATACCTTCACTTTACAACCGTCTTTCAATAATAAATCAATAACAACCAACGATGGTGCTTCTCTCATATCATCAGTCTCCGGTTTAAATGAAAGACCGAGTATTCCGATGACTTTACCTTTCAAGTCACCGAGTTCTTTTTTTAATTTCAGATACGGTGTTGTCTTTTGGTATTCGTTTACGGATTCAACGGATTTTATTACTTTCATTTCATATCCGTTTTGTTCTCCGAGTTTAATCAACGCCTTGACATCTTTTGGAAAACAACTTCCACCATATCCACAACCGGGATTGAGGAACTTGTTTCCAATTCTGCTGTCGCTTCCCATACCGAGTTTTACAGATTCAACATTTGCACCAACAAGTTCACAAAGATTTGATATGTCATTCATAAAAGATATTCTTGTCGCCAACATACTGTTTGATGCATATTTTGTCATTTCGGCACTTGGGGTGTCCATAACAATAACATTATCGAAATCTTTATATAATTCCAACATAATGTCGGTACTTCTGTTATCGTTTGAACCGATAACAACTCTGTCCGGATTCATAAAATCATTTACAGCGTCACCTTCCTTTAAAAATTCGGGATTGCTGACAACGGAGAACTCTATATCAAGTCCTCTTTTGCTTAATTCGGTTTCTATTGCAGACCTTACCATTTCGGCCGTACCAACAGGAACAGTTGATTTTGTAGCAAATATTGTATATTTATCTATCATCTTACCGAACATACTTGCAACAGATAACACATATTTCAAATCTGCACTACCATCCTCATTAGGTGGTGTACCAACAGCACAGAAAACAATATCACTATCTTTTATACTATCAAATTCTGTTGAGAAATGCAATCTGCAATTCTTTTTGTTTTTTGATATAAGTTCTGAGAGACCATTTTCATAAATTGGTATGATACCGTTATTGAGATTGTTTATTTTTTCTTCAAGAATGTCTATACAAGTCACATCATTACCCATTTCCGAAAAACAAGTTCCAGAAACAAGACCAACATATCCGGTACCGATTATTGAAATTTTCATATTATTTGTTTTTATTGTTTTGATAATATCCGAATGACTGTTTTATATCTTTCCCCGTTTTCCTTCTAAAAACCCCGTTGACAACTTCGTCATATCGTTTTCCTATTAGATGTACACGATTGTCTTTCATCGAGTATCTGTCTTTTATTTCGAATTTATCCAATAATTCCCGTATGGACCATTTGCTACATCCTTTGTTCAAATATCCATTCAACCACATAAGTGTCAAATATGTCCTGTCATCGTTATATGTGTGTATAACAACATCATCAACGAATTTTTCCCAGTTGTTCAACATCTTTTTCTTAAACAACGACATCGCTTGCATTGGACACATTTTTCCGTCGAATCCTATTGACACCTTTGGATTTGATGTAATTGAATATTTACATTCATTTTTCTTAAAATCATTAATCCTGCTTTCTATCAAATCCTTCGGAAACAATATATCATCATCTGCATCAATAATCAAATCATCGTCATCCAGATATTTCAGAATTGGAAACACCTTCTTCATTGATTTGGTGTTCTCGCCATCTACCCAGTTGATTACAAGTCTCTCGTCATTTTCGAAATACTCGACCAAATCCTTCGGGAGTTTAATTCCTTCAAACTCCGTTCTGCTCAGATTAAGATAAACACGGTCCGGCTTTACGGTGTTGTCCATAATACTCTCGACAACCCGTTTCACATTTCCAATCCTCTTTGTCCAAGATGTCATTGTTACAACCAGCATATTATTCATCCTCCTCCTCATCATCGGAGTCACCTTCGTCCGTATAGAAATCCTTGAACGCCTCGTCGAAAGTCCTCTCTATGTTCCTGTATATGGAGTTGAGTTCTTTCTTCAGTTCGTCCATCCCGCCGTCTTCCACCTCCGGTGTGTATCCACCGTGGTCAACGACAGTCCATTTGGAAAACGGAACATATCCGTTCTTCTCCACATACTTGTCCCATTGTCCGAGTGCGTCTTCCGGCATATCCGAAACAGTGTCGAACCAGATGTCCTGTTCCCTATACTTCTGACATTCCTCGTCTGTGAAACCGTGTTTTCTCTTAAATTCTATATAATTATCCATAAGATATTTATGAAAAAAGGTGGTCATAAAGACCACCCTCAAAAAACAACTAATATTATGGCAGAAATCAGTTATCGTTTATCCCTGAACAGAGGAGAGAACCTTGTCTATCGGAGCATATCTCTCGGAGTCAAGGGTTTCCTTGAGTATCAACCACGGGTCGGTCTTTCCCGACATAACCATCTTGGCTATGTTTACAGAGAAACCGGATACGAGGGCGACACCGAGTTCGTTCTCCTTCACGGGTATGGTGTCGGTTCTTGAATTGACATTCCAGAACACCAGTCTAGGCATCTTGTAACCTGCCGATTCGTATCTCTCCGAAATGGTGTCGAAAAGGGTCTTCATAGTGGAGAAGTAATTCCTTTCGTATGCACAAGTCGTAGCGCTGTCGAACTCCATATCGGAGATTATGAGAATCCTTTCGGGCAGGTCCGACTGCTCCATCTGGTTCTTCAAGGCGGTTTCGAGAAGAAGCATAAACACCTTCTCTATGTCCGTGTTGGAACAGTCGTTGTACTGGTCAACCAAAGCAATCTTGTCTGCAAGAGTGTTGCATCCACTGATGTCTATGAAGTGAGGGTTGCTCGAGAACTCGATGAACTTGTTCTTGAACTCGCCTTCACACCTTTCGGCGAAATATACCGAAAGAGAGCGTGATACATCGATAGCCCATACTTCGTTTGCACCCTTGATTGAGGTTGCCATAGAACCGGAGCCGTCACATACGACCATAGTGTTTCCACCGCAGTCGATGTCCTTCAGGTTCATCCACATCGCTTCAAGGGAGTTGTTCATATTCACCTTTCTGTTCCAGTAGTTTACTCCATTGAGGTGGGTATACTTAGCCCATATCTCATAAGGATAGAGTACGGATGCGTTCATCTTGGCGCTACCGTCTCCTCTCATCACGGCTTCAAGATACTTTTCGTAACGATATCCGTCGTGCTTTGCAAATGCGTCCTTGTAGCGGAGGTTAGCCCTCGACGGAACGGTTTCGTAGTTTATCTTCTCCCACTCGTTTGCACAGGTGAATCTCTCTACGACACCGATGTGCTTACGAAGTCTTGAAAGCATCTTGCGGTATTCCTTGTTCGAAATTCCAAGGTGTCTCTTCAAGTCCATAGCGAGATGACGGACTGAATCCGAAGCGTTTATGGAAGGCATCCACTTTGCAAGAAGGGAAATCGGCTTGTTGGCGGTGCAGTTTTCAATGTCTTCCCTCAACTGCTTCTCCACTACTTCGTAGCACACCTTCTTCAACTCCGGTATGTTTGCACATTCGATAATGTCGAAGATGTCCTTCCAGCGGCCGTATTCGGCGATGAGCGAAACCATCTTGGTTGCTTCATTCGGATGACGCTGCATAAAGCGTACGAAAAATTCCGTGAATGCTCTCTTTTCACCGAGACCTTCCCTTACGTCACGGAGGAAGAACAACCACTTTATAGCATAGGACAGATTTCTTTCCATAGCCCTGTCAAACGCCATAAGCGAGTCCGTCGGTACACCTCCACGGAATGAAGGTACCTTGAAGTTAAGGTCAACGAGTTCGTTCTTTGTGGTAGAATAACCGATTGCACCGTTTTCTGTTTCCTGTAGAGAGTTTATCCTCTCAATCTCATTTCTAAATTCGTCCATCATAATCTCTTATGTTTTTACAAGGTTCCGTTCTGGAATATGTTCCGCTGTCGGGAACCTTTAGTTAATAATTAAGTTTCAACTTTACAAAGATACTATTTTGTTTTTAAAAAATAACAAAAATTAAAAATTTTTAACTTCCCTTTCCAAGTCCCTTTCCTTTATGGTCTGTTTCTTGTCGTACGTGTGCTTTCCCTTTGCGAGATGTATCCTCATCTTGGCGATACCCCTTTCGTCTATGAACAGGAACTCGGGTACTATGGTCATCCCATTTTCCCTCACCTTCTTGTCAAGTCTCCTTATCTCCCTTTTCGTCAGAAGGAGTTTCTTGTCACGCATAGGGTCGTTCTTCTCGTATCCGGACTTGTCGTAGGCGGATATGTGGAGGTTCTTTATGAATACCTCTCCGTTTACGACCACGCAGTACGAGTCGTTGAAGCTGATGCAGCCCATCCTTATGGACTTTATCTCACACCCCGTCAGTACTATGCCGGCGGTGAAGTCCTCCACAAATTCGTAGTTGAACCTCGCCTTGCGGTTTTCGAATTTCTTATGTTCAAATTTTTTTTTCATCTCTCCTTGTAGTACAATACGGTTGGTGTACCGTCGTGAATATCAATCTCCTTGCCGTAGATGTCACGGAACTTCTTCTTGTTGAAAGGTCTGGTAATCAAGTGTACTCCGTGAGGTGTGGGGATTGCCGTCACAACCTTCTCGCAGTCGAAAGGTTCACACTGGTTCAAGGCGTCTATGACATTCTTCATCTCCTCCTCCGAAACCGTGTCTATGTCGATAATCCAAGTCTTGTTTCCGTCACACGAACCGGTCTGTCCACAGGCGGTTTCGAAAACGGTTCTGAATGTGTGCCACTCCTCGTGGGCGACAAGGTGAGCCATCAATTCCAAACCCTTCAAGGAAACCTGTTTGAAGTTCTTCTTGTTGAGGTTTATGCAAGCACGGGCGTTGAAGAACTCGCACAACGAGATTATCTCCTCACGTCTTTCTTCAAGGTACTCCACAGACTTTATGAAGTACGACTTGATAATCCTTACGGCGCTTGACGACCTTCCGTCGTTCTGGTCCTTGCCCCTCTGCATAATCTGGAGCATATAGAACTCCCCGTTTTCCTTGAAGTCGAGAAGTCCCTTTATCTGTTCAAAGTTGTCTACTGTCATAATTTTAGTTTTTCACAAAGATACTATTTATTTTTCAATAGTCGAATATTATTCGTCTCCTTTTTCCATTATCTCGAGCATCTCACGCTCGTATTCTGCACGTTCACGGGCGGCGACCTCCTCATTGTGCGTCTCTTCTTCGTATTTGTCAACAAAGTCGAGGAAGTCCGGATTCATCTTTACCGTTTCATCCCAGAGGTTCATACCGTTGCGTTCGATAGACCACTTGTCGAGAGCGAGAATTGAATCTATCGGATTGCATCCGTTCTCCAAATTGGTGTCGTTCTCCACGGCATATTTGTACTCCCTATATGTCCAAGAGTTCTTGCCGGTCTGCGGTACTTGAAGAAAAATGTCATCGTAGGTGTGACCGACTATTCTGATGTCCTTGTCGAGATGAAACAATTCCATCAACTTCGCCTGATATCTCGTTATGTTTTCCATACTAACAGTTGTTGACATCGACTATCCATATATTTTTCCTTCCCTTGCCCGGAAGCTTTTCCACGAACCTCGCCATCCAGGGGTTATTGCTCTTATTGGATGTGTTGGTGGCAAGCGCCGACTGAAAGGCGTTCCAGTCGAGTTCCCTTCTCATAAAGAGCATCCTGCACATCATCATCCTGTCTATCGCTTCCCTGAATTTCGCTTCATCGTATTCGATGTCGTATTTCTTCGGACAATATTTGTCCCACTGGCGGTCTTCTTCATATGGGGCTATTCCGAATATCTTGCATATCGTACCATCAAGGTGCTGGTGTACAAGACATTCCGTGTCACCGTATTTCAGTTTGATTCTGACAAGTTCTATAACTTGAAGGTTTCTGTCCACGAAACTCTCGAACCCTTCCGGACTTTTCTCCGTGTAGTTGTGCTTCAGCAGCCATATGACAAGTCTGTCCTTGAGGGCGTAGAACTGCTGTTTCGTTATGACATTCCTTACATCGTGTGTCTTGAATACACTGTTGGTGTAGGTTATGTCTTCGAGCAACCTCCGGAAATCCATTTTTACCTCTTCTGCTTTCATATCTTTTTTTCACAAAGATACTATTTTTTCCACAAAGAATTAAAAATCTTGATAATCTTCGGGAACGAAAGTCTCGATACATTTGTCGGAGAACTTCTTCGGGTCGAAATCCTGTACGTCCTCAATCTTGATTTTGTCCGACTCGTATTTTCTTCCGAGCTGGAAACCTTCCCAGCCGTAGTATTCAAGAAGATTGGCGAGACCCGCTTTTATCCTCCTTACCTTGTCGGCGACTCTCCTTCCACGGAAATCGGCTTCGGGAAGGATGTTCTCCACCTCTGCGTTTTTCTTTTCCTTGATTATCCTGTTTACAAACTGTATCCAAGTGTTCTTCACGGCTTTTTCGAATTTCTCATACAGTCCGTCACCCTTTTCAAGATTCAGATAGTTTGTCAAATCTTGACAGGCGAGGTCGTGTTCCTTCTTCAACCTCTCCCCGATTTCACGGAAAGCATCTATCTTCCCTTGATAATACCAGTTATTGCAAATCGTGTCGGTATCGACACCGGGTCTCTGTGCGTTTTCGAAATTATTCATCGAATTTGTGACGGCCGTCATCAGTTCGTTGAAGAAACCGTCGTAAAGCTCCTTCGCCAATTTATATGCTACTTCCTCTTCAAACATATTGAATCATTTGTTTTTTTTCCTGAATGTATTCCTCCGGTTTCGGACATTCCTCAACCATCTCGTGATGCCACTCTTTCCAGAGGGGTTTGTATTTCCTGTTGAAGTCGTCCCATCCGAAACCGTTCTTCAAGTCTTCCATTATACTGTTGTTCAGAAGGACACCGCAGTTGTAATGTGTTATCTTTCCATGTCTTGCAATCTGCACGGCGAACATAAGTATCCTCATGGAGTGGAAGAGTGACTTCGCCCCGCACCTCATATCGAGGTCCTTCTCGACCGTCATCTTCTTCTTCGCCTTCACCCACGAGTTAGACGATACACCGGAGAACTCCTGACGAAGTTTCCATCTGTCCAGCTCGAAGTATTTCAGGTAACCGGAACACGGCTCCTGAAACAAAGCCTCCATAGCGAATATGTTGTGTTCCTTCACCATATCTATGAAGTCGCTTTCACGGACATACTGAATGTCCATCTTCTTTCCGTCCCTTTCGGTCGTCTCGCAGAACAGTCTGTTTTCGAAACCTGTCTCCGTAGAGTGTGAGAAGGAGGAAAGGTCATAGTCACCGTCCACTATGCACCCGAGGTCTATGTCCGAAAGTTCATCGTTTGTTTCGAAAAGTGTCGAACCTCTCTTGAAGTATATTTCCATCCTAAAATTTCCTCTCTATTCTCAAGTTAATCTGCAACGAATCCCTGTAAGGCGTTATAAAGGGGTATATAGACTGTTTCTCGAATGAGATGACAACTTCCTTGATGAACTTGTTAAAGTCCTCCATAGTGTCTATTTCGACCTCGTAGAGACCGTTCAGCATCTTCGCCCCGTATGTTTTCTTCATAAGGTCGTCAAACCTCTTGTTACCCTTGAGCATAAACGCCTCGTTCTTCACATAGACTTTCATTCTTCGGTCCTTTTGTTCTTTATGATATTCTTGAATTCGTCCACCGTATAGGACTTGTATCTTGAAAAGTACAGTTCAAGTCCTAGAAAATAGAACGACATACTGAATTTGGACACACTGAACCTGTCGGTGTTTATCCTTATCGTTGGGATAAGGAATAACTTGTGCTTGTCCCAATGCACTACGAACATATTCTTCTTTTCCGGCATATTCACTAAAGTTCTAAAAATTCATTATCCATTTCCTTGTACTTCTCCACTATGAGCGAGGGGAGCTCGTTCTTGATGATGTTGATAAGCTGACACATATCCTCCCGTGTCATATGTTCCGGCACGACGGATATTCTCCCCGAGGAATCCCTCTCGGCGGAAATCCTCGAAAGGAACTGCATATCGTCTTGCAGTTTCTTCGCTTTCTTGTATGTCTCTATGTTCATCATATATCGTTTTAAATTTCCTTCAGAAAATAGTTTCCAAAATCGAGTCCTCTATGTGAAACCCACTTGTGTCCACACTTCTCACACTCGCACTTTATCCTGACCACATTGCCGGGTTCGTTGTTGTCGTGGAAATGCACCCACACGCCGCCGGTAACCCTGTGTTGTGAGGTGTTCTCCGATATTTCATTCACCCATATGTCGTCACACTTGCATTTAGGACAGGCGAGTATACGCTCCGCCAGTCTATCCTTAGTTTCCCTTGACGCCATTTCTATTTCATCAATATCCTGTTGACCTTACGTAATTCCTTTTCAATCAGACTGTCCTTGTATTCGATGAAGAGCAGCATAGTTTCCGACCACAACGCATACTTGTAGTCCGACACAGCCTTCTCTATGTCGTGGTATTGTCTTACACGTATCCCAATCCAGTTCAGAGTGCTGTACTGGCTGCGTGGGTCTTCGGAATTGAACTTCTTGTCCAATCTCCGGTTATAGATAAAGTATTCCCATTCCTCGTACTTTATCTCCAGATTTCTTTTTGCTCTCTTACGGAGTTTTTTTAACAGTTTGATTTTCATATTATTAGTCTTTGGTATTTTCCATATCCTTCTTGAAGGCCTCCACCATATCGTTCAGTCTTCCGGAGTTGAATCCACCGTAGAGCTCTGCGTGTGTGGCGAGCCATTGTATCGTTTTTTCGACCATCTGCTTTCTCTTCCATCCGGCCATATCGATGGCCGCCATCTCCGCCCAGCACTCTTTCGAAAGGTTCGGGTCGTAGTGCTTCGAGTTCTCCCATCCGATTTCGTGAGCCTTCTTTCTGTCATCGTTTACTTCACAGTCTTTCCTTCCTATGGTTTCGGTGAGGCAGTACTCTATGGCCGTCTCCATAGCCTCCTCGAATGTGTAGAAGCTGTCAGACATAACCTTATCCACATCCGAATTTGTCATCTGTATGGTCGGGAGATAGTTCTTTTTTCCGAGACAGTCGACCATAATGTGAATGAAGTGTTCTTCACGGAGCCATCTGCATACGGCCTGAATGGTCGGACACAATACGTTGCCTTTGCCCATATAATGTATGTCGGGGTCTATGAATCCCTCTATCACTGCATCGTCATACGCATACTGTCTTACACAAGCCTCCTTGTATCCACATCTTTGCAGAAGTCTCGCCAGTTTTGGCGAAACAAAGTCCCTTGAAATTTCATTCATATCTGTTCCTCCATATTTTTCTTGAAGTTGTCTATAAATTCTTTCACGTTTACTTTCTTGCGGCTCGCCACCCAGTGTTCACTACCGCTGTAAAAGAGGTAGAGTTCGTTGTCCATCCACTCGGCCGCCTTTTCAATCATCCGCCGCTTCATCCATTCGGCCATTTTCAATGCACCGTGATAGGTTCCTCTATTTTCACAATTCCAGCATCCGTCATCTGCGTGAGATTTTTCAAGGCATCCATCACACAAACATGCCATCTCCAATATTTTATCCTTTGTCTCTTTATCCATATTTCTATTCCTCCATTAAAGCCCATTGATAGAATTTCTCTTCACATGGTACTCCATCGTCATCATCTTTATCACAAAATGATTTTGCCGGACATAAACTGCAATCTCTCAGGTATACAAAATCGTTGAACTTGTCAGATGTTATGGATTTTAACCACTTAGTTATGTTATTATCCATATCTTCTATTCCTCCATCGCTTTTTTAAAATCATCAATCGCTGTTTGTTCGTCACAATACAATTTTGTCCAAGGCGTATTTCGTTTCAACCACTCCGATGCCTCCTCGATAAGCATTTTCTTTACATTCTTTGCCACATCGACAGCATCAAATAGTGCATTTCTACGACCACAAGCAGTTATGTCACATTCATCAATATGAATGCAAGTAGGACACATATTCCTCTTTGCGTATTCTTCTATCTTTGCATTTGTCATATTCCTATTCCTCCATCGCCTTTCTAAAATCATCAAGCAACTCTTCTGGTGTGGCATATTCTTCCGACCAATAACTGGACCCATAATCTTTCAGCCACTTCACGGCTTTCTCGACCATCTGCTTCTGCTTCCATTCGGCCATCTCCAAAAGTAAATCCTTCAAGGTTTTTGTACCGTGAAAGAACATCAGCATTTTGTCTATCTTTTCGTCGTTTGTCATAGTCTTATATCTCTAATTCTCCATATCCTTTCTGAAGTCCTCGATTATCTCCGGAAATATCTTTCCGTATCCGTAGTAGTCAGGTATGTGGTTTCTTATCCATTCGGTCGCCTTTTCAATCGTCCGCCACTTCATCCATTCTGAACCCTTCTCGAAAGCGAGCTGGATTGTATACTGTGCCATTTCGGAACGGTAGAACGGTCCCTGTTCCCAGAGTTCGTCCTTCGCCCTCCTTATGGCCTCGTTTCTTTCCTTGAGGAATATTAAACCGGCATCCGGTTCGGTTTCTTCCGGTGTGTATTTTTTGTCGTATATGTTTCCGGTCACCGTTTCAATCTCGTCTCCGGTCTCCATAGTGAAGCGTTTGCCGTCGTCCCTGACGAACTTGAAGGCGCAGTTCTCGTAATATACGGTGTATGTCCATTCCGAACCCTTGAACTTCACGGCGTCTCCCTCGTACACATCGTCTCCGCTTACGGTGGAAACACCTATGCACTCACAGAGTGTCTCCGGAATGATTTCGTAGAACTTCTCGTCATCGTCGGGGTATATGTAGTATGACCCCTCGTTCCGGCGGAGGTCTCCGTACACCCATTCGTAGTTGTCGATTCTCTTTCCTTTGAACTTCAATGTCCTTTCCATACGATATGTTTTTTACAAAGATACTATTATTTTTCTTCTTTTACTATAAATCCGAATGGAATTTTTCCATCCATTATGGATTTCCAGTGTGCGACCACATTCTTGTTGGCCTTGAAGTCTGACTTTTCATTTTCTTCTATCAGTTCCTTTGCTCTCTTCTGAATGGTTTGCCATACTTCCGGTGGAATGGACTTTTCAAAGCGGTGTTCATACTGTGGATACAGCATATTATTGAAGTTCAACATCTTCATTCCGACATCATGGTCTTCCGTTATGGTATTGTCTATGATGCCCCACATAACTGCACCGGTCTGGAACGCTGTAAGTCCGAACTTATATGTAAACATTCGGGCTGCCGCCAGTGAGATTGCCGTTGTTGCATTGACCGTTTCCTCATAGTAGTCCGGTTCCGGAAGCGTTTGGCAGTATTCCACGAGTTCATTTGTAAATGTGTTGAACTGCTCGAGTGTCTTTATGTCGTTCTTTGCCCTTTTTATCCACGTTTCCTTGTTGGACTTCCATCTATTCCTCTGTTCGTCTGTTATCTGCATAATATGTTACTTTTCAACTTCTGTGATTTTCGAAAGTCTCCTGTATTCCGGAGAGTCTTTAAAATTTAATTGGACTATCATCACTTTGCAATTCCGAAAGTCTTCTATATTCCGGAGAGTCTCTAAATTTCACTGTAGAGGATAATCTTTCTATCTCTGCGGCCTTGTTGAGTTTCTCCCTGATTCTAGACCGTTCATTTTCAAATTTTCTCGCTAGATAAGGGATTATTTCATCGAGTTCGGAAAAAACTTCAGTGTTTGCATCACAAGTCCACTCTATACCAGTTTCATATTGTATCCTGTAAGGTTCGCATCCGAGCTTGTGGAGTTCCTCGAGTATATAGCACAACACGGGGTTGTCCGACTTGGATTTCTCCGTAATCTCTCTTACCTCGCAGAAGTATCCCATATCAATGTTGCATCCGAACTTTCTGTCAATACAGAACTTGTATTCCACCCCGTGTCTTTTGCAGCTTGCATCCAGTTCATCATCGTTCAGTACCCAGCAGCCAAGAGAGGTATTTCCTATTTGTACAGAAATTCTACGTAAATGCCTGTGCAGATATTCGGGTGCGTATTTTATCATCTTTTCCATATCTTTATTCTTTTATAATATTACTACCTTTTCATTCTTTATGGAAACCGTTCTTTTCAAGGAATACTTTCCGTTGAACGACACTCCTACGAAAGCCGCTATTCCACCACGCTGTTCTATTATGTTGTCAGCACTCTCGTTTATGAGTTTGTTCTGGTCACTGGACTCCATACGGGGATACAGTTCCGGATATTTCTCCGACATATTCGTCCCCGTTTCCAGTCCTATCTGTCCGTTCACGAATGAGTCTGATGCACAGAAGACTCCGAACATATATGTTTCGGAACAAAACTTCCCGTCCGATTCGGTTATGTTGATTACATAGAAAAACATTTCCTTTATTTTTCAATAGTTTTCTGTCTTATCACCTCATCCACGACTTCCCCCACTTTCCAGTCTTCAAGTGTGAAAAGGGGGAATTTGTCCTCCTCGACATTTATTTCGAAATTCCTTTCCAGAGCCATCAGCATCTCCACGAGGTCGAGTTCATCGAACGTCAGGTTCCCGTGCAGTAGTGTTTCTTCCGTAATCTTTTCCGTTTCTTCGGGTTTCAAGTCCAGCAGTTTCTGACAGAACCCCTTTATGAAATCCAGTATTTCTTTCCTATCCATTTATCTTGAGGTTTTTAATCACATCAATGTACGCCTCCTTTGAGGTCTTGTATCCCGCATATCCGTGATATGTCGTCCTGTCGAGCACGGCCTTTATCGTATATCCTTTCTTTCCGTAGTAGAGTTCAACCGAGTCACATTTCTCGCATATCTTCATCAACGCACCGGTTGACCAGCACGGAACATCACTTGGGTGCATACCGGGTTTGGAAACCCATACCCACGGTTTCCTGAAACCGTCAAGCGAGGTATAGAACATATCCGCCGTCATCGGATTCAGACCGAGTTCAAGCAGAGCTTTACTTTCTTCTACTGTAGTGTACATATCTCAAATCAATTCTTCTATTTCAATCTCTCTGTCGGGAAACCTGAACCTTGCGATTTTCAACGCCACATCACGAGCCTCCTCCTTGCTTTCGAAAGACGAGGTGGTGTCACCTTCGTCATATCCTACCCACCTTTCAGGGTTGTCGTCAATCTCTTTCCGTGTGAGATGTCTCATCACCTCAATCACCCATCTGCCTCCTATGTTGTCTCTCAATTCCGAAGGGGCGTTACGCCATTCTTCACATATGTATCCTCCATGCACGAGGACCTTTCCGTTCTCATCCCTTTTGCAGATTTGGGGTTGTGAGGCGCTTATCGTGGCGTAGTAGTGTATGGCACCTATGGAAATCCCTCTGTACGATGAGATTTCTATCTTCACCCTTTCACTGAAGGGTTTCCCGAGAAAGTACTCGGGGTGACCGGATATGCTGAAATTCTCCGGTATCTCGTTCGCCATTACGAGGGGGTAGTTTCCCAGGTCACGGGAGCATTCCCTTACCCATTCTTTATTGACAGTTTCCATTTTCATATATCCTTTTTTACAAAGATACTATTTTTTTAAAAGATAATAAAAAAAAAACCGGTACTTATTGATACCGGTCCTAAATTTATATTTGGGTTATTTTAATAACTCGTGTCCTGAATGACATCACCGAATGTAAATACTTGTGGTGTTCCGTTATTGTTGTATGACAACAGAAGTATTTCCATACACAAATTTGAATTTGGTTGAACCGGATATACGATTGATGATGTCAATACTCTTCCGTTGAAGAAGAAATATGTAGAAGCCTGGAACTGTGTCGGGTCTACTGTCACATTAATCGTATCGTTTGTTACATTTACATAATAAAGTCTCAACTTGTTTCCGAAATCCGGTACGGATGAGAATGAAACGGTTTCACTTTGTGTTCCGATAATCAAAATAGTGTTGTATCCTTGTGCATCTATGTTTGCACAAGATGTTATTGTCTTATAGTTTGTGGATTGTGCATTTACATCGCTTGCCGTAATAGCGGTACCAATCTGGACATGACCATAACTGTCCGCCCCTATCTTTACTGCATTTGTAGTCAAACCCGTTGGTGAAAGATTGTGAGTTATTCGTACATTTCCATCCAGTGCCCCGCCACCGCCGAGTGCTCCCGTACCGGTCACAGTTGTCGTCTTCGGTACATATGCGCTTAAAGCATTTGACAATGCCACACCATTCAAGGCATTGTCGGTATCCGATGAAATATATGTCGATGTAACTTGTGGTATGTTCGGCTGGTTTGACAAGTCATTATAACTGATACCCAAATCCCTTGTTGTCTTGTTTCCGGTAAGTGTCACGCTGTTAATACTCGGCTGGTTTGACAAGTTACTATATGAACCGCTTGTGGCTACAGTACTTAAATTGAGTTTGTTCTTCAAGACGGGTAATGTTATTATATCGACATTCTCGTTGTCGTTATTCGTGTAATAAAGTTTATTGTTTGTCTCATCGTATTTTATATCAATAACTTCACTGACATTATCGTTCTGTATCAGATATAATTCATTCAACCCAATCATATTGTTGTTGGCAAGGGCATCGAATATGGCCTTGCTTTCAAGTTTGTTTATAACAAGAGGAACCTTTACTTCATTCATTTTAGTTTACTTTTATTATTTTATAGTTTTTTGTCGTGTCAAACAAATTGTTCAATGTTGTTTGTTCCACCCATTGTCCGTTCACCTTTCTGAATGCCTTTGATACGGCTGCCCATTGTCCGTTCACCTTTACATAAAGTGTTTCACTGACCCTTGTGGATGCATATAGCGTCACATTATCGGTAACACTGAATGTATATGGATTATCGGTTGAAACAAGTGTTGTTCTCTGTGGATTCGAATACCATCCTTCAAACATTCTGTTTTGTCCCGTGACTGTAGCGGTAACTGTAACACTCGTACCATATGTTGCTTGTGCGGCGGTTGTCGATACTGTACAATACGAGTCTGCAACAACATTGACATCATACAGGAAATCACCCTTTGCATATAAAGTTGTATCTTGTGTAATCGTTGTCTGGTATGTTGCATTTGAAGAAACCTTGTTTGTACAAGCCGAATCCGAATACCATCCGTCGAATGCCACTCCACCGATAAGTGTAGCCGTAAATGTAACAATATCACCATCCACCGCTTCACTTTTACTTACACTTACGGATGAAATACCGGTACCGACCACAACCGATGCTGAACAATCAAATACATCATCATAAGTTATTGTAAGGTTTGCTTGTGTTATACGGAGTTGTACGTTTGCAGTCTTGGAATCGGAAGACATTGTATACAAACCGGATGTTTGAAGTCCAAATACAATGTTTGCATCGAATATTGAATTATAAATTGTATTCAGACCGGAAACGTTGGAGAAACTTCCCGAATAATTTGTATAGGAAGTCGTCATACTCGCTTGATTTCCGTTTGCGGATGCACCACCATTGATACTTACTGTCGGAATAACATTCGCCGTTACACTGGATACACTAGAAAGTCCCTCATCACTTGTATTGTACATTCCTCTGAATAAGTAACTTATACTCCTCAGATATATTTTTTTCGAAACACTGTTATCACCACATTTGAAAGATGATGTTTTTGTAGATGTTGTTTTATCAAATTTGTGGTATATGTATGTCGTGTTGTCATCCGATGTGACATCATAGACCAATGTATATCCATTTGAAGTATTTGATGGATATACATCGTGATTTAACGAAGCGTCACTTATCGGGTATATCTTTAAAGTCTTAGCCATAATTTAACTTCTTCTTTAAGAGTATTTTTAATATTTTCCATATATGGTAAATATCCGGGTTGCTTTGCCTTTGTTATTCCAAGATTATTTATCGTTTCGCTCATATCTACTAACGACAGGTTCATTGCAAAAACAATAATGCTGTCATTGGAGAAGGTTACAGTTCCACAAACCTTCCGGTTGCCATACATCATATCGTTTCCATCCGCATAAACATCCGGATAGTATTTCTTCACGGTTTCGAAAGATTTTTTAAAGAAATAATCATTATAGTTGTTCTCATATGGAACACAGATGCAAAATCTGAAATCATCGTTGTGCGTTATTATCACACCACCACCGGATGTATCGTATCCTGGTTTAAAGCAGTCAAGTCCATTTTCCTCATATCTGTTTTCATCTTCTTGTGACAAACTGATAGGTACAAGGGCAAACGGTTTGTTATATTCTACAAAGTAACAGAACGGTGTTGCATTTTGATAATTCGTATAGGCGAGAGGCTGAAGAATTGTTGCAGAGTCTGTAACCGATACTATATTGCAGTTTGCAACTTTGTACCAGAACTTGTCGATTCCAAATTCTTCCAAATCGCTGTAACCACATGAATCAAGATAGTCGTGTATGTTTACCTTGTTATTGCCGTTATTTATTTTTTCATTCAGGTATTCCCGCTCTTTCTGGATTGCCAATGCAATATTCTTCATACATTAAGATTTTAGATATATGTCACCGTCCACACCGAGACTGTTGCTCGGGTCGGAAGAACCGTAATAATAACTGTTTATTACAACCGTACCAAGAACTTCCGAACCGTTTACCCAGGCCGCCTTTCCTTCCACGATGTCATTGGATGTGGCCAATGTGTAACCGGTAGTTTGTGTTCCTGTTCCCGTGTATGTTCCGACAGTACCGAGAATATTTACGCCGGTCTTTATGTTTTCGGGTTGAATGCTTGAACCGTCACCTTCTACGAACATAACGGAAACACCCTTTATTTTATTTGTTCCTAAATATAAACTCATATTAATTTCCTATTGATTGTATGTCCGAGTCTGTCCAAGTCTTTATTGTTGTCAAGTTGCTATTGACATAACTCTTTACATCGTAGGCCGTAGCCACTCCATTGCTGGCGGATGTCGATGCGCTTATGTCCTTTATCTTTAAACTTGATGACAATGTTGTTGTCGTTATGCCGTTGGATGTTGTGTCGGATGTACTCACACTAATGTAGTTTCCATCTCCACCCGAAATTTGTGTTTCGCCGGTTATGGTATTTACCGTATTGGGTAATGAGATATTACCACCGGAGTTCGGATTATATGTACTTCCATTCAATGTCAATGACTTTGTGTATCCACTCAAGTCAATGGAGTTTGCACTAATGTCAATCCACTTATAAGTATTTCCACTTTGAACTGTCATAATTTGGTGATAATCACCATTATTTGTAGTTTTACACAAATATATCTTATTCATTGTGGATGCCGAAGCAGTTAAACTACCGGTGTAATATGAGTTTCCTTGGTAATAATGTGAATATCCGCTTGGTGTTGTTGCATTGCTTGTGGGTTCTATATACTGTATTTGTCCGGATGACAAACTTGTGAGTCTTGAATCGATATCGGATATCGATGACTGTATGTCTGTCGTGGTTGAATTGTATGTAACGGATATGTCCTGTGAGGAACCGGTCGTCGCCACCTTGTGCAATGTAATGTCGGATGAACCCGTGTTGTTTATTACACCGTCCACCTCGTTTATCGTTGTCTTTATGGTAACTACTCCGTTGCTTGAACTTGCTGTCGTTATTGTTCCGTCAAGTGCAGTTATGGAGTCACTTACCGCCTTTGAAATGGAACCGTTTCCACTTCCGTTTATAATACTTATTGCATTGGTGTTTGTGTTTATGTCATCCCTTATTCTGCACAACAGACTTGAAGGTGCATTTGCAGAAGTATCATCCTTTAGGTTTATGCTGTATGTTGTCCCGTTGATTGTGGATATGGTCAATTCCTTTGTCGTAGTGTTCCAAGAAGCATCACTTACATTTGATGAATATCTTACACCACCCACAAAAATGGATTTCGTATTTTTATCGAAAACAATAATTCCTTCAGAAGCATCTGTGGATGAATTGTATTCCTTTTTCTTAAATCTTAATTGTGTTGAACTCATTTATCCGATTCGTGTCTTTTAGATATTTATGTGGTTGATATAAAATGAAAGTGGAAACCGATTAGTTTCCACTTTCATTCAACCGGTGGTGACGACAAACCGACTTGTATGTTATATTTCCTGTTTCTATCGCCACAGACTTCCCACAGCGGAATAGTTTACCGTTCACATCGGTTTTAAGTCCGTAGCAAATGACATCCTTTTCGTCTGCAATCCCGCATAGTACAAGTACATCTTCCCGTGTAAGAAACTGAACCTCATCTACAAACAGTACTCCGAAATCAAGTTTGAGAAGTTCTGACGAAAGGTCGTTATAGTAATATGTCTTTATATAATCTTATGTTCCAGACAGTATTTGACCGCTGCCCCTGCCGCTTCCTCGTATGTGGCGAAGTCCTCGCCGTAGTCCCCGTCCTTCAGCATCTGTCCGGGTATAGTAATCCTGTACATCCAGGATTCCTGTGACTGTGAGAAGATGGTTATGTGGAAATGATAAAGTTCCCTCAGCCACTTCATCGCCATCTGCAACGTTGGCATAACAATACAGCATTTCTCATCGTATTCTCTTGTTGTGTCGCCAACTTTGTATGTACAAGAATTCCAGTGACATCCGGTTGAAAATTCTTTAACAACATACCACGCATCATGTTCAATATTCTGTGGAAAGCCTTTATCTCTCAATAATTTGGCTATCTCAAATGTTACTCTGTCTTCTGTAATCATATCTATAAGTTCTGCAATCCCGTGCTTCAACTCGTCGGTAAGCGGCATCCACCACTTGACATGCGTCTTGTTGTAGAACGACCACCCGCTGTCACCTTTTTCGAAACGGTTTACAAGAATTTCGTGTTCATTGCAGTCGAGCATAGTTATGTACCACCCGTTTTCTTCCGGATATTCATTCTCTTTCGGATTCCTCGGGTTTTCAACAGTCTTTGTCCAAGGAATCGATTCGAGCAGGCTTTTCATCTTCGGATAAACCTCATCGTTGTATTTTTCCTCCGATATTCCTTTGCTCTCACTGCAATGGGCTATACTTCCGGAGAGCCATATTTCACCCTTGCTGTTAAACGAGAACTTTGCTCCGGCCGCTTTCTGCAATATGTTCAGTATTTCCTTGTTTTCCATTACAATAGATGTTTCAATGAATATTTGATTGCATTATAGACTGCATTTTCGAACGAATGTGCATCACACTGTGTACAGGGCGTGTACTTTATCACATCCTCATCGTGATAGATGCTATGCACATTCTCCATCTTGTATACGGTGGCCGTAATCCAGTAGAAGTCGGTCTGTGAAAGCCTCGGTTCGACACCTATGAAGATGTTGTGTTCTTCCCTCAGCCATTTCATAATCTCTTCAAGTGTCGGTCTTGAATAAAGATACGGGTCTTTGTTCCAGTCCTTCTTGACGCTTGATGTGACTTCCATAACTTCCATAGGCTGTTCATCGTCATAATCGAAATATGAGTTTACCGGTCTGTTGAACCCACATTTTTTCAGGAGTTCCGATACTTCAAATTCAATTTTTTCCATACTTTTTTTTTACAAAGATACTATTTTTTTCTTAACGAATACGTCTTCTTGTACTTTTTCTGAAGTTTCACGTACCTTTTCTTCGCCTTTTCATACCTCTCGTACTCGGGGACGAACTTCTCGTCGAGTTCCTTTATGAGCCCCGACTCGTAGAACAGGGCCTCCATAGGTGTTATCGACTGTATCCGAAAGTATTCTTTCAACGCCTCGTCCCTCTCCTTCATAAGTTTCCTTTCGGGAGAGTCCTCGGGGAACTCCATATACCAGTCCCTTCTCTCGCCTTCCTCCTTTATATGGAGGTCCATCATCTCCTTGACCTCCTCTACAGTGTAGTATTTCTTCTTTCTTCCCATCCTTATAAAAAAATTTTCGAAAACCTCTTTTCGAATTTTTCCGGCTTTGCAAAGATACTATTTATATTTCACAGTATTGAAAAGGAGGAAAGTTTTTCAACATCCTCCTTTTGAAATCTCGAAAATCAGTACATTATCGAAACGGACTCCGAAGCCCTTGTCACCCCCACGTAGCGGAGCATCCTTACCGTGTCGGGGTCGGGGCATTTGAGAATGTCGGCGTCATTGACCAGAACGTGTGAGAATGTGCTTCCCTGGCTCTTGTGAATAGTATGGGCGTATCCGTAGTCTATTACTTTGTTCTGGAGCAGGTGTCCCTCTTCGTCCCGGATGGCGTCGTTGACGAAGAGCAAGGAGTCTATCCCGGAAATCCTCGCCAGAAGCATCCCTTTGTCCTTCTTGTCGGCCGTCCTCCATCTGTTCCACAGGAGTTTCTTCTGCTGTGAGAGGAGTATGGCGGCGGTCATATTCTCGGGTCTCCCTATCACGTCCACGTAAGGCACTGTCACTTTTCCTCCGTCCGGTTCGGAAAGCACCAGCGGGGTGACCGTCATCTCTATCTTTTCATCCGAACTTCTCTCGACTTCTATGTATTCCGTCACGTCAACTTTCTTCTCGTCCTGCACCTCCTCTATTATATACCCTTCGGAGTTCACGAACTTGTAGGGGCTTCCTGTCATTCTCCTTGTGAAGTCGTATCCCCAGTTGGCGTAGGACATGACCGGCTCCCCCTTCACCGGACCGTCCCCGTATCCGAGAAGCCTCCTGACGGCTCCGTTGACCGCCTCCACGTCCTTATTCGTATACGATAGGAACCGGAAGAAATCCGGGTCGTCCTTCAGTCCTGGAATATATTTTTCGAAAACTTTCCTGACCGCCGGTCCGTTCCTACGGTCTATGAACTCCACTCCGTCCGAGTTTTCCATCGAGAACCCTTTCCCTTCCCTTATACGGGAGGCCTCGTCTATAATCCCCTTCTCTCCGGTACGCTCGACCCTTTCTAAAATTATTTTTCTCCCCAGTTCCGTCCGGAAGACTATTGATATGTCGTCCTCCCCGACCGGAGGGAGCTGTGCCTCGTCTCCCACGAAGACTATCTTGCATCCGTAGTCCCGTGCCTTGCACATTATGTCGGTGAAGTTCTCCTCCGAAAGCATCGAGGCCTCGTCTATGAAGACTATCGACTTCCTCGCCAGACGGCATTCCGCCTCGCTCCGTTTCTTATAAGACACGTCGAAGGCCTCACGGTCGAAGTCCTGCTCCACTATTATTCCGAACAGGGAGTTCACCGTACAGGCCTTCTCTCCGGTCTTCTTCTTCAGAACACCGGCCGCCTTGTGCGTAGTCGCACAGAACTGCATCCTCTTCTCGAAGCGGTACAGGTCACGCACCAGAGAAAGCATAGTGGTCTTTCCTGTACCGGCCCCTCCGGTGAGCGTAACGCAGTTCTCCCCCTCGTCTTCAATGAACCTCGAAATCTCCTCAAGAGCCCGAATCTGTCCACCGTTCAGTTCAAGAGGAGTATCAAGTCTCCTTCCGTTTATGTTATATCCGTTCATCTATAAATATGTTATGTCCAAAACAATAAATTTCTCACGACTGGAAAGGACTCTGGAAGGTCTCTTTGACGGAATAGCGGAAATGAACGCTTTCTGTTTACAAGACCTTTTCCTTCAAGTGAAGGAATATCCCTGGAAGCCGTATTTCGGGACGAGCTACGGAAAGTATCTCCGTCCCCTAAATCTTCTTCAAGAAAACATAATAGCCGTATCCTTCAACATAAGGATGATTTCCTCCCACTCCTCTCTTTTCAATATCTCCTCATACGAGGCGGCCAGAAGGATAGCAATCCACGAGGCCGCACACGGAGTGGTAGACTACATAAGGATGAAATCAAACATCCTGTCTTCTGTAAAGCCTCTGTCGGTAGAAGAGGAGAATATGGTAGAGGACTTCTCCTCCCGCTATCCCGAGGAAACATTCCTCTACCGTACAATATCGTCCTTCGTCCGGAACACTATACACGTCGGACTGTGAGACATCCTGCACTCCCTTCCATTCTTTCTCCATATACGGTGAACTCCACCTGCTCACCTACCTTGTATTCGTACTCTATAATGAATTTAGCCATATAGGTAAATATAACAAAAATACGGGGAGGGGACGGGAAATGAAAAGGAAAGAAAAGGAAAGCCTTCGGAAAGCCTTCGGAAAGTTTTCGGAAAGCCTTTTGGAAAATTCTGGACATCCACTCCGTTTAAGTCCCTGACGGCGAGTAACAAAATATAATCTACTGATTTCTAATGAATTACAAAATTGATTTTTTAACTTCTTGAATTATAAGGGAAGGAGAATCGAGCCTTTTAAGTAAAACACCACCCCTACACCCCCAAAAAAGCCGATTTTTCGGAATTCCCCGAATTCCCAGAATTCCCCTATTTTCAGCATTTTACCCTTTTTTGACCCCTTTTTAGACCCCCCAAAATACCCCTTTTTTGACCCTCTGAAAATACCCCCTTTTTTAGATACCCCATTTTTTACCCTTTTTTCGGATTTTCGAAAAAATACCCCTTTTTCTGAAAATACCCTTTTTTCGGATTTTCCCATTTTTTGCATATTTTCGAAATATCCGTTTTTTCCACATTTCCGATTTTTACCAAATATCCATTTTTTCGGAAATATCCGTTTTTTCGGTTTTTCACCATCGAGTGATTTTTTCACCTTTTTCGGAAATATCCACTTTTTCCGAAAATACCCCTTTTTCCCAAAACCCCCAAATTCGAATAATCCACCCTTTTTACTGATTTTACCGATTATCCGATATCACCGATTATCCGATTTCTGTGGAAAATACGGTTCTGTGAAGGTATCCGATTTCACCATCCGACCTCTTCGGAACGGTTCATCGGGTGACGAGTCGGATTCGTCCGGTCGACTTCCCCCACCGGAGCTCCCCGACAGGAAGACCGGGTCGTCAACCTAGGCAAGCGGGTCGTCAAGACCAGGCTGACCGGTCTCCAACCCAGGCAAGCAGGTCGTCAACCCAGTCGGTCATACCTTCAGTGACGGATGCAAATCATCGGTCGTGTCCTTTCAAGAACTCTTCGGATTCGAAAATGAAAAATCGGACAACACCTACCGATGTTATCCGATTCGTCAATCCGACTTCTACTCGTCAACCCGACCTTACTTGATTACAGTGAAGTCACCTTTACCGTCGAGGAACGGGCAGTTGAGATGCACGTACTCCTCGTCGTCGAAGTCACATTTCTGCAACAGGTGCCACGGAGACTGGGCAGACACGCCCCAGCAGTTTGCAAGTCCGTCGGAGTAGAGGAACATATCCGTTATCTCAAGTTCCCCCTTCCCTTTTTCGAACTGGTCCATCAGCCTGTCCCACTCGGTGTCCCCTTCCACCCCCTGCGTCTTGGACAGACACGATTCAAACCCCACCTCACGGTAGTGGACATAGAAGACCGTCCTCTCAAGACGGTTCGCCTCCTTGTGACCGGAGACAAGTTCCTTAAAAAATTCCAGAGTCATATTCTTATAGTTTTTCTTTTTTAAAATATAACAAAAAAAAAAGTCCTCCGAAGAGGACCTGAAGTTTAACTATAAAGTAGGAAATTGTATGATTACATTTTGATTTCTTTAAAAAACTTTCGAAAGGCCGACCGGCCTTGAACCGGCCGTCCCCTCCTATGGCAAATAAAATTTTATATTACCTCCTATTCGAATCTCGGGGAGACTTTCGTTATTCCGAACACATACTTGTCATCGGTCATCCTTGCGTGGAGTATGTAACCGGGCGAGATGAGTCTCTTGACCTTGGCTCCCTTTTCCATATCGGTGTTCAGTATGGTGAAGACTGCATCCGCCAGCACCTTGCTGTCCCAAGGCAAGGTGACTATGTTTTTCATAAGGCCGGTGGTCACTCCGTTCGCCAGAGTCTCCTTCGGGTAGATGTCCATATACATGGTGTCCATCACCACCTCGTCCGATATTTCGACTTCCGAGAAGTCAACCTCTATTGTATCCTTGTAAGTTTCCATATCCTTTCCCTTTCCTTCCTTTTTTACAAAGATACTATTTTTATTCCATAGTCTTCAGATTTCAGTAAAAAAATTTCGAAAAAAAGAAAGGGGGACTTTCCGTCCCCCCTTTGTTCTGCACTGCACTCTTGTTTTAGTCAAGACGACTCTTGTCAATTCCGAGTGTGTCCGCCAAGTCCTCCTTTGCACTCTCCTCGTCATTGAACCCAGTTGCAAGGTCGTGGAAGGCGTAAGGCTGACTGCAATCCTGATAGAACCAGCAGAACTCGTCATACTTGTTCTTGAAAACCACCGCAAGGTACTTGCAGTTATCTTCGTCCTTTACTACTCTCTTTACTCTTGTTTCGACCAAATCATAGTCTCTTCTCAAATCTAATACTGTATCCATCTTATTACTTTTTTAAGTTAAACATCTCTTTTGTTATTTCTTACGATACAAAGGTAACACTTTTTTTAATACCGACCAAATTTTTTTGCAACTTTTTTTGAATTTTTTTTTTTTAGATTTTCGAATTGGGGAGGGCGAACCCCCCCCCCGACTTCTTTACATTGCATAGTAGATGTCTTTAAGAGTTTCCTCAATGTTTCCCAACTCGTTTCTCATTTCGTCTATCTTTCCTAATGTCTCGTTGATTTTTCTCTTTAAATCAATCTCGGTCTTGGTTGTCTCGGTCTCGGTCGGAACACCGCCACCCATTACAACACCCATTGGAGCGCCACCCATTGCAATGGAGAATATCTTTTCCAATGTCTTTCCCATATCAAGACCATCGGTCATACCCTCTCCGAACTTTGATGTCGGTCTCGGACTTGCAACCGACAACATCTTTTCCAATAACTTGCCGATTAACTCCTCACGACTTCCAATCTTGGTTTCGGTCTCGGTTGTCTCGGTCTCGGTTGTCTCGGTGGTCTCGGTTTCAATCTTCGGAGTGAGTATATCAACATCGGTCGGTATGAAATTGATTATGTCAATTTCATTCCCCTTTTGAAAACTCCTCCAAGCGTTCTTTTCCAAGTCCCAGAAGACCTGCACCATTGGGGAACTTGAACCGTCGGACTTCCTAATAGGTTTGGTTGCAAGTATGTCTTTCTGCAATGTACCGATTGCAAGTCTTACCGACCCGTCCAACTTATGAAATCTAAATGTTACGATTCCGTTCTTCAAACCTCTTTCAATCTTTTCTAACATTGTTGCCATAACTTTTTTCCTTTCTAATTTTAATTGAACTTCGTTTTTGTTATTTCTTACATTACAAAGGTAACACTTTTTGAAATACTGACCAAGGATTTTTTTAATTTTTTTCTCCCTCAAAATCAAGCACTTAACAAAAATTTGCAAATTTTTTTCATAAAGTAGGTAAAAATTCCGTCATTTTTTTCGGAGATTTCTGTAAAAGTCCGATTTCGAAAATCTTGAAGGATTTTTGAAACGCATAACTATTGGTCGTGAATGGAGTTTTTGGATACCGAAGTTTGGATACAGCAGTTGTATCCGACCGTGATTTCGTTCATCGGTCCACAGGTCGGATTCGGAACAGTTCCTCTTCGGTCGTGGATGAGGATTATCCACCCAAAATCATTTGATTGTCAAGAAGTTAGTCCGATTTCTTCATCCATCATAGGTTGAAAAAGTCCGTTTTCGAAATTTTTGGATATAAAATCAAAACACAAATGGGTGATTTCGTTCATCGGTCCACAGGTCGGATTCGGAATAGTTCATCGGGTGACGAGTCGGATTCGTTCATCGGTCCACAGGTCGGATTCGGAATTTTGATGGATGCAGAATCATAGTCGATGCAAATCTTCGGATATCTACAGACGACATCTTCAGACATCTTCAGATATCTTCAGACGACTGTTTTCATCCACGACCGGTTGATGCAAATCCGGTGGGGGCATCCCAAGAAACCGGTGTACTCTTGGGCGAATACACCGGCACTATTATTAGAAAGGGGGTTTCGAAATTTTACTCTTCGGTTTCAATTATCGAAGTCCCCGCACTCGGGAAAGGTTTTTCCTCCGGCAGAATCTTCGGGATAAACTCCTTGTTCACGTGGCCGCATTTCCTGCAGGCGAATACCGGTATCGGGATTACGGCGTCCTGCTTTTCACCGATTAGAAGACCGGGTATCCTCCTCAGCAGAACGCTTTCGCTGAAGGTCTTTCCGCTACAGTTCTCACATACTATGGGGGTCGATTTCGAAATCAACGCCGCTGAATTAAGTTTGTTTCCAAGTTCGTCCATTTTCTATATCCTCTTTTTTAGTTACTTTTCATATTCGAATCTCTTTACGATAAGCGGTTCGGAAACCTTGAATGAATGGTACTCTTCGGTCACGTGGTTGTTCATTATGATGTCCATACCGTGAGGTGTGCTTTCCGACAGGTACTTCATAAGGTCCGGGTCGTCAACCTTCCTGACAAGACGGCCGTTGTAGACGAACTCGAGTTTCCTTTCATCCCAGTGGAGTTCGTACCTGATGAACTTCTTGGTCGGGTCGGGCATACGGAATATGCCGACACGTTTCGCCATGTTACGTACAGCATCCGGTTGATGGAAATTGCTTGTCACCTTCCAGGTGAACGGGAAACCGTAGTAACCGCCACGGGAATTCGTCCACGCCTCCACCACGTCTATCTCCGGAGGCCAGGGTCCCGCCCACATCCACAAGGCCGGCCAGAGGTTCCTGCCCGACGGGAGCTTCGCCTCCCACAGGTAGTGGCCGTACCTGAAGACTTTTCCGCTTGCAAACGAAGATACCAGTCCGACTCCGTATGCCGGATAAAAGCTTTTTCCGGCAGTCTCGATTCTCCTCGGAGAGTACTTGCAAACCAGTCGAAGACATCCGTCTTCATCCACGCTCACGCAGTTGTCGTCATACCACGCATATGCTTTTTCCGGATGGACCGTTCCCCATCTCTCCTTCGTAGTCCATCTGATGCCGCACCATTCAAACTGTCTGTCCATACTATTTCACTCTTTCCTTATATTTCTCCAGTACTTTCGAAACCGCATTCTCTATGTCGCCTTCGAGCGATTCGTCATCCGACTCGTATTCGTATTCGGTGTCGAACTCCGAAGTGACCCAGTTGCACATTCCTCTGTCGTGGACCGTCACACAGAACCACCCGTCCGGATGAATGTCGAAGTAGATTTGGATGAAGACCGTAACTATCACGGAGATTCCAAGCAGGATAAACGGTAAGTCTCCAAGCGATTCCATATCCTTTAAGTTTTAATGTTATTGCTTCAAATGTCTTCTCGCCGACGATACGAAAGCGTCCGGTATTTCGAAACAGTTGTTCTCTTCATCCGCTATGTATGTGAGGAAGAAATCATATGATGTCAGTTCGCCGCCCTCTTCGTAATAGACTGTTTCCGATGTCTTGAAAAATTCTATGAGTATGCCGGATGGTGTCACCAGTGACATATCCGTAATCTCCTGATGCGATACGAAGTAGTCCATCCTTTTCAGTGTCTTCACCGCCTCGTCACGGTTGACTCCGATTTCCACGTCGCCTATCACGGTTCCGTCGTCCTCGTACTTCGAATTGATGAAGTATCTTCCGGTTTCATCCGTCTGAATCGAGAGTACCGTGTTGCGGTTGTCGTATCCGTTGAAGACGGCCGCCTTGTACACTGTCGTCCTCTGCTGTGAAAAGCAGAACATTGACGACAAAATCAGAATAATTACTGCGATTGCTTTTGTTTTCATTTCCTTCCCCTTTCCTGTATTTTCGAAATTTACTGTAATCCGAACCTGATGTTCTTTACCTTTCCGTTCTCGTTCACCACGGCGGTGAGGATTATGAAGCCGTGCCCCTCATCGATGAAGTTGCACATACGCTGCAACGTGTCGTCGGTGTCTATGGTCGACACGCTCCTGGAGAGAAAGGCGTATCTCCTGGACGCATCTGCGTTGAAGCGGGCGACCTCGTATGTCACATCCCTGCCTTTCCTGCCGGAGTGATACTCGACTATCATGCTCGTGAACCCGTCGGTCACGTTCCGGAACCTGATACTGTCGTCAAGCTTCACCGTAAGCTTCAACCCTCCGTTCTTGGACAGGCTCGCCGTCGACTGTGCCGCCGCTACCGCCGCTGCAAGAACCATACCCATTATAATCAGAAATCTTCTCATTTCATTTCGAATTTTGAATTTTTTACCAGGCGCTGTAGTCGGTTATGTCCTTCGCCTCGCCGCACTTCTTGCAGACTATGATGGCGCTTACCCCTATGCCGCCGGACCAGTCGAAGATGACCTGGAAACCGGCGGATTCCCTTCCGTGCTCCGCCTTGTGTTCATCCATGAACTCCAGCGCCATCCTTTTCTCTTCGGCGTTGAGTCTGAACAGATTGTCGGGCAGTGTCGATTTGTATCCTTTGGTATCCATATCCGTCCCCTTTCCTTTTTTTACAAAGATACTATTTATTTTTCGAAAGATATAAGTTCCTTCAGCATTTTTTTATGCTCTTCGGTCTGCGGTGTCCCCGAGAAGTTGTAGTGGTTGAACAGGATTATCTTCTCACGGTCCGTGAGCGGAATCATCCAGTCCGAATAATATACGTTCCCGGTCATTGAGTTGACCCTTTGACGGAAGAAGGTCTGTGCATTCCTGTCGAAGTCCTTCCAGAACACCTCGCATCCGCCCACGCTGATTGGGAACTCGTTGTGCAGGAACTTGTGGATGGTGAGCAGCCTCTGTTTCCCGTCTATTACATATAATGTCTGCTTCCCGTCCTCCGAAGTATGGAGGACTATCACCACCGGCTCGATATGCTTCTCCAGCATCAGGCTTCTGATAAATTCATTCTTCTGGCAGTACTCCCATACGTACGGTCTCTGTAGATTTCTTCCGAAATCTTTCAGATACACATCGAAGTCATATCTGTTGTACCCGTATGAGAAGTCATCCGAAAGCATCGAGTTGAACAGCCGGTAGTCGAACGTCAGTCCTCCGCTTACCGTGCAGTGGATATCATTTATTCCGGTATCCTTCCGTATGTCATCTATCGTTATCATATTTCTTCGGATTTATTTTGATGCCTTTCATAAGTTTCGTAGAGGTTTTCCAAGAAGTAGTACCAGTCCCAGGAACGACCGTATAGATAGCAGTCATCCAAACTTACTTCCTGCGGGTTGTTTTCACTCCATTCGTCTTCCAAGTCCCGGTCACCGGATTCGGTATTGATATAGATATCACCGATTTCCGTATTTAGCATGAACTCAACTTCATACCAGCCGTCACAATCAACCCAGCGGTGGGTGTCATCGGCGGTGACGGTCCATTCGTATTTACCGATTAGACCGTCCACAAAGTCTTCAAGTTCCTTGACAAACTCTTCCGGCATCCATCCGGCTTTCTCCTGATGGAACTCTTCACATTTTCTGCTGTATTCCTTTGCTTTTGCAATTTCTTCCGGTGTCATAGTCAATCCTCCGATTTTTTCGAAAGCGGGGGTGAACCCCCACCAATGTTATTCCGTGAAAAAATATCCTTCCTCCAGAAGCGCTGCCGCCTCGTCTATGTCGTGGGCGAACACCTTGAGTTCGATTTCTTCCGAGCACTTCAATCTGAACATCTTCAACCCGGTATCGTTGAACCTGAAATTTTTCAACTCAACTTCCGTTCTCACCTTTTCCACCAATATGTGGAGGACCTCCATAATCAGTCTCGTGTTGAGTTCGTCGAGCGAAGTGAGTTCGTTGTCGAGGGACAGTATGACCCTTCCGTCAACCCAGTGTGCGTAGAGACCGTCGTCTTCGTTGAGTTCGACCCTCTTCATTTTCCTTACCGTTTCCTCGACAAGGTTTTTCGCCTTGAAGTAGATTATTTCCGGTGTGATTCTGTCACCGGCGAGTTCTCTTTCGAACCCTTCCAGTTTCTGCAATAACTTTTCCATTGTTCTGTTTTTTAGTTAAACCTTCTTGTTATTTCTTACATTACAAAGGTAACGCATCCGGAAATATCTTCCAAGGATTTTTTTAATTTTTTTCACAGTGGAAATCAAGCAGTTGACAGATTTTCGAAAAAATTCAGAGAAAATCTTCGTAAAAAACCGTCGGATTTCTTCCCGATTCCGGCGGATGCAGAATCATACCGTTTCGAAATTATTTCTGTTCCGCTTCAGTAATCTGTCTGGGCATCGATGTGAAGTCGTATTCCATCAGGCCTTCCATTCCCTTTACCGTAGCGTGGCTTCCGTTGGATACCATCAGAGACTGTGGACCTTCGTCCATCTCGACGACCACTACTTTCTTGCCTATGCCATATGCATATCCGATTTCCCAGGAACTGCCGGCCGTCGTCTTGGTTCTGCCGTAGGATATGGCCACTACGCAGTCCGACTCGTCTATCGCCTTCTTGTCCGCCTCGAACACAAGCTTCCCCCAGTCCTTATTCGAATAATCCCAGGCATTCTCGATGGCGTGTTCGACCGGACCGTAGACGTTATGTCCGCCTTCACGAAGTTTTGCAAGAACCTCGTACATCTTGGGACGACACTCGTGTGACAGTGATGATGCAAGGTAGATTCTCATAACTCGTTTCAAAATATTTCAAGAATATTTGCAAACACAACCGCCTCATCCGGTGTGAGGGAATACTCGTTGATGTCCCTCAGTTTACGCAGGAACCAGCATGCACATTTGACCGGTTCGTCGTATGTCCAGTACTTGCACTGGCAGTCCATGCATTTCTTGTTCGGATGACCCGCCGAACAATGTTCCTCGTCGTCAACCGGGAGTTCCTGGTGTCCACATGAGAACAGACTGAGTTCGTATATTGTGTCGGTCTTCTTGATGTAGTTCCGCCTCCATTCCTCCAAGTCGTGACCATTCCTCTCCAAAGCTTTCGGCTGAAGCTTGTCGTACCAGCTTAAGCATCTGTTGTCGTGAGGAGCTCCTTCCTGGAAAGCGTACTCGATATAGCGTCCGTTCTCATCCTCTTTCAGAACTACGAACCTGTCGAGTTTCCCGGTAGCTATCGCATAAGCTCTGAGTTTCATATATTCATCCTGTGTCATCATAGTATATCTGTTTTATTTTCTTATTATTCCAACATATTCGAGTGTGCCGAACCGCCCCTTCAGGTCGCCAAGTGTGAGTCCACGCTTCTGTATGAACGACTCGATACCGTCGAGCAGCTCCTTGCGTGTGTACTTCCTGACGACATCGTATGGGACAACCCCGTCAAGGGAGTATTCCTGCTCGTGTGACTCGAAGAGCTCTTCATCCGGAATCCAGGATAAAGTCCTGGCATGCCATCTGATGATGGAACCCTCGTGTTCAACCAGGTAGTCGAGAGCCTGCCCGTATGAATCGAAGACGTACTTCCTGCGGTATTCCTCTTCGGCTTTCTTCCATTCCTTCCGCTTTTCTTTCTCAACCTCATCGAGGAGACGGCTTATCGTTTCTCCGGACTTGCCGGAACATATGTCCATCAGTGTCGGCATACTTCGTTGTATTTTTAGGATTTGTAAAAGATGTCATTCAGTTTCATCCACTTTTCTTTCGAAACCAGTACGAATCCGTCAAGCAGGTCGTCCTCGTCGAGAGGCACGTAATTTACGTCGACAAGACAAAAGCGGATATTCATATCCTTCGACAGGACATAGTACCTTTCCCATCCGTCGGAATGATAGTCGACCTTCCTTCCGTCTTCAAGCGTGAAGCACCATCCGTCACCGGTGACAGGCTTGTCGTCCGCTACCTTCGACAGCGGAAGGATATACTGTTCTATGTACTTCGCCGCATTTTCGAATGTTATCAGGCTCGGGTCGGCTTCAAGTACGAGACCATATACCGTTTCCTTTCCCCAGTTGTCTCCCGGCAGAGTGACCGGACGGTTGAATATGGCCAGACATTTGTTCTTTATGATTTTGTCCATCTCTGATTTTTTTAAAAAATGGAAACCCGGTGTTTCACAACGGCGGGTTTCCGAAAGCTAAGTATTAATAAAATTATGGCAAAAATGTTACTCTTCAAATTCCGGATATACCGTCTTCATTCCGAATGTGCAGTGACTCTGATGGTTCACGGCGTAGACTATGTGATATTCGTCAATCGTCAGTTCCGCTTTGTCGTCACCCGATTTCATATGAAAGATGAGGTTCGCCACGGCGTCGTGCATCGCATCCATACAGAAGGAGTAGCTTACCAGCGACCTGATGAATCCGGATGAAATTGCATTGGCCGTTATGATTTCCGGATACTTCTGCAACGTATCCTTGTCCACGTTTATCGGGACACACATTTCTTTTTCTTTCAGAACCATATTCGCTTCCATATCCTTTTCCGTTTTTTACAAAGATACTATTTATTTTCGAAAGATTTCATCTTTTTTCCGTTTATTTCCTTGAACTGCTCGTCCTTCCATACCGCCATCTTCATCAACGCATCCTCGATTTGCTTCCGCTGGGATATTCCGTTACAGCCGAAGTGGTCCCGATGCATTACTTCTTCAGACAGTTTCTGTGCCATCTCCTTGTTCGTCATTTCTATGCTTTCCATTTCAGTTCTTCTTTGGTGTTTCCTTGATTTCTTTCTTCTTTACTTCTGCATTCAATATTGCACGTGCCGATGCTGTGTAGATATCCTTGAGTTTCTTCATCTTGGCTATGTTGTCAACCAGTCCGTCGAAGACAGCCTTGGAAATCTTTATGGGTCTCACCCACGAAGGGAAGATTGCCCTCACCGGTTCACCGTTCTGGTCATATCCGACTCCGGTCTTGTTACACCACCAGCACTCCGGTCCTTCCTGGTTGTCTTTTCGAAAATAACCCTCGAAGACCACAACTTGAATACATCCGACTATGAGGTTATACTTCGAGTTCATTTCTTGTCGTCAATCAAGGATACCGTAACTTCCTTTACTTCACACTTCATATCATGTGAGATGAACATCCTGGATTCCGCTCCACGGCGTGTGCTGAACAGGAAAGCTTTTTCGAAGCCTTCCTCCCATCCGTGTGCCGATGAGGTCGACTGGTTCTTCCAGTAGAACTTGCCGTCTTCCCGCTGCAACACGTACATCGTCCTGGTGAGTATCCTCTTGGAGAGTTCCTTCTCGTAGGATTTCAAGATTTCGTCACCGTCCATAAACGGTCCGGAAGCAAACTTGACGAACTCTACGAACTTCTTTATGTTTTCCCTTATTGTTGACATAACTGTTTCCCTTTCTTTACAAAGATACTATTTATTTTTCAAAAACCATCAATATTTTAGTTTTTCGAAAGCGGGGTTTCCCCGCAGTTTACTTTTCTATCATTCCGTAGGCCATCATTTCACGGTAGTCCATAAAGGCTGCGTTCCTTTTCTGACACTCCTCGGGCAACGCCCTGAAAAATCCCGACTCTCTGGATATTCCCACAAGATGACCGGTCCTGTACGGGTTCTCGAAGTCGTCGGTCTTGTCTGCGTCGACACCTATTATGAAGAATGCACCCTTGTCTATGTACGACTGGCATTCCTCGCACGGTTTCTCGGTGAAACCGACCACCTGTCCGTTCATCTCGTTTATCCTACGGGCGTTCTTCTTGCTCGCCCTCTTTCCGATGAGGATTTCGCTTTCCGATTCAACTTCCTTGCCGCATATCGGGCATACTCTCTTTACAAGCGCTACTCCAAATCTCTCTGCCATAGTTTCCATTGTTCTGTTGTTTTAAGTTAAACTTCTTGTTATTTCTTACATTACAAAGGTAACACTTTCCAAAATATCCACCAAGGATTTTTTTAATTTTTTTCACAGTGGAAATCAAGCAGTTACAGAAAATTTGCAAAATTCTTCCGAAAACATCATAGAAAAACCGTCAGATTTCCGGCGATTTCTCCCGAATACGTGTTTTCGAAAAATTCCGAAGAAATCTGAAACACAAAAACAGACCGTGACGGGGAGTCACAGTCTGTCACTTGTTTTAAAAAAAAATTTAATGATAATACAATTAAACGAATTCTACCACCAAAGCGCCTCTAAGTTTTCACAGAAAAGCTTTATGCCTCTCTTGTGTTTTCTATCGAGTGAGGCACGTGCCCTCTTGGACAACCCGTAGTAGGATGAAAGCTTTTTCTTGTCGTCCTCATCCCACTCGTCATATGACATGACGGGTTCCAGGGTCTTTCTGTCGAATACCCAGTCGGCTATACAGAAGTACCTGAATGACCACAGCATGCTTCGAAGCTCTTCATCCCACTGCTCCGGTGTCTTTCCTGTCGGGTATCCACCGTTTTCCTCTATGAAGACTTCGAGTCTCGGTACTATGAACTTCGCTATGGTTGAATCCAGGTTCCAGGTCTCGCTGTCGTCAAAACCACGTGTGAGACGCTGCAGCTTATAGGTAAGCTCCGTTTCCTCGTCGTTCGAATCGAATCCGAAGTAGATGGTCTTGTTGTTGGACATATCCTTTACATCCACACAACCTAACTCTTTGAGGCATCTGATTTTAAGTTTCAACCTTCTCTTGTTTCGAAAATCTTCGTCCAAATCTGAACCGAGCGCCATCCCAGTCGTATCGTTGAAGTAAATCCCAAGCGCCTCATCGGATGCTGCATCGATTTCCTCCGGAGTGAACTTCCGCTTGTAGGCGGGAGTATCGTCGAAGGCTTCCGCCGACACACCGTGGAAAACGGTACCGTGCTTGGATACGTATTCCATAAGCCTGTTGTAGTACCGGAGTTCCAGCTCGTCGTCTATCGTAAAGCTCCTGGTGTAAGTGCTGTCAGGCTCAGAGTCCTCGTCGAGCAGCTCTTCAACCGGGATGAAATCCCGGAAAGTCTTCCTGTCCATCGGTTTCAGATACTTCACCTTGTACAGCGTGTCGACCCTGTAGGCGAAAGCCACCTTGTCGTCGCCGCATACCGCCATCTCGTCGGTCACCCGGACGACTTCGCCCGTATGGTCGCAGTCGACGGTACGGCCGTCTTCACCGGTACACAGATTATAGAACTGTCCCCTGGACAGATGTATCAGCCCTCTTTCCATTACTCCTTCTTTTTACCGTTTCCGTTGAGATTCCAGTTCAGGCTCATACGGAAGATAAGCATCGTGACTATGCTAAGCACCACCGTCTGCATGTAGCTGAGTTCCGGCAGCCCGAACAATCCGGGCATAAGCCAGTTCCAGAGCGGCCATACGACCAGTGCCGTCACAAAGCTGTAGATGCACGTGACTATGACGCCTATCACCATTATCACCAGTATCTGGAAAAGCTTTCCGAAGAAACCTCCTTCGTTATTGTAGTTGTAATGCATATCCGTTCCGTTAAGCTACATTAATATGCAGGGTATGGTCACCTGCTCTTCGTTCTTCATTATGACATACACGTATTCGGAGTCACGCTGGAACTCGACTTCGTGTCCCTTGTACGAAAGAGCCGAACCCACGTTGCCCGGTTCAGAATCCAATGACACCATAAGCAGATAGTCGAGTTCCACCACCAGGTCCGCTTCGGTACTTCTTTCAATCTTGTCCTCGCCCACCATCAGCTTGTAAATCCTGTCGATGAATGCCGAGTAGTCATACGGATTCCTGTTGGCTTCCTCGAGTCTCTTGATTTCAAACTTGACACAATAGGCGGGTCTGTTGTTCTTGATATTAATCTCCATCTTTCTTCTCCTCTTTTCTTGAACCTTTTTTTACAAAGATACTATTTTATTTTCGAAATATGAAAAAAGGGGATAATTTTTTATCCCCCTTTTCCGTTAGAGCGTCATTCCGGCGGCCGCCTTTTTCATCTTGTCCACCGCCTTCTTGATGATGGCGTTGACGGTCGCCGGTGAAATTCCGAGAGTTTCCGCTATCATAGCGTTGTTGTATTCGTAGTCGTATCCGATGCCGAAGTTCATCTTCACAACTCTCTTTTCCCTTTCGTCGAGTCTTCCGAGAACGGCCTCCAATATCTTCTGGCGGTCGGACTTCACGATGCCGTCATCCGAATTCATATGGCCGTCTATCGTGTCGGCGATTGTATCCGAATGGTCTTCGTTTTCAGAATCCATAGGAGTGTCGAGCGATATGATATTCATATCGGAGAGCATCACCTCACGGATTTCCTTTTCAGTCACCTTCAGAGTGTTGCCCGACGTTGCGTTGACCGCCTGTGCGATTCTTTCCAAATCATACTTGAACTCTTCGTCCCCCTGATGTCTGGCGATTGCAGAGCGAATCTTTGACGCTATGACTTCCGAGTCGTGGGTTCTTCTGACCATCCTGCCGTAGTTCTCGATTGCGTCCGTTATGTACTTGTTGATGTACCACACTGCGTATGACGAGAACCTTGTGTTGTCGTGGTCACTCTCGCCCTTTACGTCTATCTTGTAGGCGTATCTTCTTGCCGCATCCATCACGCCCATATTTCCGTACTGCACGAGGTCTGCAAATGACAGTCCCCTGTTGGCGTACTTCTTGGCCATCTTCACCACTATGAGGAGGTTGTGCTTTACGAACTTTTCGAAAGCCTTCTCATCGCCGAGAGCTATTCTCTTGGTGAGAGTCAATTCCTCTTCCCTGCTCAATGCCGGATACTTTCTGATTTCAGAGATGTAAACCTCCACTTCACTCTTCTCGTCGAAGTTTATGATACCTTCGTTCAAATTAAACTTTGCTGTTCTCATGACTGTAGTTTTTATAAGTTAAACAATTTCTATATATTCTATCTCTACCGCTTCTACCTTTACACCCGCCGGAACTATTCTCATTCCGTTTCTCTGCATCCTCATTTCCTTGATGAGCCTTGCGATTCTGCTTACTAACTTTTTCATTTCCGTTATCTTTAATTGTTCAATACAAAGATAAGGCATTCCAAAATACTGACCAAGGATTTTTTTAATTTTTTTCACAGTGAAAATCAAGCACTTAACAGAAATTCGAAAATTTTTTTCAAAAAAATGTCCGAAAAAACCGTCAGATTTCTTCGTGTTTCTCCCGAAACCGTGTTTTCGAAAAAAAAACCACTCCGCTCAAAAACAGGCGGAGTGGGAAATAATAATATGAAACACAGCAATTCTAATCCTTGCACTTTCCGATGAAAGGCATCTTACGGATGATGACAATCTTCAGACCCATAGACATCATAAATCCGTTGAGGTACTCGTCAAACATTATGGCTTCCGGAGTGTACTTACGGAGTCCCTCCACATCCATCCATACCACCGGTTTCGAAATATCCAGTCCGTATTTCTTTTTCTTCAGTTCCTCGTTCTTGTCCAAGTCAACCTTCGTTGCGTTGGAGAAGGTATGCTTGCACGCATCCACGAAATCCGAAACGAAATCCTCGTTCCATTCACATCCGCCGTCACTCCACAGGGGCGATACCGCCCAGGCAGCGTTGGTCAGACATCTCTTGAAATAATCAAACGCTAAATCACCCATACTTATTATAATATTAATATATGTCAATATCCCATTTCACTCTTATCAGAACAACGTCCTCTTCGTTCTCGCTTCTGTTTGCACACATTATCTTGTACACTCTACTGTTTATCCTTACTATGACTTCGAACGCATCCGACTTGTCGACACCATATCTCTCTTCGGTCCAGTTGACCAGTTCCTTCAAGGTCTTCATCGTAACCGTCGTGTCGTCAAAACCGTGTTCGGCGGACATCTCCACGAATGTGAAGACCTGGTTCATATAGTTCACGTCGAGTACGTTGAGTCCGCTAATGAAGCAAAAGTAGTTGGTGTGTCCGTCAAGTTCGATTCTCAACCTGGATTCCGGATTTTCCTCACACAGTTTCTTCAGCTCGTGCAGCGAGAAATATCTGTATTTGTTCTTGTCGTCACTCATATCCTGTTAAGTTCATTGAAAGCATCAGCCATTTCCTTCGGGGTCAACCTGCGTCCGATTGTTATCTTCCGCCCGCAGACCTTGGAGTCCTCATAGTTTACTTCATCACTCCGGTCCTCCAATATGACCTCGTGATACGCTGCATTTTCACCGTAGTAGTAACCAAAACAATCCAGTGGGTTCGTACAGGCATGAAAGCCGCACTCACACAACTTTGCGTTATCGCAGACGTAGGTTTTCCCCTCTTCGTACTGGAACCCACGGCAGGTCATATCGGAACGGAAGCCTTTATAGGCTTTATTGCCTTGTGGTTTACGCTTTACGCTCGTACCATCAAACGCATTGATATCAATTTCTTTCACCGAATCGGGGATGACGACTGAAGTAAGGTTGCGGCAGCCGCAAAATGTGGAATCACCAATCTTCGTTACCGAGTTTCCTATTGTAACTGACGTAAGGTTAATGCAACCTCTGAATACCCACCATTCTATCTCTTTCACCGAATTTCCTATTGTAACCGACGTAAGGCTCGTACAATATTCAAACGCACAGAGACCAATCTTTTCCACCGAATCCGGTATCTTTATTGAGGTAAGGTTGCTGCAATCTTCAAATGCTTTATAACCAATTACCGTCACCGAATCGGGGATGACGATTGAAGTAAGTCCGTTGCAACTACAAAATGCATACGTGTCAATTTCTTTCACAGAATCGGGGATGACGATTGATGTAAGGGCGATGCAATTACAAAATGCCCTATCGCCAATTTTCGTCACCGAATCGGGAATGATGACAGAGGTAAGACTGCTGCGACCATAAAATGCACAACTGCCAATTACCTTCACACCGTCCGGTATCACGGCATCGCCACCATTACCTTTGTATTTGATGAGCACGCCGTCTTTTATTTCGAAGTCTTCTTTCATATCCTTATCGTATCGTCTTTGTAAAATCTGTCCACTACGTTGTCTACGGCCGACTTGGCGGCTTTCGAAAATTTTTCGACCTCATCGGAACATATCTGGGACTGGAAACCGGCCAGTGTCTCAAGACTGAACTCGACGGAAATCCATCCGATACCGGTGTTACTCTCAATCTCCTCCCGCTCCGGTTTCCGGTACGCATACACCGTGAAGCGTCTGGCCGCATCGGCCAGCTTGAAGTAGACCTTCACCGAACATCCACGATAGTCGTGCTTGAAGAAAAGTGCAACCGGACCGTCGTAATTTATGCTTTCGAAAATTTTTCCGAAACCTATCCTTTCCATAACACGCTCGTAGAGCAGACACTCTTCACGAAGCGAGCCGTGGTATGATGTCGACGTCGGGTCCAGCACGCTGTTCATGTCTTTCCATGCCAGTACGGCGAGTGTCGTCAATCCCACGGTGGCGATAACCGCTATCCCGATTTTTATCCACCCGAGTGTGTCGGGCATTATGAAAGTCAGAAGTTCCATCTTGGTCTTTTTTAAAAAAAGGGGGTATATGCACGACCCAGCTCTCCGGCCGCTACTTTCTTCACGGCAGCACGGTTTGCACTTCCCGCTCGCCTTCCCAGTATGCCGGTTACCCCTGCCGCATACTATGATTGGGTTCGGATTTGTTGTGGGTGCGTTAAGTTCCTTACGACTCCCGGTAATGCTGCACCGGTAACTATTCGATATGTCCCGACTGCACTCTTCTGCAAAATCGACACCTGCCGGTGCCGATGCGGGTTATCCACGCCCTCACCCCTTTTTGTGGATGAAGACCGTTTCACCGGACTTCACCCTGTCGTTAGTCAATAATAAAAAGAAGGATTATTCCTATTTGAACGGTATATTCTTCCGCCAGTCACGGCTACCATCGGTCTTCTTGATGACAATCCAGATTATCAGGAAGATTATTCCGAATGCCACAAGTACCAGCACCGGTATCCATATCGGTGAGAGAACCCACCACCATGACCAGTCGATTACGCCGCACAGTTTAAGTACTATGAACACTATTGCAAGTACTCCTGTAAAGCCGATTCCTCCCGAAACACTTTTCTCGTTACTCATTGTATTTCTGTTTTTTACAAAGATACTATTCTTTTTCGAAAATATTCGGTTCTATGAAAGTTTCTTCATAACTATTTCTGACACTGTTCTGCCGTCCGCTGTCGGATAGGCGGACTTCACCATCTTGATGATTTGGCCCATATTCTTTTTCAGAGGTTCCACGCCGGATGAAATCACTCTGTCGACTTCATCCGAAATCTCTTCGACCGAAGCCTGCTTCGGAAGGAAGCCTTCTATGTATTCCGCCTCCCTTGTTTCCTTCAGCATGAGTTCCGGATTTACTCCTGTGTATATTCCGGCCGCCTCACGCCTCTGCTTCACCATCCTGTTCAGTATGGATATTTCAACGCCATCATCCATAGGCTTGGATACCGCCTCCTTCGAGGTGTTGTATTTCTGCAATTCGGTCTTCACCATCCTCAGCACACCTAATTCGAATTTCATATCGTTCTTCATTGCATCGGAGATGAGACTGTCTATCTTTTCCCTTATCATCTTGCTGATTATTATGTGTTTATAATTTTTACTCTTCGTTTTCGAAAATCAAATGAGATTTTCAAGGATGTATATGAACGCATTCTCATACGCTTCCTCCACCGTCCTTCCGGTACCGGAGTGTGTATTTATCCGTCCGGTCGAATCACTGTAGATGTTCCACAGATATCTGTTCTCGGTCCGAGTTGTGATATCCCTGGAGACTCCGACGAATATGTCGTGCATCTCGATGAACCAGTCCTGTACGACACTGTACGGGATTAGCGGATAGCAGTTCACGTTTATACATCTCTCTTCGGCCTCGTTTCTGTCACATTCATCGTACCAGCTGTCAATCTTGTCGACGGGAAATCCCTTTTTTTCGAGCAGCTCCACTACGTCAAACGGTACGTATCCGTTCTTGGGTTTCCACTCCTTTCTCCTCGACGACTCTATCATCTTCAGTGTGTCAAGAAGACCGGCACAGACTGCCTCCTCTTCCGTTTCGAATCCTTCCGGGTTCTCGTGTCTGACTATGTATCCGTCATCTTCGAACTTGTCCAGCTCGACTACATCCACCGTGTATTTCCAGTCGTCATCGAGGCTCTTCATATAACGCACCTCTATGAAATATCCGAATGTTTCCTTTATCCACTGCTTCGCCTCGAATACGTTCGGAGTCGCTATTATGTTCTTCACCTCCGAGTTACGGATGGATGTACACGACACGGCGATGTCACCGTCCTTATGATAGTAGAAGCTGCAGCTTTCATCAAACCCGAGGGTTCTCAGTGTTGTCGCTATCTTCTTAGTTACCGCTCTCATCATTACGCTCTATATTTTTCTTATATGCCTTTTCAAATACCAGCTGGCTTTCCGGCCATTCAATATTTTCACCTTGGTGTTTCACAAGATAAACCCAGTCATTGCAGTCGTTGTCCCAACGCACACCTTTCACTTCGCCCATCTCATTTTCATCCTTCAAAGTGAATGAGAGATATCCCAGTACGTCTCCGACTTCGAACCTATGGTTTTCACCGGGAGTCCAGGTTTCCGCCCAGTATCCGTACTTGGGCAGTTCCATACAGTCGAATACCCGTCTGAACTTGTGGTGTCCCGGTATGACTTTCCAGTCACCCCAAGTACCGTGCAGATATCCGGACAAATCTACGGACTCGACTTCACCGTACCACGCTCTTCTCGGGTCATCGTCGTCGAGGATGACTATGGTGTCACCTGCGGTTATGTTACATCTCATCATCCTCATCCTCCTCTTCGTCACCGCAGTATCCGGAAACCGGTTTGTCAAGGCAATCCTCGTAGAAGACCGTGTACCGGTTCCCACCTTCCGTTATCTTGATATACGCATCGCACAGGTCCCATCCGTTTTCGAGCCACTCGTTCTGCAAGTCGGCGACTTCCTTTGTGTTGTAGCAGATTCTAAATGTTATCATAGCCTATTTCTTTTTTTCACGCTTTCCGATGGCCGCATACAGGGCGGACGACCAGTTCTTCAGTTCGTCCGGAGTCACCGGCACTATCTCACGGTTCAGCCATTCCTCTTCGGTCATACCGTCTATGTTGATGAACTTGTCGTGCCTTATGGTCCTTACTACAGTGTCGGAGTGTGTAATCAGAAGTACTCCATACGTCTTGTCACGCACCGTCTCCGGGTCGAGTATCCCGTTAAGCCAGAGGCAAGTTCCGGTCTGTACTTCCTTCGACATTCCGGTTTCGAGCTCATCGATTACCAGGAACCTCTTCCCGCCATTTCCTTCGCTTTCATTGAAGACATCAAGAAGACCTTCCAGAAGACAGACGGTATGTTCCGACGTGCTTTCCCACGGGAGGTCTTTCATTATGGAGTCGAGTCCCGTCCCAAGCAGCGAGCCCGGAGTGTTGACACGCATCTGCATCGAGATGGATGAAACAACACTCTTGTCACAGCCGAGCTTTTTCATCAGATGACAGCTCAAAAGCTTTCTGATGACCGACTTGCCGGTTGCGTTTCCTCCGGTGAGGATTGTTATCTTTCCAGTCTCTATCTCATCGAGTATGTCTATCAGACGGTCGATATGATTGTTGAGATTCTTCTTTGAAATATTCTTGTAGTCCATTATTCCGTTATTTTCCAAACCTTGCCTATTTCCGTCTTTCCCCCGTCGAGCTCCACTATGCACTCCTTCGCCCATTCCGTCATCGACCCGCCATTTTTGAGTGAGGCGTATTTCTCCAGATATCTTCTGATGACCGGTATCTTTTCCTTCGTCACCATATTGTAGGCGTGATACTTTCCGTCCTCTTCGAGGAACGCCTGGAACTTCTTGACACCGCCGCCAACCGAGTACGTATATCCGGTGGGTACGCCGAGGCTTTTGCTTCCCAGAATCATATTATGCACGTTGGTGAGGAAGACCTGCATCACCATGTTCTCGTCACCGGAGCCCTTCAGATATTCCTTTTCACATATTATAAGGTTGTTGCACATACAGCAGAAGTCGTGTGTCGTCTTCATAAGTATGACGTAGTACGGGTCGGTTTCGTCCGAAGTGTTCCAGATGTTCCTTGCCAGCAGAAGGAACTTTTTACATACATCTTTCAGCAGACTTCTGTCGAACTTTTCCCAGTAGGGGTGTTCCTTTATCTCGTCGTGGGTCTTCCGTAAAATACCCAGTCTTTTCTGTCTTTCCTCTTCAGTCATCTTCCTGTTAAAAACGGGAGGATGTTTCACCTCCCTTGGCACAAATTATTACTTCCGCCACACCTAATCCCGGTGTGCATCTATTCTTTAAGTCTGTCGATGTCCATCTCTTCAAAAATCTTCAGAAATCTTTCGAATTCGGGATTCCGCCACGCCGTCATTGCATAGGGCACCGGATTGGTGTAGTGGTAACCGTTCAGCTCTATGTGTTTCTCGGCCGCACGCCTGGTCAGAAAGCATCCGGTCTGTTCCGAAATGCAGAAGCACTTCTCGGTCTCCACTGTCCTTACTTCCCTGTCGAGCCTCTCGGAGGCGAACTCGACCACCGCTTCCATATCCGTCTTGTCGACTTCATCCCAGCCGGCAACCGTCTCGTCGTCCCAGTCCTCATCGGAAATGCACGTATCTATGATTTCCACGTACTCGTCGAGCGAATAGGACATACAGTCTCCGGTACTGTCGACTATCTTGACTTCATCCCCGCATCCGTCGGCGGTAGGTCTTTCGACCGTCTCGCCTATCCCCCAGAACCTCGGGGTTGCCTGGCCGCAGGTGTCCTGTGTCTTCATCTCGTTCTGAAGCTCCTTCAGAAACTCTATGTCTTCCTTCGTCAGCATATTTCCTATAATATCTTCATTCCTTCTGCGTTGAACTTTGACACCGGATTGTCCTTTCCGAGCTTCTCCATCATCGAGATGCACTCGTGTCTGTCGATTTCGCCGGAAAGCATCCGGCCGATGAGCCTGTAGAAATCCAGGTTCGACCTTGTGACCTGCTCCACGGTGGCGTTTATCGAGTAGTACTCCGCCTCGTCGACATTGGATATGAACATCGAGGAGAAGAATCCGTGAAGTCCGGTCAGTGCGGCGAACTCCGAACAGTGGCAGGAAATCCCTATCACGTTGTTCGCCTTTATCCGGAAGACGTTTTCCTCGTGCAGCACATATGACTGGAACGACTTCGGTACAAGCAGTCCGTATGGCGTTCCGTGCCCGCAGAACAGAAGCGTGTCCTTCTCCTTCCCTATGGCGAACTCCACCATCTTCCTTCTCAGATTGTTCCAGTGGTTTACATGCACCACCGTCAAGTCTATTTCGGGAGGCAGGTCCTTCCACATCGTGCTTAGAATGGAGGTGTCGTCGTCACCCCAGTCACACCATATTACTGTTACGCTTCTTTTCATTGCCTGTGTCTTCATTTGAAAAAAGACGGCCGGTCCAAGAATCCTTAAAAAACATCGTCCACTTCGATAAATCTTAAAAGGTTCGCTGTATGATTCTTTAATCCGGTCGTCTCATTGTTTAACTTAAAAACCTACATTACAAAGATACTATTTGTTTTCGAAAAAATTCAGATTTCCGTAATTTTTTTCAATCTTTTTTACCAGCCATCTTCTCGCCCGAAGGAAATAGACCTTCGCCGTGCTTTCCGAGATGGAAAGCCTTCCGGCGATGTCCTTGAATTTCAGACCGTCTCTTCTCATTTCGAAAACTCTCATCAGATATCCGGGCATTTCATCCGCCATCTTTCCGAGTTCCGTCAAATCTTGATTCCTTTCCGTGCTCTCGACGGGAAAGTCGGGGCAGTCGTCCATAGGGACAAGTACGATTCCTGCGTTTTTCCGTAGACGGTTGACCGCCTCGTTCCTCGTCAGGCTCATAATCCATCCGCCAAAGCTTCCTCTCTCCGAATATCTTCCGATGTTTTCGAAAATCTTTACGAAACATTCGGAAACAGTGTCGTCCACGTCGGCCTCGTTCTTCAGATATCTCCGGCAGAGCGATTTCATCTTGTTTCCGAAGGTTTCATAGAGCATATTCCACCCTTGCTCGTCGTTTTCACGGCATTTCAGTGCGATTTCATTTTCTTTCATTACATTTCACCGTTTCCGAAGACTCTATCGTACACTCTTCTGAGGAAATCCTCGTTGAATATCACCTGACGGGTGCGTGTGATGAACTTTCCGGCCTGAGTAGGTATCTTGTACGATACCGTCAAAGACTTTCCCGCAGTCTCGATGAGGTCTTCGAGCAGTTCCTTCCATCTGGTCTTGGAGTCACGCTTCATTTCGAAGTAGTCCATAAGGTATTCACCCTGCTTTTCCCAGTCGTGGTAGTCAACTCCCCACGGTTTCCCGCCGGCGAAGTCGGAGAACTTCATAACGAACTTATTGCCCGTCTTCCCCCTTGACTTCATCTCCTCCGAACCGGTCTCCTTTATTATGTCCATGACGGCATTCCGGATTTTTTCCTCGAGTTCGTTCCTCTCGGTCTCTATCTCGGAGAGCCTGCTGTTCATTTTTTCAATTTCTTCCCTTCTGTCCATAGTTTTTTTTACTTTATTTATTTGTAGTCAGAGACAGGCCAGAGGGGTTCCTCTTCATTCCGCTTCATTCTCTCTCCGGTACGGACTTTCTTGGGATTCAGTATGTCCCGGCAGATTTCCGACAGGTCTTTCAGGTCCTTGTCACGCCCGTAAGTCTTCTTTGCGTCAAGTATGTGCTTCACCGTGGCCAGACGGAACCCTTCGACAAGTGAAATCTCCGTATCGAACTCCTCGTTCCCGTCAAGAACCCAGATATTGAACTCCACGTCCTTCCATCTGAATATGAACGGCTTGTGTTTCACTCCCTTGAAGGTGTCATCGGATATCCTGTAGAAGGTGTTGCCTCCGTGAATCTTCGTTATGGTCTGCAAGTCACGGTCAAGCTCCTCGTTTCCCCTTATCACGATGTCCACGTCGTGTATCTCACGCTCCGGCGGAAGCATTCCGTGCTTGAAAAGGGCGATGCTTCCCGTTATCATCACGTCTTTCCTGTCCAGACGCATCATATCCGTGAACTCCGCTATCGTCCGGAGCAGACTTCTGCACGTCCTCTCGTTCATCTCTTCCATCGGAGGACGGGTGGGGCCGGTCTTGTGTGTTTCGTGCTTCCTTTCGAAAAATTTCATCCTTGTGTCAGACACAAGGTTCCTTACGAACCCCTCGTCTATGCTCTCACGGATGGTAGATTCGGCACACGCCTTCTGCATCTCGGCCGTCATCTCGTCGAGCTTCTTGATGAGTTCCGAATATCCGAACTTACGGTTCCTTACATCCATAAGGAAGTCACGGTCACGACCGGTACGGTCGAGTATGAGGCCTTCGCCCTTCGCTATCTCCGTACACATCGCCACGTTCCTGAAGGAATGGTACATATTCTTGCAGTCGTACTTCATATCGGGGTCTCCGGACTTCTCACCCTCGAGGTTGGACTCGTATCTCGCCTTGTTACGCTTGCTCTTCCACTCCTCGTACTCCCTGAACTTCTTGCAGTGGCTTCCGTACCCCTCGCTGTTGTAGGTCATCATACATACCGGAGTCTCGTCCTTGTTGGTGGAGCAGAGCCTTACCGTGTTGGATGTTCCGTCCTGGTTTATGATGCCGCAGTGTTCACCGTAGGGCGTACTTGTCTTCTCCCTCATATAGTCGACTATCGTGTATGTCTCGCCGTCTATGATGACGCTCACCTCCGGATAGCGGAGGTCAACCTTGCACAGTGCGTCCACCAGTTCCTCTTCGGTAATCTCCCCGCTGTTCCTTCTTGCGTATATCTCGTCCTTCTCCTCCAGAGCCTTTCCGACCCTTTCGTCGAACTGCTTTTCGAAATGTCTTCTCATAAAGCGGAAGAACCTGCTCTTCGCTTGCATCTCCTCGTCAAGTGTCGTTCCGGCGAGACGGAAGTGCTGGGCGAAGTCGTAGTACATAAGGTAGCAGTCCTTCATATTGATGAGGTTCACAAGTCCACAGCAGTCCTGACGGAGGTCGTACCTGCCGAGCCACTCCTGTATGTTCACGCTTCCCTGTCTTCCATCGAAGGTGTAGCAGAAGTCGAGTGGAGTCATACGCTTCATATCCTCCATCTCCCAGTGTATCTTCTTGTTCTGGCCCTGTGCCTTCCTTATCTGTGAGACGGCGTATCCTCCGAATGGCATGAACGCCGCCTTCGTGACGAACTCGTCACGGTGCTTTCTGATTTCCTTGAAGAGCGGGTGCTCGAAGAGGACAAATTCATCCGGAACGAAGAAAGCCTCTATGACGGCGGGGTTGGAAGTCATCGCCAGACGCATAAACTTGCCGAGCTCCCACCACTTAGTGTCGTTCTTCTCGTCGGACACCTCTTCGGTTATGTCGAAGTCGAAGTCCGGCGGACAGATGAACACGCCGCCCGTGTCGGTGTCGCTCTCCGGTGTGTCGGTGTGGTAGAGCTTGCTGCCCCTCACGTATTCGAAAAGGAGAAGTCCCCTTTCCCTGATTTCTTCAAATGTAAGTTTACTCATAAGTCTGTTTCCTTTTTATTTTTTTGAAACCTATCTGATAAATACGGTCTGTTCGCCGCCGATGTTGACGGGCTCCACATCCGTAGCCTCCCTGAAGTATCCGGTCATCTGGTCCTCGTCGAAGTCCCATATCTTCACCTTCGCCCCGCTCGGGACTTTCTGTAGTTTTTCTATAAGTTCTTTTGTATCCATCCTTCAACTAATTGATTTAGATTCAGTCCCACGGGAAGTACTCATTTCCCGACTTTTTCTGTAACATTATACTCGTCCGATGTTATGCCTTTAAGCACCGGCATCCAGGTTCCGCTGTAATTCTTCTTTCCGACAACCATCACTTCGGCGTCTGCCGGTCCGTGTCCGACCGGAGGCGGTCCGTACTTGGCGTTGTGGCATCTCACGTACTCCTCCTCGTTGTTCACGGTGATTTCCACCCTTATCCACTTGTAGAGGCATCCGAACTTGTTCGGCACGTACGACCTGAGGTCGTTCCACGCATCCCTGTCGTTGTCGTATTCCTTTACGGGTGTTTCCCACAGGCCCGTCTTTATCATATACTCCGCCATAATAGTTTGTTTTTTACAAAGATACTATTTATTTTCGAAAGTCTTTCAAAAATCCATCGTATAAAACATAGTGTCCAACATCTGTTTGATTTCGTTGAAAACAAATTTAATAGTTGTATCCACCGTATAAAACATAGTGTCCAACATCTGACAACGGTTTTATAATTCCCTCTTTTTCGTTGTATTCACCGTATAAAACATAGTGTCCAACATCAGTTGAACCGTCTTTGCTGTGTGTCAGAGTGTTGTATCCACCGTATAAAACATAGTGTCCAACATCAGGGTGTTTTTGGACTTCTATGCAATCCAAGTTGTATCCACCGTATAAAACATAGTGTCCAACATCCACGCCGTTACGACCTAAAAAGTCAGTTTCGTTGTATCCACCGTATAAAACATGGTGTCCAACATCCTTTCGGAAGGTTTCTCCTAGTTCTCCTTCGCTGTATCCACCGTATAAAACATAGTGTCCAACATCGCTGATATGCGTAACGCAGGACTTGAAGTCGTTGTATCCACCGTATAAAACATAGTGTCCAACATCAAGTTTTCCACCTTCTGCGATATACTTCTCGTTGTATCCACCGTATAAAACATAGTGTCCAACATCTTACTCTGTCTAATTTCTTTTATTCCAGTTACTTATTACATTCATTCTCAATAAAATTTCCGTTTTCATCGAGCTTTCCATATATTGCACCGAGAGTTTTCTTCAATGTGTTGAAGACACTTACATTGGAATTTTTCTTGTAGCACTCCTTCAAGTCAAACGCTGGTCTGTTATACATTTCCGTGCCGTCCTTTGTCCTTTTGAGGAACTTGTCCCTCAAAGTCTCGTTTTCGAAAATATACTTGATATTGTTGGCGGAGTTGGTGTCGGCGTTCATCCCGTTTACAAATGACTCCTGTTCTGTCCTCACGCTTTCCTTGGGGGCGACTATGTGTTCCTTCTTCTCCTTTCCCGTCTTCTCGTCCACCTTGACTGTCTCGATATAGTAGAGGGAGTGTGTCCTGCTGTCGGTCTGTGAGGTGTACGGGGACGGTACATATACCATCTGAATGTCCTTGTAGTTGGAGAGCTGGACGAACTTGTCCTTTATGCTCGCCCACCTCAGGAATTTCGGTACGAGGTTCTTGAACCTGTTCCTTCCACGGGCCTTCTCTCCCATATCGCTGTATTTCACATCCGTGAGCATTCCGTTTCCGTCATATTCGAAAGAGTAGTATGACTTCGGTATCTTGTTCGCCTTCAAATAGGCGGTGACTTCGCCTTCCGGCTTCCCTTCGAGCTTGTGTCCTTTCAGGAGACCTCCGGTTGACGGTATTCTCCTTGCCTTCATCTGGGAGCTCTCCAGATATTCGAGTGCAACGGTGTCGTATCCGTTCCTTATGAAAAGGTTGACGGCGTATGTGACTATGTTGTCCCTGCATCCGATGATGTCCTTGTACACGTTGTTGAGCTTTCCGAGAATTTCCTTTCCCTTTTCGGTCTCGTTGAACTCGTCCTTGTACTTTATCTTATTCTCCTCGGACAAATCGCCGCTTCCTGCACGCTCGCTGTCATATTTGCCGAGCATCTCGTAGTACTTGTCCTTCAGGATGTAGGCGGACTTTATCTTTGCACGGAGAATCTTGTTGTAGTTGATGTAGTTTTCCGTATCTGTGTCGGATGTGCCTTTTCTCAACTTGTCGAGAACCCTCTCTATGGCGGCCTCCCTCTCTATGAGTTTCTTCTCCGCTTGCACCTTCAGTCCGTCCACGCTGTTTTCCTTCTTCTGCTTCACGATTCTCTCGTAGAGGCCGTCGTACTCTATTATGCCTATGTTCACGCCCTCGGCGAGTTTCTCGTATTTTTCAAGTTCGGTGGCGTTGAGTGTCTTACGGAACCCCTCGTCCTTCAGGAGTTCCTTGTATATGTTGAGGAAACCCTTCATATCAGATGCGTTGTCGCTTACGGATATGATGGAGTGCTTCATATTCATATCCACGCCTATGTATTTCTTCGCCTCCATACCGTTCTTGCTGAACTTCACCGGAGCGGAGATGCACACGTAGAGGTTGTCACCGTCCACAACGAAGACTTTGGAGTCACCGGATTTGTCGCCACAGATGTCCACGAGGTTCACACGCCTTCCGTTAACCACCTCCACCACACGCCTGTGTCCAAGAAGATGTATTTCCTTCAGTTTCTTGCTGACTTTCATAGTGTAGCCGGTGAGACCGTCCTCCTTTATGTCGGCTTTCTCCAATGTGACGGAGAACGAATTGGATTTGCTCCTGTTGCATCCGCCGAACTTCCTTATGTCATCCAGTACCAGACTTTCCCTGTACTCGTTAATCTTGTCGGTGTTGGTGGAGAAGTATTCCATAAGGCACTGGAGCCTTTCCGCCTCTTGTGTCTTGCCTTTCTCGTTCAGATACTTTATGGTTTTTTCGAAATCACACTTGAACTCAAGTCCACGCTTCTCCATCTCGAAGACGGTCTGTCCGAGTATGGTCTCCTCATCGTCTTCCGCCGGATTGAACTTCTTGTACTTGATACCGGTTTTCAGGGTAGCGAACTTCGTTCTAATATTGGAGACTACGTTTTTCAAATATCCTCCCCTTACATATGACGACTTGCAGAATCCGAGTATGTTTCCCGTATTGCCTTCGGGATTTAATGCCTCCACATAGCGTTCGATGGAGTGGTCGATAAACATCGACGACGCCGCCTTTGTGAACATCTTGTATAGCGGAAGGTCTTTGTTTTCTTCTTTTATCAGATACTTGTAATACTCGTTCTTACGGTATTTTTCCGGTATGAAGCTCGCCACTTCGCCCCACGTCATATCCGTGAGTCTCTCACAGAGGAATGTTGTCAGCCTCTTGTAGTATTCCGAGTATTCGACTGCGGCCTTTCTGAATAATTCGACCGTCTCCTTGTCCGTTTTGACCTTGAACTTGAACGACTTCTGAATGTCACCCTCCCCCTTCTTCTTACTATTGTACATAATCTGTTGTTTTTTTACAAAGATACTATTTATTTTCGAAAGGACAAAGAAAAACCGGAAAAAATTCCGGTTCCCTCTATTCCATTTCGAAAATTTTTCTGATGTCTTCAACCAAATCCAAATCCTCCCACGGGAAGTACTTGATGCCGTCCTTCACATAGCTCTTCCTCCCGAAGTGTCCGTACTTGGCGGTCTCAAGATAAATCGGGTTGAGGAGGTTGAGCCTCGTTATCATACCGTGAGGCGTGAAGTCGATGTTCTCCATAAGGCGTCCGGCGATTTCTGCATCGCTCATTCCGATGTTGCACTTTCCGTGAGTGTCTATGAAGACCGAGAGGGGCTTGGCCATACCGATTGCATACGAGACCTGTATCGTAACCTCGTCCGCCACTCCGGCCGCCACAAGGTTCTTGGCCACGTATCTACAGAAGTAGGCCGCACTCCTGTCAACCTTCGACGGGTCCTTGCCCGAGAAGGCTCCGCCTCCGTGAGGACACTTGCCCCCGTAGGTGTCGACTATGATTTTTCTTCCGGTCAGACCGGTGTCCCCGTGAGGTCCGCCTATTACGAAGCGTCCGGTCGGGTTGATGAACAGCTTGAAGTCGTAGAACATATCCGAAATCCTCTTCGGAAGTTCCATCCTTACACAATGCAACGCTTCCTGAACCCAGTCACCGAGAGCCTCGTTCGAAAGTTCCTCGCAGTGCTGCTGTGAGACGACTATGGTGTCTATCTTCTCGGGCTTGCCGTCTTCACCGTACTCTATAGTCACCTGTGACTTGGCGTCCGGTCTCAACCCGATTTCCGGATATCCCTTTCTCAGCCTTTCGAGCTGACGGAGTATCATATGGGAGAGCATTATTTCAAGTGGCATGTACTCTATTCCGTCCTTGACTGCATATCCGAACATAATCCCCTGGTCTCCGGCACCCTGCATCTCCTCCTTCTGGCGGGACACGCCCATATTGATGTCGGGGCTCTGCTCGTGTATGGTGTTTATCACCGCACAGGAGTTTCCGTCGAAGTAGAGTTCACCGTTGTCGTAGCCGATGTCGTTGATGGTGTTACGCACCGTCTTCTGCAAGTCAACATACGCTTCGGCGGTAACTTCGCCCGAGATGACAACCAGTCCGGTCGTCACAAGTGTCTCACACGCCACGTGGGCGTTCTTGTCCTGTCTTATTATTTCATCCAGTACGGCGTCCGAAATCTGGTCGGCCACCTTGTCGGGATGACCCGATGAAACGGATTCCGACGTAAAATATCTCTTATCGCTCATTTTCTTTTAATTTTAAAAGGAGGGTGTGTAACCACCCTCCGGTCCGCTTTTTTTTTACAGACTTGTCACATAGTAGAGACCGGTCTTCACGTCCTTCTCGAGGTAGCGATTGTTGCACCTGCTCGGGAACAGTACCGAGTTGCTCGATACGTTGTCGAGGTACGATACTCCCCAGTCCTTTTCGGAAAGGCTCCTGCCGGCGACCGTGAGGACAACCTCGTGGAGTTTTGTCCAGGTCTGTGGTCCGTTCGCCTCCACAAAGTTGCAGAGGATGTTACGCATATTGTAGCGGTTCACTTTCTTCTTGGTGGTCTTGGCCACCTTCTTGGTCTTTTTCATAATTTTTATGATTAAACGTTTAACAATCTAAAACAATGCATCCTCGGTACCGCAAATCTCCGGTTGCTTTCTTCCGAGTATGAAGTCACATATCCAGTTCCGTGCATAGTCCTTTGAAATCATACTCCTGTCCTCCGAGCAGAGTCCCGCCTGACCGCTCGGTTTCGAGTCGAGTATGTTCTTGACCACTCTGCTTTTCTGGTAGGTGAACCCGTCGGTGGGGACACAGTTGACAAAGAAGTAGGCGGTCGGCTTCTTGAAGTAGTCACCCCTCTGGGTACGGTCCATATCGACTATGGTCGGGGGCATCACGAAGTTCCATTTGAGGAAGGTCTGTTCCGACCAAGGATTCTCCATCACGAGTCTCAGTCCTCTCATCTCCGCTACCGCCAGCATCTTCACCGCAAGGGCGAAGAACATCTCACGGTTGTGTGAGCGTTCGAGTATCATATCGGTCTTCTCCTTCACGCTCTTCTTCCGGTAGTTCACACAGGTCCAGTACATGGACATCTGTGAGAGAGCCGAGAAGTAGATGCAGGGGAAGAAGGCGATGATGAGGTCGTCTTTCGAAATGTTGTCGAACAACGACGGCTTTCCGTCATATGCGTCCTCTATCGCCTTGAACAAGTCGTCCGTGTGGTCGGTCTGTCCGAAGTTGTTCTGAATGTCGTAGTCTTCCGCCGGGATTCCGAGCTTGATGAACTCGTTCTTGAACGTGCCGGACTGCTCGAAGAAACAATGTACCTTACCCTTTATTTCCATATTAGAACTTCCTTTTGATTATATCAACTGCAAACTTGCTGATTATCTTGTTGATAACCTTCTGTTCCGAAGAATCGAGCGAGTCGTATTCCGGATGGTCACGCCTGAACTCGTCTATCGTGTCGATAGAGTATTCCTTCAGTACGAGACCTGTCTGCTTCGGCATCTCTATCTCTCCGAGATGTGAGATTACATTGTTGAGCCTCGATTCGGTGCAGTAGTTTCCGACTTCCTCGATACACTTGTTGCAAGTATCCGAATAGACCGGAGCCTCCTTCGGCTTCTTGTCCTTCTTTTCGAATTCCTCGAACTTCGGGTTCTTGTTCTTGATGATGATTCTCTCACCGTTCGCCATAAAGAGCGGTTCGACCGGCTTGATGACAACGCCTTCTGCAAAGTTGTCCTCTATTTCCGGATAACCGAGTCTTGTACCTATCGTGCTGATGAACACCGGACTGTATGCAAGACATTCGTCAAGTGTGCCACGGAAAAGTTCCTTGTTGTAGAACAGTCCGGCATTTTCGAAAATCTCGTTGCACTTGTCAACGCCAATCCATTCAGATTTTCCGTCGGTGCCGGTCACCAGAATGTCGAAGGCGTAGAACATATGTTCGGGACAGTAGTCTATTCCCTTCTGTATCCTTGACTCATTTGTCTTGTAACCCTTGTATCCTCCTCCGAAGAACTCGCCGAACATCTGTACGTTGTGTACCGGAGTGTCGTTATACACGGAGATGTATTTGAAGATACCGGTTATCTTTTCCTTGAGCATCTTCTCTGCGTATTCCTGAAATCCGTAGAACTTTTCGTCCGGTTCGAGGATTGAAGACCTCTTGCCGGTTATTATGTTTTCCCCGTCCGTGATTACAGATACGTTGCATCCGTCGACTTTCTCCGAGACCGAGAACTTTGCGTCCTCACAACCGAAGTACTTGAGGGTTTCCCTTACGCTTTCAAGATACTTTTCCCTGTAGCTGTTCTCTATCGAACTGTATTTCCTAAATTCCATATACTAATTTTTTTAATTGAATATTCTTGTAATCAAGAAGGCGAACATCATAGTCGTTGAAAGTATTCCGCCTATTTGAAGTATCACCTCCGTCTTCGTCAACTCACGGTACTTGGCCTGAAATGAAAGGTTCCATATCTGACACACTATTCCGACCAGATAGTAGATGAGTGCAAACAACGCAAGCACTAATTTTTCAGTTTCCATATTAAATATAACAAAAAGTTTCTAAATCCGCTTGTTTTCAAGAAGATATTTCACCGTCTTCACGAGAACTTCCATAAGGTCGCCATACGCTTCGTACACGGGTGTCTCCTCGTAGAAGTCAAGTACCGGATTGGTGTATGAAACAACATACTTGTCCTTCAGCTTGTCGAATGAGAACTCCCATTCGTAGTCGTGCTTCACGTTCACCGCCTTTATCTTCTCCGGTATGATTTCAAGCAACGCACCGGCGGACCAGCACGGAATGTCGTTTCTTCCTTCCATTCCCTCCCTTACGGAGGGTATGTCGTAATGTCCTCCGTCCGTCTTCTCGGGATAGACCAAATCGGAAGTCTCCCCTTTCAGTCCCGCCTTTTCGAGCATATCCGACTGTTCCCTGTCGGTGTAGAGTCTCTTCGGGGCAATCTCCTTGAACGGGATGAAGAATGCGTATCCATCGTCGTCCTCGAAGTGGCAGCAGGTGTCGGTAAATGTCGAGTTGAACTTGTACCTCTTGTACTCGAACTCCTTTCCGTTCCACTTTGCACGGTCGGTGTTCCTGTTGTCACCGATGTACCAGCATCCTTCTTTAAGCATACTCTTCGGTATCGCCCCGCATCTGATGAGGTTGGGGACTACCGTATCTCTGAAGAACCTTTCCTCTTCCTCTCCACGGTACACGGGTATGCCGGGTATGTCCTCCGGTTTTTCGAAAACCTTGAGGTTCTCCCAGTATTCCTTGTTCATCTTGTTCATTATAGTGCAAGCCTTAAATTGTTCAACACTTCCTTCTTTACCACATTGGTGTTTCCGCCCACGAACTCGGAGTACTGTCTGTCCACCTCACGCTCTATTTCCTCAGACAGTCTCTCTTCAGCCTCCTTCAATGTCGGGTCTTCGCTTTCTTCAGTCTCCACTTCGCTTCTCTTCATTTCTATGAAGTCGGTCTTTGAACCGTATTCCTTTCTGTCCCAGACCCTTTCGTCTGCAAGGACACAGATGCAAGTTGTCATTCCGTTCAAATCCTCCTCCTCGAATGTGGCATATTTCACGTTATTGAGGTTGAACTTTTCCAGAATGTCCTTCAGGTCGTATGAAGAACCGCCGTCGAGTACGACAAGCGTCTTGTCGGTGGAGAGCCACTGCTCCAAGTCATCGTCACCCTTGTACTTCCTTATGTACTCGCATACTGCGTGTGCCGTCTGTATCCCCTTGTTGAGACCGTTGAGGTGTCTGAGCACTATTCCGTACATCTTGAACTCGTGCTTGTCCGGTCTGGCACTAATGAGGTCTCTGTATTTTTCTTTCAACTTTTTATATGCCGCCTCTTCGCTTTCCCCCATATTGACGACAAGATGCTGATATGCCTCGCCGTCATCGGCGAAGTACCCGCAGGTCCAGATTTTCCCGAAAGGTGTATCGGTGGATGTACTCTTGTACTTGTACTCCTTGTCACCCTCTTCAATCGTTTCGGGAAGAAATTCACCCGGCAGGCACTTGCAGAGTTTCTCGTAGAGTATGTTTTTGGCGGCAATCCCCGACTCGAGTGAACACCCCGACAGATAGACGCAATATCCGTCCAAGTACACATAACCGGTGGTATGGGTGTCATTTCTTTCGTAGTATACTCTCCAGTATTCCGAAAGGAGACCGTTCATTTTCTCTCTCTTCAAGGTCATTTCAACACCCTTTACATTTAATTTTTCAGGTAATGTCATGTTTCTTTTTTTTACAAAGATACTATTTTTAATTAAAACCTTCGTATTCTCTCTTCTTTTTTTCGTTAAGTCGGTTATTCCTCCTCTTCCGCTTTCTTTTCCTTTATAACTTCAATGCACTTCTCAAGAAAGTTAAGGTGCTGGTTATAATCGACATCTTGACGATAGTAGTTTGTAACACCCCAGGTCAGTTCAAGAATGTGAAGACCGTCGATTAGAGCCGCCGTTTCGACAACCTCTTTCATATATTCCGGTTTGAGATGCTCTTCATAAAATCCGAACTGTGAAAGGATGCAACCGGTCATACCTATTCCCTCTCTGTAACGGAAAAGACCTTGACCGTGACCATAACAGTGGCGTTTGAACGAGTATCCCTCCAAATCACGTTTTCCAAAATCCATCGAATCACATTCTTCAGAATTTACCGAATCACATTCTTCTTTGAAGACGCTTTCGAAAAATGTTTCCTCAAATTCCTCCGGAACATCACAACCGATTTTTTCACAAAGTCCGGCGAGTGTGTGTGAGACCTTTTCATACTGCTTGAACTCATCCTCGAGCCAGACATAGCACTCCTCCTTGAGTTTCGGAAGGGTTTCGTGAGTCCAGTCTATCACCTCGTATCCCTTATATGTACCGAGCTGGTTCTTTCTGTAACCGAGCGCTTCTATATACTCGTGCGGTATTCTCCAGAAGTATCTGTCTTTCTTCTTGGGGTTGGCGATGGAGACAATATGGTCGAAGATTTTCTCGTGTTCCATAATGTACGTCAGAGTCAATTCCGTATCGCTATAACCACTGTGGTTCAAAATGGTTTTGAGAACCTCTTTTGCAATCATATTCTCATCTTTCATCTGGTCTTCACAGCCACAACAAGTTCTCTCGGCGAGGTCAACGAGTTTGGTTGTTTCCATACCGAAGAACTTTTCGAGTACATCTATCGCCGGTGTTCTGTCAATGTTTTCTATACCACCGTAGTCGTTGTATTCTCCTCTGATTGGGACGGAGATTGGTACAAATGAATGTCCCGGTGAAAAGTTATCGAGTTCTTGACCGAATACTTTACCGGTCGGTCTTACACCGACAATTACAACAATTCTGTCACCATAAGTTATAGGCAGGTTTGAAAAATTTCCTTTATGGTTGAAACATCCCATTTTTATTTCTTTTTTAAGTGTTAAACAACGGGGCTGTCGGTTATTCCTATGTTCCCGAAGGTCTTCTTGAACTCATCGGTCCTGTCCATTTCGTCACAGTGTGTGAGTTCCACCTTGTAGTTAAGGTTTTCGGCGTCCCCTTCTATTCTTCTCTTCAATTCCTTTATGTCGAGTTTTCCGTATCTGAAATCACCCTGCCCTTCGTTGTAGTTGTTGCACCTGTCTTCCGAAATATATGACGAGATTGTTTTCATCGAGGTCTCGTCTTTCAGCAGTCCGTCACCGTGTCTTGTGAGATACGGGCGTGTTACATAGTGTGCGGTCAGAGTGTATTTATCAAGACCAGATTCCTTCAGCACACACAAGGCGTCGTGTACACCCGTGTTGGAAGGTGTGGTGTCGTAAGTGTCTTTCCCTCTGTCGGTTAGCAGAAGTCCCTGTCCATTTTCGAAAATAATTCCGTCATACTTCACAAACTCGTCCTTCGTTCCGTATGCGGGTATCGTGTTCTGCAACATAAACGTACAGTCATCCATAAAGTTGGTGATGAGGAACGGACTGTTCCAAATCCCCTTCCATTCGTCGGGGACGGGAATTCTCCTCTCATACCACTTCTTGATGTCTTCGAGTATTGCCAGCTTTCCGCTGTAAGGAAGGGAGTTGAAGTCGTCAAACGAGATGAAGTTCATCTCTCTGTTACGCAGTATCGTGTTCCATACACCCATCCGGCAGCTCCCGTGTGTACCTTTGAGCTGTTCCGTGATGGTGTTCGCAATCATATCGAATGGAACCGTCCACTTGCATCTTGTGTCCCTGAACACTTTCGGCTTGATGACAAGTGAGTTCCACTCCTTTCTGAACTCCATAGGGTTCAGGATAAAAAAGCGGGAACAGTATGTTGCCGCACCGGACAGGGTTCCGGAACCGAAATGATGGAAGGTGTGAACCGTATCATTCGTCACCACCGTGTGTCCCCTCTGGGCTCCTCCGTTGGTGAGGATGTTGAGGACTTCACCGTCTTCCTTCGAGTACTTCGCCACTATCGTGCCTTTCCCCTCGTCGCCGTAATTGGCTCCCAATACTATTCTCGCTTGTATAATTTTTGGCATTTTTTCTTAAAATTTGCCGGTTTACCAGGTGATTTCTCCGTTCTCGTTCAACTGTGAAACCGGTGCCGTCTCCGTACTTGATGAGCCGGTAGACTCGTCGATGCAACTTTCTATCGTCTTGGCAAGGTCGTTGACCGTAGATGTTTTAAGTCTGTTGCCGAGAAGCTGTCCGAAAGTCTTCTCTATTCCCATCTTGTGTGAAGCGTAGCAGTTGTAGCGGTCATCCACAGCGATATGGAAGATGTCGAACTTCTCACTTGCCTCATTGTAGAGTTCACGGGTTTCAATATCCTTCTGCTCGCTCGAAGCGGTATAGTGGTTCAACTGGCGTACCGGAAGATAAGGGTTGAGTTCCTCGTCACCCATAGTGATGATAATTCCCTTACGACCCTGCTTGTCGAATGCGTCAAGTTTGGTTCTCTTCAATCCCATATACCAGGCCGCAGTGTAACTTTCGAAAGAGTTTCCGCCGCCACCGTGTTCCATCCAGAGCTTGTCAATCGCCTCTGCGATTCTAACATCCGATTCAAACTGGGACATCTGTACCGGTGCCTCATCGTATGCAAGGTCTCCGATTCCCATTATGCAGAACTCGATGTCCTTGTGCTTCTCGTAGAGGTTGCTCATTATTACACCGAGAGCCTCTGCACATTCCTTGCAGCTCTGTCCCATAGAACCGGTTACGTCGAGTGCAAGTATGACCGGTATGGTATTGGGGTGTTCGTCCGAGTTTACACACTCACGGATGGAGAATTTCTTGGGGTCAAGTTCCTCTGCAAGCTCTCTTGTTGTAAACTCCTGTACAGTAGACCTGCAAGTTATTGTGTCATAGCTCCTACCCATAGATGTAGAGTAGCAAGCATATGAACTTATATCAAATGAACCACCACCCATTACTTATCCTCCTTTTTGTTTTCGAGATTCTTGTCGGTGTCTTCACACTCGTCGGTGTCTTCACACTCGTCAATGTCCATGTCCATGTCAATGTTGAAGTCGAACATTTCCTCGAAAGGATTTTCGTTCTTGTTTCCGCCCATAAGCATCGACATCGCCATCATCTGTCCGAGTCCGCCACCGTTGTTGCTACCGCCCATCAGGCTGGACATTACCATCATCTTCATAATGTTCTTCAGTCCCTTTCCCTTTGACAAGGAGCTACCGAACATAGAGACAATCTTGCCGTAGAAGTAGGTGCTTCCCATAAAGACGTGTCTTTCGGGAACGATTTCCTTGATTTCGGAGTTGTCGTAGTCGATGACCTTGATGCTCTCCTTGTTGACGCCGATGACACACTTCGGTTTTCCCGAAACAAGTATTATGTCACCAATCTGTACCTTTGTGGTAGGCATTACGAAGAACATCTCTGCACCAAGGTCGAAGCAGAAGTTCGAGACATTTGTCAGTCTCTTGTTCTTCAGATTGTAGGTCTTGTAATCACCATTGCTGCACTTTACGGCAATCTCGCCGTTCATTGTGATTCTGCATTTGCCGGATTCCACTTTTCCGAACATTCCGTTGAAATTTTTCTGAATGTTTTCAAACATAATTTTAATTTTTTATTGGTTTAACTATATTAAATATAACAAATTTTTAAAGAATTACTCTTCGTCTCTTGGTGTTTCTTCGATTTCTCCGGTTTTATCCCTTTCTTCACCCTTTTCACGCTGTTCGTCGTTGATGTTGTCAAGATAGAGACTGAGAGCCTCGACCGCCTTGTCGGGTATCTGCTTAATCTTGTCGTTATCCTGCACCCATTCGAGTGTTCCTCCGACTCCGTAGATGATAAGTGCGTCATTGGTGGAAGGTATGAATATCACACCGGCAACGACTATCGGCAGTATTATGACAAACGGTCTGAAACCCTTTGCAACCTTCTTTGCACACTCCTGGTCGGATTCATACTCGGCCGCCAGCCCACAAATTCTTGCAACCACAAAGGCGAGAGACCCGATAATTGCAAACACCATTACGACGAGAAATGTCGTGTTAATTGAATCAAGTCTTGTAATCCAGTACATTAAGTCCATTTTTATTCCTCCTGTTTAATTTGTTTTAATAAAATTTCCTTTTTCATTATTTCTTGCATTTTTTAAGTATGTCCAGTGTTATTATACCACCCCTTTCGAGTGACATCTCATCGAGTTTCTTGATGTCAAACTCTTCCGTTCTGAACTTGAACTGTATCCAGTTGGGTTCGGTTTCACGGTAGTCGAGCCAAGACTTCGGCTCATCCGTTTCAAGAACCATCTTCACCATACGGAGAAGTCTCTCGCCGGCGGGTTTTGATGCAACGAAACCGGAGACGTCGTGTGTACTTACACCACGGCTTGCCCAGTATTCACCTTCCTCCGGACGCTTGTCGGGTGCAACATAGTACAGACGCTCGCTGTATGAACCCTCGATGTCCGTGCAAAACGAACCTATCATTCCGAGTGTTCCGAAAGAAGTGGATGCTCCGTTGATGCAGTACATCTTCGAATCCACCGATATGAACACCGGTACTTCCGACGGGTTGATGTGGTTCGCTTCGGCGTTCTTTTTCATATTCATAAGCGCCTCTATGGCCTCTTCGAGGGAAAAAGTCCTGATTCCCTTGGCTTCATCATTGGCTTTCCACTGGTCACAGTGGTAATTTTCGAATTTTTTACTGTCTAGTATCATTTCTTTATTTCTCTTAAAACTGTTTTTGAAACTGCGTAGTAAATTCTGTCCATAGGATTTACCGCAAACATCTCGGAAACCCTTTCCGCCTCTTCCTTCGTATCGAACACGAAGATGCTCTTCCAAGTGCCTCTTATCTTCTTGTCCCATACGAACCAGTCGAGTTCGTGAACCGCCGGACGGGAAACCCTTATGTCATCCGAGAATGATATAATCCATTTTCTGTCAACCTTGCATAAATTCTCCTCGGTGACTTCTACCATCTTGTCGTTGTTGTCCTTGACGGTGTATGTTGTGGTTACGGACAATCCACTTTTGCTTTCCGACACCTTGTGCTTCACATCACATATAACATATGTACACTTGTCGTTTATTGTACACTTGTCGTTTATCAAATGGAACATCGAACCGGTGTATCTTACCAAATCACCTTTCTTGTATTCATCGTTGAACACCGACTCGAAATACTTGGTGTTACTTAAGTCCAGAAACGGATAGGCGGACAGAAGTTCGTCACGCTTGTAGATTTTTCCCGCTTCCACCATATTTTCTATCGGCATAATCGCCTTGACCATCGGTATGTATTTCTTCGCCATTTTATTCTCTGTTTTTAAATTCATCTATGATATTCCTTGTCATAAGACAGTCCGCCAAATCGTCCTTGTAGAGTTCCCTTCCTATTCCCTTCTCTACACAGTCACGGCAGAGCATCGTGTACTTGTTGTCCGGTACGGTTTTGCACATAGTTCTGACTACGTTGAAAAATCTCACCTCCTGTTCATATCCTTTCGGAAGTCTGTATGCGTGTGATATTTCTCGAGGTACAAACTCCTTTATACCAAGACCTTGAAGCGCCTTTCTCCATACATCGCCCTTCAAGACCGGCGACCTCATATAGAGTTCATCCTTTCCACAGCACGAACAGGTGTAGTGATAGTGGGCGTCTATGAAGTCCGACAGACCTCTTGGACTTTTGCACGCCTCCTGTAATTTAGGAAGTTCCTCCTTTGTCAATTCGAAATACTTTGGCATAGTCTTATTTCTTAAACGGACACCAGTCCGGTATTTCACAATCCGTGTTCCTGTGCATCGAACCTCCGAGACACATGAGACCGGGCTTATTGTATTTCGAAAGCACCGGATATTCGTAGTTGGCCGCTTCCTTGTGCTTGCAATACCAGTCGAAGTTGGGTTCATCGAAAGTGTCGATGCAGCTCGAAGTGTCGACTTCCTCCTTGAAGTAAGGGCAGTCGTTACATCTGTCGATAGTAAATTCCTGTGTTACTGTGATTTTCATAACCTTATGATTTTCTTCTTTCAATAATAGACCAGCAGTTATCTATAAAGTCGTCCACCGAACTGTCGTTGTAGAAGCAGTCAACCTTGAACTCACTCACAGCAGTTCTGGCGACACCGTACTTTGAATCAATGTAGTTGAATACGGACTGTCCGTATCTGATTTCCTTTCTGCGTACTTCGGCGGCGGACTTGATGTCGTTTATGAACTCCTCCTTGGTCATAAAGTTGACCATATATCTCGTGATGTTGTCCTTTGCGTTAAGAAGGTAGCAGTTCTCTTTGTAGATTTCATCCGCCTTTTTGTAATTTAATGTATATACCTCCTCAATATCTTTGAGGATTTTTTTCATCTTATTGCTCTTGTATTCGGCTTCGGTCAAATTCGGATGGATGGTAAAGTATGTCATACCGCACTCGGTTAGGTTTTCACACTGAATTTCCACAAAATTCTCCTCTTCATACACTTCCGGTGTTTCAAAGTTAAATTCGTCCTCCTTTACCTCTTCCGGTGAAAGATAGTCGTAAACCAACCTCTTCATTGTGGGGTTTTCAAGACAGTCTTTGTTTAATGACTCGAGGATTTCCCTGTCCCATCTTGACTCTTCGTTTATTCTTTTAAAGAAACCTTTTATTTTCTCGTCCATCTTTGTTCTATTTTTCACAAAGATACTATTTATTTTCGAAAAAATATGTTTCTCCCGAAAATTTATTCAGGAGAAACATTTGTGGTGATGATATACGGTGCGTATATTATTTCACCCGCTTTAAAGTTCTTGCACTCTTTCGGTTTACTTTCCAGAAACCTTTTGTCGTGGTTGCAGTACGGATGGAAATCTATATGTGCCGAACACATACATCCGTCACAAGCGGCTTTCCCGCTATCCTTTGTATTTTCTTTCATATTCGGTTATGTTTTCAGTTGCTATTGTTATAACTTCCACTATTTCAAAATCTTCCGTGTTTTTTCCATACTTTTGCAAGTGAAGGTCAAGATGGAGGCAGGCGTTCTTTGCACCGGCGACATTCTTGAAAACCTTCGCCGTTTCGAATGGACCGAATGATTCTCCCATAGTGTTGAAAGTCTGGTTTCCGGTGTAATAGTCCATACTTTCCTTACGCCGGATTACAAATCTTCCATTCTTTTTGTCCATTTGCTTCGGCAATATCTGTGTTGCAAAGGTATATACTTGATGTTCACTGTCATAGCAGAGGTCATCACTTATGAAACCTCTGCTTTCCAGCCATTTCATAAACTTCAACAGGATTTCTTTCATATTCAATGTTTTAAAGGTCTGGCAAGTAATATTCCTTCACGAAGTCGGAAGGCTCGTATGGTCTATGTTGGTTGGCAACCGACATAAAAGCCTCGAATGAGTTTAACGCATTTATACCGATAGACACCTTTGGCAGTTCAGCCCAAGCGACAACTCGGCTGTCGGCATAGTCGCATATATGGTTGCTTCCATCGGCATCGTGTTCCTCCGTTGTCTGGGTACACCAGTATTTGCTTATGTCGTCATAGACATAGCAGTACATTCCGCCCATATAGGAATCGTAGCACAAGCACCTCTGCAAGTGCTTCGGTCTGTCCTTTCGGGCATCGTTCCATCTGATTTCAGTAGTCGTATTCATAGTCAATGTTTTTAATTTAGTTATAATGTACCGTGTCTTTCGTGTCGGCTTCGCCGTCCACCATATTCAGCACTTCCCCGACCGAGTAGTCACCCCCGCCAAAGACACCGTACTTTGCGTCAATACCTCTGTCCTTCATCGTTTCTATTATGTTAGTTATATTGAACATTAGCCCTTCACAGTTCTCCTCATCATAGTAAATGCCATCGTCACCAGTGGCGTGGATTTCATAGCCAATGTAGTTGTAGTCCCCACGGTATGTCCTTATATTGACCTTCGTGAAGCCAAACGCAATCAGCAACAGTTTCAATACATCCTTTCCGCTCATAACCAATGTTTATTTTCGTCCGTATATCTTCTTCTGTGTTTTAACTCCAAGTTCAAAGAAATGTTTAGCAATTTCTTTTATATCTTCAACAGTAAGATAATATGTCGAACCTTTAACTGCTACACCATCAAGGTCAAAATATATATCATCAATATCCTCTTTTAGGTGCTTCTTCAGTTCGCCCTTGTATGTCCTGTCTTTCATCAATGCAAATCCCTTTTCCGTCATCAATACATTCATCACCAATAAACAAATTATAACCATCAGAATGTACATACTTAAATCTTTCACTTGCTTTGTGGCAAATATTTCTGAAGGGGTTATTCTCATCAGTATCGTTTATGTTTAACTCAGCATAATTATCAATATTATCCAATATTTCCCACAACTTAACAACTACTTGTTGCAAAAATTTAACATCGGTACTCATTGTTTTCCAATTTCACTATCTCTTCCGAACCATTTGTTTGTACGACCTTGTAGTTTTTCAATCGAACAGATTGCATCGAGCAAGGTATCTGCTAAAATGAAGTCTGGCATATTACAAATGGTATCTATACCATAATTGTTCATTAAAGTTCCCAAATCTTTCAAGAGATTCTCTCTGTCCACTTTGTCAGAATGTTTTAATTCGAAATATTCCATTACACGTTCGACACCACCATTCTTGGCAGCATCAACAAATGCCTTTCTTGCTTCTTGTGAAATTTTCGGAGCAAATGTTCTATTCTCAACAACTCCACCTTCATCAATATACAACGGTTCGTTATATATTTGCTCGAACTCCGCCTTCCGTGTCTCTATTGATTGTCTTACTGAATGGTCACAAAGTATTTTCATTAGTTCCACTGGGTCAATACCATAAAGAGCACATATTACTCTTAATGAATCTAACTTGTGGTTTTCGTACTCCTTTTCAAAGTCCACATTAGTCATATTGACAATCTTACGACATTCTTCTGCAATACTATCTTGTAATTGCTTTCTTGCTTCACCAACCTTGTTGGATTTGTTTTCTAAATTTGTATTCATATTTATTAAATTTAATTATTTTCCAAACAATACTTTATATCGTCACTTTCATTGTTCTCGAACACCGAACTGAACGGTAAACATATCATCAAGGCAGTCATTGCTTGCATCGACCATCCATAGACGCAATCCACTATCGGATGCCATACGGACAAACTTTGAAAGCGTATCAAAATACTCCTCCCAGTTTTCCTTGAAACCTCCGACCGCACTTCCGCCGTTATGTCCGCCTCCCACGCTTATAAAAAGTGTACCGTCTTCAACTTCCGTGAAGTTGGGGTCATCCATTGGAAATACGCAAAACTGACAGTTTCCGACTTGCTTCGCAAGTGATGACAACATGCAATATATTTCCTTGTGCCTTTCCGTTAATTGTTCCAAAGTGTCGTAATGTTTTACTTCTTTTTTAATAGTCGTATCCATATTCATTAAATTTAATTATTTTCTAAACAATATTTTATATACTCATTATACAACTCGTCACGGCTATAATAGGGTCCTTCCAACTTGTGATACAATAAGGAATCGTTTAGGAATGATATGTTGCCCCACCATCCATTTTCAGTATGGAATGCAACAAGATAAAGACCGAACATCTTTTGTATTATTTCATCTGCCAACCAAATAGACGGGCAATATACAAATTCGTCATACCCGTATGGCGGTTTATCAATCTTGCTTCTAATCCATCTGCTTCCGCCAAACCCATACCAACCATAATCACAGCGTTCACTTAAATCAGCGGCTTCGTTTAAACCGCTCGTTTCAAGAAGTTTTGCAACCTCTACACAAACATAATCTATAGTCACCATATCTACTTTTTTCTTTCTCCAACAACTACAAGCAGGGGTATCTTCTTTGGGCATCCGTTCACCAAAATGACTTCTTCTCAACATATAGTCAAGACATAGAACATTGGAATTTTCAAAATGAAAATAAGAGCAGTTCTTACATTTAGGGGTTGCCCAAAAACTACATTCATTTTTGAACACTATACTGTTTGTTTCCATTGTCTAAATTTAATTATTTTCCAAACAATACTTTAAATCTGTGTCTCTTAGATTCTAGATAACCTTGAAAGGTAGCACAAGCATCTTGTCCTTGAGATACTCAATTTCAGCCTTTATCCCGTCTGGCTCTGGTGGATTGAGATACTTGGGTTCATCGTCTATCGTGTCCCCGAACTCAACCTCGACATCGGGTATTCTCCACGACAACGCCACCTTGCCGTAAGCGTCCGCCATATACACCATAACAAAGGCGTAGTCCTTTGTGAGTTCCCCGTTTTTGTTCTTCAGCAGCGTAATTTCGAATCGTGTCTTGTCCTCGTCATATAGAGACTCGTTGAAGTATGCATATGGCTCTTTCACATCATTCCTGTCGAAGTCCGATATGTTCCGCCTGAACTCGTAATTCTCGCCAAAAAATTCAAATCTCACAATTACTTCCATATCTCTGTTAGTATTATGATGGTTTATATTACATCCCTATTCTCGTCCTTCTTGTCGGTGTCGGTTATTTCTTCATCACCTTTCAATTCCATTATTTCGGAAATTATTTTCGCCATCTTCATCTGCTTGATTAACTTCTCACATCTTCTCTTGGATTTTTCAGAATGCATATATTTGTGCTGTGTGGTCAAGTATTCGATGAATGTGTCGATATTCTCATCCTCAATAGATGCAGTTGATGTCAAGTTACGCTCATCGTGTATGATTTCATAGCGTGTAAGACTTACATTATCAATCGGAATCAAGCCTTTCGCCTTGAGATATGCTTCGGCATAGTCCAAAAATTTCACTCTGTTGTCATACGGGAAATCACTAGTTTTCGGTATATTCCTGTACAGTGCCTCATCCATTGGTACTTCCACCATAGTGTACTCCGGTGGACGGTCAGCATAAGCTTGTTTTACTTCAAAGCGGACACTGCACTTGTTACCACACTCTTCCGTAACCTTGATTTCTGGTGCAAACATACCGGCCAATGACATCTTAACATTGGCATCGACTATCGCCTTCTTGTCGATATCGGTCAGTTCCTCATCATTGTCCACAAATTCCACGAAGAAGCTGTTGTCTATAGGTGTTATCTTGCCGATTAGCATTCCCTTTGGTGGATATATCTTTGTTCCTCTGATACTCACCTCCGTTGCAAGTTTGTCGGTGTCACCCTTTGGTGTGCAGAACACTTTAACCATACCTTTGAGCGTCTCATCCTCGTTATCCACTTTGTCGATTGCTCTAATCCGAGCAAATGTTCTATCTACATCTTCATCAATATACATATACAACGGTTCGTTATATATTTGCTCGAACTCCGACTCCCATATCCTTATTAATTGTCTTACTAAATGGTTACGAAGTATTCTCATCAGTTGCACCGGGTTAATGCTATAAAGTTCACATATCACCCTCAATGAATCTAACTTGTGGTTTTCATACTCCTTTTCAAAGTCTGCATTGGTCATATTTATCAATTTATGTCTTTCTTCTACAATACTATCTTGTAATTGCTTTCTTACTTCACCAACCTTGTTGGATTTGTTTTCTAAATTTGTATTCATAATCTTTAATTTTTATTTGTTATTATGTTTGGGTTCATCATCGTGGATATACTCCTCAACCCACTTGACACTATATTGACAACTTGGGTCACAAGTGTCGGCGGTATCACTTACTTTGTACCATACCTTATATAATTTATTATCTTCAATGTTCGATTCCATTCCTTTAGGGTATGTCCAAGTGTCTATACCATTGGTGTATTTCCAAGTGTGCATATTTTCACCACGCATTATAGACACCACACATTCCGATAATATCTTTGTGTTCGGTTTACTTTTCATAACTTCTACTCGCTTTCCCTGCCAGTTAATTCAAAGCCGCATAGTCCAGTAACACCGTTGATACGCACGAAATACTCTCGCCCAGTTTTCGTATCTCTCCATACCTCGTGATGTTCTCGCTTCTCGATGAGTTCCATCGTTTCCGAACCAACGATTACCTTGTTATTACTATCGCTATCCGTGCTATGCCCGTTGCACGAAACACATACGGCAACCGCCGCAAGCATCACCATTGCCAAAAATATCCTTTTCATAATCGTTTATTTAATGGTTTAATTGTTTATGAATCCACTCAAATCTTTAATTTTATGACATTCACAATCGGGGTCATGGACAATGCCTCCCCACCCTTTATATCCATTCGTTCCCCAAAAAGCAATATATGTATGTCCTTCATAATTGAACCTTTGGGTATTTTTAAACGGAAAATAAGAAGACTCTCCGAACTCCGCCTCGATAGGTTCCGATAGTACGGGTTTAATCTCCGTTTTCTTACACTGTTCACACGAACAGCAAGTCATTGCCATTCCAACCAATATAACAATCAGTAATCTTTTCATATACTTTCGATTTTTATTATTTTCCAGTTCTTAAATTATATTCCTCCCAGCTTATTACCATTCTATAGCCAACATCACTCTTAATGTTGGGTTTATGTTCCATTGCTTCGATAAGAACATCTACAGCTTCACAAGTCTCCATCATTCCGTAGCCCATTTCAGTCCTTATCATTTTTGCAATTTGATTTCTTGTATCTGAATTAAGTTTCTTGCCCATATCTTTTATATATAACGTTCCCCATTAAAATTTTCCCAAACATGTTTATTGTTATGTTCAAGTTCAAACGGTACAAGTTCCGTGCTGATGTCCATCTCATCAATAAAGGGTTCCCTGTATTTGAATGTACCATCTGCATAATCATCCTTATATACATCATCCAAAAGGTAACGCTTATACTTATGAAGTTCTTCAAGATGTTTTTCTGCAAGCTCCTTGCTATTGTACCACACACTTGCCTTATAGAACCATCGTTCCCATTCACAAGTATCTGCATTGTTGTGACAGAATATTGCTCTATATAATTTCATAATCTTTTAATTTTTATTGTTATTATTCTTGTTCTTCCATATTAAAGCCTTATTGTATGCTGACATTTGATTTTTTCAAACTCCTCATCGGACACTTCTTTAATAAAAACCTTTCCTATGGTACCTCCTCTGTCAATGATATTGTATAACTCCTTTTTAAACATTGCTTCGGATGTATATTCATTTACAAAACTAAAACATCCTACCTTCCACGGTGCTTCAATACAACCTATTAATCCACCATCTCTGGTATTTTCTCGTTCACGAATCCATTCCTCTATACAGTAAATCAGTTTCATACCACATCTATTGATATTATATCCAATTTCTTAAACTGCTTTTCTCCGTTCTCATCGGTTTCATATTCACATATCAGTCTTGGAGCAAATTTTAACTCAGCGCCGGACTCCACACAAGACTGCAAGAATTTTCCATCTCCGGTGTCAAGAAGTTCGACATCAAACATAAGGTTTCCATCATCAAACTCTATATCTTCAATTCGATGAGATATGTGACCGATTTGAACATAAGGTTCTGCATTGTGTTCAAAATTCAGTGTACCAAGCATATTAGACTTTTTATATTCTCTAATCGCTTCCTCCATCACAGATTCCGGACACTTTGTTTTAAGTTCATATTTTACATTTTCAAGTTTCATATTATTTGTTTTTAATTGATAAGATATCCTCGATGGAACGGGAATAACGCAAACCCGGATGTTCCATAACAAGCTCGTGCATATCGTCATACGAGTAGCCGTCTGGTGTTATCCTCACACTACGCCATCCCAACGGCTCGTTATCGTATCCAAACGCAATCAGCACGGTATGTTCGTCATCAAGTTTTGCACTTGATTTTATTTCGCTAATAATTTCATCAAGTTTTGCACTCGGTTTTATTTCACCGAAAATCTCGTCAAGTTCTTTCATCCATCCCTATTTAAAAAGTTCCCTGCATTTCTCCGTATACTCCTCGTCTATGGATACGATGTTGTATTTGTCGGAGTCGTATATCTCGTCCCTGAGTATGACCGGTGAATGGGAGATTATAATTATCTGTTTCTTATACTTGTCTATAAGTTCCGGAAGTATTTTCGAATAAAGTTCAAATACATTCAGAATATCCATAGACTTGTCTACCTCATCGAACAGATATGTGTTTATCCCCTTGTCGTCAAACGCCATCGGGAACGAACTGTAATATTCCATCTGTGTCTCATATGCAACCCTCCACGCATCGGTCTTATTGAATTTTTCATACCTTTTGTGTGGCTTGAGAATATCACCGAAGGTTATGTTCTTGGACATCAAGTTACAGAGTTTGTTGAACTGATAGAACATATTCTGTCCACCCGACATCTTCCCCTTGCTCATAACATAGTTTATCTCCTCGAATGTGCTTTTGATTATGGAACCGGTCAAGTCTCCGAGACTTCCGAAGTTCTGTCTGTTTTCGAAATTGTGGTAGTATATCGGACTTCCGTCCCAGTCTATGACCGATGATGTTCTCGCCATCCCGACAATTCTCTGATACAGACCTTTCATATAGTCCTTCTTGGTCGGTGTGCTAAATATCCCCGTTGTTTGAAGTTCAAACGGTCCCAGGAATTTTGAGAATCCGTCCTCACAGAAGGCGTGAGACGCTATGGAGCGTATAATCGTGGTCTTTCCCGAGGCATTCGGTCCGAATATGAGATTTACCTTGTCCGGTGAGAACTCAAACGTCCTTCCCACAAGAAGTTTAGAACATTCAACCTTGTATTCCCCCTTGACTTTCTTGAAGAATTCCAATTCGGACTCGTATCTTTCCATATCCCTTTTGTATTTCTCCTCATCAAAGACACGATAATGGGTTTCACCCCTTTTCTGGTAGTTAAGAGCGTTCTTATTAGGTTTGGACGGTTTGTCCTCGTTGGAGTATTTTGCACCGATATAACCGGATTTACCATCGAATGTTATGCTTCTTATCATTATTTTCTCCTTTTGTTCTTTCTTTTTCTTCTCGCTTTCGCCGCCTTCTGTTCGGACATAGGTCTTGGTGCGTTGGGACTGCTGTAACGGGATGTTCTCGCTATCGTAAGTGAACCGATTGAAATATCGGCATTTTTCGTTACGTCATCGTAATCTTCACAGTTTTCTGCATCCATCTCCTCGTGTTCCACCTTGCACCACCACTGTCCGAGATTTATACTGTGTCCGTAGTGTGAACACTTTGAACATTTCTTTTCTTCATCCATATCCTTATGTTAAAATGATGACAATAAAAGGTCCTCTCCTGAAATCAACGAGGTAAGAGCCTCCCTTTCTATCTCGTCCGTCAATACCGGCATAGGAAACGCCTTCCATGTCTTTCTTGTAGTTGTAGTCACACCGTTCCTTACATACTTTTCGGGTATCGGAAACTCTTCCTCCACCTTCTTGATAAGTCTTCCGTACTTCCAGTCTTCCCTGAACGAGTTCCAGTCCACATTGTGTTCGCTTTTGAGAAGTTCTATCTGCTCGTCGCTGTTTTTCCCCGAAAGTTTCTTCTGTGAGAACCAAGTCTGTGCGGCCTGCTGTTTCGAATTACGGATACAGTCTATCTGCCTGTATAGAAACCAGGCGAAAACTTCGTTCTCATTAGGTACATTCCACACCTTGCAGTCGAACTGTGCCGGTTTGTGTTCCTTGATGGTCGGGATGACCTGACTTGCAGTTGAACCTATGAGTTTGTTCATAATATAGAGCTGGTTGAACTTTCCCGTTGCCAGCGAAGCCGCTATCGAAAGCAACTTGTTACTTCTCAAATTGAAGAATGAATCCGAGATGTATTCGTCCTTTATGTAGAGCGAAATTTCATCCGACTGAACATAGGCGAACTGGACTCCCGATATATTTTCACACAAGTACTTGGCGGTTTCGTTCATCATATCGACAAACTTGTCGTCAAACGGTTTCTTGAACTTGTTCTTGATGAGTTTCGAAAATGAACGACCATCGAGCATCATCAATATGTGTCCGTTTGGTAACAAATTGTGTTCACCCAAATCCCTGTAAAAATTGCATTTTTCTTTAAGTGTTCCAAAAATCATATCCTAATATTTTTTTATCCACACATATTATTCTTCTACCTCTTCGATTTCTACCATATCGTAGTAGTCACTCCTTTTTGATATCTTCTGTTCTGCATCCTCGTAGTTGAACGCTTCAATGGACACACATACCTCTCTGTTATGTGTGTCCAAATAAGTAACTTTGAATTTTTGCATATTATTCAAGTGTTGCAAGTTTTTTCTGTTCAAGTTCATCCACCGCTTTAAGTAAACTCTGTGCCTTTTCCTTTCTTCTCTGACACATCTCCCTAATTTCTTTACAAACGTTTTCTTCACTCATAAGTTCGTCCATCATTGAAATTTCCTTTTCAAAGTTTCCTTTCAGTCCCTTGAATGCGTCTTTAATTTCTTCTTTTGTCATATGCGTATTTTTTAAATGTTAAATGTCAGTTATATCCATTCCTTTGTAGTCCCGCTAGTCATAGTGATGACCACAAGCAATCCTGAATCTCTCCCACTTGGTTCTGAACCAGTAAAGTCTGAACACATAGATTTTCAATATGGTCTTCAGACTGTTTGTATACCAGATTCTCCAACGCTTTCCGGATTTAGTCCACTGCCAATATGTTTCGTCGGAGTTTTCCCATCTTTCACCAACCTTTTCGTATTCTTCAAGATAACCGTTACTGAAAAGATAGTCGAGCTGCTCTTTCGTGTAACTCTTGATGTAGTTCTCCTTCGGGGCACGGAAATCAACACTCAATGCAAAACCCGTTACAACACTGGACTTTTCGAATTTTGTAAGGAAAGCGTCCTTGCGTTTCATCTTTGGTTTCCTCCCCATACTCACCTTGTTGTTGTTTCCGATAATAATGGGGGAATTGTTTCCGTAAGTTACATTATAATTCATATTAAATAGTTTTTAAGTTCTTAACCGCTTCCTCTATATCCGATACGAGTTCATCGACGGTATATTCTATCCCATCGTAGACTGTGCCGTACTTGTCATCGCAGTGGGCGTAATCCCATCCAATCCAATATCCTTTCTTGAAAATGTTATCATTTTCGATATTCTCCGAGAATGTAAGTCCACCGTGGCACATTAACGGGATGTCATCGTAGTTCTTTCCGTAAAACTTGTTCGATTCATCGAGACGGATGTAGCAGCACGGGTGTGTCCCCAGTGATAAAACCAGTATGTCATAACCTTCGTATTGTCCCTCTGCAAGGATTTCACGCTTACGGATGCCATCATATACCATCTGTCCCTTTATAATTATTCCATTATTCTCTGTCATATCTCTTGTATTAAGTTTATACTTTATATGTATTTTCGGACATATTCGTCCAGTGGAGATAGAGAGCCACTTCACGCTTCCAGCTCACATTGTCCTCCTTGAGTTTTATCTCGTAGTTGGAGACCTTCTGTCCGAGTACGTTCGTGTTCAACATATCGGTTATCTTGTTTATAGTCTCACCGTTTCTTCCGATGAACAGAGACGGGTTTTCGAGGTATATGAATATCGTATTGTTTACCGCCACAATCTCCGTTATACCCACCCTTGCAAGAGCATCCGTCCTATCCTTGTAGAACTTTGCAATCGTGTAGCAGGCATGCTGGAAGAGACTTCTGTCCTGTATGTTCTTGGCAATCCACCACCAGAGTGTGAATGTCATATCCTTCTTATTGTCTCTCAAAGAAAGATACTCTCTCATATTTGACTTGAGGAGTTTCCTTTCTATGAATTTTTCGAGCCACTTCTTGAATATCATAATACTAATTTTTTACAAAGATACTATTTTCCCAATTCTCTTTTCACCATATCCCAAGTGAAGTAAAATTCGTATGTACTGCAAACATTGTAGAGCCAGCACTGCTTGTGTCTGGACCAGATTTTGAATACCAACAGGTCGGTGTATCCGTTTTCCTTGAACTCCTTGTCCGTACAGTAGTCGACTATGGTGTGTTTCTCTCTGTCACACCACATAAACTTCGTCCCAGCGGGAAAATCTTTCTTGAAACTCTCCAAATCGGGATACTTTTCCAAAAAATCTTCAATCGTTATCATAAAACTCCTATTGAGATTAATAAATTTGCAAGTCTGGGAAACGGTTTCTCCGAATTCCACGAGAGGACATAACCGTCCATCTCCGGAAGTGTCCTTCCACTTATCTTGGACACGAAAGTTGACTTGCACACGAGTTTTGACACATCTATGTCGTAGTCAAGTCTCACGTAGAAAAGATACAAATCCTTACCCTTACGGTAGAAAAACCTACCGAGTTCCTTGATTTCACTCTTGAAGTCATTGACATCGAGACCAGTCTCCTCTTTCAGTTCCCTTGCACATGCCTCGAAGTAGTCTTCACCCGGTTCGACGTGTCCTTTCGGTATGTCATAGTTGCCGTCCTTGTCTGATTTCTCCGTAGGATGACACATCAGTATTCCCGAAGGGCAGCTTATTATTATTCCGGCACTAATTTCTTTCATACTTTAACTCCTCGCTATTATGGCGTCAAACAATTCGTTTATTCCATTGTCTGTACTTAATATACGCACATCTGTGATTAAAACGGTGTTGTCGTTCTCAAACTCCCTGTACAACTGACAAGCCTCTTCCACACTTTTTGCCACCACCAGTCTGTTATTCACGCTATAAACGTGTGTTAATTTCCAGTTATCCATAGTTCTATTCTTTAATTAAATTCTTTTCTTTAAGTTTCTCATACATTTTCTTAGCGCCTTTATAAATACTTGGACTAGCACAGCTGTATTCATAAGATGCACAACTATCGGGGTCTTCTGGCTTGCAGTCTTCACACATTCCTGCAATATCTCTTGCCATTTTGTCTATCATTTTCTCATCCATATTCTTTTAAATTAAATTCTTGAAAGTCGGTCAAGTCTCCGGAGCATATCGTCGAGAAACAAACTTTTTCCGAAATATATCTCCCCTATGGAAAGGTCTTCGAGGTTCGCCCAGAAACCTTCCTTACCGCCTTTGGTTTCATCTATGCCACGCTCTCCTTTCACTTCACCTCTGAAATCCACAAAGGTGAACCTTCCTTTGGCGGGACACCATATAAGCGCCACCGCTCCGAACTTCTTGTACTCCTTGTCTTCGTTACCACGGAAGAAAAACTTCTTGTGTTTTATGAATTTGCCGTTCCAGTCTATCTTCAGGTCGAACCTTATTTTCGAATTATTGTCAAGATTGGTGAAGATGAAGTCGGGTAAGTCGGAAACCTCCGTCTCTATGTCCCTTTTCTCCTTTTCGTTCAGAGTTATCTCGACATCGGGATATGTTCTGTTTATATTCTGGACCAGCAGGTCTTCCATTATGAAGTTGGAACAAATGTCCCTCGCAGTGTCAAATGGAGAACGAACATCCCTTCTTTTCTTGTCGAATGACTTCACTATCCTCTTGTACTCCTTCTCGAATTTTTTCGAAAATTCCTCCTCGTCAAATGTAAGAAGTCCTCTTATGTAATCCTTGTATCCAAACTCATAGCAGAAATCCTCGATAGTTCTGTCGGGGAAGACCGAATTGAGATAGGATACCACCTTGCTGTAGTTGTTGTTCCTCGCCATATCAATATAGAAATTCCGTAAGTGGGGCGAACTGTATTTCCTTTACGGTTCTTCCGTCGAATATCATAGAGTTCAAGGCGCTTGTTCCGTTGAACACTATATAACCGGACCTGTATGTTTCGACCTGCACTATCAGATTTTTTCCGGAACGATGGTTATACGGCTTTTGCAACTGGATGTTCATATAACCGTTTTTTATTTCGGTTTGTCCCACAAACACTTCTGTATCAACCACTTCAAGTTTTTTAAGTTTTTTCTTACCGGTATCTTTCATACAGATTCTCACTATGGGGAATGTGTTGTTTGAATACGATACCACCTTGTACCTGATTGTGGTTATGTTCTTGTCGTCAAGAAAACCTATGTTACGGTAAATAACCTGTGTGGTGTATGTCCAGTCGTCCTCACCGACAAGTTTGTATTCGGAAACCGGTGAGACATCACAAGTCGCCGACCCGATATTCACCGGTATCGTCTGTGACATTACCGTCAACGAAAGGAAGACCGACATTATCAACAGAACGTTTCTCATTATTTTTCCTCCGAAACAAAGATTCCACCCTGAATCCAAATTCTTTTTCCATCAAGGTCGAAGAAAATCTGGTTGTCGTTGTTTTCGTCACGGATATCGAACTTTCCTTCCCAAGTCTTGATTGTGTCACCTTCGTAGTCCATAAGGACAGCGGTTCTTTCAAGACCTCCGAACTCGGAATCCCACGATTTCAATCCCCTACTGCAAGACTCACACGATGTGGTTGAGAACACAAGCACTGTCAAAAGTGCAAAAACCAATGCAAAAAATACTTTTTTCATCTCTTTATTCCTTTATGTTATTATTCTTAATGTTTGTAGTCACTGAAATGTTTTCGATAGGGAATTTAGGAAGTTCCCCTACTTCTTTGTAATAGAATGATTCAAGATACCAGTTATCGTGATACTTCTTTGACATGTCTATGAGTTCGTTCATATCCTCTATGTCGTTCTTGTATTCCAACACAACACCTATCGGCAGTTCATATTCCTTCTGAAGTATCTGATATTCCAGATTTGCCTTTTCGTACTTGGACATATCGTCTTCCAGTTCCGAGTGTTTCAACCAGGGTAATAGACTGGATAAACCATACGTCACCAACACAATGGATATGATAATTACAAAGAAAAACCAATTGTCATCCTTTATTCTATCTATAAACTTGAAAATCAATGCAAATCCCAATAACATCGATACGATTGAAATTACTACATAAACCATATTCTTCTATTTTTTACAAAGATACTATTTATAAACGAATTACTTCACTATATTCTTTGGGAAATTCAATCTGGCAATATCCTAATATGAAGGCGTTCTTTCTTTCGTTGAAGAAATCGTGTCCCAATATGATAATATCGTTTGGACATATCTCGAGGGTTTCAATCGAGTCTTCATACACCGTTTTATCCCTCCACTTCTTGTGGTCATATTCTTCGTGACCTTCCCTGTAGATGATAAAGAACATATTTCCTTTCTTCTTTAAGAAATTCATAGTGTCCCTGTTCGCCGGCATCGGATTCTCAAACTTTTCAAATTCCACTTTCATTTTGTTTTCTCTTTTCTTAAATAATACGACCAGAACATATTGTTTGCAAGTACCACGGAGACAAGTTCCCATCCTTTCTGTGAAAGGAGATTGAGTTGACTTGATGTCATCTCCGTCTGTGAGCGTACTATTTTATATTCGTATTTCATATTCTAATTTTTTACAAAGATACTATATTTTTAATCAAACCTTCCATCTTTTCCGTAAAAATAGACAACTGTCGGGAATCTTAACGATATTCCGCCTTGCAGATTGCTGGTTTCCTCGAAGTACTGCACCTTTACTATTGAACCTATTATCTCTTCCGGATGGTCGTGCAAGTATTCCCTCTGTTCTTTCGAAAAACCGCTGCCCACCTTGACATCAAATCCCTTGTGGTTTATCGTTATGGAGGCGAGAACCTCCTTTTCGACCTGTCTTCCCTCCTCAACGAACCTCATATCACCCATCTCATATCCGGTAATGGTGTATTCGTTGTCAAAAAATCCCTTTACTTTCAACAAGTTATTCGTTCTACCACACTCATATGGTATATTTTTTCTTATCATAAGACCTTCCCAGCCTTTTTTCCTCGATTCCGTAAAGGCCTCCATCAATTCCTCCTTGGAAACGACCAGTTTCTGTTCAACAAGGTTGAAATTGGAGTTAATATCGGGGTTACAAAGGAAAAATAGACGGAGTTCCTCGTATCTTACCTCAAAATTGTCACTCTCCTTCCTTCCGTAGAACTCATCCTCCGTGAGTTTGTCGAAAACCTTCATAACCGGATGCTCTATGGTGTAGTTTTTCTTGGTTATGACCTTCATAATCTCCTGAAAATTCTCATTTCCATCGTCATCTATGATACAAACCTCCCCATCGAGGACAAAATCACCGGAAACTTTGCCTATGACCCTCTTCAACACACCGAGAGTCTTTATTTCCTTGCCCTGTCTTGAAAAACAAGTCACATTTTCTCCCCTTTTTATCAAAATTAACCTGTTTCCGTCAAGTTTTCTTGACATAAACCACTTTTCCTTCGTGAAATCAACCTTGTCTTCACGCTCGAAGTACTTGTTGGCGAGGGCGACATACTCCGTGAACGGAAGTTTCACCGGAAACACCTTCGCCATCGTCTTTACATTGACCCCGCACTTGAAATCCTTGTCAAGTATCATCTTGAACATCTCGGTCGCCTCATCCCCCTTGTTTCTACGGAGATTTTCCATATAGAATTTCACGGAAGAGAGGGCAGTGTCACCCGTCAACCTTCTGTCCATAAGGTCTGTCAGGATATATTTCACATAATCGCCGTTATATTCGACCGGAGGAGTGTCTTTCGAAAATGATTCGACTTTTTCCGAAGTAACTCCGAACGTTATGTCCCCGTCATATATGAAATTGAATATTTCAAGATACGACTCCTCGTTGTTCCTGTACTCTTCACTTTCCTTGAACTCGCACAACGTCTCTATTTTCTTCTTTACCGATGAGCAGGAGGCAAGTTCCTTGTGTAATCTGTATAATCTTTCAAGCATAACTACTTAATCTTTTATGTTTTTCAATATGTGTGCAATCACATCCACAGTCCATCCGTTACCGAGAGCCCTCTTCGCTTGACTTTCACTTATCGGTGATGTGTATCCGTCAGGCAGAGTCTGCAATCTTTCACATTCAGTCCTGTTCAGGTATCTCCAAGGGAGTTTTCTTCCGTTCAGACCGAAAGCGTCAACGTGTCTTCCAAACGGAAGAGGTGTCAAGACATTATCCTTCCCCACCGTAGTGAGACAGTTGACCTTCCTGTTGTTCGACTTTCTCACTTCAAGACACTGTGTGATAGGTATCCCCTTGTTATAGTCCTGTCTGTGCCCGCTTCTGTCGAGTCTTCTGCCTACTATGGTCGCCTTGTGCAATTCGTCACCACCGAAGTCGTCACCATCGATGATGTCTTCAAGAAATATGTACCGGTCCTTCGGCTGTCCCACATTCGGTATGTTCGTCCAGTACAGTCTCACCCTGTTCTGGGCGGAGACAAGCGAACTGTTTATGCAAATCGGTTCCACTCCAAGATAATCCGTTATTATATCCTCGTGCTGTCTTTTCATCTTGACATTTTCAAGAAGAAAGTACTTCGGTTCGGCTTCCTTCAGAGCCCTTACGAACTCGAAGAACAATTTCGACCTCGGGTCGTTGAAGTTGAGACCTTTTCCGGCGGATGAAAATCCCTGGCAGGGACTTCCTCCCATCAGAATGTCATACCCCTTGAACTGGGTGAAGTCCGCTCCGACCACCGAACCGTGTTGTCTTATGTCGGGGTAGTTGGTGTTCGCCACCTTCATGGCGTTTTCATCTATTTCGAAAGAATCGTATGACTCGACATCGAACCCGCACCTTTCAAGTGCAACCCTTCCACAGGCTATTCCGTCAAATAAACTTAATATTTTCATTCTACAATGTTTTTCAATATGTGTGAAATCACATCCACAGTCCATCCGTTCCCAATCATCTTGTATCTGGCCGAATCACTCACACCTTCCGTATAGTTGTCCGGAAGTGTCTGCAACCTCTCACATTCAACCGGAGTAAGTCTCCTGTATCCACTTTCGGTAAAGTCACTCTTTACATATGGACAATATGGAGGTTGTTTATAATATGACGCCAGAATAGGTTTAGATTTGCCTTCTAACGGACTTTCTTTCCAAGATGGATAAGATTTAAGGAAAGCGTCATAATGTCGTTTAGAAAGGGGATATGACCCCTTATCGTCTTCGAGGATGTCTTTCAGCAATATCCCACGGTCTTCCGGTAGTGTAATATCCGGTATGTTCGTCCAGTACAACCTCTGTCTGTTCTGGGCGGAAACCAAGTTACTGTTTATTAGTACCGGTTCCACTCCGAGATGTTCCGTAATGACCTTTTCGAAATTCTTCGGCATCTTTACGTTTTCAAGAAGAAAGTATTTCGGTTCGATTTCCTTCAGAGCCCTTACGAACTCGAAGAACAACACAGACCTTTCATCCTCGAAGTTAAGTCTTTCACCGGCGAAACTAAATCCCTGACAAGGACTTCCTCCCATCAGCAGGTCATACCCCTTGAAACGGGTGAAGTCCGCTCCGACCACCGAACCGTGCTGTATTATGTCCGGATAGTTCTTCAGACTTATCTTTATCGGGTCCTTCTCGATTTCAAACGCATCATATGTTTCCACATCGAACCCGCACCTTTCAAGGGCGACCCTGCCGCAACCCATTCCATCGAAAAGACTAATCACCTTCATACCACAAATCAATATTGGTTTTTGACAACGGGGTGGCCGCCGAAGCACCACAAGGAAATCCCATAAGGTATTCTGCATTTGTGGGGGTGGCCTTCTTGAAGACAGTGACAAAGTTTCTGCAACCCCGATGTTTCTGCATAGACGAACACGAATAGTTGGGTATTGTTACGGGTGTGGAGATGTATCCGAAATCCATTCCGTATGTCCTTTTTATCCACGAGTTTTTCACTTCAAAGACTTCCGATATTTCTTTCCGTGAAGCGGTCAGCGGACATTTGACATCCCTGATGTATCTGTTGACGAGTATACGGAAGGCGGTCGCCGCCACATATGGGGACTGTGCATTGCCGACACCCCTCAACTGCTCGAACCTGTTTTCAACCGGAACGGTTTCACCGAAATGTTCCAAGTCGTTGTTCCACACTGAAGCCTTGAGTTTTTTCCATACCGACAGATGTTGTGCTATCTTGTTGAACACATCGGTATCCTTGACACCGAGAAGCCAGAACCTGGTTCTTCTATGGTCTCCCCCGAGTTCACCGCAGGAAAGTTCGACGACCTGTGTGACATACCCGATGGACTCAAGGTCTTTTCTTGCCATCGTTATCGCCTTTGATGTAACATTCTCACCGAACACAACCGGAGCGTCCGATTCTTTTGCAAAACGGAACATCTCACCCCACAGGTTCTTGGATGATATGTTTCTTCCATGGGCGGCGTGTGAAAACGCCTGGCAAGGAAAACCCCCGCAAAGCACATCGAATGTCCCCTTGAATGAAGTCCCGTCCAGTTCGGTCAAGTCATCGTAAATTGGAAATTCGTTCATCCATCCGTCCTTCTGTCTCTGTAGCAGAACATCCTTGCAATGTTCGTCTATTTCAACGGCACCACTGCACTTGTGTCCGAGAAGTTTTCCGCCATATATTCCACCGCCTATACCGGCGAACAAGTGTAATTCCCTTATGTCTTCCATTATTTTTCGGTCGAATAAAGTTCTGAGAGTTTCTTTGCAAACCTCGTATAGGCCATTTCCACTATTTTATCGGAATATCCGAAGAAACGGTCGTATCTCTCATCCCTTGCAACCTTGAGGAAGATGTCTTTGAGGGAGACTTTCGGTTCCTTGTTGAGTTTTCTCTTTATGTTGTCCACCATCTTTCCAATCATACCGGTGTGTCTTTCCTCCACAAGTCCGTTCAACTTGACCTCGTGGTCGAGCTGTTCGAAAAAGTCAGAGTCGGCGAGACCGTTTATGTCAACAAACATACCGTCATTCGCCGAAACTTCATAAAGGGCAAGGAAAAGACAACCCTTCTCCGTGAGACAGTATCTTATCTCATCGAACTTGTCACACACTCTTCCGCCGGGTGTAAAGTTCTTGCAATTATCCTGTCTGGTGCAGTCTTCACAAGATGGTTCCACTGAATAGTCCTTGCAGACGGCCTTGTTTCTTATATAGCCCCGACATTTGTCCTTTTTTGAACAGTCGTTACAAGTGGCGGCTTCCTCATCGAACCCGTAATAATCACAAAGAATAGGTTTTTCTTCGTTAATGTTCTCGCAATCGAACCTGTTCAGACAGTTCATACAGTTGTTAAAAGTTACATCTCTATTCATTTCCTTAAAATTAAATGATTATCAAGTTAAATATAACAAAAAATGGAAGAAAGGTTGGTTCTTTCTTCCAAAAATATTATCTCAAATCAAACAAATTACCTTGTCCTCTGTCTCCGTGTCTCCTTATCACGGATATTCTCCAAGGAATAGCATGATAGAAGTTTCCACATTGTGTTTCAAGAGCCGAATTGCATACCTCACAAAGTCCGTGTCTCAATCTCCACGGTGTCCTGACCTCCCTTCCACAACGGTAGCAATGGTTGTCAAGTTTCCTGACGAACCGTATGTGCAAGTCGGAATCGAATATCTCGTGCTTTCTGTTCTGGTGTCTTCTTCTTCCGAATATTTCTTCACGTCTCTGCAACCTGTTGAACTGGTCGAGTGTCAGATTGTCGTCTTCAAGAAACTCCATATCCGGAAGTCTCAACTCATCGTCTATCACGTTGTCACCGAAATCACGATGTTCGGTGAGGTCTATCTTTTGTGGAATCATTTCTTGCTGAATACACTTCTAACCTTCTTGAAAAACCTCTTGACTGGATTACCGTTTGTCTTCTGGTATGTTGGAAGTGCAACCCTTTCATTCTCAATGGTAAGTGCATATCTGGAGTCTTCCGGCTTATTGTTCTCCTTGTATTCGTTCAAGATTGAAAGAAGTTCTTCGGCATCCTTCGGAATAGAAGTTGTCACCGTAGGATTTATGTTCTTTTTCTCCTTGTATTCGTTAATCATCTTGTCGAGGGTGAGGTCACAGTATTCATCAACCCAGTCTCCGAGGAAATAGAAGCGGTCGGCCACATTCGAGTTGTTTTTGAAAACACCGAAAAGAATGGGGTCCTTGTCCCTTCTTTCCTTTTCAACTTTTCTCTCTTCCTCGCCGGTATAGTCGGTAAATACGACATACATTTCGTCAAAGAGACCGTTGACCTTTTCTATTGTGTCAACAAGTTCATCGGGAATTTCCCTCATATACCTCGAAAGTTCTATAATCTTGACAGTCTGGTCGGCCACATTCTCGATATAGTCCTCGATGACATCCTTATAGACGAATGTTGTGATACCCATCTCAATAAGTTTCTCTTCCTTTACAAGTGTCTCTGCAAGGAAACAGAGCTTTTTAAGGGATTCGACTTGCCCGAGTTTCTTATACTTCTCTGCAAGTTTAAGAAATACATCGAAAGAGTCATGGAGTGCTTTCGTGGTTATTGTTTTCTTCGCTTCCTTCAATGTGTCAAAATATTGACTCGGTGTAATCACCTTTTCGTTCTTATTGTCTTTCATAATTAAATTTTTAAGAGTCTGGGGTGGGATTCGAACCCACGAAAAATAGTTTTGCAGACTATCCCCTTAGACCACTCGGGCACCCAGACATTTGTTCACCCAACAGGACTCGAACCCGTACCAGATGGTCCGTAGCCACCCGTTCTATCCATTAAACTATGGGTGAATTATTTTGTATCCAAGTTCGGAAAGATGTTCAATCGCTTCCTTGGTATATTTATCTTTTTGTTTTTTCTCCACTTCCTCTATGAGTGAAATGGCGTTGTCTATCTCTCTTTTTTCCCTCTCTATTCTTTCTACACGCTTTTCTTCGGGTTCATTCACGGTGGTCTGGACATAGATGTCTATTCTTGCATCATCCGATATGGAACATCTGATTTCGTCTTCATCTTTCGGTGATTCGGTGAGGGTGAATATGACTTCCTTTTCATCGGCCTTGATGTCTTCAAGTGACTTGCTTATGTTTTCAAGCATCTTGATGAAATTCGAAAATTCATCCGGTTCAAAGATTATCTCGTCGATGAAGTTTCCTTTCACGGTGGTGACATATGTCTTTTCCACATTGTTTTCACAGTCTCTTATAAAATGTCCTCTATAATCCATATCTTCAATTTTTTATTCTGGACAGTCGGTATAAGTTAAAAAGGTTGGCGGTGTATGACAGAGACAGCCTTCAGCACAAGAAAACTTTTAAATAGGCAGCCGTCCACTTCTCATCTTCTCGTTATTTGTCTATACTTTTCTTGTTTGTGTTCATACACCACTCAACCGGGTGTGCCGGAGGTGGGACTCGAACCCACACGGGCATTACTGCCCAAAGGATTTTAAGTCCTTCGCGTCTACCAGTTCCGCCACTCCGACATTGTGGGAGATGAAGGATTCGAACCTCCTAAGCCGAAAACGGCAACAGCTCCACTTGAGAACAGTTCGCTGGATGATTCTTTAACAAGAATCTTATCTCTCTGTCCCAACTCTCCTACGTTGGCGCTCTCCCTTGATTTTGTGCCGATGACAGGACTCGAACCTGTATGGGCTTTCGCCCGCCACATCCTGAATGTGGTGCGTCTACCAGTTCCGCCACACCGGCGATTTGTTGTGCCCAGGACAGGACTTGAACCTGCACGGGGATACCCCCACCAGCCCCTCAAGCTGGCGCGTCTACCAATTCCGCCACCTGGGCATTGTTGAGTAGGAAGGATTCGAACCTTCAACTTTCTGATTCAGAGTCAGATGCTCTACCAATTGAACTACTACTCAATATTTTGCAGTGCCACCGGGACTCGAACCCGGATTTCCAGCTTGAGAGGCTGGCCTCCTAACCGGTTAGAGGATGGCACCATTGGCAGAAGTGGAAGGAATCGAACCCTCATCTGTGGTTTTATTTTTACAAGTGAATTAAAGGCTCTCACAGGACCTTACTCTGTATGGAGACCACCATTCTACCATTGAACTACACTTCTATCTTGTAGGGAAATTGGGACTCGAACCCAAAGCTACACCTAATGGTTTCGGTGTCGGTTTATGTACCATTAACCTATTTCCCAAAATACTTATAAGTATAGTCTTTCGACCGTGGGTCAGGAGGGATTCGAACCCTCGACTCCCGCCTTAAAGGGGCGGTACTCTACCACTGAGTTACTGACCCGTAAATAGGTTTTAATTCAAGTTTTTTTTAGTTTTTGTTCTGACCGGTGCCTTCCAAAACTTGTGCAGTGGTGTTACTGCTTTCATAAGGGATAACCTATAAAACCGCTTTTCATAAAAATACACCGGTTCCGGCCTTTGTTTAAACATTTGACAAGCTAATCAATTTCCTATTTGGGACACCACCCCCAAGAAGAAGTATTTTAGAGCTCATATTATTACTTCCCGACAAGGAATTTTCACTTATGTTCCGTGGAAAGCCACTACCACGAGTCTGAATTTTATGTCTTAGCGACCACCGACATTTTATGTGTTTGCTCCAGAAGAGGGATTCGAACCCCCATCTCCGAGATTTTTACTCTCGACGGCTTCAGCCATTTGCCCATTCTGAATGTTCACCAACCGGAGTTGGTGTGTGGGTGAATGGTGGGACTCGAACCCACGACCTCTGGTTCCACAGACCAGCGCTCTAAAACCGACTGAGCTACATACACCATAATATTTTACAGAACCAAGTCGCTATCTCGGAATGGATGTTTCTATACCTTGGGGACCACAGCTACTCACCTTCCGTCAGCCTTTCGGCTTACTCAAACAGCACCATTGTCTTTCGACTTCTGTAGTGGGAGAGGAGGGATTCGAACCCCCTGTGTATCTTACGTAACGGATTTACAGTCCGCCGCCACTCCACCATCGTAGCCGCTCTCCCGTTCAAACTTATTTTAACCATCCAGTATGTCAAAGAACCTTTTTTGCAAAGATACTATATTTTTTTCTTTCTGCAAAGAAAAATTTAATTTTTTTGTGACCTCGGTGGGACTCGAACCCACAACCTTCTGATTAAGAGTCAGAAGCTCTACCAGTTGAGCCACGAGGTCATTGACTCATAACAAAAAATGGGGTGCTCTACCACTATTAGCACCAATGTTTCATTTTAGTCACCCGCCAAATAGAAACTTCAATCTAAAAGATTGTGGAAATGCTTGCATTATAAGTGCAGACGACAGGACTCGAACCTGTAACCCATATGGGAGCGGTTTGAACCCGAAAACTTGCTGTCCAATTCTTTATCAAGAATCTGTTGATATTGGACCGCCGTGTTTACCAATTCCACCACATCTGCAATTTTCTCCGGTGTACCGATGGTAGGACTCGAACCTACACGGACTTTCGTCCACCTGTTCCTAAAACAGGCGTGTCTACCATTCCACCACACCGGCGTTTGTGGAGTTATACAGATTCGAACTTCGTCTTCCAAACATCCTCCAATGTTCCTTTGTCGTATGTGAGGTCTGACGAAAAGGTAAAAAGTTTTATAAAACCTCTGTTCCCGCTCCCGTAACAACTGTGGCCACAACTGTTACGGCCGGCTTCCAGCCCGTTTAAGCGACCTTAACCCCGTTTTTTTGAGCGGATGATGGGAATCGAACCCACACATCCAGCTTGGAAGGCTGGCATACTACCGTTGTACTACACCCGCATATCGTTGTGAGGGAGGGATTCGAACCCCCGTACCCCTTTCGGAGAACAGATTTACAGTCTGTCGCCTTTAACCACTCGGCCACCTCACAATATAAAGGTCGGGGTTTCGTATCAATCTTACTCGAGTACTACGCCGATTGAGTGTTATCCCCTGGATAGACTTTTTCCAGTGTATACTTCCGGAGTCTATCTTTAATGTGGGATTCCAGGGAGTTGAACCCCAGCCTCTGGATTTTCAGTCCAGCGTACAATAACCACCTATACGAGAATCCCAAAATATCCGGTTATTTTTACATCCACCGGAAGTAGTAGTACCGTATGGAGAAACCTAATTAAAACAAGACATCTCCTTCCCGCTTCACAGAACCACCGCTTTTTAGGTTGCTTACACAACGGTCATCCACTGTCGGGTTCTCCACGGGCTTGAATTCGGCGGTACGGCCGCCTATTGTCCGGATTGTCAACCTTTAACACAATGTCCGGACATTGTGACACTCTTGTGTTTTGTGGGTAGAGAAGGACTCGAACCTTCGACCTCATGCGTATCAGGCATGCGTTCTAAACCAACTGAACTACCTACCCAAGTGTGGACACAGATGGGACTCGAACCCATGACACCCTGCTTGCAAGGCAGGCGTTCTTCCAACTGAACTACTGGCCCAGATATGTGCGGGATGATGGATTCGAACCAACGACCCCCTGCTTGTAAGGCAGATACTCTGAACCAACTGAGCTAATCCCGCATAAAGGAGAGTTTTATCGTAAACTCTCAACCTAAACCGTCCGACATACGGAAGGAAAGTGATATCGGCTTTCCTATATTTGTGCCGGTGGAAGGACTCGAACCTTCGTCTCCGCCTTATGAGAGCGGCGCAAGAAACCACCTCCGCCACACCGACATTTTGTTGGGAGGGCAGGACTCGAACCTGCGACCACTGCTTTATCAGAGCAATTAGAAAAAGGTTCGCTGTTCGATTCTTTCACAAGAATCTTTTCATATAGTGCTCTACCCACTGAGCTACCTCCCAAGTTGTCCCGGAGGGACTCGAACCCCCAGCCCACAGAACCAAAATCTGTTGTGCTACCATTGCACCACGGGACATCGTATAATAAAAAATCCCACACTTTCTTGTGAATGTGTGAGATGTTGGATATTATCGAGATAAACCGGTTTTGGATTCAAAATTTATACAATTCTACACTCACACGAGATATATGCAAAGAGGACGAGTAACGCCTGATAAAACCAGCGATACATCCCGCACTTAATCTCAATATGTTGTTTTATTGCATTCATTTCTCTTTTATTTATGAAAATTATTTTTCGAAAATTTTTGGAGCGGGAGATGGGACTCGAACCCACGACCTGAACCATGGCAAGGTCCCGTTCTACCACTGAACTACTCCCGCATTAAGCGGCTTTCCGTCCCTACTAACCTAAATTTCAAGACGGCATTATCTAACGGTGTGAAACAACAGTCTGCATTATATTTATTCGTCGACAGCACAGACTATGTTTGCCGCTTACAAAATATCACCGGATGGTTTATTTTAACGTCTTAACATTAAACCACCAAAGACGAGTTGCCCGTTTAGGCGGACTACTGCTGCTACAACCGGACTCGAACCGGTGTATGGGATTTATAACACTACCTTTACCAGTATACCCACAGGGCGTCCCGAAATAAATTCTACTGCGTCCTTGCTTGCCAATCTTGCATATGTAGCATAAAAAGTTGTCACCCAAATGTCCGCTTCACAGCAGGTGAAACAGTGACATAGTTTCTTTGGCGTAAGAATAAAACATTGAGACCACTGTTGGAGTTGAACCAACAAGGGAGGCATACCACGGAGGTTTAGTCCTCGTTATGTGCCGTTTACCGACACTTCCTCAGCAGTTTCAGGAACCCGTCCATCCACCGCCTTCTTTACCTAATTTGAATAAGTGGTCAAATTCTATTTCCAAGTTATACGCTTGTACTCACCGTTCTCACCCCTGTAACCGAAAGCGAAATTGTTCGGTTCAAGTTCCACGAGTTCATCGAGAACATATTTCCTGTACTTTTTCGCCATCCCTTTCTTCATATAGGCTATGGTCATATGAGGATGATAACTGTATTCGGTGTGCATTTCGAAATTCCTGCCGATTTCCGAATTTGTTTCAACCATCTGTTCCGATGATATGGAACACTTCAACACATCGTATTCTTCATTTTCGAAAATACTTATGTCCGTTATTCTCGCCTTGTACTCCTCTAACGGTTTCAACACTTTCTTCAACTCTTTGAGCAGACCCAAGTCATTTTCAAGACAAGGTGCAAGTGTTACGTGTGATTCCGTTTCAAGTCCGTATTCGGCATCGTCATCGAGGTCTTCCGAAAAATATAGTTCGTCCTTCGGTATCCTTTCTTGCAATCGTAAGATTAATTTCGGCATCTTGAAATCAATCATTAAAAATGAATATCTCTCTTCCATAAGAAAAAAAATTATGTCGGAGTAGCTGGATTCGAACCAGCGACCACTTGGTCCCGAACCAAGTATTCTCCCAACTGAACTACACCCCGAAATTTAATTTAAGTCGGGGTAGCAGGACTCGAACCTGCGACCCCCTGGTCCCAAACCAGGTGTTCTGCCAACTAAACTACACCCCGAAAAAAAAATCCAAAGCGAAGTGAAAAACCGGTACCCACACAACCGGACATTGACCATTTCCGAGGGAATGATTTTTTGATTCCAGTGAAATCAAGGACTAACCATTTGGAGTGTTTTCACTCCCGCCCTCACTTTGGGAAGACATTCTCTTAATAATTTCCCCTTCCAGCAGTCTTCGATACTGGTCGTAGTAGTCTGTTCGGTTTCATCTTCACGGTGATGAACGAGACAACTTCTTCCGTGTGTTTCCGACTTGAGACTGTTATAGGACAGTCATCGGAGTTTCGATGGTCTCCGTACCCATATTAAATGAGTGTAACCGGGCCGGAGGCAATTATCCATATATAATACCACGACTTCTCTCCCTATACTCTCCGGATGATAATTCCGAACCCTATTCCTCGTGATATTCTGTGGACCCCGTGGGACTCGAACCCACAACATTCTGCGTGCAAGGCAGACGCTCTACCAATTGGAGCTAGGAGCCCATTTTTAACACGGTTAACCGAAAACCCCCTATAACAGTTCTGTCGTCCGTTTTATACAAGGTTCATTTTTACCGGAATAAGTGTTTTTCGGTGAACCGTGTTGATTTGCAATCAGAATCTTTATTCGGTGATTGCTGTAAGAACCTTTACGGACTCCATAGAGCCGGAGGAGGGAGTCGAACCCACAACCTTCTGATTACAAATCAGATGCAACTACCATTGTGCTACTCCGGCATTTTGCGGGGACAGTAGGATTCGAACCTACGACCTACTGGTTAACAGCCAGTTGCTCTACCTATTGAGCTATGTCCCCAAGAAATCGTTAGTCCGTAAGAACTAATATGTGGCAAAAGACCTGTTTTACTGGCGTCACAGAACTCCGTACTCCGTGTACGGTATGTTAATGTAATATATTTCAAGCCATCTTACCATTGCATGCCCACAGTAAGCACTCTCAAAAATTACTTCTATCTACTCAATATTCAACTCTCCGGGTCATGACTCCAAATCCTTGTACATCTTTCAAATAAGTCAGAACTTACACCAATCTTTTAGCGGTGCGTATGGGACTCGAACCCATGACCCTCGGCGTGACAGGCCGATATTCTAACCAGCTGAACTAACGCACCAGACAAATATTTGTCATTATTTATGTTTTTTCAAAAAGGAAAAATTTACAAGGTTCTTCGATACTTTTAGAAACCCAAATTCTACGTTGTCAAAAGATTTGCTGTTTGAACCTTTAATGACTATTTTTCCTATGGCGGAGAGTAAGGGACTCGAACCCCTGCCACAACGAGGTGGGCTTCAGATTAGCAATCTGACCAGTTACCACTCCTGCAACTCTCCAAACTAACTCGGAACTATCCGGATTAGTACGCAATTTCGCATTAGTAAAACATTGTGGTCTTTTACACCACTCCATACCGGTATGGCTATAACCAAGCGGGCTTGCTAGTCACATACAATTCCGAGTTAAATCGGTTTTGTGAGCACAGCAGGATTCGAACCTGCAACTTACGGCTTAGAAGGCCGTTATTCTTCCAATTGAATTATGCGCCCATAGATGTTATGGTTGCAACAAAACCGTAACCAGTTTTCCATACTTGTTTTTCGGTAAGCGACTTTTCCGATGTACCTTCTCTTACAAGGGTGATGAATCTATTTAAGGTTCACCTTCCTTTTCCGTTCTGCAATCCTCTGTTTAAACCTAATTCTCATAGATGCCGTGTCACCACGGTGTGAGTTCACAACTAGTACGATTTCATAACATCTTTGCTGGGAGGACAGGACTCGAACCTGCGACCACGGTCTTAAAAGGACTGAATAAATGTATCGCGTTTGATTCTTTTGCAAGAATCCCAAAATACGTGCTCTACCAACTGAGCTACCTCCCAATTTGATATATTCTTTTGGCGGAGGGGGAGGGATTCGAACCCCCGGACCCCGTTAGAGGTCAACGGTTTTCAAGACCGCCGCAATCAGCCACTCTGCCACCCCTCCAAATGAAAGATTGATTGAAATAACCCCGTTCAATCTTTCGAAAACGTGCCGACCTACGATTCGGATGCCGAGTTTGACTGATGTCAGGGACTAGCACATCTTCGTTCCCTTGTACTTCGGGCTAATTGGTAGCGGAAGCCGGACTCGAACCGGCGTGGAACGGCTTATGAGACCGTGCTGGGACCATCTCCAGTCTATTCCGCAATATATTTTTGACATTACGACCGGACTCGAACCGGCAGTACCTATATGTTTGTGATATAGGGCAACTTTTACGTCCCACTCCCAGGACTTCCATCTGGCTGCTCACAACAGCAGTTACAGGCGAGGGTTTACCAATTCCCCTTCACATAATGTTCTTTTGTGATACGACACGACTCGAACGTGCATCACCCTGCTTCCCGCTCGGGTGTCCTAACCGTTAGACGACGTATCTGGCCTCCTGTTAGCTACTCAAAAGACCAATAAAAGTACTTTTAAACCAGCACTCCCGACGAGACTCGAACTCGTAATCTCCGCCGTGAAGGGGCGGTGTCCTAACCTATTAGACGACAGGAGCATATTATGTAGCTCGACCAAGAATCGAACTTGAATCTGTGGTTTAGGAAACCACTGTTCTATCCGTTGAACTATCAAGCCATATCGAGAGTTTCTTTTCACTCCCAAGCCACTACCTTATCTTTTTGTCTTGTCGTAAGTTCGGAAACGACAATTTATTCACAATTTGCATCTTCGTTATTTATGAGATGTCCATCTTTATCCAATTTTATCAATCCGGCATGTATTTCTCTGTGGCAATTTGAACAAACCAATATACACTTATCCAATTCAGATTTAACGTGTTCAAAAGATTTAGTTCCACCACTAATCGAAAAATCCTTTTCTTCTGGATTTATATGATGAAAATCTAATGCGTCAATACATTTACAATATCCACATATTTGACATTTTCCACCTTTATAATCAACAAGTTTTTGCTTTATGTCTCTTCTATATTTCCTTGTATCTCTTCTTCTATTTGTTCTTAATCTATTCTTATTTTTGAATATTAAAAAACCTTTTAGTGTATTGTATGAAATATGAGATATTTTTGCAACTTTTTTACATTTCCTATTTTATTATACAATTCTTGTAACTCTTCTTTTTGTTTTTCTGTTACCATTAGAATTTAATTTTATTTTGTTGGGGTGGTGGGGGTTGAACCCACGTGCAACCAACTACCCTTTCGACAGTTTATAAGACTGAGGGGATACACCCCAAAAAATTACAAGGTTCTTAAACACAATTAACAATTTTGATTTGTTTGATATTATTGCTGTATGAACCTTTACCAAAGAGCCGGCGGGAGGACTCGAACCTTCGACTTGCGAAT